AAGACTTCCAGAGGCACCGATATCAACTTCTCCACCACCTAGTGTTGTTTTTCCTGTTGTAGTTGCGAATATATTAACATCATTACTAGTAGTAGTTGCTATAATATCACCACCATTCACTGTTAAATCGCCGGTTATTCCTACTGTACTATCAAACGTTGCTGCTTCATCTACATTAAATGTTCCTTTTACAGTAGTAGTACTTCCAGAGACACCAATATCAATTGGTTTATCTTGCACTGTTCCAATCGCTATGGAAGTTGCAGAATCTATTGTTAATGCCCCAGAAGAATCAATATCTAATGTTTTTCCTGTTCCACCTACAGTAATATTAGTATTATCTGTTGTATCAATTGCTAATGTACTAGCATCAATATCGATTCCTCCTGAAGAAGTAGCTATCTTAATAGCATCATTACCACTACCACTAGAATTTAATTCTAGTTTAGTATTAGTGTTAACCGTTAATTCTCCAGCACTTCCAGAATGTATCGTCGCATCAGTATCTCTAAACGCTATTTTTGTTCCATCTTTCATTTGTAAAACATCCGCCGATTGATCTAAACGCATTTCTTCTGTATCATTAACACTAAAAATCAAATCACCTGTTTCACGATTATTAATATAAGTATCATTTCCAGATTGATATAATGAAACTCCATCAGTATCTTCTGTTCCTGTAGTAGAATTGCGTAAATTTAACGATGAAATAGTAGAAGAACTATGAACATTTAATTCATTTGAACCTACTATTACTTTTCCATCAGTAGCATTAGAAATAGATTCACCGTTTTTAAAAGTTAAAGAATCAGGTGTTAAAATTAAATCGTTGTCTCCACTAGTATTTGTTGTTAATTTTAAATTAGAGAACATAGCATCACCTATATTACCTGAGTAATTACTACCAGAAAAAGATGATTCTGGTATAAAAGTAAATCTACTACTATCTTTATCAAAACCAAAAAAACCGCGTTTATTTGTACTATCTGAAGGATCTGTATACTTAAAAGCTACACCTCTATCATCATTATCGTTTGTATCATCACCAATAAGTAATACGGAATCCGTTAATGTTACACTTCCACTACTACCACCACCTATACTAAGACCACCACAATCTATTCCACCGAGTACTTGTAAATTATTTTTAACTGTTGTATCATTATGAACTATTAAATTTCGCGACAAATCAACATTCCCACTTACATCTAATGTACCATAAATCATTGTATTACCTGTTTCTTCTTGTAATGTAAATGTACTAATAGTTTCATCACCAATTATTGTTGAATAATTAGCTGCAATTGTTCCAGTTATACCACGTTTTCCTTGTGGTATCTTAAAAACCAATCTTGCTTCGGTAGCAGTAGTACTTACATCTTCTACTTCTGCAGGTTGAGGATCTCCAGAACCATCTATACCACCATCTGGATATAACGTTTCTGTTCTTTCAACAGTTAATTCTCCTTTATCACCTTTTGGTCCTCTTGAACCAATAATACCTTGGGGACCTTGTAGACCTACTTCACCTTGTGGACCACGTTCACCCTGAGGACCTTGTGGACCTTCAGGACCTTGAGGACCAATTTGTACAAAATTTGCTCCAAGATTACTTGCTGTATTTAAATTGCTACTCATAATATAAATTAGAAATATATATTATAAATATACTTTTTACAAAATTTATCATTCAATTTATTTTACTAATTTACCAATGGCGCAAATAAAGTCATCATCCAATTCATATCTAATTCCAATGATTGAAGAAATAATTTTATCGCCTACTTTAACTTCACTAAAGTTTGGATCTAAATGATGATGATCTCTTGCTATAAATATAGTAATAGGCATATTCCCGTTATCATCAATAACTTGTGCATGTATACCAGCTTTTGTAATTGTTTTACAAACACATTCAATTTTCATATCATCCATTGGTAAACAAACCATCGCTTCAAATATCACTGTAAATTCAACTAGACTTGAATTTATATTACCTGCTGAATAATTCGAATTATTTATTTTAATAGAATTTGGTTTAATATATCCTTCATTAACACACTTTCCAGATAGCATTTTCTCTAGTTTCATTTCAAGATTATTTTTAACATTCTTTCCTATTTCAGTAATATCTAAACAAACTTTTCGTTCTAGAATTGATTTCATATAAACTCCATAAATCTTTTTTGGAATTTGACTTTGTTGGACCTTTTGTTCACGTGAAGTTTCTTTTTCAGAAAAACACGTCTTCTTTGTTTTTCTAATAATAACAGTGGACATTGTTTACTAATATATAGATGAGAATATTTTATATCATTTTAAATGAATTTATAAAATCAATTTTATAAATATCACTAATGTTTATTTTTTACACAACGATTCGTTTTTGGATTCAATGATTTACCTTCTGGACATATTTTTTTTACTGTTTTTTTCTTATTAACACAACGATTAGTTTTTTGATTTAATACCTTTCCCTCTGGACAATCGCGTTTTTTTAATGTTATACGTTTACATTTAAAATTTCCATCACGTTTATAACCAGATTTACATTTTTTAACACATCTTCTTGTAAAAGGATTATATTCTTTTCCTTCAGGGCATTGTGGTGATGTAGCTAATTTACTCAATTTCTTTTTCGATTTAATAATAACATCTTTTAATTTAATAGAATCCACTGTTTTATTAAAAACGGTTTCTATCTTTGTTTCTTTTATAATTTTATTATCTTTAAATTGTAGCTTTTGTTTTTTCAAAATATGACGCTCTAAACAATTTTCATATAATGGTAAAGCAGATTTAATATCTAATCTTACTTTCTGATGTGGAGTAAACATTTTATAAAATATATCGGCCAATTCATAAACAAAATCCATATCCATAAATTTATAAACACCACATAAAACACTCATAAGACCAGATGCTACCCCAAAACTATCAATTGTATTGATACTATGTTCCATAAATGTTTGATATTTATTTTTATCATCTATGTCTTTTAATGTTAATTCAAAATCTTCCATAAATTCAGGTAACGATTTTAATTTAAATAATTCAGATTTTTTATTAGTAAAAGAATAAAATGTTTGTGCTGCTTTAGCAGTCTTTGTCTTGTTACTTTTATTTAATAAACTCTGAATAATAGTCATTATTCTCATAGATTTTTCATCTTCTGAAGCTTTACACATTTTCATGAAACTATCTTTTGTTAAATATTGTAATTCTAATGGAAAAGACCAGTGTGGTATAGCCAACCAATTATCATTATTCTCATTACTCTTTTTTAAATCTAATTTTTTCGTCATTAACCCAAAATCAATAAAATTTAATCTATTTTCACTTTCAAGATAAACTATATTACCAGATTTCATATCATGATGCACAATACCGTTATCGTCTAATAACTTTAAACCCATCATTAATCTATGTGTTTCTAACCAAAACTTTTCAATCTTTTTTTTATTATCACTATTTACAGTTTCTTTTTCCATTTTACTAGCATACTGGTCTAAATTTAATCCACCATTTTTCATTATTAATAAACTATAGCTATCAAAATCATCAAACACATCTTCAGCTATATTACAATTACGTATAGCACGTCTATTTGATTTTTGTTTTCCAGGCTCACATCTACTAGGTTGTCCAAGATAATAATCTTTATTTTTATCAATATTATTAATTAATATATATTCTTTCATTTCACTTACTGCTTCTTTTGTTTTCATTAATTTTGAAACATTATTTAAATCTTTTTCAGTAGAATCTTTACATAAAAGAGGTGGAGTGTGAACACAACCATATGTTCCTTGTCCAAGTACTTTTGAAATATTATCAGTCATTATATAAATTGATGATATTTTATCTTCTAAACTTTGCTATTTTATTATACATTGCCTCACCTGGATTTAAATACCATGTTTTATTTCTATATTTTGTTTCTGTTCGATATCTTAATAATAACTCAACAATCACACATAACCCTTGTTGCATAATTTCTTTTGATTTTTGTAAACTATACATAGGATCTTCCATAATAACACCATCATAAACAATTAAATTCAATCGTTTTATAATATCTCCCTTACCTGGTGTTTGACCATTTATTCTTGTACCTGTATTATTTTGCATTTGCGATAAGTCTTTAATTCTAAATACCATCTCTTTACTATTTTTAAACATATCAATAAATCCAATTATATCTGAATATGTTGTAACATCTTTCTTTAATTTTTCTGAAAGAATTTGATTTTTTTCAAAATTTCGAATATCTTCAGGTTGTGCTAACTCCCAATTACTAGGATCTTCATTTGATTGAATATATAATTCCCATTCGTTTTTTGTAACTAACAAAATACCACTTTTATTTTTATAAGTAACAATTTCTTTGTCTAAATATTTTTTTATTACTAATTCTACCTCTGATAAATCTTTTTCATTTCTTATTTGTGAATACATGTATGATATTATTTTCAATTTATCATTAGGCATTAACATATCAACATTATGTTGAATAATAAAATTAACATAAGTCTCAAAAGGTATATTATGAATTGTTTGTAAATGATTTGAAACCAAACTAGCATGTTTATACCAATTTTGATCTCCTTGAGTAATTTCATGTTCTTTTGTAGCATTATCTACATTTTTACGTATTTGACGTATAATTGTTTCATAATCTATTTCTTCTTCTTGGACTTCATCGTTTTGAGAAAATTCTTTTGGAATTTCCATAGTTACACGATTTCGTTTAAAATCAATTGGTACCTTTCTTTCAAAAACTGTAATATTATCGTCATTTATTTCTACAGGTTGAAATGCATATATATCACCTTTATTAATTAAATTACCACGTCTTCCGTAACGATCAATTAAATATTCATTTTTATTATTAATAAAAATTGTTAGTGCAGAATAGATTTGTGAAATAGGATATTGTTTTGTAATATTAATAGATTCAATAATCTCATTTAAATTTAAAAAATGTTTACCATTTTGTTGATCACGGTATAATTCACGAATACGTTTCATAATATGTTGATTATTTGATTGTAAATAATTTTCTGAATATAATTCTTGGACAGGTTTATCAATATTTAATCGATCTTCTTTTTTATAACATTTATATGAACAATCTTCCATATAATCACAAATATCAGTGAAAGGTTTATCCCCTATTTTAAAATCAATAGTTTTATTTGTAGATAGAGTCAATTTAATATTACGATTTGCAGAAATGGATGCTAATTTATCTACAGTAAAATTATTTTGACCAATATTTAAAAGACAATCTACAGCACTTTCTTTTAATAATCTCGTAACACGACCTATTTTCTCAGCTTTATTTCTTGCTAGTCTATAAACATATACATCTACCGCTTCTTGTTTTTTATCATTTTTTAAATTGGTACCATGCATATAAATTTCAACATTTCTTTCTTCAAAAGGTAGTAAACAATGACTTTTCTGTCTAACACCTCTTCCAATAATCTGTTCTATGCGATTTAAATTATACCATGGTTCCAAGATATGAACTTGACGAATACACTTAAAATCTAGCCCTTCTGAACCTGCTTTTGATATTAAGACCACTTTTACTATTTCACCATTTTTATTATTTTCATTTGTAACAATTTTGATATCTTCTGCATTATTTGGTGAAAACGCTTTATCACCCGTTATCATTACATATTTTGCTGGTTTAAAATTATTACTAATATCGCTTTTTGGTTTCATTGTTAATGAATCAAGTTGTTGTGTTGGAGGTGTTTCAAATAGTGATTTTGTATAATCAGATGATCCGTATCGTGTAAATCCAATTTCTTCTAATGCTAACGACATTGGTACTATACCTCCATCAATATACTGTGAATAAATCAAAATAATTCCTTTTGAAATTTTAATTGTATCTATAATAGAAGATATTTTTGAGCTATATTTACCAATGATACTTGGACTAAAAATGCGTCCATATTTTTTTTCAACTTCAGGTTTATATGAAAAATTATATTTTATAGGTATTTTTTTAGCAGAATCATCAGTGTAATTCATTACACTTCGCATTCCACCTTTTCCAACTATTAATGGTAATGTTTCAAAAATTTCTTTTTTTTGATTTTTATTTTCAATATATTCATCTAATATCATATTAGGATATACCATATTTAATGCTTCTAGAGGTGATTGTAATCGTCTGAAACCAAATTTATCTAATTCATCAAAATCAATTTTTGAATCATTCGTCATCTCTTTTCTCATTTGTGATATTAATAAATTGTATGCCTTTTCTTGATATTCACCAATATCATTAATATATAATGGAAGATACTTTAATGGATTTTCTATTTTTTTACCATTTAACTGTACAGTAGGTAATTCTAATTGGTTTTTTGTTTGTCCTGTAATTGTTTGTCCAAGAGAAGTTATTGTTTCAATAAAACCTTCATTTTTATTTAAAAAAGTTTTTTCAATTTCAAATGTGTCTGGATAAATACGATATGGAAAAATATAAGGATTTTCACCGCGAATATAAGATACATACCCTGTTAATTTTCTAGATAATAAACTATATCCACCTTCATCGATTACTGTTCCATCACTGTCTTTTTTTTCTTCTTTAAACGTACCATCTTGATTAAAAACCTCATTTGGACTAATTAATCCTCGTTTATCGTTTAAATTCATTAAATTTGTTAACCATATTATTTCAGTATGTGAATTATATAGAGGAGTTGCTGATAGTAATAATAATCTCATATTATTGCAAAAACGAGCCAATTTCATAAGTAATTTACCAGTTTTATCATCTACATTATCATCTGATAGACGTATATTATGAACTTCATCAATAATAATTAATCGGTTATTGAAAAATTTTCGCATGTTTTGTATTTCTAATTTTTTCGTTTCTTCGTCAGAAAAACCCGTACTTTGTACCATTGTTTTCTTACGAATATAGTTTGCTAATTCAACATAACCCATAAAAACATAATATTGATTTATAATACTTTTTACTTGTGATATAACACGGTCTCGAGACATACCTTGAATACTTGTTGGATTTATTTCTCTTAGAAATACATTTCCTACACATGATTTAATATTCCATATACCATCTTCTTCTTTTAATTTTCTCTCATCAAAAAGTTGTAATCTATAATTGGCTTGAACATTCGGAGCAGCTACAATAATAATACGTTGTTTAATACCAACTTGTTTCATATATTGTCGCATTTCTTCAGCAATTCCAATAGAACTACATGTTTTACCACTACCTAAACCATGGTATAATAATAAACTATTGTATGGTGTTTGAAACGATAAAAAATTTTTAACAAATAATTGATGAGGCATTAATTCAAAAGGTTCTTCACACATTTTTTCAGCATAAGCTTTAATATCATGAATTTCACCATCATATTGTGTATCAAAAAATTCTTGATGCTCTGCTATTTTTTTTGAAAATTCTGGGTCGTTTAATGTAGGATAAAGAAATTGATAATCACTGTTAGTTGTTTTTTCTTCGGCAAATTCAATTTGTTCTTTTTTTCTAATAAATTCATTTGAATTTTTTGGTATATTTGCTAGAACATCATTTATTACTGGTACCTTTTTTGAATCACGTACAATAATGGATTTTACATTATCTATTTTGATATCGTCTTTCTCGAGTTCTAATGGTTTTTGTTTTGCTTCTGCTAATATTTCTTGTCTAGTTTCTTTAATAGTATCACTTTGTTGTTGTATCGCATTATTACTACATTTCTTAGGTTTTTTAATGGTAACTATTTTATTTGATTTTTCCATTATTAAATATACGTATATACAATAAACGTATATTTCGATTTTTTATTTTAAACATTAAAGATTTTCAATGGTTGTTTTCTTTCCATGACATTCTCGACATAATGCTACTAAATTATCAACATGATTACTACCTCCATGCTCTAAACGTATTACGTGATCTACTTCAAACCATGCATTTAATTGATCACTACAACCATTACACTTCCAATTTTGCCTAGATGCTACAAATTTCTTTTTTGTCTCACTAACAGAACGTTTTGTTCCTTTTTTTCCAGATTTCATCATTATTTCTTGCGATCTTGTATATTGATTTGGTACACGAACTATAGGATATCCTGTATCATTATTATATCTATGTTTTGAAGTAAAATCCAAGATTGGTGAAATCATAGAAGTCGTATTTTTATCAATAGGTAAATATTTTATATAATCATTTGATGTTTTTATAATATTCTCAGCATTTGCAGGATTTTTTTTTAACAATACATAAAATATAAATGCTGCTATAACAACACCACCCATTTTAAAATATTTTTTATACATCATTAAATTTTTTGTATATTTACCTTCTGTATAAATATGAAAAACGATTGCTCCTGTAATTAATAACATCCATAACTCTAAACGCATATTTAAGTTATATAATATTGATAAAAAAATTAATAATTATAGAGATATAATATTAAAATAAAACAAATTACAGTAAATGTAGCAATAATATAATCTTTTCTAATATTTAGTTTTTCAGATAATTTCACTTGTTTTGGTTTATATAATGATTTATAGTTATCTAAAGCTTCATATAACGTAATTTCTTCTTTATCTAATTTTTTGTTTATACGATTATGAATAAAATGAACCCATCTTACAAAAGAATCTCGATTAGCTAAATATGGAGCAACTGGAAAATTATCTAATAATTTATTAAAATTATTTCCTATTTCGACATCAGGTATAAATAACGCCATGTTATTAATTAAATCATAATATTTACGTTTTGTAACACTGTTTGGATGTAATGGATATGTATGTGAAACCGTATGTAAAAAAAACCAATAATGTGGTCCCCAAACTTCTGGATCAAACTTTTCTTCTTCTAATATTGAAAAATCACTCGGTATATATGTTTTTCTTTTATAATCATCATAATATTCATCCATATATATTGGTAATAAACAAACTATATAAAAACTTGTGAATATAATAATATAAAATTAGCGTATATGCATAGTGAAAATTATTGTAATAATTGCGGTAAAAACGGTCATTTATATCATCAATGTAAATTACCTATTACTAGTATAGGTATTGTAGCATTTCGTATAAAAGAAACTATACCAGAATTTTTAATGATTCGACGAAAAGATACATTAGGACATGTAGATTTTATGCGAGGTAAATATACATTACAAAATAAAGAATATATATTAAATATGCTAAATCAAATGACTATAGAAGAAAAAGAATGTCTTAAAAAGTATACATTTAATGAATTATGGACAAAAGTATGGGGCGGGTGTGACATATCATCTCAATATAAAAATGAAGAAAATATATCACGTGAAAAATATAATGAATTAAAAAAGGGCGTTTCTTTCGATGGAAAAATATATACATTAGAGAGTTTAATTGAAGAAAGTAATAAAAATCATATTTGGGAAGAATGTGAATGGGGATTTCCAAAAGGAAGACGAAACAATAAAGAATCAGATTATGATTGTGCAATTCGTGAATTTAGTGAAGAAACGGGTTATGAATCAAAAATATTAGAAAATTTACAAAATATTATACCATATGAAGAAATATTTACAGGATCAAATTACAAATCTTATAAACATAAATACTTTTTAATGTATGTTGATTATAATAAAAGCCTAACGCCTTGTAAATTTGAGAAATCTGAAGTGAGTAAAATGGAATGGAAAAATTATGAAAATAGTATGAATTCAATTCGAAATTATAATGTCGAGAAAAAACGTGTTTTATCTAAAATTTTCAATACAATTACTCAAAACATTATTATTTAGTAACTACGTTTTTGTTAAAATATATATTAACGTTATATATATTGTAAAATTATGCTTGTTGTTAATAATAATGATAATAGTTTTTTTTCAAATATATTTAAAAGAGATTCAATTGGATCAGAGACAAGACGTATATTAATTAAATATATTATTACATCAGTTATATTTTTAATAGCGGGATCTATTTTATTAACTATTTTTTTAAATACTGGATCTTCGGAATATAATATTCAGAAATATTTTTTTATTTATGGATTGCCTATATTATTAACTTTTGGATTAGTATTGAGTTTAAATAAAAGTACTACAGCCACAAAATTGTTTTTAAAACTTATTGGTGTAGTTTCACTAATCATATTTGGTATATATGTCTATGCTACATCAATGAATTCTGTAAATATTGATGCATTTTCTAATTATGCTTTAGTTACAATAATCACATTGTTTGGTTTAGCCATAGTTTATAACTGGCTATTAGATTACATGTCGAAATTACAAGGTTGGTGGGGTTTTTTCGCACAGTTAATTTTTTATATTCCTTGTGTTTTATACGATGTGTGGGAATATATATTAGAACAAGTAAATCTAACCCCATATTCAATCTATTTATTTATAGCACTTGAATTTATTTTAATATTTATTTATGCCTTTTTACCTGATATAACAGAAAAAGTAGCAGGACAAAAAGAATCCATATTATTACAAGATAATATACATTTATTAGATACTGTAAAAGTTTTAACAAATAGCGATAATTTAAAAATAAATCCAGAAGAAAAACATAATGAAAATGGTAATTATAGAACAAATTATTGTATTTCATTTTGGGTATATATTAATGTTCATCCACATACTCACCAAGGATACAATAGTGAAAAAGAAATATTAACATACGGTTTTAAAGATAATGAAGGGATAGAACATGTAAAACCTATGGTACGGTATTATGGAGGTGGAGGCGGTGATGATCAACTAATTGAGAGAAATAAATTAATTTTTTATTATTCTAGGTATCCTCCTATAAAACAATATGCTACAGATGAACATACGTTTTATGATGTTACAATAGAACCTCAAAAATGGAATCAAATCGTAATGAATTACAATAGAAACAAAGTAGAAATATTTATTAATGGTAATTTAGAAAGAACGTTTAATATGAGTAAAAATTTACCAATATATAATGATTTGGATCAAATTTCAATTGGAGACGATGAAGGTATAGACGGTGGTATCTGTAACGTTAGGTATTATCAACACCCATTATCACCAGAACAAATAGCATTAACCTATAATACAATGATATTGTCTAAGTTACCAATACCTAGAAAAAAAGATGATTAATCTTGAAACTTTTTATACAATAATATATTATAATATAAAAGATGGAATGGACAACAATAGTTTTAGGTATAATTGTAATTATACTCATTTATATTTTATATGTTTTCTTTATCAGTAAATCATCTGTTATTAGTAAATCTGCAAACTTAAAAGAAGGTCGTAATGAACCGGTTACAACAATTAATAGTGGTCAATCAACAAGATATGCATATGGTATTTGGGTATATGTAAATACATGGGATTCAACAAGAGAAAAAACTATTTTTTCAAGAAAAGATAATATTCGACTTTATTTAGCCGCAGATGAACCTTCATTATATTGTACTATTACTTGCTTATCAAAAGACGGATCATCTCTAGACGAACAAAATATATTAATTACAGATAACTTTAGTATTCAAAAATGGGTTTATATTAATATTAGTTCTGATAACTCTATCGTTGATGCCTATATCGATGGTAAATTAGTAAACTCTACCAAACTTGTTACTTCACCTAATCAACCAGAAGCTCCTAAGTTAGCACCAGTTGTTTATGGAAATGGCTGGGATTGTTATGTAGCAGGATTACAAAATTGGAGTAATCCTATTGGTCCACAAGAGGCATGGGATAACTATATGGATGGTAATTCTAATGCATTATCTAGATTCTTTGGAAGTTATAGTCTCAACTTTGCTGTTAATAAAGATAATGTACAACAATCATCTTATACTATTAACTTCTAATAAAACTTATTTAGTAATTAAAAAAGATATTGTAAATATATAACAGATATATTTATAATGAGTTTTCCACAAGCACAACCTATAACAACCGGAAATAGTCAAGTTCCACAAGCTGTTGCAGAAGTTGTAGATAATACTAGTCAAGGAATATCTTCTATTGCTAGTAATGTATCTGATAATGTAAACAGTGCTACAAATTATGTAAAAGATTCTATATCATCATTTAGTGATTCTGATTTAGTTGGATCAACTAGTAATTTTTTGGAATCAAATACTATCATAGCCAAATTTGCTTTTTTAATTTTAGTTCTTATTATATTTATGATATTATTAAATTTAGGCGTTAAGATTATCGGTTATTTTATGAAACCAAAAGGAGATCCAAAATTAATAAATGGTACAATGAATGCTGCTAATGAAGTTACTATATATCAAGACCCTAAAAATGGTGATTCAATACCTATATTAAGATCAAATAATCAAAACAAAGGTATAGAATTTACATGGTCTTTATGGATTTATATCAATGATTTATCAAAGACACCAAAATATGCTCATGTATTTAACAAAGGTAATGCTATGTTTAATGATGATGGTATTGCTACTGTAAACAATGGACCTGGTTTATATATAGAAAATGAGACAAATGATTTAGTTGTTGTTATGAATACAGTAGCTGTTTCAAATCAACAAGAAATATTGAGAGTAAAAGACATTCCTTTAAGAAAATGGTTTAATTGCGTTATTCGAATTGAAAATACCGCTTTAGATGTTTATATTAATGGAGGCATTGTATCTAGAACAGTGTTACAAGATGTTCCAAAACAAAATTACCAAAATGTAAATATTTGTAAAAATGGAGGTTTTAACGGTAACCTTGCAGATTTACAATATTATGATAAGGCATTAAGTATTTTCCAAATAAATAATATTGTTTCATGGGGAAGAAATACACGCGCTGCTAATGAAAATTCAAATAATGACGCAACAGGTTTCCCATATTATTTATCTAATTTATGGTATTCTGCTAATTATTAATAATAAATATATTATATAATAATTTATATAATATGTCTGATTTTTCTTTATCTTGTACAAATCAACGTAAACAACGATCTAGTTTCTTTTTTCATGAAGCAGGTGATTCTTCATCTCGTTTTAATATTGTATCTCCGTATGTTTATAATGCGAATAATCAATTAGTTTATTCTCCAGATGATCTTAATATGAGAAGAAAAGCTGAAATATTAAAATATAAAAATCAAAATCAAAACAATAATAATAAAAAGTTAAGTTATGCATTTTTATCAAAAAAAGTAAAAAAAGACAAAAAATGTAATAATTCTAATAAACCAAAACCAAGTTCTTCATCCAATGTTCCTATGACTACAAATGGAAAAATCATTCAATTATTTGAAGATAATAACGTACCATTATATAATTATAAAGATTCCTCAAAACAATTTACATTTCAAAATATTCCATATGATAATTATAAACGATTGTTTGATATATTTCCATTGTATAATGTTATTACTTTAAATAATGAATCTGTAAAACTTATGGATTTAATTATATTAAATCCAGATGATAATGAATTTCGTTTTAATTTTACAATACCTATTTGTATACAATATGAAGCAGATTTTGTTAAAATTGAAGATATTGATAATGATATTGTTACTGCACAAGTTGCTATATTTAGTGCTATATTAAAAGTATTTTATAGTGATTCATTAATATCATCACATAATATTCAATATAGAAGCTTACCTGTTGAACTAGATAGTGATATGGTAAACTCGACAAACTCTGTATCTTTAGATTTTACTAATAGTAAGACAGGTAAAATCCGTTTTTCACAATATATTGGTAATCTTATATTAAACAATGTAACAATTCAAACAGTAACACAATATGTTTATACTATAATTTTACAACCAAATATTGGTTATGCTGAATATCAAGGTGATATATCAAAAGATGATGCTTATCGTACAAATGATATTGGAAGTGATATGGATAACACAAATATAATAAATATATCAAATGTGTCTTATCGATTTATTACAAATTTTGATAATACAGACTCTGATATTTTTAATTCATTTGAAAATTGTGAATTAAGTGTTTCCGATCGTAATGGTATACCAATTCCAGACAATGAACGCAGTTTTACAGAATTTAAGGTAACCACAGAAATAGTTTAATTGTAATATATTTTTATTGTTATAATTAAACAGCCAATTTTAAAAAGTAATTACTTAACGGTGATAATTGTATAAATTCTTTTCTACTATCAATATTTGTAGTAATATAAAATTTATCCGATAATATATTTATCATATGTTGAATATGATGATAACCTTGTGCGTCTTTATTATCTTTTAATATTCCTTGTAATTCATTTAAATCTTTATTATATCCTAATCCTTCTACATTTGTAATTATTTTTTTTTTCATTTGATCAATATTTCTACAATGGTAATGTACTAAAACTAAATCGGTTAAATAATATTCATTACTAAAATAATGATTACCATGATCTAAAACACCATCCCATTTGTTTATATTAAAAAAAGATTTTGCCATTTTTCCATAATCATCATATATACCGTACTTTGATTCCAATAAAGCATTTTTATATCCTATACCATCATCTGTATCTATTGTACTTTGTACATAATTACATTTAAATATAATATTACTTTCATAATCTTTAATTAACCAATCGTCAATATATTGTTTTGTATGACATGGATTCAAAATATTATTTGTTTTATCAAAATGTACAATAAATTCATCAATATCAATTGGAATAGCTAAATCATAATCATCTTTTTTTTTTTCTTCTTTTATAATCTTTGTTAATAATGGTCCTTTTTCTCTGTAATCTTTTTCTTGAAATATATTAACACCAATTTTTTTATATTTCATAATTTTTTCATACGTACCATCATTACTATAATTATCTACTATATACAAATTTCTATATCCAAAAAGTGAACCATGATAATTTATCCAAAAATCAATAATATCTTCTTCATTTTTTACCATTGTAAATATTTTTACTTTCATCTTATATATAAAAGTTTTTATTTTTTTTTTAAATAATAATCAATATTTATTATCGTTTTTTCATGTTCAATTGCTTTTTTTAAATATTCCGGAATATCTATTGTAGTATATGATCCACCACGTGTTTCATCAATACCAAACATATGCATAAATGTTTTCACATATTTATCAACATCATATAGATCATTTATTTCTAATGTAAATATTATCTTTCTAGGCTTATATTTCTGAACATACTCATATTTTTCTTCACATATTTTCATAACACTATTATAGTCTATTTTAAAATCCGTATATAAAAATAATTTATCATCTTCTAAAGATACAAAATACATGTATAATTTATTATATTCTGGTTCTTTTCTTAGTTCTGGTTCATTTTGAATTTGTATCATTTCTTCTTCTAAAATTTTACAACAATCTAAAAAAAGATTATATCTTTCTTCGTAATTTATATCATTTATATCTGGACCATTTTCTAAAGAATCTGATAACCATTCAAATTTTTTAAAAAAATCATCTTCCCATGAAAATTTATAATTGTTATACTCGTCAACAATATTTTCATTAGCAACAATATCATTTTCCATGATCTTGGCTATTCTATTATTACGTTCTATATCTATATCACTTTTGTTATTATTTTTTTTCTTTTTTATAACTTTTGATTTTATTAACAATTCTTTTTTTTTGGGAGAGTTTATTTTTTTATCCATATATTATCTATAAAGACATATAATCGCTAAATAAATAATGTTTTTTAATATTATTTATTTAAATTATTTATTTGGTTTTATTAACTACTACAAAAGGTACTTTTTTTGGATCTCTTCCTCCGTGACCAAAAACACCCCGTATTGGATTTAATACACGACATCCACCAAATCCACATCCATTATAGTAGTCTTTTGTATAAGCTATTGTAAATCTATCACCTGATTGAATTGGTTCTCTTCTCTTTAGTGGCTTTTTATCTTCGCCTATCATAGGTCGTAGTATAAACGCATAATACTGCTTATCATCTTTAAATAAATTTACAAACATTAATTTTCTATTTAACGCTTTGTAATTTTTTACTCTTGATGATGAATTTTTTTTATAATGTACAAAATTTAATACCATATTTGGATCATCAGATTTTACAATATAAACTTTATCATTAAATCTCACTTCATCTGTTGATGTTACATCTCCTGCTTTTAAAAATATTACAGAAGGAAAATTTATTTTACGTGCTAGTTCATTATATAATGCTATCTCTTTCATGTTTCCATTTTCAAGTGTTGATAAATCAATTACTTGTTTGTATCTAATTATAGGATCTTGTGCTGGTGCTGGTGCTGGTGCCTGTACTGGTGCTGATACTGGTGCTGATACTGGTGCTGATACTGGTGCTGATACTGGTGCTGTTGCTATTATTTGACTTTCACTTTCAGGTGCAAAAGAAGTATATTTACTTTCGTCTTTTGTATGTCCAGGTATTTCTGGATGGGAATGTGTTAATGTAGAAATTGTATGTGTATGTCTATGTAAATCAGAATTTAATCCATTAAAATCATCAAATCCGGTTTCTCCCATTGGCGCTGGTGAATAATTTTTAAAGTCATCTTCAAACTCTTTTTCATCCATCTCATCCATGTCTTCCATGTCTTCCATATCATCATCCGTTGGTGATTCATTCATATCAGGTTGATTCATACCAGGTTGATTCATACTAGGTTGATTCATACCAGGTTGGTTCATACTAGGTTGATTCATACTAGGTTGATTCATACTAGGTTGGTTCATACCAGGTTGATTCATACTAGGTTGATTCATACTAGGTTGGTTCATACCAGGTTGATTCATACCAGGTTGATTCATACCAGGTTGATTCATACTAGGTTGATTCATACCAGGTTGATTCATACTAGGTTGATTCATACTAGGTTGATTCATACTAGGTTGAGTTTTTGGTAATAACATTGGTGGATATTGCAAAGGGGGTTGTTGAAAAGGTGATTTCATATATCCATTCATATTTTGAGTCATTGGTGTTCCACATGGTGTTGTAGGTAAACATGTATTCATACCAAAATTATTACCAGGAAGTGAATTATATAAAAGTGGTTGTTTCATAGGTCCTAATGCTGCTGGTGGTGCAGGAGGCATGGGTGTTCCCCAATTGATTGATTGTGATTGAAAAGGTTTATTTTTAAAATCCTTTAAAATGGAACTTTCACAAGTCATTTTATCATTAAAAGTTTCTCCGAAATCACATAACTCGCCTTTTCCTATTGGAGCACATCTACTTCCAGTATTATCAACACCTACTGGACACCATCTCATAGATGATTTAATAGATGGTGAATCCATTTCAGCTGTATCAAATGGTTGCATTAGTTGTTTATTGATACTTTCATCTAGACTTTTTTTTCCTTGTTTCAATATGTCTAATTCTTTTTGTCTAACAGATAATGCATTGTCGCTTAATTCAAGAGCCTTGTTTTTTGTCTTTAATTCTACTGATTTTTGTCTTAATTTTTCATTTAAATCATTTATTTGATCTATCTTTTCTTTTTCATTCTCATTAAAATCACTATAATCTTCACCATTTGGTGTTGGATTTAATCCAAACATTTTAATGTCCCAATCATTTTGTTCAATTGATTTACTACCTATATTATTTCTGTTTTGTAGTAAATTACCAACCGATTGAATAGATCCCTCTGCTATATCAATTGTTTCTTTAGCAGTATCACCAACAACATCAGCTGTAGTATTAATAACAGCACCAGTATAAAATCCTAACATTGATAATAGTTTAACAAAAATATTTTTAACACCAGAAAATAATCTATCTAAAATCATTCCTACACCAAGAAAAAGATTAAATCCTAAAAGTGCTAAAACAACTAAAATTACTAATAATATGATCAATGTATTTTTAGATAAACCTAATATTTTTCCATTACTATTTATTTTTTTTGTTTCTACTTTATCACTTTTAATTTCGGTATCCATTATACAATATTTATATATAATAATTTATAAAAGTTCGTTTAACTTATCGACTAATTTTATTTAAATAGTATAAATGGGATTTTTCTCTTTTATGGAGACTTCATTGTATTTTACTTTAGGCATAACATTTTTATTGATATTATTATTAGTATATCACTTTAAACAACGTATTATGACCGCTGAATCAAAACAAGACACTATGTTCGAAATTATTAATAATCTTGCACAAGAAATTCACAATATTAAAACTACTGTAGCATTAATGAATAGACCATCGACACCTTATCCTCATAATCTACAAAACAACTTTCATACTGAAATAAATGATGAACCAGAACAAGAATCACAAGAAGATGATATGGAAGAATATGATTCAGAAATTGATGAAGAAGAATATGATGATGAAGAAGATGACGAGAAAGTAATTGTTTCTGACGACGAAGATAATATAAGTGTCGAAGAACTTTCATTAGATAATGATGTTGAAGATGTATCAAATAAAGAAAACAAAGAAGAAACACTTGTTGAAACTTCACTTGAAGTAGAAGAAAAAGAACAATCTGTTGAAAAACCAGATTTTAGTAAAATGAATTTAGGGAGTTTAAAATCTTACATTATAGAGCAAGGTTGGGTACAAGATGCATCGAAAATGAAAAAAGCACAAATTTTATCATTAATTCAAGAACGCGCTGAGTAATTTAATTTTATCTAGAAAACTTTATGTATTCAAAATATATAATGTTTTCTTATCCTCAAGCAGAACCATTTAAAAAAGCATATTCAACAGAATCGAATTTAGAAAAATCTACATTTGGCTATGCTACAAATAATGTACATCCTCAATTACCAGCACGAATGAATGATGGTAGATCATTGATAGCAGCACACCAACCAGAAGCCATATTAAATGAAACTATTTTACAAAATAGTGGTGTAAATAGCAATTGGGAATATCGCAAATATTTAACAGAAAACTCACAAAAAATAGCACGTGATAACTTTCGTGAAGCATGTAATGACGTTGGGTATTTTGAAAGATTTACACCTGATGAACGAGGATATAATAGTGATAAACATAATATTCCTTCTAGTCATTTATTATATAAAGACCAAGAAACAATTATTAATGAAAAAAGTGATTTAAAAAATCTTTATATGAGTAGAGATGAATTACAAAGCCGTTTTGAACCAGTTACATTAACACAAGATCAACTTTTTTCAAAATTAGCAAAATAAACATTTTTTCTATTTAAATATTATATGGATTTGCAACATATATTATTTTACATAACAAAATCATTAGGAATAGCATTTGTAACTACACTTCAATTTATTTATGCTATAATAATCAACATGTTTTTTGATAAATATTTATTTCATGATCAAAAACAACAATATTCATTACTATATGAATTTTTATATTTATGTTTAATTTTAGGAACTCTTGCTATATTTTCATTTTTTGGTCGTAAAATAATTCAACAAATTCCTTCACCATTTCATAATTTAAATAATTTTGACCATTCAAAATTAAAAGAATTGACGGGTACTTCTGAAATAACAGGATTTATGCTTTTAACATCTGGTATTGTAGCAAACAGAGTGGATAATTTAAGAAAGTTATATCATATTAAAGTATAATGGAATTTTCAATTGTTTTATTAAAATTAATTGAACAAATACTATCCTATATTGCCGGATTTGGTTTATCTGAAATGTTAATACGTTATTGTAAACCAAGTAAAACAATGGAATTAATGTATTACATTTTCTGTGGAATTATAGCCATTTATATTTTGTATATAACAAAAGATTATTAAAACTATTTTACTCAACCATCTATTTAAATAATAATAAAGTATTTAAATAAATGAAAATCATAAGTTTTGATGTTGGTATTAAGAACATGGCTTATTGTATATTTGAATTTAGCAATAATAATTTAACAATTCAAGATTGGAATATAATAAATCTTTTAGAAAATCAAAAAACGCAAGAATTATGTTGTTTTGAAATTAAATCCAAAAAAGAAATAAAAATTTGTGGTAAAAAAGCAAAATATAAAAAAGATGAACAATGTTTTTGTGAAACTCATGCGAAAATGGCTATTAAACAAAATAATTGGTTTTTTCAAAATAATTTGTTTAAACAGTCGAAATTAAGCAAATTATCCAAAGAAGAAATTTTTAATCTTGGACAACCATTTGGTATATTTAGCGAAATACCTGATACAAAAAAGGTATGCATTCAAAAAATATTAGAAGCCTGTGAAAAAAGATCTTTAGCAAAAATTATAAAAAAGAAAGTTAAGACAGCAAACGACACAGATCTAATAACAGTTGGTAAATTATTAAAGATTGCTCTAAACAATATCGACGGTATAAATGATATAACACATGTTGTTATAGAAAATCAAATATCAAAGATAGCTTCTAGAATGAAGACTGTCCAAGGTATGTTATCTCAATATTTTATTATGCAAGACAAATGTCCACATATAGAGTACGTATCATCTATAAATAAATTAAAAGATTTAGTTACTAACAATGAAAAGGAAAATACATATAAACAACATAAAAAAGACAGTGTGGAAATTTGTAAACAAATTCTTGGACAAAATCCTTTTTTAGGAAATTTCGATGATAAAATGAAAATAACAAAAAAAGATGATTTAGCGGATGCATTTTTACAAGGAATCTGGTATTTAAAGCGTGAAAATATTATTATTTATGCGGACAACTTAAAAATTAATTGTGTTACTTTAACATAAGTGAATTTCTATGGAAGTCATCGATATTGGATTAGATAATTTGGAACCAGTTTCCTTTAGTTTACAGGAAAATGAACCATCAAATACTACAAGTGAAGTACCATCTGTGAATTTTGGTCCAGGAGTAGAACTATTAATGAATGATAAAAAAATATCTGCTAATTCTTCTACAAAAGTTGATATGGAAGATTTAGATAATCTTGAAAATGAATTAAACACACTTAGTCAAAATATTGATGATTCTGGTGTAACTCCAGAATCAAAAAACAACAGCAGTTCTTTTGGTGGTATTGGAAATATGTTTGGTTTAGGCAACAATGATAAAAAAGAAGAGGTAAAAATTGATATTGGTAATATTGAAGAAATAAAACCTGCTTCAAATATTGGTGCTGCTACTATTGAAAGTGTTGGTACAACAAAAACGTGGGATGGATTTTCAAAAACAAATGAAGTTCCTGTAAACGCTTCTACTGGATCTAAATTATCTGAACGTGAAAAAAGAAGAAAAAAACGTGCTATGATTAAAAAATTAGAAGAATGGTATGAAAAAGGTTTAATTAAACATACTTCTAACTTCAATATGGATTCAGATTTTGATGAAGTCGAAGATGAATATGAAACTGCTATGGAAGATAAACGAAAAAAAGATAGTATTAAATTACAAGGATGGTGGTTTACTACATTAGTAAATTCACTCGAATATGCGAATGCTGTTTTTGACCCTTTTGGATTAAATCTTGATGGTTGGGGTGAACAAATTAACGAAGATATTGATAGTTATGAAGAAATATTCGCAGAATTACATGAAAAATATAAAGGTGGTAAAATGTCTCCTGAAATATCATTATTATTACGTTTAGGATTTAGTGGTGCCGTATTGAATATTACAAATAAAGCCCTCTCTACTGCTACACCTGGTTTTAATGATGTAATTAAACAAAGCCCAGAATTAATGAAAATGTTTTCAGCAGCAACTGCACAAACAATGAATAATCAAAATCCTGGATTTGAATTTGTAAATAGTGTATTACACCCAGAAGAACAAGTAAATACATCTTTTGGTGTACCACCTCCACCCATGGAAACTAAAAATCAACCTCCACCCGAAAGACCAAAAATGCAATATACAAGCGCTCCAAACCGTCCAGACATTTCTATGGGAAGAGGAGCTATGTTCCGTGAAGAAGGAGTAGATGTTAATAACCAGTTTGAAGATATTCGTGCACAACAACCACAACCTAGATCAAAAGCTCCTGAAAGAGCTGAAATGAGAGGACCACAAAATGTAGATCTTGATAATTTATTATCTGGTTTAAAAACACGCGATGTAGAACCAAAACGTAATGATGAAAATGAATCTATGATTAGTGCATCTTCTATACAAGAAAATCAAAATACTGTATTACCGAAAAAAACACGTAGAAAACAACGTTCTGATAAAAATGTTGTGGCGATTGATATTTAAATGAATTTTATATAAAATATAACTGTCTTATGTATATTTTATATATTTTGGATATTATAGATTGTATGACTTATCATTTTTAGAAAAATAAGGTAAAATATGGCTAAATATGTGATATATGTTGTTTTAAATGAAAAACTAGTTATTTTTGTATAGTCTAAAAAGATAATTGGTAACAAAAGAAGACTATGTTTTACAATTTGTGTTTCATAATTTTCATAATGTGAAAAATTAGCAATATAACCAATAAATGAAATACTAGAAAATAAAAATGCGATAAAAAATGTTTCATTATTTGTTTTCTCAAAACATAATGCTAGCGCTAAAAAAGATATATAACTTAATGCTAATGAAGATTTTAATCTTTTATCTAATTTAAATATATATTCTCCTTTAAATAGTGTTGTAAAATCGAATAATTGATCTGAAAATAATACATGAATTAAATATAAACAAATCAATATTATTGTTATCTTTTTCATTTATAGATAATAATAATATTTTATTCTATTTGTAAAGATTTGTTTATATCAGTGGGATACAAATTATTTGGATATACGTTTTCATCAAATTTATAATAGTATTTATCATATGTTTCGTATGTAATTTTTTCATTATGTTCTTTTTTACACCCTACTTTTTGAAAATCATTTTGTAATTCTTCTAGTAAATCGCTTGATGATGTTATAAAAATATTAGGAAAAATAGCATGTAAAAATGCTTTTATTGTTCCTACAAATAATTTACGTGAAAGTTTTAATGAAAAAGATAGGTGTGTATAATAACTCATACAAACGCTGTTTGGATGTGAAAAATACGAGTATATCATTATTATAATATATAATAATAATTTATTACTCAGAAATATAATAACATTCTTCTAGGTATTCATCGTCATATTCAACCTTTTTATCATATTGTATTTTTTGATATTGTGGATTATCCATGATACACATACGAAAATCTTCAGGCATATATGTAAATGTAGAATCAAATATAAAACAACCATCACATTCGCGTGTTTTCCAACGCTGAGCTCGACTATTATAATATCTACGACACTTACAATTTGGTGCTATATATTGATCATAAACAAAATCTTCGTATAATTCTTTTTTATGATATAGATAACTATAATACTCTTTTAATGCGTTTATAGCAAAATCATTTGTTAAATAATTTTGTATATAATTAAGTAACTCTTTTGGTAATTTGTTTTCAAATAAAATTAATGGACTTATCATTTTAATGTTTGTTTTATTTCATTAATTATTTATAATAACATTCAATTTTATTTGCTCATTTCACTTTTCATTTTTATCATATATTCATCTCTACGTTTATCAAAATCAACAATAGGTTTTGGATATTTCATATCTTCATATCGTTTATAATATTTATACCACTTATGAATATGCTTATTTGGAATGTCTTTTAGTTCTGGAATCCATTCTCGGATATAGTCTAAATCTTTATCATTTTTTTCTGATTGTGTCCATGGACTCAATACACGGAACCAAGGCATTGCATATAAACCACCTCCTACAACAGCCTGCCAGTTACCCGAATTTGATGCTACATCATAATCTACTAACTGTTGTGCGAAATATTTTTCACCCTCTTTCCAATCTAAATAAAGTATTTTTGATAAAAAGGTAGCAACAATCATACGTGCACGATTATGCATATAACCTGTTTTATTCATTTGACGCATACCTGCATCTACCAATGGAAATCCAGTAGTTCCTTCTTTCCATCTATTAAGACGTTCTGTATTTTTAGACCATTTTATCTTACGCATTTTACTGTTTGATAAACCATCCAAAGATTCTGGATTTTCCGAAAGTAAATGCATATAAAAATCTCTCCAAATCAATTGTCTTATTAATTCATGATGTGCAGAATATTTAGATTTGAATTTCGATACTACTTCTCTAATAGAAACACAGCCAAATTTTATATATGCTGAAAGCATAGATGTTTCTTCTCCCATTGTATCGCGACTATCTTTATAATCTTTAAGAGTTTTAATAGCTTTTGTTAATTGTAATAAACCTTTATCACGACCTCCATTTACTGCTAAATCTTCATTTTCTTTTTTAATAAAACGTTCTATCGCATCTTTTAATGAAATACCATTTTTTATCTTTTTTGTTGTTTTTGATAAATTTGATATTTTGTATTTTGATGGTGTATCAAAGTCATGATTAAAAAAACAAGCTTCATAAAAGGAAGTAAATCTAACATACGTTTCACCCTTACCATTTAAAACAGTACCTGGTTTATTTATATAATAATCTTGACTCTTTTCACATTCTATTTTTAATTTATTGCATAATTTTTCTACTTTTTCAGTACGTTTTTTAGCATAAGGTGTATAATCTTCGTTAAAAAATATACCTTCAATATCTAGTTCTTTTACTAATTGTTCAATACCATCTGTTACACTAGTATATAAAACAATTAATTTCCCATCATTTTTACCTATATCTTCTTGTAAATGTTTTAAGCTTTCTATCATAAATTGAACACTATTTTCTGATTTAAATGTGTTATTGGTAACTTGCTCAGGTGTAAAAATAAAACACGTAAATACTTTATCACATTTTTTTGATGCATTAATTAATCCAATATTATCAACAATTCTAAAATCTCTATGAAAAATAAAAAGACCGTTTTTCATTTTAATTATATATTAAAAAGATAAATATTTATGTTTTTTTAAAAACATTTAAAAGTATTTATGGTAATACTTTTACAATGGAAAATAAAAAAGATTTATTTACATTATTTATAGAAACCATGTCCAAATTTTTATGGAATTTCAATACCTTTTTTCTAGATTGTGAACGAAAGTTTAGTGAATTATATAATACAAATCTTTTTGTTAAAAGACCTACCGATTGGTTTTGTAACATAAGAGATTCTATTTATAGTTATTTTGATAAAAGCTTAAAAGAGCCTCCTTATGATTGCTGGAGTGGTATGTATCAAATTTCAGATGATAATCTTAGTTATTATTTTCATATTAAAGATATTGATTCAATAAAAGCTTTCAATGATCATAATAGTTTTTATAATCCTTTTATTCATAATGCACCAAATAAAAAAAATATATGCATTATATCTAAATTTAATACTTTTTTTAAAGTATTTTTTAAAACAAACAGTGATATTAAAGATATAAGTATTTGTAATCGTAAATTTTTATCTGTATTTTATAATCATCCAGACTTATCAGATTCTATCGAAATAAAAATACCAGATGAAATGTTATTAGTTGATAATGAATTATTTAATAAAGCATTTGTTATAAGGACTCTTCAAACAATGAATATTTTTTCACCTATTGATGATAAATATACCATTAAAATAATGGATTCAGAATTAGATGAATATGAAATTAACGTAGGACAATATTTGCATATTAAAAAAGATATTTTTGAGATAAAATCATTTTAGATATAAAATTTATTTATAATTATTTAAAGAAATTATGTGTAAATATATCATAAGCGTAGTATTGTTTGAAATATGCAACTAAGTGAATGTTTAAATGAATCACGCTCTTTACATAGTAAATGGAACCTATATTACCATTTACCACAAGACAAACAGTGGGATTTAGATAGTTACAAATACATTGCTAAAAACATTGATAATTTAGATACACTTATCGCATTAAATGAATCCATTCCTGAAAAAATTATAAAAAATTGTATGTTATTTGTTATGAAATCTGGAATTACACCTATGTGGGAAGACAAACAAAATCGTGACGGCGGTTGCTTTTCATTTAAAGTATCTAATAAACAAGTTTATGATGTTTGGACACATTTATTCTATTCATTATGCGGTGAGACCCTATGTGTAAATTCTGATCATAATAAATATATAAATGGTATTACAATTTCTCCAAAAAAGAACTTTTGTATAATTAAAGTATGGTTATTGGATTGTAATTTACAAGACCCTGAAATATTAATTCAAATACCCAACCTATCAAAACAGGGATGTTTATTTAAAAGACATGCTCCTGAATATTAAAAATAACTTTATAAAAAAAAAAAAAAATAAAGTTATTGTGTATGTTTTTATTGTAATTTATATTGTTTTGGTTCTATATTTGTCCATTCTATAATATTTTTTCCTTTTTGTATATACGTTCAAAAATGAGTGGACAATTCATATATATTATTTCAATATATATGAATATCTTATTATTTATCAATCATTTTCATCACTAGCATTTAAATAATTTTTTACTTCATTCCCTATTAAAATTTCTTGTTTTAAAAGATCATCAACAATTTTATCTAATTCATCACGATAACCTCGTAAAAATGATTTGGCTAATTTATAAGCTTCATTTACTAGTCCTAATACTTCTTTATCAAATTCATACTTTGTGTGTTCAGATAAACCACCACCTGATGATAGTGAACGACCTAAAAATGGATTTCCATTATCAACATCATCATTATAAAATACTTCTAATTTTGTTCCCATTCCAAAATTACCAATCATTTTTTTTGCTAGGTCATTTGCTTGCTTTAAATCTTGTACAGCTCCTAGAGATACTTGTTCTTCTCCATACATTATTGTTTCGGCCGCTTTACCACCTAAAGCAATAATTAAACGTTTTATTAAAAGATCTTTCGTATATAAACCACTTTCACTTATATTTCTATGTTCATTAAATATTGTATAACCACCTGCACCATTATATGTACTTTGAATTGATACCTTTTTTAATTCAAAATATTTTTCAAAAAGTGCAGCTAATAAAGCATGACCTGTTTCATGTATAGCTACACGACGTCTTGATTCATCATCACGTGTGTCTATTTTTTTAACAATACCAATAATTAACTTATCTAATGCTTCTAATAAATTATCGCGACTTATTTTTGCATTTCCTTCACGTGCGGCATGTATTGCTCCTTCATTCATTAAATTTTTTAATTGTGCACCAGAGAATCCAGAAGTTAAATCAGCCAAAAAATTTAGATCGACATCGTCTTCTAGTACTTTATTTTTTGAATGAACTTTTAAAATAGAAAGTCGTGATGTAACATCTGGTAATGGTACATTTAATAAACGATCGAAACGACCAGGTCGTAAAAGGGCTTGATCAAGAACATCTTTTCGGTTTGTAGCACCGATTATCAAAATACCTTCATTATCTGCAAAACCATCCATTTCCGCTAGTAATTGATTTAAAGTTTGTTCACGTTCATCATTTGATAAATTTACACCTGCACCTCTTTGTCTTCCTACGGCATCAATTTCATCAATAAAAATAATACAAGGTTTATTTTCACGTGCTTTTTTAAATAGGGATCGTATTTTTGATGCTCCTAAACCGACATATACTTCTACAAATTCACTAGCAGCAATAGATATAAAATTAGCATCTGCTTCACTTGCTATTGCTTTTGCTAGTAATGTTTTACCTGTACCAGGAGGACCTTCTAATAAAACACCTCTAGGAATTTCAGCACCAGCTATTTCATAAAGTGTCGCATTTTTAAGATAAGATACAATTTCTGTACATTCTTGAAAAATTTCAGGACTCCCTGCAAAACTATCTAACGTAATATTCGATTTTAACATATTTTCTTTTTCAAATTCATCATTTTTACCAAAATTAAACATACTTGGTTTATTATTAATTCCTCCTCCATTCATAAAATTATTTGGACTATTCATATTTGCTGTTCTAATAACAGAAATAATACTCGATAATATAATAAAAGGAAAAATGAAATTAAATACTTGAAAAGTCCCACTAATAAAAGATTCCACAATAGTTGGTTGAGGATTTTGTAAAAATACCGGTTTTACACCTTGTTTTATAGCATCATCTACAATATAATTTGAAACAGAGGGTGAAATTTGTGTTCTAGTATAATCATCTCCTAAAGAAGTGTCTGATTTTTCTTTTTCTTCAGCGATTACACTATCCATAGTAGGTGTAAAATAAACTGATTCTATTTGTTTATTATCCATCTCTTCTACCAATGTCTTAAAAGGAATGGGTCGAAAATAATTTTTATATCTCAATATCTCAGTGGTAGTAAGTGGACTTTGTGGTGGTTGATAACCATAAACCAATGTTAAAAAAAGTAATAAATAAAACATTTATACAACATAAAACAGATGAAATGTTTATATTATTTCGTGAAATAATATAAAATTTAAATGATTTTAATACACAATCTACTTTGTAAATTTAAATTATTTATATTTTAAATGGAACGTTTACCTTATGAGATAAAATGTAAAATTTATGAATATATTGATATAACAACACGAATTTGTATATTGTTTCGATATTTAGATAAAAAAAAATTAATCACCATGTTTGATTTATTATCTTTCGAAGATAAAAAAAAATGGTTTATTAATGGTATAGAAAGAAAACTATGTCATGAAAGTAAAAAAGAATTACATCCAAATCTTTTACAAATGTTACCAAAAGAATCATATTATTTAAACGGATTAAAAATTAATATTGAACCTAGTATATCTAATATTATTTTAAATTGTTCAACTTTATACTTTAAACAATCTAATATACCCATAATTAACAATTTTAATTGGCAATATATGAACATGTCTATATATAGTCACGAAAAAGATTGTATATTAGTATCTCGGTTTATAGATTTTATAAATATAATCCCTACTATTGATGGTGATTATAAAGACTTTAATTATGCTGTAAAAAAAGTATGGTTTGATTTTATTTTACTATTAGTATTGAATCATAATTCAAAATATAAGACATCTAATGAATAATTAACTAGGAGGTAATGGTGCAAGACATAATTTAATTTCACCTAAAGAAGCTACATCATATTTTACAATAAGAGGTAAATCATTACCCAAATACATTTCTAGATGACTACATAGAGGTGTGCATTTAATAAAATGTGAAAGACTTTTTAATGAAAATTCTCCTTGAATAATAACAGATGCATCAGGCTTTTGAATAAATTCCATATATCCATCTGATTCAGAACGGAAAATACGAGAACTTGCGAAATTTCCTTCACAAGAAAAAATTAAATCATTTCCAACAGACTTAATCTCGATACGATCAGATATACCATTCATATCGCGAATAATCTTTTGAAAATCGGATGTAGGTAAGTTAATTACAGTCGAATATTCGACATCAGGAACTACCAATTCTTCAGTATCAGGTTCAATTAAACGTAATTTTTGACTATAACATTGTTTGATATCCCCATTATCATATTGTAAACCTAAATGTGAAACAATTCCATCATGATAATCGTCATTATCAATGTACATTGAAAGTGTATCATCATTCGACATGGTTGAAATTACTTTAAACAAATGCATTGTGTTTGCACAAACAATAATCTTTTCAGGTTTACAATCATATAATTCAAATTTTTCTGCATGTAAAATTACATTAACTAAAATAGTATGCGTTTTATCAAAATTGATAATTTTTAAACCATTATCTGTATAACTAATTGTAGCATCGGTTAAAACATCTTTTATTGCTGTAATCATATTACGAATTGGTTGAATCTGTACTGTTTTAATAGTTAAAACATTGTTTGCCTCGTTCATATAAGACTAATTATATAAAAATAAACGCACTTGTTTTTATATAATGTTTTAGATTAATATTATTTTATCTTTTATTAAAGAAAAAATTGCTAAATGTTAATTCTTTTGTATCCATTAAATATCGTTGTTGTTCTAAATCTAACAATAAAGAATACTGTATCATAGATGATATAATTGTTTCTTTTTTAACTTTAAACCATTCTATTTGATGGTATAATTCTTTTATTAACTTATTATAGTTTTCATGATATCTTCCTTCATAAACATAAATAATATTTATTAGTTCATTTGGTAATTGGTTCATTTACTATTTTCTATTTTTAGATTATTTTTACCTATATATCTCATAATAATAAATAATTGAGTTATCATTAATGAATGAAATCCTAGATGATATACCAACCATCTTTTATTATATTCTTTAAAATTATGTAATTCTTCTGATTTATTAAAACAATATTTTATAGCACATAAATTAGGAAATCCTATAAAAATACTATATGACCATGGACAATATATAAAAGCATTTATTACAAAATAAGAAAAAGACAATTTTGCAAAATAAATATCTAATTTTCTTCTCCAATCATCTAAAGCATTACGCCAAAAATTAAATGATATTAATGATGTTGTTAGCAATACTAATGGTGAAACTATTAGATTATAATTAAAATATCCATATCCAGCAGGAATTGCGAATAATAATGATGAATAAGTTAAAAATCTAGAACTATTCCAACTAGCAATACGTTTCATAATACATATATAGATATTATGTATTTTATAAGATTATTTCTTTATTTTATATTTACCAACTTGAATTACATCATCATATAATTGGGAATATAGTGGTGTATTTTTTTGCATGGAATTTAATTCAATCAATTTTTTTAATCCACCATCAATATAAACATTTTCCAATAATTTTTCCAATATAAGAGGATTTTTTTCAAATTCTTGGATTAATTGTCTATTTGTTTCATAACATTCTTTTTTGTTTGACTTTAAAAAACATAAAAGGGGTTTAAATGGGGAATTATTTACAACGCGTGAAAATACTTCTCTGTTTTCATCGGCCAATTTATCAATTGTAATGTCTCGTAGTTTCAAACTTATTTTATTATCTTTTTCATAAATATTCACACTATGACCGAGATAAAGATTAGATAAAATACTAGCCATATCTGCAGATAATGTTTGTTCTCGTTTAATAGCACCACCTTTTAATGCTACAAAATTTGCTAAACATGCAAACTGTAAGGTTTGACGTTTTAAATGATCTTTTTCAAATATACTAGCATATAATGCTTTAAAGTATAAACTTAATGAATGATTAACTATTTCTTTGAAATGTTTCATAAAATCATCTACATTATCATCTTGAACTGCATTTAATACAGAGTAAATATAAGGATGACTTTTATTTAACCCTTGTCCAAATATAATAAGATTTTTTGTTAAAACGTTACTTCCTTCTACTGTAATACCTACTGGAACATTTTTATAAAATTTTTCCAACATATTATTTTCACCTTTACATATTCCAGAACCACCATAAACATCCATCGCATCATCTAATACTTTTCTACCACGTTCAGTTGTTTGTTCTTTCATAATAGCACTAATTACAGCTGGTTTTTCTCCTTCATCTAACAATTTATTTGTTAAATAAATAGATGATTGAATAACCCATGTATTGTAAAGCATAGATGCTAATTTATTTTGAACACCCTCCATTTGTATAAGATTTAAATTAAATTGATGTCTGTGTTTTGAATATAAAAACATGGAAGAGGTTGCTACTTTTGAAGAAGCATTTGCGGTTGCTGGGAGACATATACCACGTCCAGCTGCTAAACATTCCATTAACATTTTCCACCCTTCTCCAATTTTTTCACGACCACCAATAACTTGATCTAGATCAATATATAAAGTTCCTTCTAACATACCATTTGGAAATCCTGTATCTAGAGGATTGTGATAATATTCTTGACGTAATCCTTCATGACCTCCTTCCAATAATGCTACTGTTACACCTCCTGGTTGTCCTTCTAATAAATTATCAGGATCAGTTACTCGAAACGCCAATCCTATTAAATTTGATACTGGTGCTAAGGTGATATAACGTTTTTTTATAGTTACTTTTATTTGTAATTTCCCATCTTTGTTTTTTATTACTCGTCCTGTATCAATTCGTCCAGTCGCATCTGAACCATTATGGGGTCCAGTTAATCCAAAACAAGGAATTTTTGTTCCATTTGCTAATTTTGGAAGATATTTATTTTTTTGTTCTTCAGTACCATAATGCAGTAATAATTCTGATGGACCTAATGAATTTGGAACCATTGTAACTACACCTAAGGAAGGATTAGCTGAAGTAATATAAGTTAAAATGTCGGACATTTCTTGAACAGATGTTTTAAATCCTCCGTATTCTTTTGGTATTAAAAATGAGAAAAATCCTTCTTTACCCATATGTTTAAATAGTGTTTTATAATCACTATCTGGATAAATGTGTTGCTGTGGAAATGTTTTTAAAAGAGTGTCTATCTTTTTTTTATCAAACACATTTTCAGGTTGTTTTTTAAATTCAGGATATTTTACAATTCCTTTAAAAATTTCACGATCAAGTGAAGTTGTACCTGATTGTAATGCTATCATCTCTGTTGCGCTAATTTTTGGAATCATTTCTTTTACTTTTCTAAATAAAAAGTTTTTTAAAGACATAATTGTAAGTCTATACTATTATATCTACAAAATTATTAAGTTATTTTTTTCTTAATACATTTTAACAATTTCTTTATCATCTTTTTTAATTACTTCACCAATAGGTTTCATTCTTTCTTTTGTTTCTTTTTCTTTTACATAATCCTCGTATTTAAATAATTTAAAGGTTGTTTTGTTAATAACGTATTTCGTTCCTTTATGATTATATATTTGATAAGAACTACGTTGTTTTCTAACATCAACGACATCTTTATCTGCTATATCTTGTTCAATGGTTGGATGAGATTCAAAAGTATTTGATCGTATTTGTTGTCCAAATTTATAACAAGCCAAATCTTCGCCTTTATTTTCGTATAATGAACAATCCATAGCACTTTCTTTTACTGCAGTTAATATTTGTGAATTCACTTGATTTTTCTGTAATGCACGTTCAAATAATAACTGATCTGTTGAAATTACAGCAGGCATTGTAGTTAGATTTCTAACATAACGTCCAAGAAATGTAGAATCGTCGATTGAACTTGCTAACTTACTTGTTAAACGACTAATATCTCTATTACGTAAACTTTTATGTTTATCAGATGTAAGAACTTCTTCTGGAATGGTACTCATATATAAATATACTTTCACATTACGTAATTCTTCTGGTAAGTCCATATGACTTGCTATACGTCTAGCTCTACCAATTACCTGCTCTAAACGTACCATATTCCAGTATGGTTCTACAATATGTACAAAACGAGTATTTTTAAGATTGATACCTTCAGCACCCGAAGAAGTAATCATCAAAATCTTTATAGCATCGCCCATAAAATTATTTTCTATATTTGAATCTTGAAATTTGTTTACAATGGTTGAAGGTGCTTCCGACCATTTGGAATTATAAATATTTAACAGAACTTTTTTCTCTTCGTCTGTTTCTGTACCTGTATGTAAAGCATATTTTGGTTTTCCTTTATCTTCTTCTGATTCTACTATTTCCCAATCTCCACCTGATGTTTTTCTTATTTTAAACTGTGCGTATCCATTCGCATCTAACATATATTTTAATAATGCGATACCTTCTAATGTTCTAAATTGACTATAAATCAAATGCAGACCACTATTATCAGGATTTTGTATATTTTTCAATATACGTAAAAATTTTGGACTGTACATTTTAAGACCTTGAGGGGAGAATATTTCGTCTCTTCTAGCATTTAATTCATATAATACTTTTGTAATTTGTTTTGAAAAATCTTTTTCACGTATAGCTTTTGTTTTATCTTTGGGTTTTTTCACTTTTATTATTTCATCATCACTTTCTTCGTCACTTTCTGCTTCTTCGTCACTTTCTTCTTTCTTTTCTGGTTCTTTTTGTTTTTCTTTTTCATCGTCAGGTAACATTTCAATATCTTTTAAAACAATATCACCCATTACTTGTAACTTTCTTGGTTCTTTTTCTTCTTTTTCTTCAACTTCTTCTTCTATCTCACGAATATCTTCTTCATCATCACCTGCACCACCTTTTTTCTTTTTACCAACATTTTCACTTTCTTCGTTATCTAATTCACTCATGTCTTCTTTACCAATATATTCACCACTCTTTTTAACAGGTCTTCCAGGTGGATCTGGAAATGAGAAATTACAACATAAACGCGAAGCTATTTTATAAGTAGAAGATGTTGTGAATAATTCTTCGTCATTTTGTTTCATCTGTTTTTGTTTATTTCTTTTTTCTTGTTTACTCTCTTCTTCGCGGATTTTTTCATATACACCAAATTGATAAGAACTCATTGGTACACGTTCAATATGATATATTGTATCTTCTTTTGAAGAGACATAACTTGGATATAATTCTTCAGCAGCACCCTTAAAATAAGATGTAAGTCCAAGAATACGTTTTTGAAAAACAATTTTATTTTTCATTTCAGAAGAATCTAATTCTACAAATAATTCGAAAAATGCCTTGGAATCATCTGGAAGAGCTACATTATTTACGGCTTTTATTTTTGATGGAACTGGGGTTTCAAGTCCATGTTTTTTAAGTGCTTTCACAACTAATTTCTTGAAATCTGTATCTGATAAATTACCTGTTTCATCTAAAACAACACCTGAGTATGTTTCAAATCCACCTCCATGTTGAGATCCAAGATTTGCTTCTATTTCTTCATTACGTTTTTCTTTACTTTGATCCCATGTGGAATTACTTGGTTCTGTTATTTTTACCAATCCATTACTCATAGATATTACTCTATCTTTATCTTCTTCACGATTTTTCTTGGTTTTTCGTGTAGTCTCTGCTGGTATTTTTTTAGCTGTTTTACTGTTTTTTCCTCCTTTATATTTACGTTGCCGAAGTTGTGTGTTTATAAACCCAAATGGATTTCTTGTTATGGTTACATTTTCACCTGAAAAATTTACATAATCAAATTGATTTAATCCTTCTTGTTCTAACCATAAAATAATGTTGTCTCTTGTTGGTTTTTCTGCTCCTTGCATAATTTTAATAGGGAATGTCCAAGTTTTGATATAACCTCTTAAAATATTAAACAAAACACCAATTTCGTTAGGATAATTGATTATAGGAGTACCAGATAATAATACAATACGTGCATTTGTAGCACTCATCAAATATTCATATAACCTATAAGAAATTGATTTTTTTTGTTTTGATCTTATCTTATTTACAATCATACTTACAAAATTGTGTACTTCGTCAATTACAACAACACTATTATCAAACATATTTATTTTACCATTTTTTGTATGTTGGTTAATAATATTATCATTTAAACCATTGTAATTTATATCTATATATTTCGCACGAATCATTTCATCAATTTGATCGTTTAATAATTTTTTATCTTCATCACTCAGTGATTCAAAATTTGATTTTTTTGTAACATTTACCATCCATGCACCTTTACGTTTCTTTATACTACTTTCTGGAATAGATAAAATATTTGATAAAAGAGGTATATAATCAGGCTTTCCATCAACTGTTATAAATTCCCAATATTGATCAAGTCTATAAATTGGATCACCACATTCTTTCATTTGATTAAAAAAATTTGCCTTTAAAGATGCTAATGTTAATACATATATCTGTTTTTGAGATTTCATTCCTTCTGCAATTGCGATAGAACTACATGTCTTACCTGAACCTAAACCATGAAATAATAGTAATCCACGATAAGGTGTATAAAGATTTAAATAATCACTAACAACCTTTTGATGAATCATAGGAGAAAATCCTGATTTTTTTTTCTCTGGTTTTCCTTCACGTTCTTCTTTTTCAAGTTCTTTTTTATATTCTTGGAACATTGGTACTAATTCGCTTATAAATTTTTTACGATTATTCATGTAGAATGCAGATGTTTTTAAACGATGTTGATAAGATACAGGTAGGCGTTTTTTCAATGTAACACCATCAATAACATCATTTGGATTAATGTCTTTTGTTATTACTTGTTCTTTTTCTACAGGTTTTTTCTTTTTAATAATTACAGTTTTTTGTTTTTCAGGTTCAGGACTATCTTCTTCACTTTCACTCGTTTCTTCGTCACTACTTTCTACACTTTCGCTACTTTCTTCTTTAGTTATGTCTTTTTTTAATGTAACACCTATATTTTCTGTGTCTTCTTCTGTTTCAACAATTTCAGCAAATTTTGATGTTTGTGAATCAGCTTTTTTAATGATCGGTAATAATTTTTTTTCTTGCAATTTTTTTAATAATAATTCGCGATTCATTGTGTTGTTTTTTCGACCATCAATAATTTTGCATGCTATCTTTTTTTGTTCTATTTTTTCTGATATTGTTTCTTCATTGTAATTCGCTATTATATTTCCTTCTTCATCTCGTTCAATCATTGATTCATTAACATCGGGTGATACCATTTCTGTTGTAGCAAAAAAAACTTGAATACCATCTTTTTGTTTAATATTTGGAGCTGGTTTTTCTTTTAAATTGGCTAAATAAATATCCATAATATCAATGTAATATAATATACCGTCACAATTTTATTTAATATTTTTACTAACAATTTAATATAAATAAATCATACTCAACCAATTTTACAACTTTTTGAAAAAGCTACTCATTCTAGTGGGATACATATAACATCCATCATGATACTGATACAACCACCAATTATCTCTAGGATTTTGTATTATAGGTGTTTCTTCTGTATTCCAAAATTCTTCTATATCTTTATTCAATTTCTTTATCTGATTGATAACATTGTTCATTCTTAATTTATATGTATCATCATAATCACATATTTCATTTACTATTTCTACCGGAAATACCTGAGTCAAAGTTTTAAAAAACATTTTTTATATATAAAACAACAAAAATATAAAATTCAATTTTATAATTTATTTTTTCTATTATTTCTCTTGTTCAATGTGTTCTATACAATTTTTATAAGTGAAAATAATTAACGAAATAACTTTGTATAAATTTTGTGAATCAGGTGTTTTTATATAAGCTTTTTTTATCATTTTTTCAAGTTGATCTGAAAACTTAAAATAATTTGTATTACTTTCATCGTACCAATAACCATTACGTTTTTCTCTTACAGGTATTGTATGTCTCCAAAGCAATAATTGTGCATCAGTCCAATTATATATTGAATATATTTCATGTAGCATGGTAGCAGCGAAACCTTTATTATTTTCACATATACTCATAATTATATATGTTAAATCATAATAACTTAACCATGTAGATAACATTACTTCCGGAACTGTAAAACTATAAATCATTCGATGTAATTCTATAGGTAAATGCTTAAAATTAGCATCTACTATTTGTCTATCATGTAAAACCATATTTATTTTAATTTTTATATGATAGTCTTTTTCAAAAAAAACATTCAATTTTATATTCGTTAAAGGGAAATTATATTTGTTAATTAAATGTCTGTAATGCACGTAAAGCTTCCTCACAAGCTATCTGTTCTGCCTTTTTCTTTATTTTATGTAATCCTTTACCTAAATTTATCAAAACTTTTCCTTGTATACACATATATTGATGAATATCACTAAAATTGGAAAATTCTGATATTGATTTTGCCTGATTAATTGTAACTGAATGTATTGGTTGTCCTAAACATAAATATACTCCCATATGGTAACCCGTTTCACTATTATGTTCACACTCTTCTAGATAATCTGGTGTAATTTTAAATTCTTTTTGAATGCGTACCTGTAAAATATTTTTATAATTATCGTCGTTTTTAATCAAGTTAATCCAATCAACATGTTTTTCATAAACATTTTCAATAAATATCTGCGCCATTTGAAATCCTGGTCCTGTGATAAATACATCTGAAAACCAATCATTTTCATCTTTTACTTTTATTTTATTAAAGTCTAGAAACAATGCACCTAGAAAAGATTCGAAAAGACAACCTAGTTTTTTTAGATTTGTTCTTGTTTGTTTTTGTTCGGCGTGTTTTGATAAAACAATCCATTCGTGTAATCCCATTTCATAAGCCATTCTACCAATAGACTCATTTTTAACCAATGCGATTTTTTTCTCTGTCATGAATCCTTCATTTTCCTTTGGAAATCTTCTATATAAAACATATTTAGTAATACACTCTAATACACCATCTCCCACAAATTCCAATCTTTCATTTGATTTGGAATTTAGCGCCAAACAATCATCGGGTTTAGGAACAATTTTAATATTATTTTGTTCATTTTCTAGATCAGGTCTTTTTAAATGAGATCGATGAATAAAGGCTCGTTTGTAAAGTTCTGGGTTATTAATAGACGCATTAATTCCATACTTTTTTAAAATAGATTCAATATTATTTCTTGAAATAGCCTTGTTTAGGGGATTATATGGATCGAAAACATAAATTTCTTGACCGAATTCATTTTTTTCAATTCTTATATCGTCCTCCACAACTAATTGATTTGTTTCGTTAATTTCTAATGATGCTTTCATTTTATTTATCGAAATAAAATGAATTTATAGGATATTTTAGTGCATTATATCTAAATCATTTTTTTAAATAAATTTTATACTAAAATTTTTTTTTGTCTATAACTATTATATAAGAAAATGGTTTTGTCCACAACAAAAAAAACTGCATCCGTCGATAGCATCATTAACAGCAACCAAGGTGGTGGTCCTAAAAAAGCTGGTCTTCCTTATCAAGTAGGCCGTGATTATCACTTTCCAATTGCTTTAGCTGTTCATCCTTCCCGTAACACATTGGCTGACTATGGTAATCCAGTTGTATTTGGTCTTAGACACGAACGTAGAGGTTATCAACATAAAGCTCTTAAACCAATTGGTAGCACTTACACACCTAACACATACTTTTCTATGCGCAAATAAATTTATTTGTTAAAAAAACAATATAATTACTTCTAATGTAATGTAATACATTACATTATGAAAATAATCTTGGACGAAAGAGAAACTCATCTATTCAATGCTATCCAAGAAAAATTGGAAACGATGGAAAATACAAGCTATATAATAGAAAAAAAACCATTGACTCTTGGTGATATTCATTTTGTTCACGACGAAAAAGAAATATTAATCATTGAACGTAAATCTTTACAAGATCTTGTTTCAAGTATTAAAGATGGACGATATGAAGAACAATCTTATCGATTGATTTACTCATCGGGACTCTTTAGACATCATATTGTCTATATTGTAGAAGGTATTTTTTCACAATTACGTCAACCTATAGCTCGTGAAAAAAAAATGGTTTATTCGGCAATGACTATGTTGCAACTTTTTAAAGGTTTTAATTTAGTACGAACAAATTCAATAATAGATACCGCAGAATGGATTTTATATACTGCCGATAAATTACGCCGAGAATTAGAACGTGGAAATTTACCTTGGACACCTGAACAAAAAGAAGGAGGAGGTAGTGAACCAGTTGCCTATTGTAATGTTGTGAAAAAAACAAAGAAGGATAATATTACACCTGAAAATATAGGTGAAATAATACTAAGTCAAATACCAGGAATAAGCACTGTATCGGCTATCGCTATTATGAAAAAGTTTACTACTATTTCTAATTTGATTGACTCCATAAGAAATGATCCTGGTTGTTTAAATGATATAATATGTGAGACGAAGGGAAAATCAAGAAAAATTGGTAAAAATGTAGTAGAAAATATATTAAAATTCCTAGTTTAATAATTCTTCCATAGGTTTTCGTTCTTTTATTCTTTTTTCTATCATTTCTGCGTCATTATCATCATCCATCTTTTTAGGTGTTGGAATATCATTATCTTCTATTGTCTTTGGGTAATCTCCCAAAGTCAATGCGGTATTTACTGTTGGTGGTTGTACTTCATTTCCTTTATATTTTCCAGACATCACTTGTTTGTTAGTAAAAACAGCTCCTCCCCAATTTGTATCCATTGGATTATCACTTAATCCATTTGGATTTTGTGTTTTTGTTGAATCGTGAATTTGATCAATAACGGTATATTTACCAACATATTGACTTGTTGGATCAAATGCGAAAAAACCTTGGTTATATGGTTTATTATCTCTACTTGAATCTTCATATTCTACTAATTTTGGTTGTTGCTGCGGTTGTGGTAACATTGGGTTTACACCAATATTAGATAAAGGCAATTGTTGATTGGGTTGTACACTATTAAATGCCTGTGGTGCTACAGGAGGTCCAAATTTAGGCATAACATTTGTTTGATTTTTGAAATAATCTGTTAGACTACCCATTAATAATGGATCTACATTTGTAGTACTTCCTTCTGTTTTTCTTAATCGATAAACATTTTCACCTTGAGTATTTACCTCTTCTTGTAAAAATAAAACAGGACATTTTTCATTATAAATCTCTTTTTGTAATTTAATATATTTGATATATTGATCTAAATTGTCGAAAAAGATAGGATTTTTTCCTTGTTCTTGAGGTAAATTTTTATTAAATAACATCAATTTATTTCCACGTTTAATTAATAATGTTGGACACATTTCACTAGGTTCTTCAATATCTTTCATTTCATCTAAACTATCTTCAACCATAGGCGATTTTTCTGGACTTGGATTAATAGATATATTGTTTACTACACTATTTGTTATTTCATATTCAGGACTTAATTCTTCAGGTGTATAAGATATTTCAATTGATTCTATTTTAGGAGATGGTGATATACCACTTGTAACTTCTGTATTACCCATCCATAAAATAAAAAAGATTCCAAACAAAAATATTACAATTAATAAAACTAACCATGCATGTTCAAAAATATTTTTTTTCATTGATGAAAATTTCATTTCTATATACTTTAAATGATAGAAAAATATAATATGGTATTTTCTCAATATACTATAAAATGGGTCCTAGAAAATCAAAACGTTCCAAGCGTTCTAAAAGACAAACCAAACGTATGAGAAAAACTCCTAAAAAAACAATTATTATAGGTAAAATATATGCTGATTGGTGTAAATACTGTCAGATATTAAAACCCGAATGGGAAAAAATGAAAACAAAATTGCGAAGAAATATGGGTCGTACTTTAAAAAATGCGGAATTTGAAATTGTTGAAATGGGTGATACTTCTGAAAACCAAATGCGCAATATTACAGTTGATCAATTGGTTAATGATTTTAACAAAAAGCATTTTCCTGAAGGAGATAAAAGTATACAACTAGATGGATACCCCACTATCTTTCGTATAACTAAAAAGAATATTGAATATTATAAAGACGAGAAAGATAGTGAAAAATTATATAAATGGGCAACAAAGATCTAAACAGTATTCTTTATTTAATATTATAATCAAATAAAGATGTTTTGGCTTGAAGTATTTTTACATTCCATATCTTTTTGGCAGGATGGGTTCATATATGCAATATTTTATCGTCCAAGATGGGCACGAGAAATTTATGGAAATATATACAATATATTAGTGCATCATTATCCTGAGTATAGAGTACATAATAGATAAAGTACACTAATCATGATCTAATTTTACAATTTTACTTAGTTCTTTTGTTAACACGTATCTTTCCGAAGCCATGGTACGTCGTCGTATATTACAACTTAAACAAGATATAACAACATTATCTCTAATATGTCCAAGAGAGTTATCTAAACGTTCTAATGTCCACTGTTTTGGTTCTCTTACATATTCATACATTATTTCTGTTTTTTCTTTACAATAAAAACAAATCATTCTAGATGTTTTAAATAATGTTATAACATCTCGAACTGTTACAAATTTTTCTTTATCAACAAGCTTTTTATCTCTATCTTGTCCAAGATAACCAGAAACCTTACTTTTTATCTGTTTTAGTATTACTCTACATAAATCATTATCTTGTGATGTAGTTTCTATAGAGTCTTCTATATTATCTATATTTTCTAATTGTTCAATTGCTTTTTCCCAATCAATTGTCTGTGTAACAACTCTCTTTTTTTTGGGTTTTTCTATTTTTACTTTTTTAGGTTTTTCTTCGATAACAACTATTTTTTTTGTTTTACTATCCATTATTATAATATTAAATAAAAGAAATTAAACATTTGGCGTTAATAATAATATAAAAGGAAAACGTGCAACTTTATGTTATCGCAAAATGAATCCTTGAATGAAGAAACACAAGAGCCCAAAAAAAAATCGAACGAAAAAGAACTTTATTATGTAAATCGATATAACGAAGCCAATAATATAGAAAGTGTAAATTTAAATACACTTGAAAATTTACTTGAAAAAGAAAAACTAAAAGCAAAAAATGAACAATGGAATAAAATAGATAAAACAACCAAAATACAACTTCTTCATGGATATGCAGAAAGATATGGTAATGAAAATAAATTACCTGTAAAAGAAATTAAAAATTTAAAAATGTTCTTTACGGATTGTTTAAATAAAGGAAAATTATCAAAAAATAAAGATATTTCATATATTAAAGAAACCCAATATATTACAAGTATACCTGCACTTCATTTTAATACGGAAAAAAAATCATTCACATTAAGAATATTAGATAATAAGCGTGTCTCAACATTAAAATCACTTACACCAAAAAAAAATAATAAATAAAATTGAAAATGATACAGATAGAAATATGGATATTAATATAATGGAAGATATTAACGAAAACAATACAATTAGTAGTATTGGTGATTACGTTAGTGACCTTGAAGAAACGGTTGAACTAATAAGAATATTTAGTGAATTATCATTACCCGAAAGAGAACCTTTTATTGATTCTATAAGTGATGATGAAATACTTGAAATTACAAATACTGTATATGAGATATCAGACGAATATATTAAGGAAAATATATTAAATTTTCATGAATCTACATTTCATAAAAAAATGGAACAAGAAATAACAGACTATATATTTGAGAATTTATTTACAGCAGGATTATGCGAAGACAATGAAGACGAAAATAATAATGAAACCGATTATAATGATGTATTTAAACTTGTTTCTAGTATAATTAATGATTATTTTGATTTATCTAAAGAATGGAACTTAAAAATACCCAAAAGAGTTTGTATGACTAATAAAAATGCAGTTGATAAAAAACAAATAAAAACGATTATAGATAATATTCGTGCAATACCTCAACCAGAACAACGAACTAGCGAATGGTATGCATTTCGTCATGATTTAATTACAGCATCAAATCTAGGAAAGATATTTGGTACAGAAGCTTTAAGAAATAGCCTTATATACGAAAAATGCAGCCCTCTAAAGTTTGAAGACGACGACAATGGTTATACATATGTTAATACGACAAGTCCACTTCATTGGGGTCAAAAATACGAACCAGTTTCAGTAATGTTATACGAAAAACATTATAATACTAAAGTAGATGATTTTGGATGTATTCAACATAAAGATTACGATTTTATAGGCGCTTCTCCTGATGGAATTAATGTAGATCCTAATTCAGATCGTTATGGTAGAATGTTAGAAATAAAAAATATTGTAAATAGAGACATTGATGGTAATCCCTCAAAACAATACTGGATACAGATGCAGATACAATTAGAAACATGTAATCTTGATTTATGTGATTTTCTAGAAACACGTATTAAAGAATTTGAAAATAGTGAAGAATTTTATGAAAGTACAAAAGAAAAAGGAGTTATTTTACATTTTGTTGAGAGAATCAGCATAGGAGCTCCTCCACCAACAGATTCACCAACAGACGAAAATACAGGCTATCTTTTAGCACAAAAATATTCAGGAAAACCTAATTACGTTTACATGCCTCTCGATATTGATTTAAATAAAGAAAGTATTAACGCATGGATTGAAGAAACCCGAACTAAAATGCGTCGCAGTTGGTCTCTATATGAACCTATATATTGGTATCTAGATGAAATGTCTCTAGTTGTAGTTGAACGTAATCAACCATGGTTTAAAGCAGCTATACCTTTTATTAAAGAAACATGGGAAACAATTTTACATGAACGAGAACATGGTTATGATCACCGAGCTGCTAAAAAACGAATACCTAAACCTCCTGGTTTAGAAGTTGTTCAATCCGATGAACAAGATAGTCGAATTATAAGAAATCTACCATCTACAGGAGGAATATGTTTAGTAAAACTTGATCATGATGATTTAGAAGAAAATATTGATCATGAAAATGAAATGCCGTAAATTCATTGTATAATTTTAGGGAAAGTTTATTATACAATGAAAATAACCCTTTTTTTCCTTATATCGATTCCATTCGTGAATACATTCACTATGAATTCAGGCTTTTTTAAAAAAGTCACAAGATTGAATAGTATTCCTATTCGTGATCCATTTCCACATCATAAACAGTTTAAACAATATCCACTTTCAAAATATCACTACGAAAAATATTTAAAACGCGTAGCAAATCAAATAAATAATAATAATACACAATCGGAAAAATTAGACGAAGGTGAGGAAATGATTCAACGTTTGTTAAATAAAAATAATACAGAACCTCATCAACCTGGATTACGAATTATTATTAATAAAGATATGTTTTCCCCATTTTTAAATTTAGAAAACGAAGAACCAGATAATGAAGAACATAGAGATATGTTTGGACGTTTTCGTGCAGGAAAAAGAAGTGAAAGAAAAAGTTCTGAAAATTTTGAAATTGTAAATGAATCAGGCGTCATGTTTAAAGATGTTGGTGGTTATGAAAACGTAAAAAAAGAACTGGAACAATGTATTGATATCATATCAAATTATACCAAATATAGTAAATATAATGTTCGTGTACCAAAAGGGTTGATATTTGAAGGTCCTCCTGGAAATGGAAAAACCTTATTAGCAAAAGCTCTTGCTGGAGAAGCAAATACTAGTTTTATTCCTGTTTCGGGATCACAATTTCAAGAAAAATATGTTGGTGTTGGTTCTAGTCGTATTCGTGAATTATTTAATCTTGCTTGTGATAATATACCTTGTATTGTTTTTATTGATGAAATTGACGCTCTTGGACGTAAAAGAAGCGCTGATGGTGATATTTCAGGTAATGAGAGAGATAGTACTTTAAACGAATTACTTGTAGCACTTGATGGTTTTAAAAATATTACAGGTGTTTTTTTGATTGGTGCTACAAATCGTGCCGATTTACTAGATGATGCACTTTTACGTCCTGGTCGTATTGATAAACGAATATTTATTAATAATCCAGATCGCGAAACACGTCAACATATTTTAAATATTCATTTACAAGGAAAACCTCATGAAGAAGATATTACTATCGATGAATTATCGGAAAATACAGCTGGTTTTTCAGGTGCTCAACTAGAAAACTTAGTCAATGAAGCTATGTTATTAGCTTTAAGGGATAACCGTGAAATATTTTCATCAAAAGATCTTGATGTTGTTTTTAATAAAATGATTGCAGGATGGCAACCATCTGAACATAAGTTTTCTAAAGAAATGATTGATCAAATTGCTATTCATGAACTTGGACATGCTGTTGTTGGAATGTTATCAAAACATCATGGTAAAATGACCAAAGTAGTCATTAATCTTTCTGCTCCAAATACACCTGCATATACAGTGTTTGAACCTAGTTCATCAAATATTGTTACTCGTGAAGCTCTATTTGAACATTTAATGATATTATTATCTGGACGTATAGCAGAAGAAGTATTTTATGGTGTTTCAGTAACAACTGGTGCAATTAACGATTTTCAAGAAGCACTCAAATTGGCTGAAAAAATGGTTTGTTATTATGGAATGGGTAAACAAATTATTTATCCAAATAAAAGTGAAAAATACAAAGAAATTATTGACCATGAAGTAGAAACACTTTTAAATGATGCTTATGGCTATGCAGAATTTATTTTGAGAAATTCAAAAGATTTAATATTTGAAGGAGCCGAAATATTAAAAGACAATCAGCTATTAAAAGCTGAAACAATGATTGACTTAATCAATACAAAATATGAAAATGTGAAATTGCTTAAACTTTAAAGCATAATTTTTCTAGTTTTAATACCAAAAGTAAAATACATAATACTAGCTAGAAATGCTGTTATAAAACACCACCATGAACCAATAGCTCCCTTTATGTAGTATTTTACAATAGAAATAATAATAACAGCTAATAAAAATACTTTCCAACTAGGAAATGATATTAACGCCGCAAATATTAATGCTTCTAAGATATAAATTTCTTTATTTCCCCAAATAGGTGACGAAAATTGATTGCTACACATAGGTTTTGAATACCCGTGAAATCTATAAAAAATATAAATTGATCCAAGAACAACAAGAGCATCTATAAATATATTATCTATCTCATTAATAAAATAAATATTATATATAATTTGCATAATCAAAATAATAGGAATTATTAACGATGTTACTATAAAGTTCACCCAATCATTTTTCATTTTTGAAAACCATAAAACAGCGTCTGCGAATTGCATAGAAGAAAATATTAAAAATGCTATAACTGTCTTTTTCTCTCTTTCTGTTAAATTGCGTTGAAATAAAATATATCCTAAAGAATATGCAGTTATCCCTGTTCCTAATGATACTTCAAAACTATAACACATATATATAAAATATATGTTATAATTATTTATTGTTATTTTTTATTTTTTATTCGTCTTTTTCTATAAAGTAATCTAAATTTAATATAGGTGCAGCGTAATGTTTATCGCGAATTTGATGATGTTTTATATGCTGTGAAGGAGATACCAAGTATTTTGGCCAATAAACATTTACTAATTCTTTACAATGGATTAAATTATTGAATATAGAAATAAGAGCAATTGGAATTACAAATGTTATTTCATTTGGTTTTACAATAATTGCACCAAATATAAATGGACTAATATATGCTACCAAAAATTCTGTAGTAGATACCGCATTACCTAAACTTGGTATTAAGTATTTATCAAATCTATGATGGAAATCATGATATTGCTTTAAAAATAATATTTTATGCATAGATTTATGTGCGATATAATAACCAATATGATGAATTAATAATAAAAGAAACACTTTATCAAAATAAATATAATTATCATCATGATTTAATAAATATTTATCTGTTACTCCATAAACACATGGTGAAATAATCAACATATTTAAAGAAATTGTATTGTATGCTTGAAGTATTAACGCTCTTGGGTAATTAGTCATAACATCACGTAAACTATCAATCGCTAGTGAACTATCCATATGTACACCAATTATATAAGCAAAGTATCCTAAAAGAAATCCTTTTAGTAATGAATAAAACATTATTCAATTATATATATATATCTTTATTCTTTTTATAAAGAACATAAATATTTATGTATACTATCTTTTATAATTATGGGATTTCTAGATGATGAAGAAATGAATGTTATTAAACGTAATGGAGAAAAAGAAATTGTATCATTTGATAAAATTCTACAAAGAATTAAAAAGACAGGAAATGAAGCCAATATTCAGGTTAATTATACTGCACTCACTATGAAAGTGATTGATCAATTATATGACGGTATTTCTACTACTCAGATTGATGAATTAACTGCTGATCAATGTGCATCTTTGGCTTCTACTCATCCTGATTATAATATATTAGCTGGTAGAATTATTGTATCAAATCATCAGAAAAATAGTACTACAGTATTTTCACAAGTAATAGCAAGACTTTATCAATTTAAAGATAAACATAATAATGTAGCTCCGTTAATTTCTGATAATTTATATGACATTGTTATGAAAAATCACGAAGATTATGATGGTTTATGTGATTATACACGTGATTATTTAATTGATTATTTTGGTTTTAAAACACTAGAAAGGGCGTATTTAATGAAAATAGGAAATGAAATTATAGAACGACCTCAACATATGTGGTTACGTGTAGCAATTGGAATTCATGGTGATGATTTTGATCGTGTAAAAGAGACATATGATTGTATGTCTCAAAAATATTTTACTCATGCAACTCCAACATTATTTAATGCTGGAACTCCACGTCCTCAATTATCTTCTTGTTTTTTAATTGCTATGGAAAATGATAGTATCTCTGGTATTTATAATACATTAAGCGACTGTGCGAATATTTCAAAATGGGCAGGTGGTATTGGTATGCATATTCATAATATTCGTGCTACAGGTAGTCATATTCGCGGTACAAATGGTACTTCAAATGGTATTGTTCCTATGTTACGTGTTTTTAATAATACAGCCAAATATGTCGATCAAGGTGGTGGAAAACGAAATGGAAGTTTTGCTATTTATATAGAACCATGGCATTCGGATATTGAAGTTTTTCTTCAAATGCGTAAAAATCATGGTGACGAAGAATTAAAAGCAAGAGACTTATTTTATGCTTTATGGATACCTGATCTTTTTATGGAGCGTGTAAAATCAGATGGTAATTGGACCTTAATGTGCCCAGATGAATGTCCGGGTTTATCGGATGTTTATGGACAAGACTTCCGTGAACTTTATGAAAAATATGAGTCTCGTGGTTTAGGTAGAGTTACTATGAGTGCACGTAAACTTTGGTTTCAAATATTAGATGCTCAGATGGAAACAGGAACACCTTACCTTTGTTATAAAGATGCTGCAAATCGCAAATCAAATCAAAAAAATATAGGTATTATTAAATCATCAAATCTTTGTACAGAAATTATGGAAGTTTCAAATAGTGAAGAAACAGCTGTTTGTAACTTAGCTAGTATTGCTTTACCTGCTTTTATTGATCATTCTCAAAACCCTCCTGTTTATAATTTTAAAGAATTACATCGTATATCACGTATAGTGACTTTTAATTTAAATCGTGTTATTGATGTTAATTTTTATCCTACACCTAAAACACAAGTTAGTAATAATAATCATCGACCTATTGGTATTGGTGTACAAGGTCTAGCTGATACTTTTATTCAATTAGGATTCACATTTGAATCAGAAGAGGCAAAACGATTAAATCGTGAAATTTTTGAAACTATTTATCATGCGGCACTAGAAGAATCATGTTGTATCGCACAAAAAGATGGTGCTTATTCTAGTTTTAAAGGTTCCCCTGCAAGTGAAGGAATATTACAATTTGATATGTGGAATGTTACTCCTGATAGTAATCGTTATGATTGGGATAATTTAAAAGAACAAATTAAAGAACATGGATTACGTAATTCATTGTTACTTGCACCGATGCCTACTGCATCTACTTCACAAATATTAGGCTATAATGAATGTATTGAACCTATTACTTCAAACATATACAGTAGACGCACATTAGCAGGTGAGTTTATTATTGCGAATAAATATTTAATGCGTGATTTAATTAAAATTAATCTTTGGAATGATAATATTAAAAATAATATTATTGCGAATAATGGTTCTATCCAACACATTGAAATGATTCCAAAAGAGATACGTGATAAATATAAAACAGTATGGGAAATACCTATGCGTAATCTAATTGATATGGCCGCTGACCGTGGTGCTTATATATGTCAGAGTCAATCATTAAATCTATGGTTGGAAGATCCTACTTATAATTCATTAACTTCTATGCATTTTTATGGTTGGACAAAAGGTCTTAAAACGGGTATTTATTATTTACGTCGTAGAGGACGTCATCAAGCACAACAATTTACAATTGAACCTGATAAAAAAACAAATAACATAGAACAAGAAGAAGAAATATGTGAAATGTGTGGATCTTAACCAAATAACATTTTTATTTTAATAAGATATAAAAATAATAGTTTATATTTTGTTATACGTAATGTCTGTTCTAGACTACAATATTGAAAAGTTGTGCGATTATATACGCGAAAAACAGTTTTCTTTTGATCTAGATGATCAATTAACTTTTATTGAAAAAATTATTCCCAAAGTTTTTGAAATTTTTGCTCAAAAAAATAAACGTCAATATTATCCTGATGCACAGGAATATCTTGAACATTTAATTGATAACGTAAATCCATGGTATTCTCCAAATATTTCTTCTATTTTATCTGATATTATTAAAACTTCAATGAAAGCAGAAAAAGAATACGCTTTACGTATATTTGAATATTTAATTTCAAAAAATCAGTCTCAAATTAAAATAAGTATGCCTGAACTTGTCCCATTTGTATGTTCTTTTATTAATGATATATCACAGAATATAAAAACTGTTTCTACGAGTGTTCTTGAAAAATTATTGAAATGTAGTGGTAATGTAGATCTTGATGCTTTTATTCCAGCAGTTTTGGAAGGAATTAAAAATCATAGTGCTATTTATAATTCTGTAGAAGCATTGGCTAGTTGTGTATTTGTACAAAATGTAGAGGCTCCTGCATTAGCTATTACAATGCCTATTATTATGCGCGGTTTAACGGATAAAAAAACAGCTACACGTCGTTTAACGTGTGTTATTATTGATAATATGTGTAAATTAATTGAACATCCAAAAGAAGTTCTTCCTTTTTATGAAAATCTTTTGTCTTCTCTTGAACGTTGTAACGATACAATGAGTGATCCTGAAGCTAGAAAAGTAAGCACCCGTGCTTTAAATACACTTAAAGAATCATGTGCTGAAAATGAAAATGCTGTGTTTCATAAATTACCAGATGATTTTGTTAATATGATACGTGAAGAATGTGGTAATAAGTCACTATCAACCAACGATATTATTTTACATAATTTGGGAACTCTTAGTGCGAATATTTGTAATAGTCATTGTTTTGATAGAGAACAATGGAATTCTATTTATAACCATTATGGTCTATTGGATATTATCGAACCTATTTTTAAAGCCGCAAAAGATACGTTTATTGTTAAAGAAAATATTTTCGAAGATACTGAGGAAGGAAAAGATCTTTACAAAGGAGAGTTTTCTCTTGCCTATGGTGCTCTTACATTATTAAATAACACTCATCTTCACTTAAAACAAAATCGCTTTTATGGATTATTAGGTCCAAATAATTGTGGTAAAACAACATTAATGCGTGCTATCGCAAATGAACAAGTCGAAGGCTTCCCTAAAAAAGACGAACTACGTACTATTTTTGTAGAACACGAAATACAAGAAGTAGAAGTGGGAGAAGACGAAAAAGGATTTCCTATTTTAAATATCGATCTTTGTGGTATTGATTGGGTTGTTCATTGCTGTAATGTACAATATCAAATGGAACCTAAAGTAACTCCTGAACAAGTTGAAGAAGTAATGCAAGAAATCGGGTTTGGATATGCTAAAAAAGATATTGGTAAAGATCGTGCTGCTGATATGGGTATGGGTATAACAACTTATTCAGGTGGTTGGAAAGTTAAGATGCAACTGTGTGCTGCTACTTTAATGAATGCTGATATTCTTATGCTTGACGAACCAACAGGTCATCTTGATGTTACTAATATTGCTTGGATTAAAAATTGGTTGAAAGGATTTATGGAAGGTGGTGGTTCCATTATTGCTACTTCTCATGATTCTGGATTTTTAAATGAAATGTGTACTCATTTAATTGATTTTCAAAGTAGAAAATTGCGTATGTTTACAGGAAAAAAAGGATCCGTATTACAAGATTTTGTAGAAAAATTTCCTGAGAAAAAAAGTTATTTTGAATTGAGAAATGACGTAGTAAAATTTAAATTTCCTGAACCTGGACCTCTTGAGGGCGTAAAAAGTAAATCAAAGACTTTGTTAAAAATGACGAATGTTACTTTTCAATATCCTACACGAGATACGCCTACTATATTTGATATTAATCTTGAATGTTCTCGTATTTCACGTGTTGGTGTTATTGGAGCCAATGGTGCTGGTAAATCTACTGCGATAAAAATTTTAATCGGAGAGCTCAAAACAGAACAAGGTACAGTTACCAAACATCCAGATTTACGTATGGCTTATATCGCACAGCATGCATTTCATCATTTAGAAAAACATCTTCATAAAACACCTACTCAATACATCATGTGGCGTTTTGCTGGTAATGAAGATAAAGAAAGTCTTGATAATATTAACAAAGGAGATACTAATGAAGAAGATGTTAAAAAATATTTTTTGGCGCAAAGCGATATTGGTTTAGAACTGCAATTATGTGAAACTCCTACGGAAGAAAAACGTGCAGTTGAACCTGATATGATTTTAGGAAGACGCGAAAATAAAAAAATGAAATTAAAAGAATATGAAGTGAAATGGAAAGGAAAATCAGAAGAAATGACCATGTGGGTAAGACGAGATATTTTAGTTAAAATGGGCGCTATTAAACTTGTTCAAAGACAAGATGAAAAAGAAGCCATTCAAGCTGGTCTAGCATCTAAAACATTAACCACCAAAGATATTGAGAAACATTTCGCGGATTTTGGTATCGAACAAGAGCAGGCTAATCACACTTTAATTAAATCACTCTCGGGAGGTCAAAAAGTAAAGGTTGTATTAGCTGCGTCTCTTTGGTTAAATCCTCATTTAGTTATTCTTGATGAACCTACTAACTATCTTGATCGTGATGGTTTGGGTGCATTAACAAGTGCAATTCATGAATTTGATGGTGGTGTAGTTATTATTTCACATAACAAAGAATTTACTAATGCGGTTACTACTGAAAAATGGATTATGGAAAAAGGACGTCTTAGAAAAGAAGGCGAATCGGTTGAGAAAAAAGAAGAAGGTAATAGTGAAATCAAACCTCAAGACGAAACTATTTTTGACGCCATGGGTAATGAAATCAAGATTGAACGAAAAGTTCAATTGAGCGATAAAGAAAAGAAACGTGAAATAAAAACTCTTATCAAACAAATTAAAGATGGTCGTAAGAAAAAAACACTTACTGACGAAGAAATTGGAGAACTTGAAGAAAAATTAGAACAACTCCAAACTTAGGGGGTATACCCCCTAAGACCCCCTTTTAAAGGTAGTATTTTGTAGATAGGAGGGTTCATAAGGGAACCTTAGGTTCCCTTACACATAAAATTGAAAGGCTTTTTTACCTTTTAATAGAAGGTAAAAAAGAACAATTGAGAAAATGGCGCTTAACATTGAAAACATGTATGAACGATACGTTTGGGATGAATGGTCCAGACTTTTACGTAAAGTTGGAGAATACAGGGTCCGCAAACAATTTTATCCACATAACATGGATGTACTGGATGATATGACGAAGAAAATTACATTGAATCGTCGCGAACAAGTAGAATACACAAAATCATTTGAACATATCTTCAAGATTGGACAGATGCATTGTGATTATAGTATAGATTTCCAAGAATGGCGAAAACAAACAAGAGAAATTAATGATTTCATTGATACATTCTCTACTTTTATAAAAAACAGCAATCTAGAACATTTTATAGAAAAGTTTAAAAGTCTTCAAAATACTCGTCTTCAAACAATCATTTCTACACTACAGATTCGTATTGAAGAAAGTTACAGACAAGAAGCCGCAGAGGGCCTATTGCTTTTACGTAAAAGAGAAAACCAATTACGCGAAAAAGAACAGATAAAAAAAACTAAACAAACACAAAAAGAAGAAAAAAATAAACCTTCCGTTCTAAGACGTTCTTCAAGAATTATGAACCAAAACAGTAAAAAATAAATATAGCAACTTTTGTAACTTAATTAATTAAAAAGGTAAAAATAGAAAGGCTAAGTCCTTTTTTATACATCTATTAGAAATATGAAAGATTTTTAGTTTTCTATTCACTCAAAGTTAAGTGTGTACCCATGAGTTTTTAATGTCTTATTATATAAAATTGAATTGCTTTTTATTAATTAATATATGTTAACTATAAAATTTATCAATATGAGCAGTGATAATTGTTGCAGCATTTGTTTAGAGGAAATTACCCAAGAAAAAGAATTTCAAAAGTGGGAATGTCAGCATCGTTTTCATCAAAGTTGCGTAAATAATTGGAATAAAGGATGTCCATTATGTAGAACAAGTATATTAGCTACAGATACTGAAACAATAGATATTACATGGTCTATTTCAAGAAATCCAAGAAATGTTTTAGACATAGAAAGAATGAAAAATATGAATAATATACGTTTATCAGATGATTTAATACCTATGTATAAAGATGTATGGAAAGACCGAGACTGTATTGATCAAAATCATAATCTTTGGTTCTTTAAACCTTTTGCTATTATTTGTATATGTGAAAATTGTAATACTGTTCAATCATTTAATCAAATACACTAAATATAAAAAAAAAGATCACTTAAATCGTCTTTATTGGCGTTTTTCTTTTTACTTATATAGCTAGTAATTAAAGGGCATTTAGAATATGTATATGTATAAGATCCTTTATCTTCTGTATAGGTAGAATTTGTTAGTTTCGATGTACATATAACCTTGGAGATCTCATCAGCACAATTTTCTTGTATTGCCTTTTCTCCAAACAACCACCAATCATTATATGTACGTCGTTCAAATTCTCGTTTTGATATTCCAATTTTTTTCGATTGTAACAAGGTTAAATGATCTCCTATTTGACGTATATAATCAACATAGTTTTCTACTTTTGCTTTTTCATTTATAATACCGTAACTTATTTGATGTTGCATTAATGTTGATAAAGGTGTAATATATCTTTTATTACATGACTGTAAAATAACAAATCCCATACTTATGGCTTTATTCGCAATACATGATAAATTATATTTTTGTATTTCATATATTATTTTATTACCAGCATCTACAGAACCACCATTTGTGTCCAAGAACACATAAAGTTCAGATTTTTTCTTTCGTTTATTTACATCAAATACAAATTCTGTTGCGGATTTATCGTTAATTTCTCCGCGTATTAGTATCGTATTGTCTTGATTCAATTCAATTTCTGTTTCTGTTTTTATTATAGCACTACATTGATCAAGAGAAAACACTAAAAAAGGTGAAAAAAGAAGACTTACTAAAAAAACGTTGAAATACATTATTAAATAAACGAGAAAATATTATCTTTAATTAAACTTAATAAATTTATGGTTAAATAAAAAAAGAAAAAGTCCAAGAAGTGTATCTATAGCTAATGGAATCCAAGCTAAACGTTGTTGTTTAAATAGATAAATAGCTGCTGCTAAATATAACAAACCATGTATTAAACGATAATTCACCCACCAAGTATCACCTCCACCTTCTGGAGCATTTAATCTACCATTTGTAAAATAAAGAAATAAAAAGGACGCACCAATTACAAAAATAGGAATACTAAATATTTGTAACCATGAATAAGTGAGATAAAGAGGTGTTATTGCTAAAAGGCTTCGTATACCTATACAACCCACTAAAAAATACAATATACGCTGATTTTTTTCTAACATTTTATACATTATTTTCTGATTTTATTTCTTTTTTTGATTTTGTAAATGGTATATCAGGAAATCCTCGCAGAGAGAGATCAAATTTAAATCTCATTTTTACAAAACACCTTAAACATATAAATGTGTCTATTAATGAATTATGTAAATTTCCTGGAACCATTTCAAATAAATGTTCATACAATTCAACCAATTTTGGACATTTAAAATATTTTTCTCCTTTACTATCCGTCATTTCTATTTTACATAAATTTTTACCACCGTACATTGTACAATAATTAAACTTGTTGTTTTGTTTTTCAAAATCGCGATCAAATAAAATTCTGGTATTTGGTTCTAGAAATTCCTTGTTTCTCTCTATTTCTATTTTTATCATTTGTCGATCAAAATTAATATTATGCGCAACAATAATATCACATTCCATATACTCTTTCGCAAACTCTCGTAATGCCCGTTGTATTTGTATACCTTTATCACACATTTCTCGTGTAATTCCTGTAAGTTCGGTTATTTTTTTTGTTATCTCTACAGATTGCGGAACATTTATGTATGTATTTGCTGTTTTTGTGATTTTCCAACCATTTGTATCAAAGACTACAAAACTTATTTGTAAAATATAAGGATACTCTTCTATTTTTGCTTCCTCCTTGTTTTTTGGTAGGAGACCCGATGTCTCTACATCAAATACTAAGACTTTTGTTGTTTTCTTACTCATTTTTTTAATATTACTTGTAATCAATATTAAAAAAGTATTTCAATTTTATAGTTTAACAATTTGTGTTTCAGTTAAGGTATTTATTCTTCAGCGTGTATTCCGTTCTTTAGAGATCTATCTTGAACTTCTGGTAGTTTCATACTACTTTTGTTTTTAATTAATTTATCTTCAGAACCTTTTTGTAATGATTCTGCTAATACACCATTTGCGTAAATACCATAACGTTGATTTTCACCATCTATCTCTAAATGATAAATGTTATAAATCTTCTTTTGTTTTTCTTCTTTGAATAAGTTGCTAAATGCAGCACCTAATACATATTTATCATCAATCTTTCCTTTGGAAACTTCTGAACGTCTGTTTTCACAATAGTGATTTGACCAATCATCTACAAGCATTGAGTGACGACCTGTTACTAATAAATCATCGATCATACCACCTGTCTTTTTCATACGATACATCTTTAATGTGTAATCATCACCTGGACCATTCAATGTAATTCTTGTTGTACCAATATATTTAATTGGTTTTGGACCATGTTTGTATGTTTGTACAAGATCACCCTCTTTTAATAGACAAATTGGTACATATTCTTCTTTACCATCTTTGATTGCTAATATCTTTGTACTAGAATCGAAACAAGGACGTTCTTGATTAAAGAATAATACTAAAGGAGTATTTTCGTCTAATTCATAACCTGGTGCAGTTGGGAAGAAGTTTTCTTGGAATTTAGTTGCTCCCTTAAACATATCTGCTAATATACATTCTGGTTTAACATTCCAATAACGAATGTTTTTATCAGCGTGTAATCTTTCACCAGCACCTGTGAAAGCGGTAGCATTTTCAAACATATTACTCATATCTTCAACACTAGAAACATCTAAGTAACCTAATTCTTGATTGAAACTAGAAGCGTCTTTTAATAAACCTCTCATTGAAGTGATAGAAGAAGTATCAAGTTGTTGAAGAGGTTGATTGAAACTAGAAGCACCTTCTAGTAAATTATCGATTGAAGATACAGTGATAGTGCTTTCTACATCATCGATAATGATAGTCATATCAAATGTTCCAATATTTAAATCACTTAATTCACTGTTAAAAGCAGTTGCTCCTTTTAATAATCCATCTAATTTACCTACAGCAGGGAAATTTAATTTTAATGGTTGATTAAATGAGGTAGCACCTTCTAATAATCCTTCTACTTCTTGTAATTTACTAGTATCTAATCCTTCTAATGATTTATTATAACTAGTAGCTCCTTTTAACAAGTGTTTAACATTTATTGTATTTGTACCAGGTAAACCTACGATAGATTTATTAAAGCTAGTAGCACCTTCTAACATAGATTCCATTGTTGTTACATTATCTGTAGCTAAACCAACAACGTCTCTATTGAAGTTTACAGCGCCTTTTAACATATTTTTCATACTTGTAACACTAGTGGTATTTAACTTATCAGTATCTGAAAAGACGAGTAATTTATTGTAACTAACAGCGTCTTCAAGGAAACCTTCTAATGTAGTAACATTTGTTAAATCAAGTTTTGTTATAGGCATATTATAACTGCTAGCACCCTTTAACATATTTTTCATAGTTGTAACACTAGCGGTATTTACTTTTTCAATACATTCATTGAAACTAGTAGCACCTTCTAACAAACTTTCCATTGTTGTTACACTTGATGTATCTATTCCTTCAAAGCATTGATTGAAACTTGTACAACCCTTTAACATAGCAGTCATATCTGTAACATTACCAACATTGATATCTTTGATATTTTGGTTGAAACTAGTAGCACCTTCTAAGAAACTAGTCATATCTGTAACATTTGTAAAGTCAAATTTATCAAGTGATTTGTTGAAACTTGTACAATCTTTTAACATATTGAATACACTACCTAAGAAACCAGAGTATGTTTCATTACCATTTTCATCTACTTCAGTGACTTTAATTGGTAAACTCATTACATTTTTAACTATTACTGTATTACCATTTTCATCTTGTTCAGTTACTAATTCAGAAACAATTTCTTGATTGAAACTAGTAGCATCTTGTAATAAACCTCTTACGTTTGTAGCAGAACGAAGATCAAGAGTTAATGGTTGATTGAAACTAGTAGCACCTAGGAACATGTAGCTGAAATCTTGTACATTTTTAGTATCAAGGTTAATAGGTTGATTGAAACTTGTAGCATTATTGAACATCGAGTACAGATTAACAACCTTTGTTAAATCGAGACTATCAATCGATTGATTGAAATTCCTACAGCTGGTGAACATTCCAGACATAGAATTCACATTACCTGTATCAAGAGTATCAATAGGTTGATTGAATTTTTCACAACCTGAAAACATATCACTAATATTATTAACATTTGATGTATCAATACCATCAACTGGTTGATTAAATGATATACAGTCATTAAGTAATAATTCCATACTACAATTTTGTGCAGTTGTTAGTTCAATTCTATTATTAAAACTTCTACCGACGTTCAAAAAATAATACATATCAACACAAGACCCAGAAGAAAATATAATAGGTTGATTAAACATTCCCTGGTATGTATGCATTAGCGCCATAGTTGTAACTCTTGAAAGATCAAATGGTGTATATGCTATTTTATTTTCACCTTCACCAAATTCTACACGTGTACCAGTATTATAAGGTTGATTATAAGAACCTGAAGTTGCAAATAGAGGGTAATCGTATATGTTAGTATACATTGATTCGTAGATCGAACTTGGATAAAGAGATAACCATTCATCTGGATCGGCTAAATACAATTCCAACTCTCTCTTTTCGTATTGGAGCATAGGTAATTGTCCTCTGATTGAGTATGGTAATACAAAATTGTTGTAAATACCAAACATATAACGGGCGTTGGTAACTAATTCTGTATTCCAAAGTAATGGTTTTGATGATTCACCTGGTAAGTCACCATTATTAAAGTATTCACAATATGCAAATGTTCGTTTCATAGTTGTAACATTACTTGTATTAAATGATGTATAGGTTTTTCCACCAACGGTTACATCTTTAGTAGAGACGTTTTGATTAAATCTACGACATTGTCTAAATAAATGATGCATATCAGTACAATTTTTAGTATCCCATAAAAGAGGTTTATTTGATAAACCTACTTCTTCACCATTGTTAAAATCACCTAATCCATGCTGCCAGAACAATTTATTTACACCATTAACTATGGCCTCTTTACTCATATTTAACATATTAGCCATAGTTTGTACACTTGATACATCCCAAGCATTATATTGTGTTTCTAATCCTTCATCGACAACCTTTGTAGAAATGTCTCTATTAAATTTAAATGCTCCATGGAACATATTACTCATATCAGTTACACTGCTAGTATTCCATTTGCTAATATCGCCATTGAAATTTTCTGCACTTTCAAATAAACCACTCATATTTACAACACTTGATACATCCCAAGTACTAATATCACCGTCAAAATTGGTACAACCATTAAATAAGTTTTTCATATCTGTTACTTTTGATACATCCCATTTACTTAAATCTTCGTTAAAATCGGTTCTACCGGCAAATAATCCATTGAGATTTGTGAGTTCACCTAATTTCCAATAATTCAAAACACCACGCTCACGTAGTGTATTATTGTAAGGAGTAGCAATATATGCTGATGATTCACTAGATAAGGCAGCTTGATCAACTGTTGTATATTGATTTTTCAATACAATATCACCGATAAGACCATTATTTTTTTGAAGGTCTAATACCTTATTACCTACATATGTAAATGAATTTAAATAGTTGGTGGTACGGAAACTATACGCTTGATAAAGTGCTGGTTCAACCGAATAGTTTTCTCCATCGAAACCACTAGCAACGTACATCAAATTTACCCTATAAGTGTTACACAAACTACCAGCACTTTGCCCCTTTGCGTATACATTCTCATTAGTCACTGTCCTATAACCATTAAGGTATTGATTTCCTTCTATAAACTTTTGATGGAACCCTACAGCATAACTAATAAAATTAATATTGGTAAAATTATTATTTCTTTTCCAAAATGGAAAGACGCGCAGATAGGAGGATTCAGGACTACATAATTCATTTACACTATATTTATCTACTTCAGAAACGCTCTTTAATACTAATTGTCCGTATTCTTTTCCTTCTTGTAGTTCTTTTACAACAACTGATAATTCATTTCCATCCTCATCAACTTGTGGTTGACGTGTTACCATATATGCTACACCGTCTTTGCGATAGTTCCATAAAAAGGTTGTACCTTCAAGATAATTAGGAACAAATTTCATTTCTTTATTTAAATAGTAGTGTTCTACATCGCGAATATCTTGAACTTCATTTACAGCTGTAGAAATAACGTAGTTAGATTTTTCATTTTCTACAGGAACAGTTTCTACATTAACAATAAAATAGCTTTGAGTAGCGTTATCGAAATATTTATCATCTTGAATACGTACATTAGAAAGTTTAACAGCTACATCCTTTGTTGCTAATGTCATAGATACTTCTACTACATTTTGCGTTGGTAAATCACCTAAAAGTGAAATAGTAACTTCACCTGTTTGAGAGACATCACCAATCGTTTGAGTATATGTCTTTACAGAATCATCGGCCATTTTTAACATGAAAGATAGTTGTACTTGTTGTGGTACTGGAGTTTCGTCTTCTGTTAAAGGTACTTCATAATTAAATACAATATTTCCATCACCTTTTGCGAAAGTTAAAGGATAGATAGGATTTATAGGGTCATCAAATACGTCTCTTCCTTCATTATGAACAAATTTAGCATCACTACCAGCACCAGTAGGTATCATAAATGTATTTTCTTGTTGATTATATACAGCACCGTCTTTTGCATTATACAAATTAAGAGTAGTTTCTTTTGGTACAAATACTGTATTATAAAGAATAGTACTCTTATTTTCACCGGTTTCCATATTAATATAGTAATTACCAATCAAATCTCTTAAAGTAGTTGTATTAGTCATTGGTAAATTTAATATTTCATTTGATAAAGCTACATGTTGTGAGCTATCTAATGATTTTAAGTTATTTAATCCATTATCTACACCATCAGGTTTTGGATTAGCAATAGCTGAATCAGATTCAAGATATAATCCATCAACAACGGTTTTGTTTACAAAATCAGGATTAATAACACGTAAAGCAATGTTTTTATTATCAGGTGTTTCAGTTCCTAAATCATATTTCTTAGTAATTTTGTTATAAGTAAATGGTTTTGAACTAAATTGGGAAGTAGAGGTTGTAATGACTTGATCTTTATTATTTTTAACTATCGTTTTTCTCTCACTAATAGTTCCAAAATTCTCTATTCTATAAACAAGTGTATTTGTATATGGTCCATTAGTAGCAACAGTACCATCCTCTTTAACATATTCAGGAAAAGTCATTTGATATATTATTTTTGATTCACCATTATCTTGTTCAGGAAGAGAAAACCATATGGTATAAAGAACACTTACATCTTCAAGAGTTGTTGTACCATTTATCTTATATGCCTTTTGACCATTAAATAATGATTTTTCTGTTGTAGTCAATTCAAGAAATTCTATATCTGATAACGTCAATCTATAAGTTGGAGGTACGTCATTTGCAGGTATTAAAAGATCAGTTAATTTTTTAGAATAGAAAAATACAGCTGTCGCAGAACCTAAACCATCTTGCTTAAAACCACCAATTCCTAATTCAACACTTCTTGTTGCTTCATCCTCTCCATAAACAACATTTTTATCAATTAATGTACAACCAATAGAATCTAACTTATATGCACTATGTTTAATTTGATGGGCAGGCAAATCTCTTACAGTAGATGATCTTGCATCAGCTGCATCCATTGGACCAGCACCAGGACCAGCACCATTAATAGGATCCAAATCCTCAAGGTTTACATAGCCCCAAACCGACAAGACATAATTTGATGTCATATCCTCTAAGTCAACATGGTAATAATCATCGGAGTTATAATCTAGAAGTTGAGTGTTAACTAAATTCCATGAACGAATATCAAAGTCAATAGCAGGATCGCCATCCGTAGCATTATAAAAAACCATATACGCGTGTTTTACATTACTTACATCCCAAGCAGTACGTGTCTTTGCCGTTCCATCTTCATTTGTATCAACAGTACCATCTTCTTTCAATAAATGAACTTGTTTTGTGGAAATATCTTGATTAAATTTCGGATTACGAGAAAACATCCATGAAATAGATATAGCACTAGAAGTATCCCAGTCTCCAATATATTGATTAAAATTTGCATTTGTGAACATATAGTTAAAAAATCTTACATTTGATACATCCCAATCACCAATAGGTTGATTGAAATCGGTTGACTGGAACATTTTATACATAATATCTACACTAGATACATCCCAATCACCAATAGGTTGATTAAATGATGATGCATAGTAAAACATCGAATCCATTCTTGTAACACTTGATACATCCCAATCACCAATAGGTTGATTGAAGGCAGCGGCATCTTGGAACATGGTGCTCATATTAGTCACATTCGACACATCCCATGACCCGATGGGTTGGTTGAAAGCAGCGGCGCCATTGAACATGAACTCCATATTAGTCACATTCGAAACATCCCATGACCCGATGTCTTGGTTGAAAGCAGCGGCGCCATAGAACATGCCATACATATTAGTCACATTCGAAACATCCCATGACCCGATGTCTTGGTTGAAAGCAGCGGCGCCATTGAACATGTCCACAACACCATCACCACTTACACTAGATACATCCCATGACCCGATGTCTTGGTTGAAAGTAGCGGCATTACGAAACATAGAACTCATATTTGTGACCTTGGACACATCCCAATCACCAATATCAGCATTAAATTGAGCACGATCTTTAAACAAATCAGTCATATCTGTAATAGGTGTTGTGTATAATTTTTCAATTGGACCATAAACCTTTTCAAATTGACTAATATCAGCTGGTACAGTTGTTGTGGTTTCTTTCTTTACTAATTTTCCAGAAGCATCTTGTTCATATGTTACTACTGTTGTTGTTACAGGGTATGCGTATTGTTCATATAAATCAATTGCAGCTATTAAATCAGCTTTATCATGGATGAAAAATCTATTGTCGATTTCTGTTAAACCATAACGAGCTTGTAATTTTGTAGCACCATCAATTAAACCTTTTAAATCTGCAGTATCTGGTACTAACCAACCACGAATTTCAACGTCTAAATTTTCAGCACCGTCAAACATATAACTCATATCAGTTACACCTTGAGATAATCTCCATTTATTAATAGATTTATTGAAACTTTTAGCACCACTAAACATATTGTTAAAATCAGTTACATTTGATACATCCCAATCAGAAATATCTTCATTGAATTGTTCTTTTTCTCTAAATAAACCGCTCATATTTGTAACATCTCTTGTTAACCAATAATCGATTTTACCATATTTTTCTACAGTATCTGATTTCTTTTCTGCATCGAAATAATCAGCAATTGCTAGAACAATATCGATATTAGTTAATGATTGGAAAAATTCAGGTTGAGGTGTTTGTGAAATACCAAATTTTTGTAAAAATGCAGTAGCACCTGTAAACATTAATTCTTTTGGTGCAGATAAAGGTAATGTTGTGTTTTTACGAATATCGAAATCAAAAGATTCGGCACCTTGAAACATATAACTCATATCACCTACATTTGTTAAAACCCATGGATTATATTCCACTTGACTACCTGATCCAAATAAATTTGTCTGTGTCTGTGTATTCAACAAACGAAGATCTCCGTTTTGTTCAACAAATGTTTGTGTAGCAAATATAATACGTACTGGGGTAAAAAAACATACCATATTAGTTTTATATTTTTTACCATTTATTTCTCTAGTAATAACAATACCAGTATTATTTCCAGCTAAGGGGAGGGTGACGACGGGGCCAGTATAGAAAAAACCTAAATTCAACAATTGGATTACAGATTCAGTAAGACTTTCAGGATTAAGAAGAGCAGATATTTCAACAGATTGACGTTCTCCAATTGAATTATATTCAGCAACACTTGCGATATTATTATTACTATTTTTATCAACAATATTTAAAGATTTAAATGTTCTTGGAGGAACTACTACTAATGGAATATCTTCCTCATTTTCTCCTTCAAGAGGTTCTCTCTCGCGATATTGTATTTGTGGTATAGTACATTGTACATCTGTTGATGTAATAACTTTTGTATTATCTAATTCTTGATTGAATTTTTTAGCATCAGAAAACATATCAACCATGCTTGTTACATTTGATGTTTTCCACATAGTAATATCATCATTAAATTCTGTTTTATTTCTAAATAAATCTTTCATTGTATCAACATTACTCGTATCCCAATATTGAATACTACCATATTGTTTTGTAACTTGTTCTCTTTCTAAAGCTGTACCACACCATAAATCAATAGCATCTTTTAATTCAGCGGAAGTTAAACTTTTTAAATTATTTATATCATCAGGTAAAGATAACATTCCTTCTACAACTTTTGATTTTTTAATAGCATTTTTAGATTGTGTAACAACTACTTTTGACTCTAATTCTTTAATTATTTCTTCACTTAATTTCTGTTTTTTTTCTTCTTCTGATAAACCTTCAAACAATTTATTATATTTCTCTTTTAATCTATTAAGATGTTCTTCTCTTGTTTCTCGATGTTCATCATGTTCATCATGTTCAGGTTCTAACATATTAGGTTTACCATCGTCATCTCTAATCGATTTTTTCAAGACTTCATCACGTGGAAGCTCTAAGTGTTCAGGAATTTTCGGCAAAGTGTTAGACATCACCTTATGAAATACCATTATATTTTCCTAAACACAAAATATTTAACATAAATAACTATTTATTTATGTTACTATTTAAACGCAAAGACTAACATGTTTACATTATTTAAGCTTTTATTTTATTTGAACTTCCTTTTTGTAATGATTCTGCTAATACACCATTTGCATAAATACCATAACGTTGGTTTTCACCATCTATCTCTAAATGGTAAATGCTATAAAGTTTCTTTTGTTTTTCTTCTGTAAATAAGTTACTAAATGCAGCACCTAATACATATTTATCATCAATCTTTCCTTTGGAAACTTGTAAACGTTTGTCTTCACTGTAATGATTTCTCCAATCATCTACAAGCATTGAGTGACGACCTGTTACTAATAAATCACCAATCATATCACCTGTCTTTTTCATACGATACATCTTTAATGTATAATCATCACCTGGACCGTTCAATGTAATTCTTGTTGTACCAATATATTTAATTGGTTTTGCACCATGTTTGTATGTTTGTACAAGATCACCCTCTTTTAGTAAAGAAATTGGTACATATTCTTCTTTACCATCCTTGATTGCTAAGATCTTTGTACTAGCATCGAAACAAGGACGATCTTGGTTAAAGAACAATCCTAATGGTGTGTTTGGATCTAATTCATAACCTGGTGCAGTTGGGAAGAAGTTTTCTTGGAATTTGGTTGCTCCCTTAAACATATCTGTGAATAGACACTCTTCTTTAACATTCCAGTAACGAATGTTTTTATCAGCGTGTAATCTTTCACCAGCACCTGTGAAAGCGGTAGCATTTTCAAACATATTACTCATATCTTCAACACTAGAAACATCTAAGTAACCTAATTCTTGATTGAAACTAGAAGCGTCTTTTAATAAACCTCTCATTGAAGTGATAGAAGAAGTATCAAGTTGTTGAAGAGGTTGATTGAAACTAGAAGCACCTTCTAGTAAATTATCGATAGTACACAATTTAGTAACTGTATTAATTTTTCCATTTAATTTAATATCCTCAACAGTGACCAAATCGCCGCCACCACGATTTCCATTAGCATCCCAGTTATTATCCTTTGTGTATCTGATCTCAATAATATAATCATGTGTAGGTGTTTGGTCAAAATTTAACACACCACTACCACTCAGTGAATAAAGTGCCGCGGTCCAAACTTCTATAATAGTATTATCATCTATTTGTTTGTCGTCATTAAGTCCATTTACTCTATACAAATTTATAGAAACAAAGTCATAGTTTTGTTCTGTTGCATATGTCATACTAAATGTTGTTTTATCATTAGCTTTTCCGGAAATAAGCAATCTTGAACTACAATTATTAAATGTGTTAGCAGCACCTTGCTCTGGTGTTTCATTCGCACCAATTGGTTTATAAACGCCATTTTCTTCAGTAAAACCATACTCATTCGGTAATGAACCAGTCTTCTCTTGCAATTTATCAAGAATTATCGATGGGTCTATTTTTATTGTAGCAGAAGGTATCGTTATATTTAATTCACTTAATTCACTGTTAAAAGCAGTTGCTCTTTTTAATAATCTTTTTAATGAAGCAGCAGCAGGGAAAGTTAATTTTAATGGTTGATTAAATGAGATAGCACCTTCTAATAATCCTTCTACTTTTTCTAAATTACTAGTATCTAATCCTTCTAATGATTTATTATAACTAGTAGCTCCTTTTAACAAGTGTTTAACATTTGTTGTACTTGTACCGGGTAAACCTACAATAGATTTATTAAAGCTAGTAGCACCTTCTAACATAGATTCCATTGTTGTTACATTATCTGTAGCTAAACTAGCTAATTCTTGGTTAAAGTTTTTAGTACCTTTTAACATATTTTTCATACTTGTAACACTAGTGGTATTTAACTTATCAGTATCTGAAAAGATGAGTCTTTTATTATAACTAACAGCATCTTCAAGGAAACCTTCTAATGTAGTAACATTTGTTAAATCAAGTTTTGTTAATGGTTTATTAAAACTACTAGCACCTTTTAACATATTTTTCATACTTGTAACACTAGCAGTATTCATTTTTTCAATAGAACTATTAAATCCAGTAGCATCTTCTAATAAACTATCCATTATTGTTACACTTGATGTATCTAATCCTTCAGGTGACTTATTGAAACTGGTACATCCCTTTAACATAGCAGTCATATTTGTAACATTACCAACATTAATATCTTTGATATTTTGGTTGAAACTAGTAGCACCTTCTAAGAAACTAGTCATAGTTAATACATTTGTAAAGTCAAATTTATCGAGTGATTTATTGAAACTGGTGCAATCTTTTAACATTCTAGATACATTGGAAGCGGTAGTAGGTAAACTCATTACATTTTTAACTATATCTGTTACTGTGGTAGTAGTTTCATTACCATTTTCATCTACTTCGGTAACTTCTCTATCTTCAGTAACTAATTCAGAAACAATTTCTTGATTGAAACTAGTAGCACCTTCTAATAAACCTGTTACGTTTGTAGCAGAACGAAGATCCAATGTTAATGGTTGATTGAAACTTGTAGCACCAAGAAGCATTCCTTCCATATTTGTAATATTTTTAGTATCAAGATTAATAGGTTGATTGAAACCTGTAGCATCTTTCAACATATTTTTTGCGGATACACAATTTGGTAAATTGAGTTGATTAATAGGTTGATTGAATTTATAAGAATAAGTCAGTAAGTTCTGTACACTCGTCGTATTACTTAAATCAAGACTATCAATAGATTGGTTAAATTCTAATAATCCATAAAGCATTAAAAAGACAGTTCTAGCCTTCGATGTATTAATATCATCAAGAGGTTGATTGAAAATAGAGCAGGCAATGATGAATCGACCGAAGGATGGATTATCACCAGTTGATGATACTTTAACAGTATTATTAAAGCTTCTCAAATATCCTAAGCCAAAATCAAATTCGGTACAAGAGCCAAGAGATAATGTAAATGGTTGATTAAACATTCCTTGATAGTACAACATTGCAACTATAGTTGTACATCTTGATAAATCAAATGGTGTATATGCTATTTTATTTTCACCTTCTCCAAATTCTACGCGTGTATCATTGTTAAATGGTTGACTATAAGCACCACTATGCAAATAATCGGTATCTTCTTCATAGACATCCTTCCCTGGTCCTTCTACTTCAAAGAAATTCAATGGAAGTGTTTTTCTTAATTCATATGGAAGGATATATTTTTCATAATCTTCAACAGATAAATTGTAGTTAGCCACAGGGTCACTTGAGGGAAAACACCCAAACATTAATAAACAAGTAGTCACTAATTCTGTATTCCAATTTAATGGTTTTGATGATCCACCTGGTACATCACCATTATTAAAATGAAAACAAGTTTCTAAGGTTCGTGTACAATCCACTACTTTACTAGTATCAAATGATATATATGATTTTTCACCGACTGTTACATATTTTGTAGAAATATTTTGATTAAAACTAAAACATTGGTAGAAGACCCTGCTCAGTGATGTAATTCCAGATATATCCCATAATAAAGGTTTATTTGATTCACCTATTAAATCACCATTATTAAAGTCAAAAGCACTATAAAACATGTTCGTTAAATTCGTGACTTTAGACATATCCCATGCATTATATTGTGTATTTAAACCTTCGTTAACAACCTTTGTAGAAATATCCTGATTGAATGATGATGCACCATTAAACATCTGACTCATATTAGTCACATTGGACACATCCCATGACCCGATGGTTTGGTTGAAAGCAGCGGCACCAGAGAACATGCGCTCCATAGTAGTCACATTCGACACATCCCATGAATCCAATGGTTGGTTGAAAGCAGCGGCACCATCGAACATGCTCTCCATAGTAGTCACATTCGATACATCCCATCCACTAATATCTTCATTAAAATCCGAATTATTTAAAAATAATTGAGACATATCAGTTACACGAGATACATCCCAGTATTTAATAAGACCATATTTTTGATTAGTTTCATATCTATCTGATGTTAAGTCTGAAAGTCTTGCTGTTAATACAGATTTGCTTGAGATATCATTATTGAAAAATTCATTACGTAATGTTGGATGGATAATACCATTGTGAATACCTAATACTTCAGTTTCAGGTTGACCTACCATTCTAGATAATGGGATTGTATCTGGTAATGCATAACCAATTAGAGGATCACAAATTATATAATAATTATCTTCATCTGGTAAATGACCACTAATACTAGTCTCTTCTAATTTTAATTTAGGTAAAGGATCATTTGTTACTTCCTTTGTTTCCTTAATATCTAATACACCATTAATACCATTTTTACTTGTGTAACTACATAATTGTGATACAGATAAATCATTTACTTCTGTTTCAGATTTTAAAGTCCATAACCCTTCTTCTCTGTAAAGTACAGACAAAGTTTCAACATATTCACCTTCTTCATTATAAACATCTTGTGGTTGAGTAATAATATAATATGGTGTACCATCATCACGACGTTTTACATTAAATTCAGCTAATTCATAATGTTCATTATCATATGCATAATCAGATACAATATTTACTCTATCACTTAAAGGTTTCATAACATATTGTTTTGTAATAGTTTTTACTTCAGGATTTCCTGTAGCAAATATTTGATAACAAACTCTTTGTTTTAACTCACCATTTTTAATATAATCAAACATCTTAACAAAATCACTCTTTAATTGTACACCTCCTTCTGTGGCTACACCAACAAATTGAGTAATCTTAACATTATCATATTCAAGACCTAAATCTTGTCCATCTTCATCAATAATTGGTTGTCCTTCTGTATATTCTCGTGTAAGTGTAAATTTAACACAATCAGATCCTAAAACATCTTTTACAGTTTTTGTTAATTTTTCTGCTGAAGCATTTTCAAGTCCAGTATAAACATCACCAATATCACTATAAGTGTAAAGAGGGATATCTAAATCACTTTGTTCTGGTTCTGATTTAATAAATCCACTATCTCTAAGAGTAGTTGTATATTTATCGTTTAAGAAACCAGTAACAACATCCATATCCTCTTGATTAGGGTTAATAACACGCATATACTTTTTATTGATTGATTTATATGATGCATGTGTATATTGTGGTAATCCTTCATCAGGATTTGGTGTATAACTATATCTCCATGCTTTTGTTTTAAGACTATCTTCACGGTCCTCAAGTAATGGATGTTTCAATTGTTGTTTGTTTACATTTTTAGATAATTTAAAGTCTGGAAATTTTGTAGCATCAAAACGAGTAATTCCTAAAACTTCACTTGCATCGCTCTTCTCAGATCTCTCTTGAAGTTTCATCAACGTGGAATTACGGATGAAGAAGTCTTCCTTTGTCGTCAAATGAAACGTAAAAACTAGTTCCTCTACATCATTACCTAGTAAATCTTTTACAATTTCATTTCGTGACTTAGCAATTAGATATCTAGGTCCAAACTTTGTTAAAACTAAATAAATGAAGCCCAATTCGCCGAGCTTATTAAAAATGGCTCTATTACTATATTGACTAAATTTTATTTCATTCGTTATTCTTCCAGATTCATCTTCTTGAACAGTTTCAACATAATCATCTAATGAAAGATAAGATCTAATACCAGTGCTAGCATCTGTTCTATAGAATGAAACTTGAGAAATTTGTAATGGTTGATCTGTTGGATTACCAACTTTATTACTATCTAAATTCCATTTGGAGAGATCAAAATCAATTTTCATTGGTTTATCAATAATATTATCATAACCTAAATCAGTCATTCTTTCATTCATAAAAACACCATCACAGATCTCAACCTTTGAAAGATCCCATGCTGTATATGTTCTATCAACAGTACCATCTTCATTCAATAATGTAACTTGTTTTGTAGAAATATCTTGATTGAATTCATTAGCAAATCCAAACATATTATCCATCCTGATTAATTTATCAGTAACCCATTTACTTATATCTTGGTTAAAGGAAATAGCACCATAGAACATAGCAGTCATAGAATTTACATTAGATACATCCCATTTACTAATATCTCCATTAAAGTTTTGTCCTTTATAGAACATAAAGCTCATATCACTTACATTACTCACATCCCATGCGGTATATTTACTTCCATCTGTAAGTACTACTTCTTTAGTGTTAATATCACTGTTGAATTTATATGCATCACGGAACATACCAAACATAGAATTCACACGTTTCACATTCCATTGGGAGATATCCTGATTGAATGATGAAGCTAATCCGAACATAAAAATCATATTTTCAACACTGGATACATCCCATGAACCCAATGGTTGGTTGAATGCAGTGGCTTCAGCGAACATGAACGTCATATACTTCACCTTCGATACATTCCATGACCCGATAGGTTGGTTGAAAGCAGCGGCCTCAATGAACATGCCTCCCATATCTTCAACATTGGATACATCCCATGACCCGATGGGTTGGTTGAAAGCAGCGGTTCTTTGGAACATACCACCCATATCTCTGACCTGCGAGACATCCCATCCACCAATAGGTTGGTTGAAAGCAGCGGCGCCAGCAAACATGCTTCCCATATCTTCAACATTGGATACATCCCATGACCCGATGTCTTGGTTGAAAGCAGCGGCGTCATAGAACATGCTATCCATATTAGTCACCTTAGACACATCCCATGATCCGATGGGTTGGTTGAATGCAGCGGCTCTATTGAACATTTCATGCATATCAGTCACATTCGACACATCCCAAGCACTGATATCAGCATTAAAGATTTCCTTATTTTTAAAAAGCTCATTCATATCTGTAACTGTATTTGTATATAACTTTTCAATTGGACCATAGATAGCATTAAATGCACTGATATCTAGTCCATCATCCAATAATGAACAATATAAATTTACTGCTGCTTGTAAATCAGATTTATCATAAATAAAAAAATCATGTGTTAAAACAGTGATTCCGTGACGTGCTTGTAATTTTGTAGCACCTTCAATGATACCTTCTAAATCACTTCCTGCATTAACTTTCCAACCACGAATTTCAACATCTAGGTTTTCAGCACCATCAAACATAAATCGCATATTAAGAGGAGCATCTTTCAATGTCCATTTATTAATTGGTTTGTTAAAGCTAGAACATCCGCTAAACATTTTTTCGAAATTTGTTACACTTGTTACATCCCAACCATCAATTTCTTCATTGAAATCAGATTTTTCTCTAAATAGATTACTCATATCAGTAACACCACCAGTATTCCAGTATTTCAATTTACCGTGTTTTGCAAGTAATTCGGCTTTTTTATCAGCGTCAAAATAATCAGCAATTGCTGGCTTTAAAGTGGTATCGTTTAATGGTGTATAAAATTCTGGTTGAGGTGTTGCAGAGATACCATATTTCTCTAAAAATGCTGTAGCACCAGAAAACATATCTGTTAAAGTAACATCATTTCTCATGAATGAACGAATATCTTCATCGAATTTTTCAGCATTTTTAAACATATAGCTCATATCAGTTACAAGACTTGTATCCCATACAGTATATGTAAGTTCACTTCCTACAGGTAGAATATCATTTGATGATATAATTTCAAGGTTATTGATAGTAAAAATAGAATCCAATGATGTAATTTGGCCATAAAGAACTGCTACATCTAAATTATCAATAACTGTTTGATAATTATCTAATGTTACACCATCAGGTAAAACAAAGTCAGGATATAATGTAACAATATATTCAAGTAATGAAAGTTCTGTTTGTCCAGCATCAACACGTGCAGCATTAACAACTGCTCTTTGTTGTTCTAAAGTAGTAATAACACTACCAAGAATATTTTTTGATAATGTTTTTAAACCATCAATTAGATTTGGTTGTAAAACAACACCAAGATCATTAACAATGCTACCAGAAGCATCTGGGTATGAAACAATGACTGAACGATACTTATTATTTAATTGTCTGTCTTCTTGGATATCAAGTATAACTTTTAATTGTTGAAGTAATAATTCTACATTTAAAAGCCCATTTTGACGAGCTAATTCAGTTACACTTTCAGGTAGAACACTTGTTAACAATGGTAGAGTTTGTTCAAGTACATCAGAGAATTTAAGTGACACACTATCTAAGGTTGTCCAAGAGCTATTTTCTACAGGATAGTAAAGACCATCTGCACTATTTTTAATAGAAACACGGATGTTTTTAATATCTTCAAAAATAGCCTCTTTGTTATCACTATCACCATCACCTTGTTCAGCACTTAAGAAATACTCAATCTCAATACGTTTTGAATCTCTTACACGATCACCATTTAAATCGAGTTTTTCAGGAATTATAACATGACTGGCTTGTTTAATTGTAACAGTATCTTGTGTAATATCTTGGTTAAAATTTTTAGCATCATAAAACATTTCACTCATATCTGTTACTAGACTTGTATTCCAGTAAAGCATTTCATTGAAATCTTCTCTTCTTTTAAATAAACGAGCCATATCAGTTACAAGAGATGTATCCCAATATTTAATATCACCATATCTAGCAACTGCTTCAACATTATCACTAAACCACAAGTCAACTGCGGTTTCAAGAGCATCTTTATTGGCAGGTTGAAAACGTCCATCAAAAGGTGCGAAAATATCAGATCTTGTAAATTGATTTTCACTAGGAAATCTATTTTTTTTCTTTTCCTCTTTAATTTTTAGTTTATCTTGTGTTAATAACATTTGTTTTATTGTTTCTTCATCAACAACTTTTAAAGGTTTTGATTCTAATTTAGCTTTGTTATTTTTAATTACATTTTTTTTTGGTAAATCATTTTTGTTTCCAACAAACAAAGAATCACTTAACATAGCTGTATCTTCTTTATGACTAACTTCTTCTAAAAGTTCATCACGTAAGGACAATTTAGCAGCAGACAACTTTTTCGGCATGCCTTATGAAAAATATGTATAAAATAAATAATACAAAATATTTACTATTTATTTTAACGCATCAATATTATGAATTTATCGTTATATTTCTATCTTTCGATCATGATGAGTTTTTTCTAAAGAATTCTCTTTGGTAAACAAAACTTCCCTTTTAATTGGTAACTTTTTATTTACTTTTACTTGTAAACCATTTACAATAATATATATATCATCTTTTTGTGATTTTTCAAAATATAAATAATAAATTCTATAAATATGTTTATGTCTTTCACGATTCGCATCTTTTATATCTATTATTTTTACCGAATCGTTTTCTTTTAATAAAAAAGCATTTTTATCTACTAATAAATCATCAATCATACCATCTTTTTTATTAATACGATATAATTCTAGTTCCTTATTATTTTTTAAATCTTTGTAAGAAATAGAATCTATTTTTTCCAAGATTTGTTCAGATGTTTGAACCAAATCTCCTACCTTTAAACAACATATTGGTTTATATTGCAATTCTCCATTACAGCTTACTAATACCTTACATGATGAATCAATACCAATCATTTTTATATAAATCATAGATATTTTTATTCTACGCGATATTTTTCATATATTTTATACAATTTTTCTTCGTCATTGTTTTTTGCCGCATCAATGGATTCATTGTAATATGAAAATGGTATATTTAGTTTTTTATCTTGGACAGCTAATTGTTTAAATTTTTTTTTAAATATATCGAAATCACAACTCTCATAATGTTGAACAACTAATTTATTTAATTTTCGTCCACCATTTTTCTCTAAAGATGACTTCATACGATGTGGACCATATGATTTTATGTCTGAACCTACACGACAACCACCTTTTCCATTACCATAACTAACACAACCTTCACCTTTTGAACATTTCGCCATTTTAGATGCAGAAAAGCAATTGTCTTTTTTATTTGGTACATGGTTAAATTTAGCTTCTTCATTATTCATCCAAAATGTATGAACATCATCAGGTAATTCTTGGATTTCCGTTAAATCGCCATGTAATAATTCATCACCATCTAAATGAACCATCCATTTAATCCCTCTCTTGTCTGTTTGTGCTAATTGTAATGCCTCGTTTACCCATTTGTCTTGACGCACTTGCTTTTCATCATATTCATTTACACCTGTTGATTGTCCAAGCTGTAATGTAACATCATCTCTTTTTTCTAAATATTCTGCTAATTCAGGTGTTTCCTCTAAACGGATATAAAAATGTTTGATTCCTAACTCTTTATGTTTTTCAAACCATGTATCGATATTTTTAGGATCTTTAATCATTGATACAATAGCTATATTTGTAGGTGATGTATCAAATAATTGTCCTATAAATGATTCTTTAGGCAATTGCGAACTTTTCCATTTTAAATATCTTACAATAATTACGTAAAATGCGTAACAAGTTAATACCATTAAACATAAAGTTGCTAGTTTAATCCACAGTGTATAATTTTTACTTCTTGAAAAAGATACCATTCTTAACATATCTCGATAAATAATTTATTGCGATTATATATAATTATTTAAAATGGCTAGTTATATTAAGACAGCAAACGACAATAATCTTAATTCTAGATATACTAATTTAATAAATTCCGATTACTGGGGTTCACTTAGTGACGAAATAAAGAAAGAAAAAGTAAATCAGTTAAAAGAGCTATTAGAGGATAGAAGTGATGTAAATCTTAAGTCAATTAAAACATTAACAGGTGAAAATCGAAATCAGTTTAAAAATTTGCTTACAGGATTTGAGAACGAAAAAAAAACTGTAGAAAAAACTAAGAGACAAGAAAAAGCAAATAAAGAATTTGGAGAGCAACAAGCAAAAAAACAGGAAGATATTATAGGTAAAAGTTTATTGCAAGATGGAAATAAGGAACTTGGAGATTATGTTAATACATTAGTGTTTTTTGGTACAGGTACTGGTGGAAAATCTCTTGGACGAGATGTTAAAATGGACGACGTTATGTTAATGAAAAATTCAACATACTATGCTTGTATAACAGGGGTAGAAAATAAAGAAATTTCATCATTAAGTAATAATCCTGAAGTTGTAAAGAAGGATTCAAATGAAACAAGACGAATTGAAGAAATTATAAAAATAGCAAAGAAGGCATTTGTTTCCATTGAAAAATCAAAAGAAGAAGACAGAAGTAAATTAAATGAGATTTCAAAATTATTAAAAGGAGCTATTTTACCGAAAGGAATTAATATTGATTTTAGTAATCGTACTAATCAATCTATTCAAATGATAATTGGATTTAATAAAATTGGTGATAGCATTAATGCTAGCGGTAGAATTCAATTTGTACCACGTATAGGGAATATTAAATCATCTGTTATAACAATTGAAGATAGTGAATATAGTTTTGATAGTTCAAAAATTGAGGAAAATCAACAAGATCAAAGCGTCAAACAAGTTATTGAAAGATTGATTGGACCTACGATAAAACCCAAAGAACCTGCTGTTATAACAGGTGGTAAAAAACGTAATACATATAGAAAAAAGAAGACTTCAAAAGGAAAGCGCAGCAAAGTAGCAAAGAAAACAAGAAAAACACGTAGAAAAATGAAACATTAAATTATTCCATATTTATAAAATGGAATAATTAACTATTTTTATAAATAATTGATCCTAATTTACTTTTATTGTCGTTTACGTCAATTGCACCTTCTGTAACAATACCATTATTTAACCAGCATAGTGATTTCCAACGACTAATTTTTTTTCCAAATTCTATATCAATATTTTCACATAAAGGATATGATTTTACAAAATCATTTATAGCCTTTTTATGAATAAAATAACCACATGTTCCCCATTGAAAAGTCATTTTATATAGATTTTCGTATAAACAAGTCTGTTTAATTTGAAGTTGATGAAATTTAGGATGAGTATACAATTGTATAAATAATGAATTATTATCATCTGCCGTTTTCAATATGATATTCACATCTTTTAAAAATTTATCTACATTAATTGATACATCATCCTCTAATATTAAATTCCAGTTACTTTTTGATTCATTTAATACTGTTTCTAATAACATTTGATGTGATAAGTTACAACCCATTTTACCTTTTTTAGAATCACATTGTTTTTTGTAATATATTGTACAATAATCTTTAGATAATGCTAAATTCGCCCATTTATCATAATAATGTATAGAATCAATAGCTGAAAAAAGATTTGTTCGTATTTGTTTATTTATTTGATTATAATATTTAACACGATTTTTATCTTCACAAAATACAATCATCCATGTTTCAAATTCTGTTTTCATTTAATTATAATAAATATATATAATTCTTTTATCATTATATTGTAAATGACTAGTGTTCAAATACCTTCTATTGAATTTACAAATAATCGAATTCAAAAATGCTCTATTGTAATTGATGATAATGTCTTTAATGTTGTTTATGAAAATAAAAAATATATAGTTACAAAAGGTCAACCAGGTGTAGGTAAAGAAACTTCTCCTACTGTTGAAACTAATAAAGATACAGAAAATAAAGAAACAGCTGCTGAAAAGAAAAAGGCAGAAAGAGAAAAGAAAAAAGCAGAAAGAGAGGAAAAGAAAAAGGCAGAAGAAGAAGAAAAGAAAAAGGCAGAAGAAGAAAAGAAAAAGGCAGAAGAAGAAAAGAAAAAGGCAGAAGAAGAAAAGAAAAAGGCAGAAGAAGAAGAATATAAACCTAAAGTAAAGGTAAATGTAAATAAAAAACCACCTGAAAAAGTAGTTACTGTACCCAAAATGAGTCTGTTAGGAGAATTAAAATTAAGAGTCGGACAAAAAGGTTTTGGTCTAAAACAAACCGATAAAGGTGTTGAAAGGAAAGATTAATTATGTAAATTAATTAAACTATTTTTGTTAGTGATTTCTTGTTTACTAAGCATTTCAATAAATTGAACTGCTTTGTTTAACCATAATTGAATATTTTGATCATTTTCTGTAGTAGATACATTTACATTTGTATTTACATCTAATTTTAAAACAGGTGTTTTCTCGGCACTTAACCATGATTCATGATAACGACAACAATTTTTTAAATAATCTAATGAAATACTACTTTCTCCATTTCTAGATCTTTTCACAATTCGCTCAAAACATACTTCTGGATCTGCGTGGATATAAATAATACCATCAAGTGTAAAATTTCCTTCATATACCGAAAAGTAGCGTTCATAAATATTATACATTACACAGTCAATCAAACCATCTGAATGCAACATTTTCGCAAATATATGTTTATCTGCCTCCAATGAACGTTCACATATTATACCTTTACAATCTGGATATTCCTCGACAATACGCTTTAATTCTTGATAACGAGTTGTATACGCCATTACTTGAAATGAAAACGCATATTTTTCTGGATTCGCATAAAATTTCGATAATACTGTTTCACCATGCTCATCGCGAATTTGTTCCCAAATATGCACAGGTTCTCTTAAGAATATCCAATCGCTATTATTAGTTAAAGTTTTTTCTAAATGTTCAAGAAAGGTTGATTTTCCAGCGCCAATATTTCCTTCCAATGAAATAATAATTGGTTGTTTCATTATAATAAATTGTTAATTTATTATAATTATAATTACCAATTCTATCATTCAATTTTATTAATGTTTATTTTTTTTATCACTGCATCCCATACCTCCCGTTCTCTTTTTATTACCGCATCCCATACCTCCCTTTCTTTTTTTAAAAGAGATTGCTTTTCTTGCTTTTTTAGTTAGACCTTTTGCTTTTTTCATTGATTTTCTTAATTTCTTTGTAACACCTTTCTTTACTTTTAACGCAACCTTTCCTGTTTTTTTAACAGCACCAATAGCAGCAGCTTCACCTTTATTGTAGAATTTTTTAGCATCCTTTAATGCATCTTTAAATTGATAAGAAGGATTTGATAAACGTCCTTGCTTAAATGTTTTTTTAACAGTATCGTTCCAAAGAGTCATATTTATATATAATATAAATATAAAAACATCTCTGTAAATAAAATCATGTTAACCAGAAAACAAATATGGAGAAAATATTGTTCTAAATCTTTAAAAAAAGACAATAAAGATAATTTAATAGGTATTCCTAAATTAAAAAAATCAATAACGTTTCATAATACCGCAAAAGTAACGTTGATTCCTAAACGAGAAGAATATATTTTATATGATTTAGAAAAATTAATTTGGTGGAGTGAAAAAGAGTTAGAAGATTTTCGAATAAATTACATAAACGAAATGAAATACAATACGATATGATTATCCAAAGAATTTCGTAATGGTCTGCATTCCATTTTCACGATGTGAAATCTTCGTTAAGAACTTATCGAATAATAATGTTTTTATTTTTGTTGAACAATATTTTTCTTTTTTTTTCATAAATAATTCCATATCTGGAAATTCATTTTCTAATTTCACCATTTCTCGACGATACGTTTTAATTGCTGCCGTTTTCTTTTGATATTCCCAAATATGTTCTAATGCTAAACCAAATAATTGCTGAAGGGGTTTCATCAATTGATTTGTGATATAATAGGTATAATCAATCGGTAATTTGTTTTCTACAATAAAATCGGGTGTTTCAATTTTTTCACCCACTAATGCCTTTTTGTCTTTATTTACAATAAATACAAATTTCATTCTATCTCCAGGTTTGGGTCTATTACCTGGATCACGTTTTCCTATTTTTTCAGCTAATACCCAATGTCCAATTTGCATTGGATTTTTATAATCACTTCTTAATGCTTTTGTAATCGCCAATTTCTCCATTGGAACTGTTCCTTCAATCAAATTTTCCAATGATTTGTTTAAGAATTCTATCGCATTTTGGATATTATTATTATTATTCATCAAGATGTTTAATATTCCACCATAAGTATCTTTTAAATAATCACATGAATCACGACGCTTTAAAGATAATCCCATATATTTCAAATTACCTTTTTTTGGATCTTCTTCATAAAGCATTCCTACATAACGCTTTTTTGAAAGCAAGATAAAAGGCATTAATGTTTTTTCATATTCTAAGCACTGTGGTGCTTTTAAGAATTGTGTACATAGATTCGCAGCTTCTTGAGCTAATTCAATAGTTAATTCTAATGCTTTTTGACCACGTATTTTTTTACCGTCTAGATCTTCTAGATTAAATGTGAAGAATACTGAATCAGTATCACCATAAACATATTCTGCACGGCATTTTACTTTTCCATAATCTTTTGTATCACAAATTCTATCGCCATAAATTTCTTCAATCATCTTTTTCGCATAAGTAATCATCATTCGACCTGTAGCAGTTGTTGATGCGGCTACATCTTGTTCATAAAATGTAGAGGTTCTAGCACCACATTGACCATATAGTGAGTTTGCTGTGACCTTATAACCAAGTTGTCTTTTATCTAATATATTTTGCATAAAAGGATCTGGTTCCGTTTTTATTTTTTTACGTGTATCTTTTCGCGCTTTCAATAGTTCTTCCAAAATCGCAGGCATAATAGATTTTTGTTCATCTGGTAATTGTGCCCAACGACAAATTTTTTTACCACAAATTACTTTTTCTGCACGAGAAGTAGGCGTTTTTCGTGTATATTTATATGTATCAAACTCAATATCGATATATTGATATTTTGGTAAATTATCATATATAAAATTTCCATCTTTGTCTTTTTCACCAGTTGTTTTTACTAGTTTTCCCTCTAAATCGTATTCTTTTGTCCATACCTTACTATCATGAGAATAGTTTTGACTAATCATAGATGATGGATAAAGAGAAGCATAATCAACACATGCTACTGGATTATCCATATACATTGAACACTTTGGAGGAAGCACAATTGCACCTTCATAACCATCCCCTGATTTTGTTTTTTCTAAATCAGGCATTAATGTGTTTTTCTCTCGACATTTTTTCGCCACATAACTTGTAAGTTTTATTCCTTGACCGCGAAATACTAAGAAGGAAATTGGAACGCTACATATACTAGACATCTCGACATATCCTGTTAAAACATCTATTTTCGACATCAAATGATGTACAAGGTTACAATCTTGAATACAGTATTTTGCGACAATCGCACGATCTGCATCAGAACCATTTGAAAGTCGGAAAATATCTTGAGGAGTAACATCATCTTTGGCGACACACCATTTTATTTTTTTATCGATTTGATCGGTCAATTCATGACCTTGTATCAAAATCACATTAAATTTCGATTTCTCATCATAAGGTTTATCGAATTCAATATCCAAAACTTTGAATTTTTTACCATCTTTATAATAATCTGATGTAAATCCACTTAGTTCGATATGTATAAAATCATTTGTATGTAATCCAGCCAAATTTTTACTATAAAGCTCTGTTATATCACCATATTTTTCATGAACACTATGTTTTATATATTTTACATTATCGCTAATATACTGACCAGCTACATCATCTAATTTATAAGAAGCTAGATTGAAATCACGTCTAAAATAAGTATACATATCTATCTGTAGTCTACCTATTGTCTTATAAAATCGCAAATCATATTCACCAGTTGCTAATACAATTTTGGTATTTTCAATAGATAAATCGTCATCACGATCTTTCGCACAAACCTCGTTTTTAATACGAGACAATTGTAAGAATTCACGTTCACAGTCTGTTTCTTGACTTCTACGAAACATAAATTCATAATCAAAACCAAATATATTGTATCCTATAATAACATCTGGATCTTCTTTTTGAATCAAATCACGCCATTTTAGTAATAGATCTCTTTCTGTATTTTCAATCTCAATCACTGCACCTTCTACTTCTTCACAACCACCCAAAACAAGGCAGTGATTTAAATAAGGCTCTTTTTCACCATATCGTAAGAATGTTGAACCTATAAAAGTTACCTTATCTCCTTCCAAATTTGGAAGTAGACGTAGTGGATGACCATCTGGATAAGCATAATCATCTGGTTGAAGTATATTGTTTAAAATTTTTATTTTGTCTTCACGTTGATAATTATTATTTAATAAAATATTCACGATCGTTTGTTTACTGTCTGTTTTTTTTAATATTTTAGAAGGTTTCATTTTACTCCAAACAGGTATAGATTCTACTTCATTGTTTGTTTGTTCTTCATCAGCTACAGTTTCAGATACTGTATTTTCATTTTCTTTTATTTTCTCAAAAGAAGATTCTATATCTAATCCAGTAGCATTTTTGTTTTCCATCATATCATTTACACTACTCGATAACATTGTATCTATAGAACTCAATATTAATTTCTTTGTAGGTTTCTTTTTAGGATATACCAGATCTATATTTTCAAAATTGTCCATTCCAAAAGCAGTCAAAATACATTTTTTAAATAACTGATTTCCTTTTTTAACATCTAACTTTTGAGACGATTTTTGAAATCGCATAAATACATCTACAATATTCATGGCTAGACGCTTATATGTTTTGATTGGTAATGGAAAATCGCCATGACTACTACTAGCCTCAATATCAAAACTGCATATCTTATAAGGAACTATTGTTTCTTTATTCGGCATAGGTTTTATATTATTTAATTTGCAAATATACTCATATGTACATGTTGTTGTCTTAACTGCAGGAGTTCTAGCTTGTTGAGTTGTTACAAAGACCCAACCTGATGGACTTACATTGTAAATATGAAAATAACGTAGTAAAGGAGGAATTGTACTTTCATAGAGAATGAGATCTGTATTTTTAAAACTAAATCCTTTTAGTCTTCGATAATCGCGATCATCTTCTCGTTCTTCTTCTGCAATATATTGATACCATAAAGATTTTACTTTGTTTAACGTAGTTGTATTATTAAATGTTATTTTCACAAATTTATGTGTCTTTCCACCAGTGAAACCATATAATTGATATCGGTCAACTAATTCAACCGATACAATATTCTGTGAATGATATTTACCAACACGCTGAGAAATATGATATTTTAGTTCAAGTGCAGATTCATCATTCCAATCATCACCTACTTTAACATAAAAGAAGGGTTTATAGTTATCTAGGTAAATACAACACGTCTCGCCCTTTTCATTAATACCAAACATTTGAATAATAAAATTTTCAGGATCATTGAAATTTATCTTTTCATCACTATCATCACTATCTATTTCATCGCTTAAATCGCCTTTTTTATTGAAAATATGAAAGTCGATTAAACGAAATGATTTTCCTTGAACAACACGTTTAATTTTAGACATTGTTTATATTTATGTATTTCGGTTTATTATGTTTATCACAAAATCTTTGTTATTAATTCATTCAATTTTATCTAAAAATATGTCCATTCAATATATAATGACTTCAGAACATTTAAAATTATTTGGATTTACTGTATTTTTATTTATTGTTTTACAACCAAATTTATTTTTAAAAATACCTGCGAAATATGATATATTATTTATATTGTTTCATTCTCTAATATTCGCATTAATTTATATTATAGTAGACGATAACATGTTTATAATTAGTGAAAATTTTACATCCCAAGAAAAGGATTTTTTAGAAAAAAAATGCAAAGAAATTGAACATGCATTCGAAAAATATTCAAATGCAGATATTACAAATATGAGTGAAGATGATATTAAAAGTATTACACAAAATGTTATAAAAGACCTTAATGATGATCAAATAAAACGATTAAGAAAATATGCAGAATCAAACTTATCTAAAAACAATAAAAATACATATACAAAAGAACATAAGGCATATGATACTGAAATGCAAGATAAATTAAATTATATTGGTGACCATGCATCAGTTGATCATATAAAACTATTTGATTCTTTATCTAGAACAGAACAAAATGCATTGGAAAAAATATTAAATAGTATGAATATCGATGAAATTGATAAATATTTAAAACTCGATGTCGAAAATTTGCAAAAATCCATCCAGGATGTATTGAAATCAACATAATTCATTTAAAATTGTACATTTTTAAATGAATACTTATTTCTTTGTTGATTTACTTTCTGAATGGATTTATTCTTTGTATACCACGTCCTTTACACATTTCACTTTCTTCCCATTTAGGATCAGGAACGCAATCTGGTTGACCTTTTTCACATTTTATCTTTTTAGGTATACCAGGTTCCGTATTTACATGAAGTTTTTTGCCTTCTGATTCAATCACCAAACTCCACGAATTATTTATCTTTTTAGGTATACCAGGTTTCGTATTTACATCAAGTTTTTCGTCGTTTGATTCAATCACCAAACTCCACGAATTCATTTCTGAAATAGTTTCTGCCTTTAGTTTGTTGTATTCATTTTTTAAAGATTCACGCGCTTTTGGATCAACTGCATTATTACCCAATTTCTTATAATTTTTTAATTGTTGATTATTAGTTACCCTTTGAAACAATGATCTTTTCATTTCATCTTCACTTATGGGTTTGTCTGGATTTATTATTCCGTTATTTCTATCAATAGACTTTAATGCAGTACGCATTAAATTACTATGTCCTACTACATGAATATTATTATCGTTTTCTGATAAAAATTTATTTTTTTTTAATATACTTTTGAAAAAACTAATCCAAAAGAGAAATTGTTCGACACGGCCATCAACGGCATAATGTACTGGATTATAAAAATTTAAATTATTTAACAATTTTTTCGGATCAGGAGAAATGAATACACTTGAAATACCAGCATATTGTATTTGTAACTTTGTCAAAGTACTTACATTGGATCTAACAAATTTCTTAAATCCATAATAATCGAAATTAGATAAATCTTCTTCATTATAACCACGGATTCTTCCCTGTACTTTAACTGTATTTATAGTGGTGGTATCCCTATCCCACGCATCTCCTTGCAAAGTATATTCTACTATTTTAAAACTTGATTTTTTATCATCTGGATTAATAAAAGGAAAATGTAGTTTAATATTTTTTATCACTTTTAACCCACCTAGGGATTGTTTAATAAAAAAGTTTAAAAACTGTTTAAATTTTTCCAATTGTTGTTCTATTGTAGCTGGAAAATTACCAGTTTGAAAACCATATTGATAATGTTCTTTTAAAAATGGAGATATACATAAATGTAATGCATCAACCTGATTCTGGGTTTTTGGTATTAACCCATATAATATAACAGATGTCACCCATGTTCTTATTAAGCAAGAAACATAAACATAACTTGATTTAAACGATGGAGAAGGGTCCATAATATCCTTTTGTTTAAATTCTATTAAACGTCTAATACCTCCATCAGTTACTAATGGTTCCATAGTTTTATTCAGTTCCCATGTAATATTATTACATGAAGGTCCGTGACGTGTGAAACGAATTTTTGTATTTTTCCCAATAGAATCAAGTAATTCGAGTATTGTTTGATCAAATTTGTTATAATCTTTCCGTTTTGTTAATACCTCAAGGTATTTGTTATCATCTGCCTGTAAAAATTTTTCATTGAAATCTCCAATCAACTCAAGTATTTTTCTTATTTTACCGATATCATCATATTCTTTCTCCACCCATTTATTTTTATCGTTGTATGTAAAAAATATCTGATGAAGGTAACTTGTTTGTGTTATAAGTATATAGTATCCTCTAACTGCGTTTATTAGAGCTTTATATTCGTCAGGAGAAAGAAGTGGAGAATCTTGATTTAATTCTTCATCTTCATTGGCTTTAACTGGTCGTTTTATATCACTACCTTCAATAGATTTTACTCTAGAATCAACACTTTTTTGGTCTGGTATTACAACAGTACCGTATGTAGTAGTTACACTTGTATCAGTAGTAGGAGCTTCGCCACCTGCTATAACATCTTCTTTTTCTTCTTCTTCTACTTCTACACCAATACTTTTTTTTATAACAGATTCTGGTACTGGTACACCAATACTTTTTGCTACATCTTTAATAAATCCTTCTATTTCTGTTAGATTTGCAAGATAATCATATATGTTTACAAATTCGTATAAGTAATCAACATCATATGTACCATCTATATATTTTTCAAATACTTTTTTTATTTTTTCTATTTTTTCTTCTTTAACCTTTTTATTATCAGGTTTATCATGTTTATTGTATGCAGAATTTACTTCATGAAATATTTCAAGTAAAGGATTTTGATTTTCTCTCCTTGTAGACCCTATTGTACCTTTGAAAAAACCACCTTTTTGTGTCTTACGTTTTTGACGATATTGACGTTTTGATTTTTTATTTATTTTTCTATTTTTTTGTGTTATATTTCTTTTACGTAAAGTTTTCATTATATATTAATCATATAAATTAATAAATACATTAATGGAAAAATTATTTAAATGTGAAAAATGAGTATTAAATAACATGAGTGAATTATATCAAACAAAATTACCAATTCATCTAAATATAATAAAGAAACTAGATGGATTTATTACCAATGGACGAATACCACATATACTATTCCATGGTGCATCTGGAACAGGAAAAAAAACGATTGTTTATGATTTTGTAAATAAAATTTACAATAATGATAAATCAAAAATAAGAACAAATGTAATGTATGTAAATTGTGCACATGGAAAAGGAATTAAGTTTATCAGAGATGAATTGAAATTTTTTGCTAAAACCAATATTCAAGGTACAAAGGGAATACAATTTAAAACTATTGTTTTGTTTAATGCTGATAGTTTAACAATTGATGCGCAGTCAGCTATGAGAAGATGTATTGAATCCTTTAGTCATAATACACGTTTTTTTATTGTTGTGGAAAATAAACATAAAATGTTAAATCCAATATTATCTCGATTTTGTGAAATCTATATACCAGATAATGTCGATGAAAATGGTAAAATTCAAAATTTACATCAATATCATTTAGAACAAGTTTATGGAAAAGATATCGAATATATAGAATGGTTTAACGATATTATTGGTTCTAATCTTAATAAAACGGATATTGAATTTATAAAAATTGTTAATAATACATATGATAATGCTTTTTCTACTATTGATTTTATAAATTGGATCAAACAATGTTCATTTTTAAAAGAAAAACAAAAATGTGAAATAGTGATGTACTTTCATAAAATAAAATCAGAGTATAGAAATGAAAAATTATTAATGTTAACAATTTTATCTTTTATTAAAAAAATTATTTAGTTCGTTATAAATAAAATAATGTTTTAGACATAATATGTAAATGGATGATTTCGTTATTTCCAATTTACATGAAGCTCGCAATGAATGGTGCAGCCGTTTAGTTAGTATTTTAACACCATTAGTAGAAGAAGGTGTTCGTTCTATTTTTGACGAAGCATGGAAAATATGCCTCGATTCTGATGAGATGAATAAATATTTAATGACTTTTCAAAATCTTTTATCTAGAATCCCAAAATGGAATTCTGTTATTATTGAAGAAGAACGACAACGTATTATAGAACGTTCTGGATGTAATTATTTAGAAGATCTTATTACATGTGTACACATTATTCAATTAAAAGTTCTTACATGTATACGTGTTGGTAATAAACAAAAAAAAGTAGATATTTCCATTCCGAAATTAGACCCTTTTATTCATCGTGTTTACATTCAAACTGCACGTAAAATTTATTCAAATGTCTATCTTTTTGAGAAAAACGTTTCTCCTTTACAAACACAGAAAAATGCTCGTGAATTAGAAATGTTAATTCAAGAAGCCATTTTAACAACTATTCGTGAAAGTATACCTACTGAGGCTATTATTCGCGCTTATATGGATGAAAGTGAAGAACAAGAAGAAGAAGTCACAATTGAAAATATTAAAGAACCAGAAATTACAAAAGAAGAAGAAAAAGAACAAGAAAATAAACAAGCACAAGAAAAGGCAGAAGAAGAAGCAGAACCTGTTTCTATTACACCTACTATTAAAAATATCGATGATGAAAAAGTCGTTACAAAACTAACATTTAATGATTTAGATTCAGCTATATCAGAAGATAATAAAGAGGAAATCATTGATGCACCAAAAACATTGGAGCGTTTAGAAGACATTAGTGTTTCTCGTTCTTTAGAACGTAAAATGATGGAAGAAGACGATTCAGATGATGACGATGAACGTATCAAAATTCACACTGATACAATGGATTTAACTGGTTTTGATTTATTAGATGAACCTGAAAAAAATGATATTGAAAGTGCGAACATTGTATTGGAAGCAGAAGAACTATTATAATTTTTTTTGTAACTGATTTACAGATAATTATATGATTATATGTAAATGGAAAATCAACGAACATCATCAAGACGCTCTGCTATAAAACCTATTGAAAAAAAAATTGTTAAATCAAATACGAAAAGTTTATATTATTGTGACGACTGTTTCAAGAGTTTATATCATCATGATTGTGATCAGTTATTTTGTTGTAAAAAATGTGATATTAAAATTTGCAAAGATTGTTTTATTAAATCAGACAAATGTGTAAATTGTTTTCAGCGAATGAGCATTTTTTTAAAAAAAGATCAGATAAGAAACCCTACAAACATTGATCATTTTATAGAAGTCAAAAATTCAAAAGGGTGGCGTTGTTTATTTGGATGTTAAACGTTCGTTAATTTTATACCGCGGTAAAAAACCATTCTAACTCATAAGGTTCCAATTCTTTGGGACAAATAAAAAAAATTGGGAATACATTTTTTGCTTTTGATAAAAAATGTCGATTAAAAAAAACTCCAAATCTATTAGCTGCTATAATTGTAAATAAAGAACATATTATTAACTTTTTGTACATATATTAATTATTAGATTTTTTTGTTTAAGTAATTTAATAGAGAGATGCGTTTTAATAACTATATAAAATTGATAGGCTTTTTCGCAAATAACTTAAAGCATACACACGAATATAATTATATAACAAAGATGCCTTACTGTAATACTGGAGCTGTACACCATTCCGGTGTAGGAAATGAAAAAGACCTTGTCTTTATGTTAAACACAAATACATCATTGAATATTAATCAACGATTATTACAACGCGTTCAATCAAATGAAACAGTTACTCCCCAATGGTCACATTTGGGTGGAACACAACAAAAAGCCGATTGCGATGTAAAGATCGGGGATCAATGTTTCGACGTATCTGTGAAACATCACGAGAAATCAGGTGGAACTTTTGATTGGATTAATACATCTAAATTAAAAGAATTTAACCCTGAAATTGCTGAATTGATAAAACCACGCGTTGCAGAGTTTCGAGAACGCAATAAAGAGGCTACCGAAGTTTCAAAAGAAATGCGTAATGAGATGGAAAATGTATTTAATAGTGCATTTGATCATATCTCTAGTGATCAAATAAAATCTCTTTTGAGTTCACTTTATTCAAAATATCCTGAATATGTATTGATTAATGATCGCGCAAAACAACGATTTGTTATGTATAACAAAACAAATAATTTTGACGAATTTGTAGGACATGACGATTGGGAATACTATTTAAAATCAAGTGGCCGTGCGAAGACATCACGCATGGTATTTAGACGAAAAGATGGCGTTGAAGTAAATACCAATTTACGTATTCGTTTGGTTTTAAATAACGGCATAAATGCATTGTTAGGTCTTAGTGAGAGAAATAAGACAAGTATCCCTTGTCTAAAGATTCAACAAGATCGTGTTGATATTTTGTTGCGAGACCTTGTAGATCCTATTATTGATGAAATTACTCAAGAAAAAATAGATAATTAGTAGTTAGATTTGTAATTTAATAAAATAAACGTTCCTTTTTATTTGTCTATGATAAATAAAAAACTAAATTTCTTATTTATTAGGCTTCATCTATATTTTTGATGGCGGGTCAAAAATTGGATTCTCATGAACAGTAGGTTTTTTGTGTGATATATCGTCTAATGTTACAATACTTTTTAATACATTTTTAGAATTTTTATTAGTGTTTGATATAAATTTTACACATTTTGATGCTATTACATGACTTGTTCTAGACTTAAAATCTAATTGTTTTCGTAGGGTATTTATTTTCTCGATTAATATTGTTTTTAATAGTATTTGTAGATTTAACATATAGATATTGATTTCGGGTTTTATATTTATTTCTAATTTTTCACGCAAAGTGTTATAATTGTTTATAAAATTTACAACTTCGTTGGCTATGTCTTCGTGTAACAATAATAAAATAGAAGCTATAAACACTGCTTTTTCATACTTATTATCTTGATAAGGTTTATCTTCATATCTCATTATGGTAGGAATACTTGATTTTTGTTTAAAAAAAACACTACCTATTTTATCCATAACATCTAAAGTTTGTTGAGCTGTTTTCGATCCGAATAAACGTATACGATAAGGAACGCTACCAACATTCATTGTAAAAGTTACTTTATCTAAATCGCCTAAAATTACTTCTCCTTTTTCGTTTAAAAATAATTGTGCCGCTTTTGGATCACAATGATGAAATTGCATGTGATAAAACAAAGTATCAAGATTTTTAGTTAAACTCAATGACCATTTAATTATCTTAATAGCAATATTTGTTTTAAATCTTGGTTCTACACCTTTATTATTATCAATATATTCAGCAGTTTTTTTAATAAAGTCTTCAATAGAAAAAACCCCACCTTCTAACTTATTGTCAAAGTCGTTTAAATTATATGAATACTTCGGTCCTTTTAACATATAGCTCTTCTCATCTAGTTTACAAATTTCGTCATATTTTTCAATATTAGTTACATCTACAACCTCTCTTTGTGTTCTCTTAATTTTTAATTGATTTATACATCCTTGTACTAGTAAATTCATTGTATGTGGATCTACTCCAATTACATTATTACGACTATTAACATAAACTTTAGGTTCAAATCCTTTTGGTGGTCCTTTGAAGACACTACCACTTCTATCACAAATTTTAATAATTTGTCCACTTTTAGAATCAGTGTGTCGTCTACATAATTGTTCACTCTCGCCTATTTTTCCACATTCTTGGCGCTCAACATTGTTGCTAACAACACTGGTAATTTGGTCTTTAATCTCATTATTACCTCCTTGTTTTCGTGTTTTTCTTCTATAAAATTTTGCTTTTTTCTTTATTGAATTTTTTTTTCGATATTTTTTTGTATGATGTAAATTTCTTCTTATTTTTTTACTTTTCATTATAAAATAATAAGATATTTTTAATTAAATCGCGATTTCACTATATCTAAAACTTCATTATTCATATCATTTAATAAACACGTTCTATCTAAATTATTACATGCACTACCTGTAGTTCCAGAACCACACATAGGATCTAATACTATATCATTTTTATCTGTACTAATTTCTACTAAACGTTCCAATAATTTTACAGGTTTTGCAGTAGGATATTTTCTACCTTCCGAACCTTGACTTATTGAATGAATATCATCCCAAAGATCAGTACAAGGTTTTCCAGGATTTTCACTCAAATAAATCTTTTTATACAATTTTCCTCCAGGTTTTTTAGGAAAATGAAGTCGATTGTCTTTTTCCAATTTTTCTAATTCGGGTTTCGCAATACGCCATCCAGATGTAGGATTAAATGTTTGTCCATTCACAATAAATTCATACATATATCCTTTTTTTGTATTTTCAGTAACTAAATGTCCCAATGAATAATTTCCACGTTCATCACTATTTTTAAACGAATTTTTCAAATAAGTAGGATCTTTTTCTTGTAAAACAACGTTAAATTTCGCCTTTTCTTTAAAATTACATTTAAATATCACATCAATAGTCGCTCCTAATTTGTTTTTCACATTGTTTTTTGAACGTGCTTTTTTCCAGAAAATAGGAGTAACTACTTTAAAATGTTTATGCAAAACCATTTGTGGAATTAACATACATGCTGCGGAAATATGAAAATATAGGGTTCCATCTAATTTTAAAACACGTTTTAAATCAATGATCGTTTCATCAATAAAGTTTTCATAACTTGCATCATCCCATTTATCTCCAAACCCAATGTCTGAATCTACACTCATTGTATAATTTCGATCAGAATTAAAGGGTGGATCTAGATAAATCATTTGAACTGATTTATCTTCCAACGTTTTAACATAGTCTTTACATGTCGCTATAGAGAGAGTAACTCGTTCATTTAATTTTTCCGTTATATTACGTTTTTTTTTGATAATCACTCGTTTCGGCATTATATGTGTTAATTAAAAATATTAACATATATTTAAATCAATTTTGTATATTTATTTGAAATGTGTAAGATGCAAGAGAACTTTGGTAACTAACTGATATATTATATTATTTTCGCTCTTTGTAAATTCTTTATTATATGGAATAGCAATCCGTTTGTTAATAAGTGTATGAATACGTTCTTTTGCAGCATCACGAATACGGTTACTAATTTTTTTATTATTCCCCCCTTGAATATTTAGTATTATATTTACTCCCATATCGGCATATTTTTCAACAACATTATCTATTTTTTTTTGATATTCTAACATATTTGAGTAGTTTTTTACTATATATATTATTATTATATAAAAATCAATTTTATAATGCGTAATCATAACAATCAAAATATAAAAATTTATCATATATTTAGGAAAAAACAATGGAAGAAGTTTTCATTATTACAACCATTATTACTCTCTCTTTTTGTTTATCAAAATATATTGAATATAAATATTTTACAGACGACGTAAAACCTCTTAAGGATATTGTACGTGATTGTTTATTAGTTATGATTTGTGCAATTGGTGGATCCTATATTTATTTTTATTTTCAAACCACTATTCGTGACTTTTTTAATGTAGTTACTGAAACAAAGGTATTAAATAATGCTACTACTCAAGTTTTTACAGATAATCCTACTTTTTAATATTATTTAATCCTCCATGAAAACTTGGTTGTTTTTTTAATCTTATAAATTTATTGGAAATACGTTTATTATATTCCAATATAGATAAGAATGTCTGCGCAGATGATGATAATCTTGTTGAACGATACTCCATGTTGTTATTTATGTTACTAGATAAATAACAAAAAAAGCTTATCAATTTTATATTAAGGTAACCCTCCTATATAAGGGGACTCTCCCCCCTTAAACAAATAATACAGGTAATTTATCAATATCAATTACATCATCGACCACTTCATCATTAATTAAAAATTGTCTAAACATATCAAATTCTAGTTGAGCTTCTGGCGTATGTTTATGAACAGTTCTAGCAATCATTTTATAAAGTTTAAAATTTGGATATCGCTCTTGTCCATTTTTCTTGTATAAAATATTTTTATCATTATCATCCATACACCAACGTTTAATAGTCTTTTGGAAATCATCTAAATCATCATCTTTTTCTTCAACATCTGTTACAAAATCAAATAGAGACGATCCAAGACGACATAAATCGAAACTAGTGTTTGGTTCTAATCTTGGACGTTTATCATTAAAAAATGGTTCACAATTATATTGTGTAGCAGCATCACCATCTTTTGCAAAACTATCACTACAAAAAATATGTTCATTAAATCGATATACAGCTCTACCAAAATCAATTAATTTAAAAATTTTTCCATAAGTAGGTACTTTATAATATTTTTTATCAAATTTGTAATATAAAAATTCTTGGTCCGTTTCTTTAAACATAATATTATTTGTATGAAGATCATTATGTGTAAATTTAAACATTTTCTGGTAGATTAGTAAAGTCATTACTACTTGCATTAACATTGATGCTCCTTTCTCGTGATCCATTTCATCATTTACAAATAAATTATCTAATGTACCGTCACATTTTTCCATACAAATCATTTGAACAGGAAAATTATGAATATATCCAAATATTTCTTCTTCTTCTGTTTCTTCACTGTCTTCTTCATCATCATCTTCATCATCTTCTTCACAATTATCATCACCAGATTCATCAGAACTATAATTTACTTCACTTGTAGATGATTCAGAACTACTAGATGTTAAAGAAGAAGATCTGGTTTTGCTATAAATAGATTCAAGTTCATCAACACCATTCGATAATTGTTCTAATTCTTGTTTTGTTAGCTCAGGCAAATCATCACATTGCAAAAAAATACTATTATCTTCAATAGAAAGTTTTAATTTATTTTTTCGTGAAGAATTCATAGAAAAAAATGGATTCATTATATCTTCATTGTCGAAATCTTCTATGTAAAAATGTTTTCCGATGTTATTGTTAAAAAATTCGGAATTTCTTAAATATTCTACGTCGTCAGCAATATTTAATCGATGTTTTTCTTGGAGTCCAAGATAGGATCCATAAAAATCAACCCCATGAGGAACATTATAATCGTTTAAAACAATGCTAGTTAAAAAGCAAAAAAGTGAGTCTACATAAGAAGCATTATGTTTTGTTAATATTTTCGGATGCACAGTAGTTTCATCACTTTTAAAAGTAGGCATTGTACGGATTCTATCGTCTTCTATATCATATTTACCAATCATATATCGATAAGGATCTAAAAGAGGCGAAAATTTTATAAATAGCTCTCTATTTACGTTATTACCATCGCAAGATACAGTATTTAAATCAACTATGGTATTTTTATGTTTAAATGCGATATTATTATAATTACTTTGATTCATTGTAAAAAAACTATTGTAAAGTGGATTATATAATTGCAAGTCTTTTATATTATAAGGATTATATTCAGATGTTTCAGAATTTTCTTGGTATTGTTTTCCTAAAATAGACAAATCTATCTTATCTGGCTTTGAATAGAGTATTTTTAGTTTAGACATTTAGGTATAACGTCTAATAATAGATTTTTAGTAGAAAATAAACGTGTTTTCTTCCGTAATAATTTACTTTTTAAAATATCATTGTGTTACTATAGCAAAATGACTTTAGAATTAAAAAAATTTGATATGAGATGGATTACATTTGACCCAAAAGAAAATAAAGGTCCGGTTATAGTTATGATTGGTCGAAGAGATACTGGTAAATCATTTTTAGTGAGAGATCTACTATTTCATCATCAAGATATACCTATTGGAACGGTTATTTCAGGAACAGAAGCTGGTAATGGATTTTATGCGAAACATGTACCCAAGTTATTTATTCATGAAGAATACAGCACAATATTAATCGAAAATGTTTTACGACGTCAAAAAACTGTACTAAAGCAAATGAATAAAGAAATAGAAACCTATCGTAAAACTACTATTGACCCTCGAACCTTTGTTATTTTAGATGATTGTCTTTATGATCAAACCTGGACACGAGACAAAATGATGCGATTATTATTTATGAATGGACGTCATTGGAAGATTATGCTTATTATTACCATGCAATATCCTTTAGGCATACCTCCAAATTTAAGAACAAACATTGATTATGTTTTTATTTTACGTGAACCTTATTTAACGAATCGAAAACGCATTTGGGAAAATTATGCTTCCATGTTTCCTACATTAGAATCTTTTGCTTCTGTAATGGATCAAACAACAGAAAATTATGAATGTTTAGTGATTCATAATAATGCGAAATCAAATAAACTTTATGATCAAATTTTTTGGTATAAAGCTGAGAATCGTCCTGATTTTAAACTTGGTTCTAAAGAGTTTTGGGATATTTCAAAAACAATGGGATCAGATGATGAAGACGAAGCTTATGATCCATCAAAATCTAGAAAACGAAATACAGGTCAACAAATAAACGTGAAAAAAACCACCAGTAAATGGTAATATATAAAAATAAAACATTCTAATTTTTATATATTATTTAATCTTCTTTAGATTCCATTAATTCATTACTAATATCAGCAGCTGAACTTGATTCTTCTTTTTGTCCGTGACGTTCTAATAATTCTTTTTCATGTTGTTTTCTACCTTCTTCGTCTGCTACTTCACGATCTTCAAAGTTTACTGTTTCTTTTACACCAATTAATTCGCCCTCTTCATTAATGGTTTGTGTTAATACATTTCCGGATTGTTCAGCCTTTAAAATATTATCTTCAATGGCCTTTTGTTTTGTTTCTTTAACACGCTTATCAAATTCATCTTTAGCTTTAGCCTCATTCTTGATTTTTTCTTGATGAAGTTTATTTAATTCTTCTTCCATAAATTCAACACGTCCTGTTTTGTATGCATTAGGATCCCATGGAAGCCATATACCTACTGGAGCAACAAAAATATCATGATTAGGATCTTTATCACGAAGTTTTTTACAGTGTTGTTCTGCCTCTTCTTGTGTTGCGAAATTACCACGTGTTTTAACACCACGGACTGATGTTTGAAATCCATGTTCGCGTGAAAATTGTTCATTAAAACGATCTTCATTTTTATCTAAAAAATTTTGAAAATCATCTGAAACACCAGCTTCACGTAATGTTTTTTGTTCTTCTTTACAAAAATCATTGTAATCAGCCATTAATGTCTCTACATTTAAATTATATTTGTAAGAAATAAAATTAATAAAATCGCCAAATTTACTCATTGATTTTGTAAAATCCCATTGTTGTACAAATTGATCAAATAAATAAACTTCACGTTTTTTTAAAATTTTTTCAGGAGAAAGAAAAGACATGGTGGTAAATCGTTGTCCTGCAATCGCTTGATCTTCATCAAGAACATCCACATATTTAGGATTACTTGTACCATCTTCGAGATTTTTTCTTTCAAAAGTTAGTTCTTTAGATTCGCTCATTTAGCAAATAATTATGATAGATTATTTATCAAAGTGTTTAAGTATTTTTTTCGACAATCTATTATTATTGATAATTATTATTTTCCAATGGTATATTATATTTAGACAATGACTGAAATGTTTGACTTTAGCGAACTTGTTAAGCGTGCCCTTAAATATTTAATCGAGGGTTTAATGGTAGCTATTGCTGCATACGCAATCCCAAAACAATCACTTAAAATGGAAGAAGTTGTTATTATCGCATTAACAGCTGCTGCTACATTTAGCGTACTTGATGTATTTGTACCAACAATGGCTTCTTCAGCACGCGGTGGTGCCGGTTTCGGTATCGGTGCTAACTTAGTCGGTTTCCCAGGTGGTCTTTAATTAAATTAATAATATAATGATGTTACATTAATCATTATATTATTTAACCTTCTACTTTATCGTCATTATTATTTTCAATTATCTCATTTGATAATTCTTTCGTCTCACTTTCTTTCTTGGTATCGTTTTCTTTATTGGTATCGTTTTCTTCTTTTAATCCTTCTGGAAAATTTGGTTCATATCCATTTGAAATCAATGTTTTAGAAGATTCTGCTTGTTTTATCGCATTATATTGGCTTTCAACATCATCTTCTGTATCGTATTCAAATTGTTTATGTATTTGAATTCTTGGTTCACCCATTAATCCTGCTTCTAAGTTTGGAAAATTGTATAAAGATAAGTTTTTCTCTCCCCCAATATAAGAATCGTTTGTACTATCAGCTGCATCATAAAAACAACAACATATATACTCCCATATACTCTTATTTTCTTTTAATATTATTTTTGTCGTACCATCTACATTATGTACTTCCATAGGTGTAGTTGCACGTGTTCTATCAAGATATTCTTCTGGTATTGTAGTTAATAAATCTATTGTTAACTTTCGTTTTAAAAGATTTGAAGCTTCACATAATTTTGTGTAGACCCCATATTTTTTATTTAAATAATCCTTACCGTCTTCACCACGATTTTCTGGTCGTAAACGTAATGTTTTATATAAATCAATCGCCAACGAATAAAATTCCTTGGATTGTTTTAATTCTAACTCCATACTTGTTTGAATTCCCATATATAATTCTATCGCACCTATCATACCCATCAACATACCAATTAAACAAGTTATACCACTAACAACTTCTTGTTCTACATATTGTTGTAATCCAACTGAAACAGTTGAATTAATAGACGCCAATACAATCATAGGTAAACGAAAATATTTACCATAAGATTTAAAATGGTAATACCTACGTCGATGGTATTCACTCAAATTTACGCAATTGATACGCAATTTTTCACAAAGTGACTCTACTTCTTCTGTCCACTTATGAAGCATTATATATAATACATTTATATATAATTCAAAAATGCTAAAGGTTTACAAAAAAAATCATTTCAATTTTCTTTTTGTTTTTCGTCTCTTATTTTCTGATTATTTATTATATAATGAAATTGAATTATAAATATTACATCATTTTTTTCCTATTATTGTATTTATACACCATTCCAAGATATATATATTATCTTCCGACTATACCTTTTTATAATAATGATGAAGCTAATATAGTTTTTGAAAAAAGACAAAATGCTACAATAAAAGATATTGAATTTTTTAAACTCACTGATCCAAGTATAATCTTCGCATTCGTAGATCATGTTGATGAAAGCAATGATGAATTACGAAATATTATTACTGCCCCTCATGTATTATCTATAATATTATTTTTTAAATATATTATTAATCGTCCAAGACCTTATCAAATTATTAAAAAAATAAAACCTCTTTATTCAGAAACAGGTTCTACACCTGCACTACCAGCTGGACATGCATTTCAAGCCTATTATTTAGCACATATTTTATCAAAACGTTATCCTGATAAAAAACAGCTATTTGACTCCATAGCCAAACGATGCGATAGTGTTCGTGTAATTGGTGGTATTCATTATCCAAGCGACGGGGAATTATCAAAAAATCTTGTTAATTTTATGATAAACATTGGTATTTTTTAATTATTTTAAAAATATTAATATTTTTATCAATTACTATACAATTTTTTACAAAAATTATTTCAATTTTCTTTTTGTCTTTCGTCTCTTATTTTTGCGTGATTTTTTTGTTTTTTGACTCTTTTTTTTACGCGATTTCCTGGTTCGTTTTCCACCCATTTGAGTACATTGATAATGTTTGGATGTATGCTTTTCTGATTCACAAATTTCTTTTTTCGCATTTTTTGTAACTTCAGTTACATCACTTTCTTCAAAAATATTTAAATCTTTTAATTTTTGGGATAGATCAGCATATGTTTTAAAACATGTACACGTTCTACATTTGAAGTCACGACAAGATATTTCTTGGTTTTCTTTATCAATTATCTGATGAATAAATACATTACTAACTATTTTATTTTTAATCATATCTTCACCTGCATATTCATCTCCTTGACCATTATCTCCTATAAATATTAAATCATATTCAGGAAATAGAGCCTTGTATTGCTTAGCACGAATATATTTTATTTTACCAAATAATCGATATATACCTTCTTTATTATCACTACGAATATTTTTCGAAGCTTTTGAAATATCATTATCTACTATACTAGGAATAGCCAATGAAGCTGTATTACGAAAACCATCAATACCTTGTATAAATGCGAAATCATTTTTATCTTGTAAATATGAAATAGGCTTTAAATGAATATCATTTAATTTTCTTGCTTTTAAAATACCAGGAGTAGCCGATAATATAGTTGAATAACGTTTGTTTTTATCTGCAATTTTACGATAAAATTGTTTATAAAAGGTTTTAATACCGGGATATGGTTCTTTTTTAATCCAAGAATAATCACTACCTGCTATATCTTTTAAAATAGGTAATATTCCACTAAGAAAATAAAGACCTTTATTATCAGGATGAGCAAAAATTGTATCATCTATGTCTGTTAAAATATGTTTTACGCGTTTTTTTGCTATTTGTGTAAATATATTTAATAATTCTTCTCGTTTTTCTTTTACACTATCATCAATTAACATATTTGTAATATCTAAATCTTTATTGTAAATTTCACGTTGAAAAAATAGTTCACGTAAATCACAACCTCTATTTTTATCACTACTTGAAACACCTAAAGCTGTACTCGTAATAGTAGGATAAACCCATTCATTCAATCTCATTAAATCAACATCAAGAAATTTTTTTATTTCAAAAATCTTATCTTCTTTTTGTTCATCATTTAAATCAGCATTTATAATTGTTTGTACAGATTTATATAACTCTTCTATAATTAATTTCTTAAATTCTGGATTTATAGGATTACTATTCATAATTGCATTAATGTTATTTTTAAAATTTTCTACCTCATTCATTATATAAAATATGAATATTATAATATTATATTTAACCAATCTTGGACTATTTCTCTATCACCATACCATTTTTTTCCTGGTCGTTTGAAATGGTATACATCATGATATGTTTTTTGAAACGAACCTTCTAAATGCATTGCATCTATTGGTACAATTCCATCACCTTTCAATAGATTTTCATCTGTTTTTCCCATAACAGTTAAATAAGAGTCCAAGATATACTTTTTCTTATTAAATAAACCTTTTTCATTTGTTTTTATAGATTTTACATCTGAACCAATTGTAACATATCTAATCTTGGACTTTAAATAAGCATCTGGATAATTATTGTTTATATATGTTAAGCAACCTCTTGTTGTATCGAAATCCTTGTTTAAATGGATGTTATTTGGTGTACCCATTGTAATGAATGTAGATACGTAATTTTCACTCGGACAATTTGTTTTATAAAATGTACCATTTCCCAATAAAGCACGTCCAAGCCAACCACCAGCACTATGTCCACATAATATGATCGGTTTATTATCATTTTTTTTAATAGACATTTCAATCATGTGTTTTGCTTTATCTAAATACCAACCAAACATGGTTTCTGGAGTCATATCGTTTTTCCAAAATTGTGGATTTACTATATTTTTTCCTATTGAAAGCCAATCATGCCTTTCTATAGAGACTATATCAACTTCTACATTATTTTCATTACATGTTGCGGTTATTTCTTTATAATCTTGGACATTACAACCATAACCAGGTAATAAGACAATACGAGGATAATTCGAAAACCCATATACAGTTGTTATAAATAGTAATAAAAGAAACATTACTATTTAAAGATTTTTATTTTTATATTATTTTATGTAATTCCTAGTCTTATAATCTTTTTAAATATTGTCTTTTTTTAATGTAATAAACTAAAAATACCATGTTCGAAATGAACTGTTTGTATTATTGTTATCTTTTTTAAACATAATACCTCTTCCATCGCAACAATAACTATTGAATATACCGTAATCTGATACAAATGATCGTGCTAAAAGACAGCTTTCTTTTGTATCAAAATGAATTGTAAAAGGATTTTTGTTCGTTATTTTACTTAATACTTCAAAACAATGATATAAATCTTTATCATCATGTATTTTGCATAATTGTTTTTCTTTGTATTTCACTATTTTACATTGATTAGTATTTAATGGATCTATGTTAAATACATCTATTATGTCTTTTTCTATTTTAAAACGACTTTTACAAATAAATGTATTTATATAGATTAATAATTCTTTTGGTAACACCTTTTAGTATATAGTATTTATTTGTTTTTATTTACATTTATTAAAATATAAATAAATGGGCTCAGCGGGGAATTGAACCCCGGACCTCCCGCACCCAAAGCGGGAATCATACCACTAGACCACTAAGCCATACGACAGCTGCAAGATTCGAACTTGCGCGCCCAAAGGGCAATGCCTTAGCAGGGCACCGCGTTAACCACTCCGCCAAGCTGCCTTCAAATAATCTATTTATCGTTTTTTTATATCTATTTAATGATAAAAATTATAATAAAGATTAGGTAGTGTAATAGTTAATGATACGACGAATAAAAAAAGAATTTGAAACAAGTAATATTTTATCGAATAGTGAATACAATGAAGATACGAAAAAATTGACTTTTACATATAAAAACTGTTTAAATGTAATGATTACTTTAAACATCCATTATCCGTTTCGACCTCCAGAAAATTTACATATAAATGCACGTAAAATCTATTATAGTAAAATAGGTAACGGTCAAGCACTATTAAAATATTTTAATATAGTTTGTTTATGTTGTGTATCTATCCTTTGTCCTAATAATTGGAATTGTACTTATCGATTTGAAAAAATAATGGAAGAATATGAAATATATAAAACTATATCAAATAGTTCTGTGGTATTAGATTATATTGAAAAAAATAATCTATTACCTAGTGAAATTTTACATATTATCGCACGTTTTTGTGGCGATAAATTATAGGTTTTCTAATATTTCTATTGCTTCTGTATTTTCATTATATCTTGCCCAATCTAAGGCTGTGTATCCGTCTTTGTCTTTTGTTAAAATTGCTCCATTGTTAACTAATGTTTTAATAACTTCTGTATGATTATTTACAGTTGCCCAATGTAATGCTGTTCTATTAGCATAATTCATTTTATTTACATTAACTCCTTTTTGAATTAATATATTAACAACACTTAGATGTCCGTTATGTGATGCCCAATAGAGAGGACTCCAATCATTTACGTAAGTTAAATTTAATTTTGCTCCAGAAATTATTAATAATTCTACGATATTATTATGGCCATTTACTGCTGCCCAGTATAATGGTGAATATCCTATATTGTCTCTTTGGTTTACATTTTTACCTTCGTTAATTAATCTTTGTACTTTTTCAATATCACCATCATGAGAAGCCCAGAATAATTCAGTTCTTCCATTTTCATCACTAGGATCTTCAGGCTCTGGCTCTGGTTCTGGCTCTCGCTCTGGTTCTGGTAATGGACAAGTTTCTGAATATTTTAACAAATCTTCTCCTCCCATATAACCATGATAATAACAGTATACGCTTAATTTTTCAAAATCCCCTTTTACTTCAACTTCTATATCTCCATGGTAAAAATCATAATTAGGGGGATTGTCAGGAAATAATTCTTCTAGACCTCTGCTAATTTTTTTATCATCATCACCTAAATAAATAATTAACTCTTCTTTATCTTTATTTAACAAAGCCATTGCGTGATTTTCAGGTACACCTTTAAATACATATTTTCCTTTTGTTAATCCATATACTTTATTTGAATTATATGTTGTTGAGTTAAATACATATTTATTTCCATTTGCTTTTACAATATTAACTGTATTTTCTTTTATTAAACATTCCAGTTCAGGTTCAGGCTCTGGCTCTGGCTCTGGTTGTGGTTCAGGTTCAGGCTCTGGTTCAGGTTCAGGTTCAGGTTCTGGCTCTGGTTGAGGTTCTGGCTCTGGTTGAGGTTCTGGTTCTGGTTCTGGTTCTGGTTCTGGTTCTGGTTCTGGTTCTGGTTCTGGTTCAGGCTCAGGCTCAGGCTCTGGCTCAGGTTCTGGTTCAGGTTCAGGCTCAGGTTCTGGCTCTGGTTCTGGCTCAGGCTCTGGCTCAGGTTCTGGCTCTGGTTCTGGCTCAGGTTGAGGTTCAGGCTCTGGTTCAGGCTCTGGTTCAGGCTCTGGCTCAGGTTCTGGTTCAGGTTCAGGCTCAGGTTCTGGCTCTGGTTCTGGTTCTGGCTCAGGCTCAGGTTCTGGTTCTGGCTCAGGCTCAGGTTCTGGCTCAGGTTCTGGCTCAGGTTCTGGCTCTGGTTCTGGCTCCGGCTCTGGCTCAGGCTCAGGCTCTGGTTCAGGCTCTGGTTCAGGCTCTGGTTCAGGCTCTGGTTCAGGCTCTGGTTCAGGCTCTGGTATAACATTAACATAACCACCAATACCAAAAGGGACTCTATTTAATCTTTCTTGAGCGGAACTAGAGTCATCTGCATCTACTTTATAATTTTCAGGCATATTACCATCTATTACAAATATTGGGTATTCTCTATCACCTGATGCTTGTATTGCTAATTCATGAATATTTTCAATAGATTCATATTCGATAGTAACACCATTTTTAAATACTTCGGCTAATTTGTCTTTAGCTCCATTTCCAGTTGTATTTGAATTATAAACTACCTTATCGTTATGAATTGTATATACTTTAATATCTGGTAATGTATTCTCATCAATTCCATCTGGACTAGCTCTGATATATAATATTTTAGGATCATTTAATGTATCAATTTCAATACTACTTGCTGCTGCATTAGATTCAGAATCTACTAATATAAGCTCTATACCTCTCTTTTCTTCTGAATTATTGAATTTAAAGGATAATCCTGTACCTAATAAATCATTGATTTCTATACCTGGTAAGAAATTAACTCTTACTTTATATTCACCGTTTACAATTTCATTTTGTAATAATAACTGAGACGGTAAAAGAGGAGTAAGTTGTTGTTTTAACATACCCAATAAAAATTCTGATGTATATGATGGTGTTAAATAAATGATCAAGGTAAGTTCAGCTTGCTGTTGTGTTTCAACGTCATAATCAAACTTAATATCTACATAAACAGGAACATTTTGATAAAGAATACCTCTATGAATATAGATTAAACCATCATTATTAGCATATAATTCCATACTTCCATTTGTTAAATCACTATGTTGACTTAATTTTAATATTGAAATATTTGAATCTTGAATAGAATAGTTTGTGATCATTTCTAATGTATATGGTCTTTCAGTACCATAAATATCTTCAGCGTTAGATTTATAATTTGTATAAATTTTACATTGTTCATCATCACTTACAGTTATTAATTGTGAATTATTTTCATCTAATCTTGATGCGTTGGTTTCATTTAATAATTCTTCATCATCATATAATAAGACACTTTGATTCAATAATGTAAAGGTTTTTGATTTAATTTCATTTACATTTATAACAACATCTTCACGTTCAGGTTCAGGCTCTGGTTCGGGCTCTGGTTGAACAACTTTAAATTCTAGAGGATTCATAGCATTACCAAATATTCCATTTGATGTAAAATCAATAGTATTTTCTATATTATAAAGTTTAGATCCATCATATAATTTAAATGTTAATGTTTCACCAGATGATGCATTACTATAAACTGTTAAACTAACTATAGTTTTTCCTGTAGGTGGAAAAAATAACCATTTATTTTCTGATGTTTTTGCTATACCCCTTACTTCATCACCTACAAATGCTGCTAATATACCACTTGTTACTTCAACATTATCATTTATTATAATTGCACTAATAGATGCGTTAAATTCGTACGCATTTATATTAATGCTCCAATCCGGTTCTGGGTCATTTTCGACTTTTATAGATCCGTTCATCTATATAAATTATTATTACAAATAATAATTTACAGATATTTTATCATACCATTAATAAGTTTAACATTTAAATATTAGATAATATTTCCTCTATCTCAGTATGTTGTTTTATCTTTGCCCAATCTAAAGCGGTATATCCATCTTGATCTTTATTCATTGTCGCTCCTGATTTTACTAACATTTTTACTATTTCTACATAATTATTTACTGATGCCCAATGTAATGCTGTTCTTTTTGTGTTATCTTGTTTATTTACATTTTCTCCAGAATTAATTAATTTTTCTACTTTTTCGATATCACCATTATGAGCAGCCCAAAATAATTCTGTACGTCCATCTTTATCTGATTTATGCAATTGAGACTGTAATAAAACTTCGTTATTTTGATTTACAAATAATAAAATGTTATCACTGACTGATTTATAAAAATATCCCTTTCCTGGTTCTAACGTAGTTAATGCTCCAAACCATCCTAAACCGTCGTAATAAGTTGCGAAATTACTTTGATCTTTAATAAAATCACCATCTTGTGCATTACTAAATAAACCATTTGTATTTGTTGTTGTCCATAATGTTGCGGATTCCGAACGTGGGTAACCGATCCAATTCCATCCGGTTTCTAAACCAATTACTACAATATCTTCTTTTTGACCAGTTACAATTAATTTACCAGGAGAATCACTATTGTTTTTAAATAAAAATGTTTTTTCAACGTCTATCTCGGTTAATGCTCCAAACCATCCTGTACCATCATAATATTCTGCGAATGTACTTTGATCCTTGATAAATAACAATGGAACTTGATTTCCTTCGAAATCTTCTAATTGTATATTATTTAAACTATTATCATCTTGTTTTAAGTGAAAACTAATCCAGTTCCATCCTGGTGCAACTGTTATCTCTTGTGTTAAATCTGGTTGAGGTTCTGGCTCTGGTTCTGGTTCTGGTTCGATTAGTGAAACAGAGGAGGGTAAAACTATAGGTTGAGCTTCAGTAATCTCTTGATCAGTAGGAATAGTTGATGGTACTCCATTTTCACTATCGTTATTTTCTAAACTAGTAACTACGGCACTATATACTTTTGACATGTAAGTATTTTTATCATCATTCGATGAAGTTGGATTAGTGTTTAAATACCCTTTCATTTTAGAATATACGTTTTCACCGTAATTTACTACTTCACTAATGGTATTAATATCAAGTGGCGTTTCTAACTCATTTGCAGTTGAACCAATAAGTAATGCTATTATATCATTTGATCTTATTTTAGATACGATAGTATTTTTTATAGCTAAATTACTATCATTTCTATCATCTACATAGCCTTTGGCTAACTCAATTATTTGAGTTCTAATTGGTTCTGTATTAATTAATGTATTTGCTGCCCTCTTTATAGCACTTATAGTATCTTTGTGAGTATACTTACGAGTTGTACTTTTAACAGCGGCAGCTGAATTAACAGTTTCTATATAACTTCTCATAGACAGTTCATATAATGTGGTTGTCTCTTCATTTTCTAGACTTACTCCATATTCAGATAACAAAGAAGTTATTTCATCATCTGATAACTCAATACTTTGTCCTGTTAATAGTTTTTTAATCTCTGTTATACAATATCCTACAAAATCAGAATAATAACCAACGTATACTCTTTTTTCGAATTCATTTAATGATTTATCAAACGTAACCGATGACTCTCTACCTACACTACCGGTTGTTGCTCTTACTGTGTAGGTACCATTTGTATTAGGAGGAGGAATAAATTGAAGTTTATAATAGCCATCCCTATCAGTTGTATTTATAGCGTTTATATTTTCTACTGAATCACCATTACTATCTAATAACGTTATTACCAGATCTGAAACATTACCATTTATTGGATATGTAAAAACATTTAAAACATAGGTAGATATTACTTTTACACCTCGTTTACCACCAACTACTTGATTTTCACCAATTTCAAAAGATTCTCTTGGTAGTTTTATATTTATGTTATTTGGTGTAACATATACTGTTTTTAAACCAGAACCATAGAATGAGTAACCAATATCCCATTTATCAGGTAAAACTATGTTCTTTAAATTAGAACAATATCTAAAGTCATAAATGCCAGACTTTCTTAATTTGTTACTTACAATAACGGTTTCCAAATTTTCACAATATGCAAAAATATAACTATAAAATACATTTTGATCACTTCCGATGTCTATGCCCATCTCTTCCACATTATTACCCATAATCACGGACTGCAATGCACTGCAATTATAAAATGCCTGATAACCAATAAACCTGACGCTATCACCTATAGTCACATTCTGCATTTTAGTGCAATCATTAAATACAAGCTCACCAATTGCTGTTATACTTCCTTGTATAACTACCTCTTTAATAGTTTCTTTCCGAATCTCGTTACCATTTATGTCGTTATATAATTCTAATATATCAAGTATACCATTATCTCTAGACCTTAACATAACATATTGTGTAGTATTATCTGTATTTGTAATTATAAGATCGTCTGTAATTACTATATCTACGTCTTCTTTTCCATAAAAATTTTCTTCTTGTCCTTGTAATAGACCCAATCCATTATTTCCTCTAAGATACACAGTTTGTAATGGAGTTGCTTTAAATGCATTTTCACCAATAGTTGTGACATTATTTGGTATAGTAATTGATTTCAATCTATAGCATCTTCTAAACGTATCTTGATTAATAGTTTTGAATTCATTATTAACAGGTAATTTTACAGACTGTAACTCACTAGACAAAGCGAATGCAGCCCCACCAATACTCGTGACGCTATCAGGGATAGTCATGGACTTCAATTTATAGCAAGCAGAAAATGCACCATTACCAATACTCGTGACGCTATCAGGTATAGTCACAGACTGCAATGATGTACAACTTGAAAATGCATTATTACCAATAGTCGTGACGCTATCAGGGATAGTCACATCCCGCAATTCACTGCAATAAAAAAATGCATTCATACCAATACTCGTGACGCTATCACCTATAGTCACGGAATCCAATTTTTTGCACTCATAAAATGCACTATTACCAATACTCGTGACACTTCCTTGTATAACTACCTCTTTAATACTATCTTTCACAATATCGTTACCATTTGTGTCTTTATATTCTTGTATATCACTAAGTACACCATTATCACTAGACCTTAACATAACATTTTGTATACTTTCATCTTGATTTGTAATAATTACGTCTGGTGGTACTACATTTACTGTCTTTGTAACGCTACTTGTATTATCTGATTGATCTGTTGCTGTAATTGTATAAAGATAAGATCCATCTGCAAGATCAGCACCTGTTTTTAAACTTACTATTACAGTATTTTCTGGGGTATTAGGAAAGGTTAATTTGATATCATCTTTATTATCAACTGACCATTCTACTGGTTCATTAGCACTAATACTTCCTAATGAGGTTTGTCCTTCAATTATTGAATCTACCAAATTATCAGTAAGTACTGGATCGGTTGTATCAATAGTTATAGATAATTCACTAGAAACAGCTGATGTGTTACCAGATTGATCGGTTGCTGTTGCTGTAATTGAATAAGTTCCATCAACAAGAGGAGAACAAGTAATAGAAAAATTACCAGCACTATCTGCGATTTCAGAACCTAAAAGAGTTGCACCGTTGAAAAGATCAACAATACTTCCAGCTTCTGCTTTACCATTAATTGTAGGTGTGACATTATTGGTTGGTTTAATTGAATTTAAAATAGGAGGTTCAGGAGCAGTTGTATCTACTACATTTACAGTTCTTGTAGCTGTTCCAACATTACCTGAAGGATCTGTAGAACTATAACTAACTGTATATGTACCAAGAGTGTTTGTATCTACATCATTACTTGTTGTTACTACAGTAACATCTCCAGAAAGATCAGTAGCAGTTGCTCCAGCATCATTATATGTATCTCCTAATTCAACTGTAGCTGGATTATCCCCAGTAACAGTAACTACTGGGGCAGTTGTATCTTCTACTATCACAGTTCTTGTAGCTGTTCCGACATTACCTGAATCATCTGTAGATGTATATGTAACCGTATAAGTACCAACTGTATTTGTATCTACTGTTCCAGTAGTTACCACAGTAACATCTCCAGAAAGATCAGTAGCAGTTGCTCCAGCATCAGTATATGTACCTCCTAATTCAACTGTAGCTGGATTATCCCCATTAACAGTAACTTTTGGAGGTGTTCTATCTACTACTTTCACAATTCTTGTAGCTGTTCCAAGATTACCTGAATCATCAGTACACGTATATGTAATCAAATAACTACCAAGGACGTTTGTATCTACTGTTCCAGTAGTTACCACAGTAACATCTCCAGAAAGATCAGTAGCAGTTGCTCCAGCATCAGTATATGTACCTCCTAATTCAACTGTAGCTGGATTATCCCCAGTAACATTAACTTTTGGAGGTGTTGTATCTTCTACTATCACAGTTCTTGTAGCTGTTCCGGCATTACCTGAAGTATCTGTAGATGTATATGTAAGTGTGTATGTACCAACAGAATTTGTATCCACTGTTCCAGTTGTTACTACAGTAACAGGTCCAGAAAGATCGGTAGCAGTTGCTCCGGCATCAGTATATGTATCTCCTAATTCAACAAAGGCTGGATTATCCCCAGTAACAGTCACAACAGGAGCGGTTGTATCTACTACATTCACAACTCTTGTAGCTGTTCCAACATTACCAGAAGGATCTGTAGATGTATATGTAAGTATGTATGTACCAACTGTATTTATATCTACTGTTCCAGTTGTTACTACAGTAACAGGTCCAGAAAGATCGGTAGCAGTTGCTCCATTATCACTATATGTAACTCCTAATTCAACTGTAGCTGGATTTTCTCCAGTAACTTTAACTTCCGGTGCAATTGTATCTACTACATTCACAGTTCTTGTAGCTATTCCAACATTATCAGAAGGATCTGTAGATGTATATGTAATTGTGTATACTCCAACTGTATTTGTATCTACTGTTCCCGTTTTTTCGACAGTAACATCTCCAGAAGCATCAGTAGCAGTTGCTCCAGCATCAGTATATGTACCTCCTAATTCAATCGTAACTGGATTAGTCCCAGTAACAGTCACAACAGGAGCAGTTGTATCTACTACATTCACAACTCTTGTAGCTGTTCCAATATTACCAGAAGGATCTGTAGATGTATATGTAATTATATATACTCCAACAGTAGTTGTATCCACTGTTCCCGTTGTTTCGACAGTAACAGGTCCCGAATCATCAGTAGCAGTTGCTCCAGCATCACTATATGTATCTCCTAATTCAACTGTAACTGGATTTTCTCCAGTAACTTTAACTTCCGGTGCAGTTGTATCTTTATCAGCTTCATCACCAATAAATACAAAATTATTATTACTATTAGCAGCAGTACTTTCAATTGATTCAATAGTATCACCTACACCATTCTCAAAATAAAATGGATCATCGGCACATATCATATACTTTTTACCTATCTCAAAAGTTCCACTAAAAACTACCGTCAATTCATCACCTGCCTTAAGGGTTGGTTGTAAAAAAATATGATTATCATAACGTGTAGTACCGTCTGACTCGTTTTCTATTTCTGTTTCAGCTGTAATCGTGTATACTGTACCCGTAGAACCAGTAATTGTAGATGATCCTTCTATATTTAACGCATAATTATCGCTTGATTTTTGATAATATGCTGTCTTCACACCATCAACTTCGGGATTCGCATAAAGTGCTGTATCAGCTAATAAACCACCACTTACTATTCCTGATGCCTCTTCATCATCAGTAGTTACTTCTAATATTCTTATCCAATCTTTATTCTGCCAACCGGTAGCATCTTGGCTTCCTATATTCGCAACAGTAAATGTAATATGTCCTGAATTTTTATCAAAATTACCATTTGTTAACGCTAAGTCAGGAGAATTTCCTTCACTATTAAACCTTTGTCCACGTTTCATAGATTGACTCATCTATATAAATTATTATTACAAATAATAATTTACAAAAATTAGTATCATGAAAATTTTTTCATTTAAATCCATAAGAAAAATTAGTAACACAAGAATATTCATATACAGGATGATATCCTACCACTGATCCAGCAAATAAAAAATGAGGATTTAATATGTTTTTTTGATGCCCCCTAGATTTTACACCATCATCAATAAAAAGATGTATAACAATATCTCTTGCATTCATAATACCATAATCAATATTTTCACCTATGGTTCCAGTCCATCTACAATACCTTTCTATACGATCTTTACTATTACTATTATCGCTACCAATATGTCCCATGATACCAGTTTTACTCATATCTTTTTGATGGTCAAATGCTGCTTTTTCTAATGAAATACTGGGTTTTATAGGAGGTAACGGTAGTGTATTCCTTAAAACTTTTATAGCTTTACGTACAGCTGATTTTCCTTCAACAGTTCGTATTAAAACATTATCATTACTTTTATATACAAGTTTATTATGTATAGCATCATGATGATCAAATAATCGCAAATGCTTTCTTAGATATTGAATATAATCTATTGGATTTTGGCGCAATAGAGACATTTCTGCACATATCTCATTTGTATTAGAATATATATCCAATTTTCTCATATAAAATTATTTAATATTATATTTACAATCAAAATTCTTTTCCAGTTTTTCAAACGCATATAAAAAAGATGCATCACGTAATGAATATTCATTACGTATAGAAAGACTATAAATTTTTTTAAATGTATCTTCAATTTTTTCATCAAATCGATCACGTATTTGTTTCTTTGTCCAATATTCATCACGCTTATTTTGTAACCATTCATAATAAGACACAAGAACTCCACCTGAATTAGCTAATATATCTGGAATAATAGGAATTTGTTTTTCTTCCAATATTTTTTCACCTTCATGATCAATTGGTCCATTTGCCGCTTCTACTACCAAGTCACAATTTACTTCCGAAGCATTTTCTTTAGTAATCTGATATTCTAAAGCACTAGGAATTAAAATATTACAATGTGTTTTAAAAAAATCTTCTTTTGTTATTTCATCACCATAAGGATATCCATGTATACCTTTATTTTTTCTAACATATTCACGTAAATTAAAAATATTAAAACCTTCACTTGATGATAAATAACCCGAATGATCTCCTACTGCTATCAAATTCATTCCATATGAGTTTAATAATTCACATGTATAATATCCAACATTTCCAAATCCTTGTATTATATAATTTTTTCCTTTAAGATCATAATTTTTTTTCAATGCCCATTCACGAATCATCAACGCTACACCTCTTCCGGTTGCTTCTTCTCTAACATGACTACCACCTAAACCTACAGATTTTCCTGTAAAGACACTTTTCATATTAGATGTTTGATTAAAATTACCACTAATATTATTATACTCATCGGTCATCCAATCCATTATTTTTGAATTTGTATTTACATCTGGTGCAGGAATATCTTTATTTGATCCTATATACGGATATAGTGCTTTTGTAAATCCTCTAGTAATTTTTTCTATTTGTTTATCATCGTATTTATTAACATCTATAGAAATACCTCCTTTAGCACCTCCAAATGGTATATCTTGAATCGCACATTTATATGTCATCCATTGACTCAACGCATTTACTTCATCTAATGATACAGAAGGGTGATAACGTAATCCACCTTTAAATGGACCTAGATAATTATTATGTTGAACACGATACCCAGAAAATATTTCTATTTTATCGTCTAATTTTACCGGAAAATTTATCTTGATTTCATTACTTGGTTCAGATAAAACCTTTAAAAGATTTGGATTTACATATGTCTTACTTGTAGCTTTTTGTATTTGTTTTTTAATAATAGAAAGCATGATAATATTTCTATTATTAATATTGTAATATTGTTTTTATATATTTATTGTAGTTTGTATTCTATCTGTATTAATCGGTTTAATTTCTTCATATGTGTAAACAGTGGTGTATTTTGTTTTTAAATGATAAATAACACAAATAAATATTGTTGAACTAGTTTTTTCTATCACAACTGGTAAAAAAAATGCTTGTTTTCCTATATAATAATACGCTAAAATACAACTTATTGAAGATAATACATTCATTCCTAATTCACATAAAATATTTGTTTTTGATAAATCGTCTGCTTTTTGTGTATCTATAGTATGAAGAATTTGTGGTATATATTTTAATGGGTGTAATATAGATATAAAAATATTCATAATTAATAAGATAGTAGACATATATTGCATAAATTAATTTAAATATATATATACAACATATTGATATGAATATTTTTAAAAATAAACCTAGAAGTGAAAGTATTAGTAGCTTATCTATTGATTCTAAATCTGAAAGTTATGATAGTCTATATGAATTAGAAAAAAAAGAAGATTTAAATATAGATAAAGAACCTTCAAAAGTATTAAGAGATAATTTTTTTCAACAACATACAAAAGATATTAAAATAAAAAAAGAAATATTTATAAAAAAACGACATCGTGAAACACAAATACGATTATCACAATCACCTCAAATAGAAGATGTTTTAAACAAAATTAAAATATTTGAAGAGAAACAAAATACATTAAATGAATAAAAATTATATAAATAGATAATGCTGTTTATATAAATATAATGTTTTCTACATTACTTTTATTTGCCTTTTTTGCCTTTATTAACGGAAAAGAATACAAAGCAGTAGATGAAGTAGATCTTACCATGTATATGGGAAAATGGTACCAAGTATATGGTGATGGTTTTAATAAAATTTTTCAAGGCGATGGTCATTGCTCAACTGCTGAATATAAATTATTAGACGATGGACGTGTCTCTGTATTAAACAAACAACTCGATAAAAATGATAATCTTGATGCTATAACCGGTTTCGCATATTATAGTGAAGGAGATTGTTGTGGTTATCTTACAGTAGAATTAAAAGATCTAGATCCAGCGCCTTATTGGATTTTAGAATTAGGACCTGTTGTTTCAGACAATTATCAATATTCTATTGTATCTGATAATTTGGCGTTATCACTTTTTGTCTTAACTAGAGATGTTGACGAATTTTATCAAATGTATGATTCAAGTGTATTAGAATCGTTAAAAGAATTTGGGTTTACAAAGCCATGGAATTCACCCAAAACTATGAATCAAACTGATTGTTTTCATTAATATTTTTTCACAATAATTTACAGTAATAAGAAATAAAATATTCTCGTTCTTTTGGAGTTAAAATACCTATTTGAATATTTATTGAACTTAATGCTTTTGTTCCATGACTTATATATCTATCTATATAATTCGAAACAAGTTTTTTATCTTTGTTTTTCAATATGAAAATGCGTGAATATTTTTCAATACAGTTATCTGTGAATCCTAACATTGTTGGTTGGTCATCATTTAAATAACTACTTAAATCGTTATCTAACCAGTTCACATCAGCTTCTTCTTCATAATAAAACGAGTGCTTCCATCTTTCATAATATAATCTTCGTAAATAAAGCACACAGATGTTAAAAGACTTAATATCATCACAAAGCTCTTGTGATTGATGTTTATATGTATATGGTAATATATGTTCTCTAATAATATCATGAGGAAGTGTATTCATAATAATAATATCAAATATTTTATAAATTGTTTTCACAATAATTTAAATATAAATATATAGTAATAAGAAATGGAGCATCAGGACCACACTGTAGTAATTCTTCGTGGAAAATCAAAATTACCTAACAAAAAGGTAATAAAACCTAAAAATCATGTTGATCTACATGCAATTAAGATCGAAAATGAACAAGAAAATTTTACGATTACAACTATTCCTAAAAAAATTTGTAATCAAATTGCGCAAGCACGTAATAGTCAAAAAATGACTCAAAAAGACATGGCTCAGAGATTGGGTATTCAACAAAACATCTATATTACATTAGAGAATGGAAAAGCACAATGGAATGGTCCTACCAAACAAATGGTAAATAAAATAGAGAATGTATTGAAAGTAAAATTCCAGCGTTAATTTATCGATCAACGGGCATCATTTTGCGATATTCTACAATTCCACCACTATATTCATTTATATTTACAAAGCCTTTTTTCATTAACTCTTTAATAGCCAATTCAGATGCATTGCATTTAGAATGTGCACAATAAACAACAATAGGTACTTCATATATTTCAAGTTTGTTATTTTTAATATATGTTGCTAATTTTGGATAATGTATTTTAATTACTTCTCCAAACCAATCATTGAGTTCTTTTACCGACATTTTCGCAATCGTTTTATGGAAAAGATTAAACGAATTTGGTACATGATCTTTTGCGAAATATTCAGATGGTAAGGCATTTATAATAACAGTTTTACCCCCGTTCAATTCTTGGACAAATTGCTTATAACTATATTTGCAAATTACGATTTTTGTATAAATTTGTGAACCCCATTTTCCATCTTTCTCAACCACAAAATGTAAATGTCTAAAAAAAGTAGAATCTTGTGTTTGAGAAGAACGACGAGCTTTATACATTTGAGGACATTGGAATTTCAATGTTACATTACCCGATGCAGTACATTTTACAACGCCACTATTTTCAAAATTGTGATATGCGATTTTAGCATCTTTAATAAGGGGACTGTTTGTTTTATTTTCAGTAGCTGCCCAATATAATATTTTTTTTCCGGAAAATTGTTGTCCAAGTTCTAATTTCATGTCTACATTAAACTTGGGTGGTTTTTTTAAATTTAAACTATGATTATCAATAAAATTTCGTACATAATCGTATTTTGATAGCCATGTTGGTTTTAATGATTCTTTTGATTTGACTACTTTATCTGCGTCAAAATCTAAACAGCTAGCACAACTTCCTTTATTCATATAATAATAATTAGATTTTTTACTCCTTAAATTATATTATTTAGAAATATTTTTCTAATTATTATATATATTTATAATGCCTGGTTCTATTTCAAATAAATCAGCTTCAAAATCACCTTCAAATAAATCACTTTCAAAATCAGCTTCAGAATCACCTTCAGATAAAGAATATAACACCTTAGCTAAAACATTGAATGCTGTTAATAAGGATATGAGAAAGGGAGCGAATCCAAATGTCGGCCATATCAAGGTTGTATCGTCTAATAATAAAAAAGGAGGAAAGAAAAAAACACGTAGAATGAAATCAAAAAAGTCTCGTAAATCAAGAAAGTCTCGTAAATCCAAGAAATAAAGAATATATTAATAAAAAAATATTAATATTTTCAATTACATAGTTCCTAAAGTGCGTTCACATGATTCCAAAGCGCCTTCAACCCAACTTTGTTCTAAACTATAATTTTCACCACAAATATAGACGTTTTCCATAGGATTTGCTAAAAAATTAGCTACTTGGACACTATTTACCTCTTTTTTCCAATATCCTACTCCACAATCCCAATAAAAAACCCACACTTTTTCAGGTTCTTCGATATCTATTGAAAACGTTTTTCCTACCCATTTTACAATCGATTTTTTCAATTTTGATTGATCATCTCTACGTTTTCGCCAATAATCACAATACATATCGTCAGTATACGAAATCATTATTATGCCTTTCTCACTATCCATAGGTATTATATATCTAAGAGGATTGTTTGTAACGGTTTTTTTTATATCTTTAAACCATATATCGTCACGTTTGAATTTAGCATACACACGACACAACGCTTTACAACCTACACTTTCTCTTAATAATGGAAAAACGGGTTGCAAAAACGATATTTTTAGTAATGCAGGTTTAGGAATCGCAAATATGACGTTTTGAGTTTTTACCCTTTCTTTCGCATATTCTATACAATAATGTCCAAGATCCTTATCAAAATAAACATCTCGAACCATAGAATTTAGGCGCATTTTAGCACCTTTGTTTTTTAAATCTTGGACAAGTTTACTAATTAAATGATGAAAATATCCCGCATAAAAAGTAATATCATCTCGAATGCCTGTTTTAAATAAATGGTATGCATCATACATATTCATATGTTTTAATTGACCACTATATCCAGCAGCAACAATCATGAATTCTACTTCCTCCTTTTGTAAAACTTTTTCGGCGTATTCTTGAAATGTATAATTGCGAAGTATTTCGTCGTTTCGATTTTTTTCAACTTCTCGTAATACTTTTTTAATATATTCAAATCCTGTTTTGTTTTTATATTTAGGAGAAAATTGGTTTTTACTATCAATGAAATCTATACTACTTGATATACCTTTGTCTTTGCGAAAATCGAGCAAATCATATTTTTTTAATAATTTTATAACACGATTATGGTTTCGATTAAATCGTGCAGCACCGGCTGGAAAAGATACCGTTTTATTTGAATATTCGTAAATTCTACCTCCAAATTCGGAAGTACTTTCTAGCAGCAAAACGTTTTTAGATTTTTTTAATAATTCTAAATGCATGTATAACCCACTTATACCTCCACCTACAACTACATAGTCAAATATCATTATTAATTACATAATATTGATATTAAAAAATCTGTCACCAACCGGGATCGAACCAGTGACCTCAAGATCTTCAGTCTTGCGCTCTCCCAACTGAGCTATAGCGACATATTATTGTTATTTATATTATCAATTAATAATCCTACTGTACATTTTTGCCGTTTCAATGTAATTAGGATTATTATATATTCCTCTACCTACTATAATTATATCTGTATCTACTTCAGAAACAGGTCGATAATTTTGATCACCATCTGTTTTTTTCTCTAAATTAATTCCAGGAGTCATACAAAACATATTTTCTATTTCAAGCCTTTTTTGTGTGATAAATCCTACAACACGATCACTATTTGCAATAGCTAAATTTTTAGCATTTTCAGTGGAATCAAAACTATTATTCGACATATTTGCTACTATCAAAACTCCGGATAAAGATTTTACCACTTCATCTGATACATTTCCCATTACGGTGATAAGATCAACCCAATTCGCAAATTTTTTGTATTGTAGTATAACCGTGTGTGAAATATCTACAAATTTTCGATCTTCCATAATTAAGAAGTCATGTTTTATAGATAATTCAATTAAGCTGGTTTTTAAAGACTCATCTAGATCATTATAAAAATCATAATGAATTTTGCATACTACAATATCACTTCCAATTAAATCAAGCATTTTAACTAATTTTTCAGAATTGTCTAAATCCGCAGAGAAACATAATCGTGATTTCTTCTTTATTACTAAATCTTTTAATCGTTGTCTAACAATATCCGTTTTATAGAAAATACTTTTATACGGAACTGTTGGTTTAAATCCTTGCTGTCTATCTAAAATAGAAATGATTCCTATTATTTCTACTTTGTCTTTTAGAATATTAATTATATTTTGCACAGATCCACCCGTCGTTATAACATCTTCAATAATAACGCATTTGTTTTTTGTAGTGTATCTACCTTCAATTTGATTTTCAGAACCATAGTTTTTTTTCTCATTACGTACAATAATCATTGGTATATTGTAATGAATTGAAATATAACTGCAGATTGGTAATCCACCGATTGGAACACCACAAAGTAGATCGCATTTTTTATCTAACAAATTATACATCTCATCGCCTATCTTTTTTAAAAGATGGGGATATGATATTAATCGTTTCATATCGAAATAATATCTAGATATCTCACCACTTTTAAGCTTGAAACATCCATTTTTTATACAATCGGTTTCTAGTAGTGACGAAAGAAGCATTTTATTTTATTAAAAAATACTATTTATATCGTTTATCTTTGAACATTTTTTGGATTTTCATAACTTATTTTCCACATTTTTTGGATTTTATCTTGGTATTGACTTAAACGCAATCCTGGTAATTCACTTTTTACAATAGGTAAATTTCTCTCATAAAAATCTTTATATAATACTTTTGGATCAGGTAAATCGTCGTCAAAAATATTTATAGCATCTTCTATATTTGATGCGTCATAAACTGATTTTTCTTCAAATACATTATCGTTATCAATTTCAATAAAGAGATTTGGTGCCTTTACAATATTCTTTTTTTTCAATTCTTCTTCTTTCTTTTTTTCTTCTTCTTTTTTTAATCTATTATTTTCTTCACGTGCATTGATTCTACGCAATTCTTCAAATTTTCGTGCATCTTTTTCACGTTGTTGACTTTCTATTTTTGTGAGAGGACGATTTTTTAGTTCTTGTTCTAACGCATTTATCTCTCTTTTACCTCTACGTGATGTTGGACGTTCTTTATTACGTAGGTATTCTTGCTCTTCTTTATCAATCAATTCTTTCATCTCTCTTGCTTTTCGTAATTTTTCTTCTTGCTTTTTTTCTATCTTATCTTGTCGTTTTTTACCGCGGACATCAGTTCCTTCACTCCATCTACGGTCTTCTTCTAATTGTCGTTGTAATTCTTGAATTTCTCTCTCTTTTTCAAGTGCTTTTTGTAAGGTTTTTTTGGAAGGCATTATATAATTAATATATAAAAAAATACGCAGTTATCAAAAAAACATGTAAAATTGTTACCATATTAATCCGTATTTTTATACAACCACTCGAAACTGAAAGCATATTTTATAGATTCTTTTATTTTTTTTTTACACGTCATTTTGTTTTCATTTGCGTGTAGTGCATTTATATAGGGTATATAGTCGTTATTAGAATTACAAAATCTACAAAAGTAAAGTTCATTGATTTTATATGTATCACGAATACATATAAAACGATTGCATATTGTACAAGTATATAGTCCATCTAATATATAACATACCTGACATGCGAATCCTACCGGTTCTATTTTATGTTCTGTAAATGATACTGCTGATCTTCTTTTTGTTTTAATTTCAATTTCACCCGGTTCTTTTCCAAAAGTGGTTTCTTCTGGTCGTATTTTACCATGTCGTTTTCGCAAATCACGTATTTCACAATCATCGTAATTGCTTATTTCACTTTCTCTTTTCATATCTCTGTATTATTTTTAATACCACCAATAAATTAAAAAACATTCAATTTTATTTAATTTTTAAACAATCTATTTTACACTTTTTTTTCGTTTTACTTTAATAATTTTTATAGGTAACAATGAACGCTCTAACTCATTCAACGTAAATAAGTTTTGATATTCACTATTTTTTCGGTTAAATTCAACTGAATTTTTAGCATATATTTTACGCTGTGATTCTGAATTTTTAAGAGCTCCATTTGTATTTCGTTCTTCATAAAAGAATGAAATCACTCCAACAATAATAGCTCGAATACCCCATGCTGGATTCCAACTCTCTGGATGCCAATCAGAGAAGCTAAAACAAAGACTTTGACCGTCCGCTCTAAGACGTCCGTTTGGTGTAATCATTTTAATTTTTGGTGGTGCGAAAGGATATTCTTTGGTTAATTCAATGCTACCCATATAAATACCCCCTTTGTATTCGGTATCATCTTCTCCTTTAAATATAAACCTCCATTGAGATACATCATCATTGAATGGCTTTGCTATACAATTTGGAATAGGTTCTTTTATTAGATCTCTTAACTCTTTTTGTAATCGTTTCACATTCATATTATAGGTATGTATTTTGCTCTAGGCGTTTCTAGTAAAAAATCTTCAATTTTATACTTATCTGAAAAATCCATAGTTTGTGAATTATCTTCACTTTCTAGAGGTTCATTAAAACGATCAGATAAAACGTTTTTTGATAAATAATTTTTAGAAGATTTCACACCCAACCAAATAGAATTTAAAGGATCATTGCGTCTTTTTGTAATATATTCAAATCCATTCTCTTTTAACATATCACAAGTATCACGTAAATAATAATCATAAATATGCGGTTCAGTTGATTCAAATGCCCATTTACGAAAGATATTATTTTTTAATTGTTTATCGAGATTACTTGGGTCCATATCGATGATTGCGACAATTCCGCCTGGTGTTAATAAACGTTTTATTTCATTTAATACATTATTTGCTGCATCACATGGTAATTCATGAAACACAAAATTCGAAATAATAAAATCATAAGAATTATCACGTAATGTAGTTTTCTCAATATTACCATGAATATAATTAATTCCTAATTTATGTTCTGTATTTCGATAAGCAGCTACAGCTATAAAATAAGGACTTAAATCAATACCGTCTATTTTCGATTTTGGAAAGCAATTTTGTAAATATTCAGTAGAAATACCAATAGAACAACCCATATCTAATGCAGATTTGGGGTATTGTTTTGGATAAACACCTAACTCATCAATATATTTTTTTATATTCTGTGTTATGTTTTGACGCATCCATTCTTGTGCGACATAAGGGTCTTCTTTAGGCCAATAACCAGCAGCAATACTTAATGTAGCTGCATCTCCTTCTTTAGCAGCTAACCAATTTAAATTACCTTCATCATATCCATGAAATGGACGAGTATAGTAATCAGGATATATAATCATTTTATCTTCTTTTACATATCGAAAAGTATTTATATCTTCATATACGTCGTCGTATTTTTTATATAGTTTATCCCAAGGTATTCCAGAAGAGATAGCACGATCAATAAACCATTTACGTGCTTGTTCTTTTAAAGTAAACTGAAAACTATTCCAGTTTGTATTCTTCATATTATTCATATGTAAATAAAATGAATAACTGTTCACAAAACATAATAGTAAAATAAAACTTTTCATATTTTTACTATTATATAAAGAAATCTTTAATATAGTTTGTTATATATTTTTAGATAAGATAAATTTATAAGGATACATTATATGTTACAAAAAAAGACACTGGGATATTTAATACATGCAATTGCAGGAGCTTTACTTTTACCAATATTATATTATTATTCATTAAAAAAGAATTCATTAATGTGTGCGTTAATACCTACAATTCCAGTTTTAGGATTATATGGACTTTTCTGTACAATAGATAACAATGGAAATATAAATAAATATTTAAAAAATATTATTATATTTGGTTTTATGTATGCAGGATTTTTTTTATTAATACATTTTTTATATAAATTTACGAACGATATTGTTTTATCTTCTAGTTTATCATTAATTGTATGGTTTATAGTAACGATTATCTATATTTTGTATATTAATAATTAGTTATATTTTCCCATTCCTTTATTTTCGGATAAATTTTTTTGTAAATAATATATTTTACTTCTTGAATAGAGAGAGGATCATATTTTAAAACTACATTTTGAAAAAAGAAATACTGGAAAGTTATAATACAACCTCCAAAAAATATGTAATGTATAATTTTATAAAAATATTTTTTATATAATTGTTTTTGTATTTCATTTGCTTCTAAATGTTCATCATCTATAGAAGAGCGTCGATAACTATTTAAATCAACTAATTCTAATGATTCTTCATCTCTTTCTGCTGATGGTACATTTACAATTCCATTTACTTTTTTTAATTTTTTATATCCATTATAATATTTTACTATTAAATAAATCAAAACACTGATAAAAACCATGAGTAACCAATATTCAATAGTTTTAATAAAAAGTTTGTAGTTTTTTTTTTCGCGTTTTTTAATAGCTTCTTTTCGTTCTTCATTTAATGTATTTAAATAATCATCATCATTTTCATTAGTAATATTGTTATTATTAAACATACTTCCGATATAATAAACGAAATCATTATTCTTTGGTATTTGAAGATTATTTAATGTAATAAAATTTGTTGTAGGTATGGGAGTTGAAGGTGGATCTGGTATTAAATTTAATGGTTCTTTTGCTAATCTTTCTACTTTATCTTCAAATATATATGTCTCCATTGGGCCAATATAATAGAAATAAAAACAAATTTCTAGTATAGCGATACCTGATACATGAAATAATGCCGAATACATCTTAAATCTTATACAATAACGAGAAAAAAATTATACGGTTGGAAAAAATACCCAATCTAAATCTCCGCAAACTTTTTTCCATATCATATCTTGTTCTAATTGTTTTTCACGATCTTTCATCATTGGTATATAGGGTAAATATTGTAATTGATCTAATAATGTACATAATTGATATAATGTATATGTATAATTAAAGAAATTAGTGCGATTTGCAGGACAGTGTACTGCCCATGGTTTTTGGATTTCTATAAAAAGTACACATAATGTTTCATGTAATTCTTCGTTCATAATCGGTGGTTTAACACCAAAAATAGAATTGATATATTGAATATGTTCAAAATATTTATTGAGTCCAAGTTTACGTAATATTTCTCTCATTTTATCATAATTTATTTGTTTCATATCGGTTATACGTTCTTTTTTAATTCTAGCGCGTATTTGATCAATTACATCATCTGGTATTTGAGTGGTTTCCTTTGCTTGAAATTGTGATAAAATTTCTTTGAAATGATTTAATCGAATATAAGCAGTATAAGAAACTTCATTTGGAGGATCTTTATTATTTGGTTTTGAACTGTCTACAATATAGGTTATAAATTGACCACATTTTGGATTATTACAAATCATAATTCCTTCTTCATCTTGTGGAACCATTTCCCCTTTTTCACAAAGTGTACATTGATCACAAGACATAATATAATCTTGTGGATTTGTAAATTCATTATTTACATTTCTCCAGTATTCTTGATACATTTTTTTTGATTGCGTATATTTATCAGGATTTACATTATCGTTTTTTGTTGATTTTATTTTAAAAAATGAATTTAAAACTTTTACATTTTGCAATTGTTCACCATTTGATATTTGTTTTTTTGATTCAAAATAATCAAAAATATATCTAGAGTTGTCTAATAGATACAGTTTTTTTTCTTTTTCTAATTCTTTAATTTTCCTTTTTTTTTCTTTTATATCATCTTTGTAATCTAAAATTTTTTCTATCTTTGACTTTGGTAATGTTTTTATTTTTTCACGTAGTTGTTCTATTTCTTTTTTTAATTTAGGTATATGTTCAGTAATATTGTAATCAAATTTATCTAACATTTCTTGATGTTTTTCGTCCAGAGAAGTTATTTGCTTTATTTGAGTATTTTTGGCGATTTTACTCATTTAACATAAAATGAAAGAGATTCTTTTTTTTATGTTTTTTGTTTAAGAAATAATATGTTTTTTATGTTTATATTATATATTATTTTTTAAATGAGTGAAAAAAGACAAGATATAGAAGTTGTTACACAATTAAACATGTTGTGTCCTCCTGATGCAGAAAATTTCAAAGGAAATCTTACGAACAATGATCTTGGTTTTATGTTGGAGCGCAAATTCATAGAATTATGTCAGGTAGCCAAAATGGATGCATGGCATGATCATCATACTATTAGTAATTTATTGGCTGACGATATTGATAATTTTGTTATGAGACATCTTCCTATTATTACAGATGATAATCAACCAATAAATTGTTATAATAGTACTTCAGGTAGTAGTAGTAGTAGTAGAAGTGCTAGTACTACAAGTGCTAGTTCTGCATCAGGACAAGGTAGACCTTCAGATGAAGATGTTTTTATTTATAGAATGTTTTTAAAACAAGATAAACTTGATAATGTTGAGTCTCAAAAAATGTGTAAACCTTTATGTAATCCATTAAGAGAAGATAAATATATAGGATATGGATCTGAGATTTTTAATCAGACAATTACAAGTCGATATAATGTAGGTCATGTTCAATTTACAAGTGCTTCAAAAGAAGAAGAAAGTGGAAGTTATAATAAGGACTGTCCAGAATTTGATGAAAATCAATCTATGATTGAAAAATTTTTTGTTGAAAACCAAATCACCGAAGATATTTTTATTATTCGTGATGTAGCCTATGGAAATTGGGCTGATGATATAGCAAAATGGGGTAAAGGGGATATTAAAACAAATAATAATATTATTACTATACAAACTGCTGCTGGTATTTTTGATCCAGGTCCATCTACTCATTGTTTTACAACTGCAGGAAAAAGACAAGGTTTTCTTGATGTAGAAAGTAAATCAAGATATGCTTTATTTGAATCTTATAGTGAAGATAATTTTCATCAAGATGAAACTGTTATATTATATCCAAAAGTAGAAGATGACGACGATGATGACGATAAACCATTATTACGTAATCAACTATTATATACTCGTTTTGATTGTGTATTATATGGTAAAACATTGAAGTTACCTCAAAAAACTATATATTCGAAAGAAGACGTAATGAATTTTATTGATAGTGCTAATGTAAATTTTGTTGTTTCAGTACCTGATCCAAATGATTCTGAAAAAAATAATATTTATATTACAACAAAAAAAAATTCTAATAAAGCACAGTCAATAGCTGAATTACCTATAAATGATAGTATTATTAAAATGGAAGCATCAACATTAGCTTCTAAAAAAGGTCCTGGAACATATGATCCACGTTTGTTTGATAGTTATGGTCGTGATTATATTATTAATAGCAGTGGGCAATTAAAAATTATGACTAAAAAATTTGGTGATCATGGACAAGCGGTTACTGCATGTAGAGAAACATTATCATATCGTTTAATAGAACCTATAGATGCTACTGCAACTAGATTTAATATTATATCAGGTAAATCAAATGGATTTCATGCTTTTTTATCATTTGATCGTGTAGCAGTTGCTTCAGCTATTTATTATGGTACACCCATTGTAATATTTGTAAATCACGATGGCGCTATTATTTTTACAAGTAAAGAATTTGATAAATTTAAAACAGTAAGTGCACAATATCAAACTATAAAATCAGCAATAATACGAAAACGAGAAGAATATGTTTATCTTACTGTTTCAAGAAAAGTTATGGTAGATACAGATATATTTAATCAACAAAAACAAGATATTTCAGCAAAATTACCAAATATAATAAATTTTTTACAAATTATTTATGATTATCTCATAAGTGATAACATTGATGCTAAAAAAGCACCAACATTTGATATTGTATATCAAACATTTATTTCACTTCTCTACGTTATTTCTCCTTTTATTAATCTTTTTACAACACATATTAATGTTTCAAAAATAGTAAATCATGGACTTCCATCTCCAATGACTTTACCTGATTCGATAAGTGATGATAATAAAGAAATATTAGATAGTGCTAAAGAACATTTAGCTGTTTTAAATGAACAAGTTTCAAAGCTATCTGGTAATATTTCTCTTTATGAAATCACAGAAGATACAAAAGAAAAAATAACTATGATTAGCAATTTTTGTGAAGAAATTACTACGAAACAACTAGATGCATATAAAAGTATTAATTCATTAAAAAGCAAATTAAAATTAAATTCGATTACAAAAAAACTTATTGAAAGTTTTAATCCATATGTAGGATCACAAAAATCAACAATGAGACATAATACAAACAAACTAAAAGGACAAGTTGGTTGTGAAATCGGTATCACTTTAATCGAAGAAATATATCAAAATATGGGTCATTATCTATTTGAATTTAAATTAAATGGTGATGATGTAAAAAATACTACTGATTTAAAAAATATTTTTTCATCGATATTACATAGCATTTTTTTAAAAGCAACTCCTACTGCTATGCCTTTTTTCTTAACTTCTATTGGAAGAGAACAAGATGGTGGTGATAGTACAAAGTCATTAACGATTGTTAATGATACAGAAAGAGAAAGTATAAATAGTCAAATTGAAGAACAAGAAATACAAATTCATGCACGAGAAAATAAAATTAAAACTCTAGAGAAGGAAAGAAGAGAAGAAATGAAAGGTAAAACAAAAGAAGAAAAACAAAAGATAAAAGAAAGTTATGTTAAAAAAATAGAAAAAATAGAAAATTTAAAAGAAAAGATAGAAAATAGTAAATTACAATTATATAATCGACTTGCTGAACAAGAAAATTCAAATATGAATTATGAACGTAGTCAAAAAATATTTTTAGAAAATACATTTTCCAAAACAGATATAGTTTTTACTGTTTTTTCTGAGGAAGTAAAAAAAATACCTACTGAAATATCTGATCTTGAAATGTTTACAGAAGTAGAAGAAACAGTTAGTACTACAGACAACAATTACGAAATTAATACTGATTTTGAATTAGAAAGTGCTCCTTTACCTGAAACCACATTTTCAAATGGAGTAAAAAGTCTTGAGCAAAAATCACAACCAATAAAGAAAAAAAGGAGAAAGCAAGAAAATTCAACAGAAATTAGACGTAGTAGTCGACTTGCTGCGAAAAGAAAACTTGGTGGTGGAATACGTAAAAAACGTACAAAAAATAAAAATAAAAAATTGGAAAAGAAAACACGAAAAAGACGCACAAAACGAAAAAGACAAATGGGTGGCAGAGATGTTATACAAAGAAGAACATTACAAAGTAATAATAAACCACTAGTACCTTCTTATAAAGAAGATGTTGAAAATATGACTACAAATGATAATCGAAAAGGTATGTTAAGTATGACAACCGAATATCTAAAAAAAGTTAATCCATTAAATTTGTTCAAAAAGAGTGATCAAACTAGTTTTGATTTTTTGCAAAGTAATATAAAAAACATTTTAACTACAATACAATCGGATAAATCTAGAGATTTTTATAGAATGATTAATAATTATAAAAAGGTAAATGAATTGTTGTATATAAACGATGTTGTAATATCAATGTTAACACTTAGATTACCACTAGATTCTCAACAAACAGGTGGCGGTGAAAGACATAAGTTTTTAACAGAAAATAATTTTAATACTATACATAGTAATTTTAATATGAGTCAAACAGGTAAATTGGTAGATAAATTTAAACAATATAATAATGATATTATATTAGGTCAATTTTTAAACGATATTAAAATAAAAATTGATAAATCAAATGCTGGTTCAAATAAAGAAAAATTCGAAATAAAGAAAAATTCAGATGGTAATAATTTTACGATATACGATAAAACCATTACAATAAATGGTCTTGCATTATTGAAACATTTAGTATCAAACAAAATACCTCCTACTCCAGAACAATTATTAGTATATAAAAAAGAAATATTAACAAAATATATTGCACAAGAAATAGAAAACATTAGAACAGAAAAGGTTTTTGAAGATGTAGAATCAACTACACTAGAAAAAATGCAACAAAAGTTAAGTGATATTAATAAAAAAGAGGCAGAACTAGATGTTGACGACAATGAATCTGAAGTAAGTAGTAATATTATAGTACAAACAATCATTACAGATAAAAAAAATTATAATATGTTTATGGAATTTTTATGTGGTCAGTACAATGAATTTCAACAATTTGATATGTTAGATATAAATAGTGAAATATTGAAAAATATGTATAAAGAAATAGAAAAAAATATATCAACTGCTCAAAAAACAAATGTAACTATTGTAAATACTAAAAAAACATTAGAAGAAAAATTAGAATCAGATATTCCTCAAGAAGTAGAAATCATAACAATAGAAGATGCTGAAAACGCAGATACTTTGGAAGAAATTGAAAAATTACTTTCATAATAATACATTAAAAATCCAGTTATTTATTATCGATATATTATACAATCATGGCCGATAAACAAAGTAATATACATATTAATATGGAAAAAATTGATATGAATGAAAAACAAGTAAAAATTATGGTATTTATAATGAATGCATTAGAAAAAGGTTGGTCGATAAAAAAACGAGAGGAGCAATTTATTTTTACAAAAAAACATGAAGGAAAAAAAGAAGTTTTTGATGAAAAATATCTTGAAACATTTATACAATCAAATTTTGATATGAATATATTAAAGCATACTTAAAAAAATAATTTACACATTGATACCATTTTAAATCACAAAAAATACTATATATCTTACTAAAATAATTTTTAATTAAAAATAAAATAGAGTTTGATGTTTAGGCGTATATCGACTTATAATTAAGATGAGACAAATTATATTTAGCAATTAATAATTAATTAAATTTAATTAAGATTTAATTAATTTAACATTTTAATTACTTAAATAGGTAACATGAGTTATAATATTTGTAAATCTATGCTTTAATAAAAAATTAGTAATTTTAATTAAAATCTGAAATTATTTTCTACAGCAAGGTTATATAAAGAAAAATGGCTGGAGCTCTTATGCAACTCGTCGCCTATGGCGCCCAAGACGTATTCCTTACTGGAACCCCTGAAATTACTTTCTGGAAGGTGTCATACAGACGCCACACTAACTTTGCTATGGAATCAATTGAACAGACTTTCTCTGGTCAAGCCGATTTCGGTCGTCGTGTAACATGTACCATTAGCCGTAATGGTGATTTATGTTACCGCACTTATCTTCAAGTAACACTTCCTGAAATTAACCAATCCATGAAAAACGATTCCACCGAAGGTGTTTATGCCCGTTGGTTAGATTTCCCTGGTGAACAACTTATTGCCCAAGTTGAGGTAGAAATTGGTGGTCAACGTATCGACCGTCAATATGGTGACTGGATGCACATCTGGAACCAACTTACTATGTCTTCTGAACAACAAAAAGGATACTTCCAAATGATTGGTAACACCACTCAATTAACATACATCACTGATCCTACATTCGCCGATGTATCTGGTCCTTGTTCCGCTGCTGGTGGTCCTTCCCAAGTTTGCGCTCCTCGCAAAGCTCTTCCTGAAACCACCCTTTACATCCCTCTTCTTTTCTGGTTCTGCCGCAACCCTGGTCTTGCCCTTCCTCTTATTGCCCTTCAATACCACGAAGTCAAAATCAACATTGATTTCCGTCCTATCGGTGAGTGCTTGTGGGCTGTAAAAGACTTGAGTGCTAGTGATTCCACACAATCTGTATCTCAAGCTTACCAACAATCTCTTGTTGCTGCTTCTCTTTACATCGACTATATCTTCCTTGATACTGACGAACGTAGAAAAATGGCCCAAAACCCTCACGAGTACTTAATTGAACAACTTCAATTCACTGGTGATGAATCTGTTGGTTCTTCTTCCAACAAGATCAAATTGAACTTCAACCACCCTTGTAAAGAACTTGTATGGGTTGTCCAACCTGATGCTAACGTTGATTACTGTGCTTCCCTTGAAGGTGGTCAAACACTTTACAAGACTCTTGGTGCTCAACCTTTCAACTACACTGATGCTATTGATGCTCTTCCTAATGCCGTCCATGCATTCGGTGGTCCTTCTGAAACATCTGGTGCTAACGCCTTCATCACATCTGGTGGTCTCTTCCAAGATCCTGGATCAATGAGCGGAACTGGTGTTACAGGTGAACAATGGAGCGGATTCGAGCAAGCTGCCCCTGATGCCGAAGGTTCATATGTCTCTGATGCCGGTACATTCGTACTTGCCGAGACTGCCTTAGACATGCACTGTTGGGGTGAAAACCCTGTTGTAACAGCCAAGTTACAACTTAACGGTCAAGACAGATTCTCTGAACGTGAAGGTACATACTTCGATGTTGTCCAACCATTCCAACACCACACACGTGCCCCTGATACCGGTATCAACGTATACTCCTTCGCTCTTCGCCCTGAAGAACACCAACCATCTGGAAGCTGCAACTTCTCCAGAATCGATAACGCCACTTTACAACTTGTTCTTTCCAGCGCCACTGTTGGTGGAACAGCCACTGCTAAGGTCCGTGTCTACGCCACTTCTTACAACGTCCTTCGTGTAATGAGCGGTATGGCTGGTGTTGCTTACTCAAATTAAGTTACATACTTTAACCGACAAACAATTTTCTTATAAAATATATATCCTAATCAAATTTTAACGTTATAAATTAATATATACGTCATTCGTATATATTAAAAATTTAATGATTATAAAAAAATAGATATAAATAACTTTTACAATACCCTTTTATAAACATGTCACTCAGAACCTATCAATCTGGAAATTTACATACACAAAATGATTTATTGATGAAATGTTTAATGGATTTTTATGCCGATAAATCACGTTTAAATGAAATGATGAATATTATTAATGGTGAATCAAATATATCACTAAGAATAGTTGATTGGTTTGTTACAAATTACGCGAAAAAGTTTTATACTATTTATGAACTTCCACAAGAAAGAAACGGAAAATCTATATCAACACGATTTAAAGTATATAATGATTATAAATTAAAATTGAAAGCATATTCGAAAAAACGTTTTGATCCGTTTTGTAGATGGGAAAGAATTACTATTCCATATAACGAAGATAATTGTATGGAAACAACAATTGGACAACTTAATTTTTTTAAATGGGCTATTGAAAACAAAATTATTAAATATATTCAAGAAAACTACAATGATATTGAAAAAGATATGAACGAACGTAACAGTATTTCAAAAAAGAAAAAAGATATAGACGGTGAAATTCAGAATTCTAGCATTACAATTTCAGGAGATTCGGGAAAAACGAGAAAAAAACGCGAAGAACTTTCAATTTCAGCTTGCAAATGCATTAAAAAAGAAAATGTAAAAATAATTGTTTCTTTTAATTAAACGATTTAAAAAAGATACCACATAAAACATTATATTATGTCTGATAAAAAACAGCACATATCGCTCGTTGTATGCGGACATGTTGACGCCGGAAAATCTACTACTACAGGCCATTTAATTTTTAAATTAGGTGGTATTAGTGAACGTGAAATGCAAAAGCTTCAAACTGAAGCTGATCAACAAGGTAAAAGTTCATTTGCTTTCGCTTATTATATGGATAAAGACAAAGCAGAACGTGAACGTGGTGTTACCATTAATTGTACTACAAAAGAATTTTTTACAGAAAGCTGGCATTATACAATCGTCGATGCTCCTGGTCACAGAGATTATGTGAAAAATATGATTACTGGTGCAGGTTGTGCTGATGTCGCACTTCTTCTTGTTCCAGCTGAAGCAGGTGGTTTCGAGACAGCAATTGCACGCGGAGATCATTCTACAGGTGAAGTACAAGGACAAACAAGACAACATGCACGTTTATTAGGTCTATTGGGTATTGAAAAATTAATTGTAGGTGTAAATAAAATGGATTCTATAGATTGGTCAGAACAACGTTTTAATGAAATCAAAGAAGAAATGACTAAAATGATTACTTCAGCGGGTTTTAAACCAAAGCAGGTAGCGTTTATTCCTTATTCTGGATTTAAAGGAGAAAATCTAGTAGAAAAAACAGATAAAATGCCTTGGTATCAAGGTTGGACAGTAAATGTTTCTAAAACAGAAACTGTATCTGGATTTACATTATATGATGCATTGGAAAAGGTAGCTCGTCCACCAAAACGTAATCCTGACGCGCCTGTTAGAATACCAGTAAATGGTGTTTATAAAATTAAAGGTGTAGGAGATGTTATTACAGGTCGTGTAGAACAAGGTACAGTAAATGCAGGCGATGTAGTTCGTATAACACCAAGAGGTCATAAAGGATTAAAGATTTTTAGTATTGAAATGCATCATAAAACATGGGATTCGGCAGTCCCTGGTGATAATGTTGGATTAAATATTAAAGGTCTTGATATGAAAACAAATCCTGTAAAAGTAGGTGATGTAATTTCACTCGAAAAGGAACCTATATTAAAACCAGTAAAAAGTTTTGTAGCTCAAGTAGCAGTACAAGAACATCCTGGACAACTGAAACCTGGTTTCAGTCCATGTGTACATGTAAGAACTGCTAAATCTGCATGTAAAATGACTACCATTAACTGGAAAATAGGAAAGAAAACTGGAAACGAAAAACTAGAAAGTCCACCTTTTCTTGAACGCGGTGAACAGGGTGAAATCGTTTTTGAACCTCAGCAATTATTTTATTTAGAAGAATTTGATAAATGTGCTGGTCTAGGACGTATTGCAGTAATGGATTCAAATCAATTAGTTATGTTGGGTAAAGTAATTTCAGTAGAATATAAAGAATATAAGTAAAATAATATTTAAACAGAAAATTGTATATTTATACATAATGCTATTATTACATGGATTATGTATAACTTTTCTAACTACATTTGTATATTCATTTTCAATCAGAAATACGTTTTTAACATTATATCGTAATAAAAAAAACATAAATAATCCTATATTAAAGAACATTGATGAAATATTAGAAAATAATCCTGAATCAAAAGTAATAGTCTCTACACCAGGTGGATTATTTGGATATTATTTTATGGGAGTATCTTCGTTTATTAAAGAACATTACGATTTATCGGATTATGTGTTTACGGGTGCTAGTGCTGGTGCATGGAATTCTCTATTTTTGTCTTTAAATAAAGAAAATACAATTTTAGTTGATGAACTACTTAAAACAGATATTAAGAATATTAAATCGATATTAAAATTAGAACAACAATTAAAAAAAACAATTTTAGATACTTATCAAGATAGTAATTTTGATTTAGAAAAGCTATATTTAGGGGTTTCTGTTTTAGAAGGTTCAAAATTTAAACTTTGTATTTATAATGATTTTATATCACTTGAAGATGCTCTCGATTGCTGTATAGCTAGTTCACATATTCCTTTTGTTACAGGTGGGCCATTTAATATTTATAGAAATAAATTGTCTTTTGATGGTGGGTTTTATAATTATCCTTATTTAAATGTAACTACTCCTTCGTTAATTATTGCTCCTGATATTTGGAAGAAAAAAAACAACACAGAAGAAGAGTCAAAAGTAACTGTAATTAATTGTAGTCTTGATACTATTATCAATTTAAGTAAAATTAACGCAAATGTAACTGATTTATATTATGCAGGTTATAATGATTCGTTAAAAAATAAACCATATCTAGATAATATTTTTGATCCTATTATAAAAGATGACTGTTATGATATTGAAATTTTAAAAAAAGAAAATTAAATGATATTGGGGGATTTTAAGGGGGGTACCCCCTTACAAAAATATAATACATTTTATATAATGTATTCTATTTTTTTATTTATTATATATTTTTATTTCACAGATGGATTTTTTCCAAAAAATCCTTTTAAACAGCCAGTGCGTTTATTATCTATGAATAATTATGAATATTCAAAAGAATATTATGACTTTTATATGAAATTTAAAAAACCATTACTCTTGAGTAACGATGTCCCTGATTATGATAATTTCGCAAAAAAGCATGAAAAAAATTATTTTATTTTTGAAAAGAACTTTAAAACAATCTATGACACAAATAATCAATTAAAATTACAAAAAAATTCTTTTTCTGTAGAAATAAATGAGTTTGCAGATACAGTTGACTTGGACAATATATTTACTCAAAATATTATGATTAATGAAATACAACCTCCTCATACAAATAAAGATGGGTTTATGAAAATGATGCGTAATCCAATTCATTTTTTAAAAAAAACGATTACGAATAATATTCCGCGTTTCTCTTGGAATGATACTGGATTATTAAGTCCTGTAAAAAATCAATTAACATGTGGTTCATGTTGGGCATTTTCAACTACAAGTTGTATTGAGACCTTTATGAGAAATAGAAATTACACCATAGAACGTTTATCTGAACAAGAATTAGTAGATTGTTCAACTGAAAACAGTGGATGTAATGGAGGATTAATGCACTTAGCAATGGACTATATTATTGATAATAAAGGATTAAGTACAGATAAAGAATATCCTTATAATGCTACTACAGGAGATACTTGTTTGGTCAATAAAACACGTGCGATAGGTTCAGATTTAAAAAAATATACCTTTACTATTCCTGAATCTGTCCAAGATTTAAAAGCAAGTGTTTTACAAAATCCAGTAACTATAGCAGTAGATGCAGGAAATGTTTACTTTCGTTTTTATAAAGAAGGTGTTATTGACGTACCACAAAATGTTTCACGATCATTAAATCATGCTGTTTTGTTAGTTGGTTATGATTACGACGAAAAAGGAATGTACTGGATAATACAAAATTCTTGGGGAGATCAATGGGGTGATAAAGGTTTTTGTAAGATACGAGTTGCTCCAAAAGAAGGTGTTTTATTAAGTCAAGTGTACGGTGTCTATCCTATTGAATAACGGGATAAATTACATCGTCTATAAAATTATACATCTTATCTACTGAATATTGCAATTGTTCTTTATTTAAATTTTCATAATTTACTTCTGGGTTAATTTCCGTTAAATCCATATTATATAAGGTACACTTTCTTAATAAATTATGAATAATAAATTTACCTTGCATATCATCTAATCCATTATTAACAGTAGTACCTGTATGTGGGACTAGTGATGGATCAAAACAATCTACATCTAAAGAAAGATGAAAAGGTGTATTGCCCAAGAATTTATTAACTATATCATTATAATATTGAGGATCATTATTCACATCTTCACTTAAAATATATTGTACATTATAACGATTTAATATACTTTGTTCAAATGGATCTATTGAACGTAGACCTATATAAAGTAATCGATCAAATGGAAGATGGTTTCTGATAAAAGTAAATTTATTATTTTTGTCTAGACCAGTTAAGAAGGCGAGAGGCATACCATGGAAATTTTTACTTTCTGATTTTTCATATGTATTTATATCAGCGTGTGCGTCTACCCAAACTACTTTACAATGAGGAATTTGATTTAAACTATATGCTACGGTTGCTAAAGACATTGAGTGATCTCCACCAATATTTAATCTGAAGTCATTTTTATGAATCGATTTATTAGCATTATATAATTGACGAATATTATGAAAAAAATCATTTTTACAGTCTACATGAGTTACATTGAATTTTCGTTTATAGTATTTACTTTGTAAATGTTTTACATACATTTGAGAACCTACACTAACTCCTTTTAAACGTTGTCCAAGATTATGAGGAAAACAGATTATATTTTTAAACATCGTAACTCTCTATTATTATATAGATAATAATTTATTATGGATAGTTAAACCAATATATTGATTTATCATTTTAAATTTATACATGTCTCTATACTTATAATATAATATAGACAATACAGATTGATCTTGACGATGATTTAATCTATCTGAACCATCTGGACAAATACATGTATCTATTAAAGCTAAATTATACCATTCTTTAACAAATTGTTTTACCCAATCAATATCATAGTCTACAGCAAAAACAGCTCCATTTCTAGGAGATAGATGTTGATATTTATATCCATCCATATATTTTAAGGTAGTTGGGTGAGTCCATCTTTTAATAGTACCACTTGAAGTAGGACTATATATATGTTCTGTCTTTAATATTTCTATTAGTTGTTTAAAGTTTTTATATAAATTTCTCGTGTCCATCCAATGAACGAATCCACCGTATTTCTCACAAACTTTATAAATAATAATTGGTTTCCATGCATATGTACAATCGATTCCATAGTATTTTTTTAAATCTACATGTTCAGGATATTGATTAAAATCAAATGATTCTACAATAATGTTTGTTAACATTTTTAAATGATTTAATTCATTTTCATTCATACCTAAATCGTAAACAATTATGTTGATATCATCATTTTTAATCTTTAATAAATTTAATAATAATTGTGTAAGAAAATTAAAATAACTTGAACTTGCAGCAGTTACTAATGTTAACATAAATTATGTTAACATTTTAATGATTATGTTCAATTTCAGTATCATGTTCAGTAAATAAAAAATAAATATAGACTAAAACAATAACAGATAAACATCCAAGAGCCATATTAAGTGCTATTTTCCAGCCAAATTCTACCATTCCAGCTAACATATGTGAAAATGTATGACCTATTAATGCGCCATATAATGCTCCATGTAATCCTAAATTGGAACCAATTAATTTATCTATATTAATTCCAACAATTGCGAATACAGCTACAATAAGATTTTCAATAAATCCAAATTTGAATCCTTTATACATTCTATAATATAACAAAATAAAAATAAAATAAAATAATAATATTATATAATGCATTATTATTTATTATTAGCACGTAATGCTACAATAGGAAGTTTATTTTATTTTAGTATTATGAATGCAGTGAAAAATTATTACCTTTCTAGAACCGATTGTTCAACATTTTATAAAACATTTATAGCACATTTTTTTACACGTAACTTATTACTAAATGAAGGAATATTAATTGGATTAATTGTAGGTAGATACATACAATGATTTTTTTTGTAAAAAATGCATTATAAAATAATAATATAACAATGTTTGAATACATTGCGGAATTGTTTTCTTCTCTTTTAAATATCTCTGTTTTTACACGAGAAACATCTACTGTGTCTGAAAAATCTGAAAATTCATCAAATAAAGAATCTCAAGAAAATCTAATAAAAGAAGAACAAAGTCAAGAAAAAGAAACATCCGAAACATTCGAGTTTATTGAAATTAACGACAATGATGTTGAAGATATGTTTATTACAAAATTTTAAACACGCGTCCATATTTCATCGATTAATCCATATTTCATACATGTGTCTACATTCCACCATAAATCATGTTTTAAAATCTCTTTTAATTTTGTCTTAGGTATTTTCGCATTGTCTTTGTAAATATCAATTATTTTTTCCATTAATGCTTTATTATTTTCAAAATCATCTTCTAACTCTTGCATTTTACCCCATGTTCCTGAGGATAATTGATGAATAAGCATGTGTGCATTCGGTCTAATATACCGTTTTTCACCAACTACACTCATTAGTGTACCAGCAGAAGCGGTAGCACCTTCAATCACTGTATAAACAGGTATTTTACATGCTTTTATAATATCAATCGCTGTGAATGCACTAAATACACATCCACCATATGAATTGATATGTAGATAAATTGGAATTGGATCGCAACATAATGTATGTGCTAGTACAATATTATCTATCTCACATTTGCGAATATTCTCAATTAATTCAAATATATTATCACGATTTACTTCAGCATGAAAATAAATATGATTATTATCTCTTGTTATTTTTTTCATTTTTGTTGATTCAGCATTTGATGGTGCTTCATCATCATCGTCACTTTCACTTTCCGTATTGTTTTTTTGAAGAAAGAATATATTTTTTGGTCCTTTTTTGGAAAATGAATTCTTTGACTTTTTTGGTTGATATTTTAGCATACTTAATATAAGTTTTTGATACTTCTATTAAATTATCTGTATTTTCTTTCAATTTTATCTAAAAAATTACTTTGGAATCGGAAATGGGCGTTGATCTGCTTGAATTTCTAGATTTCTAGGCATTATTAAAGGTACATGTCTGTCTACAATAGAGAGAGCTTTACGTTGCTTTATTTCAGGATTAACAGGGGATTTAGGAGTAACTAAATTTGTAGATCCAATACCAAATAGTTCGGATTCAATATCATTTGGATTTCCAGCAAGTTCAACATTTGGTAATTTTCCTTGTATTAAACCATGTCCAGCGTCTAATGTACGATTCGCAATTCCGTATTCAATATTTGTTTTATAATCAATTTGTTGTTTATAAGCTTTTTGTTCAATAAAATAATCTCCAGGAGTGTTTTTACTACGTGTAGAAGCCATTTATATTATAGGTATATAAAAACCATTTTATTTAATTTTTCTAAAAATCACTTTATAACTATCACTATTTTCATTAAATAAGTCTTTATTTGTAAAAAAATCCCATAAACAATGATGAAAATCTTTTAAATTATCATAGGAAAATAGAACTGCTAAACCAATTGAACGATCAGTAGAAAACATTTTCGCAGCAGCTAAATCATATAATTTACAAAACAAAGGGTTTTCTTTTGTTTCATCAAAAACAAAATCCATCGCTTTTGTAGCAGCCTCAAAATCGTAGTTATTTTCATCACGAGTAATTTCATCTAAATCTTTGTCATCGTCTATTTTTTGCATCATATTAAAAACCGTTCGTAAACAAGAACGAAATTCTTCATCATTGGTGTATTGAAGTGTAGAAGACAGATAGTTATACATATAAGACAATTTAAATAACTATATTTAAATTGTTTCTTTTCCTAAAGTCTAAAAAGACGAGCGAAGAAAGATTTCTTAGTAGATCTCTTTTTGGCGGTTTTTCCTTTTTTAGCTGCTTTTCCTTTTTTAGCTTTATGTGTACGAGGTTTACATCCCATTCCTCCTTTTTTAGACTTATTTTTAGGGCACATACATTTTGCTCCTCCTGAGTGTTCTGGTTTTGGTTGCATTTTTATATATATTGTATACATTTTAATTTATTTAAACGCTGTTAGGTCCAGGTCTTCCGTTAATTTTATTATCAACAGGTGTGCGTGTATCAGCACCACCACGAACCCAACCTTTCATAGCACTTTCTTCAACATTTAATCGTGGATCAGATACACGTTCAACCATATCTTGATTTGTTGGATATAATGTATGACCCATAAAGCTCTGAGTCATGATTGTAGAAACACTCTTTTTCTCACCCATTGGTTCGCCTTCCTTTAATTGTAATTCCAATGTAGGATCAACAGAACCTCTTCCTAAATAAGGAACGGTTGTAAATTGACGTTGCATAAGATTTAAACGTCCTAAATGACGGGCCTTTTCCTTATCAATAATAAGAGATGATTCTCCATCTACTTTATTACCTCCTACACTGCTTCCTGTTACAGATGTAGGAACAACAGCAGGCTGTTCTGTTGCGAATTGAATTTGAGCATCTCCGCTATTTTCGCTAAAATAGTTTGTTGTTGTATAAGAAGAGTAGCGGTCGTTTTGAAGTTCTTTTTGTGTTTGAGTAGTTTTATCATCCTCAACACGATTGATATTGTAAAACGTATAATTGCTATCTGTAGACATTTGCTTTTATATATTTGATATATATTTTGTCCTGGGAAATAGCGTTATTTTTTCATTAATAACGTTATTAAATTAATATAAATTATGTCTTGGGTTATTCCTAACAGAAGCAAACACATTACCTTCTTTTGCAGATATCATATCACCATAACAAAATTCAGCAAAACTTGTTTGATCATTTGGAATAGTTGTATTGGCGGTACTATAAAATTGTCTCATTGATTGTTCTAATTCCAAATTATCGGTAACATCTTGAAACAGTTTTTTATCAATTTCAGGTTGATCAGGATTTAACATTTGAATAGATCTTTTTGTTTCTTCTAAAATATTCTCTTTTCCTTGTTTTGTATAAGAAGGTTCTGCAGGTTTCCTATTTGGATTATAATCATAATCACTTATTAATACATTAGATAACGGATTACTTGGTTCAGCAACTTGGAATGTTTGTTCTACATTAGGGACAATTTCTACTTTTGGACCTTGACGATCATATAATTTGACTAAATTTCCATTTTTTGCTTTAAAACCTTCACCTTCAGTATGATAGTAAAACATAAGATAGATACAAACAATACTAACAACCGATACTATTATAATATTCATTTTTTTGGTAGCAAGATAGGATATAGCTGTTAAAATAAGAACAATGCGGGTAATCGCATTTAATTTTTGATTAAAAGTCATTCCCTCTGTAGGAAAAAACTCTAAAGCATGTTCTGGTTGTAATAATACATTTGGATCTTCTGCCCAAAAATGTATAGTTGTCTTTTTATTTACAATTGTAACAGGAGGAGGAACAACTGGTTCTGTAGGTTCAGGTACAGGTGATTCCGTTTTTTTCAAATCCTCTAAATCTTGTTCAATTATATCAACTTTTGTAGGATTAATAAAATTAGACATTATATATATATTCTTTGTTATAAAAATATATATTTTTATGCTTTAAATGTTTTAATACATTTTTCGTCCATCTGAAAGGTATCACATTTTTTTGTATCAGGAACTATTTGTAAAACACATTTTGATTTTTCACCATATACTGGTTCAGTACATCCCTTTTCAATGTGCTTTCTGGTCTTTTTATTTAATGTACACCTTGATCGAAAATGCTCATATCTATCTCTTACTGATTCATATGTAAGACCTGATTTTTTTCCCAACATATCATTTATCACCTCGTGAAGATTATAAACATATCGTGAAAATGTATTACGATTTTTCATATGTTTCATTTTAAGTGGTAATTTTTTAAAATTTTTACATAAATTTTCTCTACATTTTCCACATGGTAAAACATTACGTAAATTTAAAATAAAATTACGGTAATTTTTCTTATCTTCACATGTTGGTTTTGTAGGATAATTAAAACTTAATGAATGTAAGAAATGCCATGCACTTGGACCCCAAACACTTGTTAACATACCATCATTTGAATTATAATCATTTTTATTATATACTTTTTTTGTCTTATTTTTACGTGTCTTATTTTTACGTAATTTATTTTTATAAGTTTTAGCCATAATTATACTATCATGATAAAAAAACAAATAACCATTTTTCTAAATAGCGATTATGAAAGATATAAATATATAATTGTATTTTATAAATGTCTAGCAAAAATATCTTTTCTACTCTTTATAACGATTTTATTAAACCATTAGATAAATACATTTTAACATTAATTGTAACTATTATATTTGTTATAGCTGGTTATTTTGGATATAAATGGTTTATTCAATCAACTATTGAAAACTTAGGTACAGAAGACTTAGCAAACGATAACAGACGTGTTAGTAATGCAGAAATAATGTTTTTCTTTGCAGATTGGTGTCCCCATTGCAAACGTGCTAAACCAGAATGGGATAATTTCAAAAGTAGTTTTGAAAATAAAACCATTGGATTCTATAATTTAAGTTGTGTTGATGTAGATTGCACTGAAGGTGATAGTCCACTTATCCAAGAATATTCTGTTGATGGATATCCTACAATTATATTGAAAAAAGATGGTAAACGCATTGATTATGATGCTAGAATAAACGAAAGTAATTTAAAACAATTTATAAATGAATTTTTAGAAAGCAAGTGATTTTAAAAAATCTTCTGCATATTTTTCACCACCATTAATTAACTCTTTACGATATTCTTGTGATTTTACAAATTCAAAAATTGATTCTATTGTTGTAGGAATATGATTTAAACATATTTGATAATCACATTGAGAATAATTTATATTACTATTTGTAAATTTTACTAAATTTCTTATCACAACCGCAAAATAATCGACCATTGTAGATTGATTCGATATTTTACTATCTAATTCATCGTCTGTAAAATTTTTATAAATTCCCAAAATCTCATTTTTATTGACTCCTTCCATTTGTACACATTCATTTATAGGGTAATTTAGGAAAACACCTCCATCTGCATAAGCTTTATCTCCCTTAATTAATGGTTGAAAAATCATAGGTAAACAGCAAGATGCATATACAGCTTCCATTACTGTCCACTCAGGATGTGTCTTATGAGAAATGCATTCACTCTTAAAATTATTTAATTCGGTTACATATAGATAGAAGTCTTTCTGGGTTTTATCATATAACTGTTTTAATGTAATATCTAATTCCAAATCTTTTCCTTTAAAGAGTGGTTCAATAGCTTTTAAAAAAATAGACAGATCAAATGCACCGCAATTTTCATATATATCCAAACATTTTTGAATATTATAATCAAAAACCTTTTCCCATGGGCGTTTTATTAAAAATGTATCCATAGTTTCCCAGTCATATTCTAATAATATTAGTAAACTAACAATAGTTCCCACTGAAGTACCATGAAATGATTGAATATTTTCATATTTCCAAAATCCCTTTTTATTTAATTCACGCAAAATTGAATAAACTGATAATCCAAATGTACCGCCACCAGAAATAACAAGATGTTTAATAAGTGGTTCTTTTTCCATATAAATATATCTAATAAATTATTTATATATATTTTTTTTCATAGCTTTTTATATTAGAATGTCTTGTTTTTTATTTACAGATGATAGTGATAAAATAGAAAATGTTAATATTGATGAATTATATGAAAAACGCCAACAAAGAGATCTTAGACAAGTATCTATATTTAATAAAATTTTAAATCGAATACACAAAAGAATAAAAGTAACTGGTAGAAATAAAACAAATGAACAACATATCTGGTTTACTATACCAGAATATATATTTGGAGAACCTGTATACAATAAAGCCGATTGTATCGCATATATAATCGCCAAATTAGAAGCAAATAAATTTCATATTCGTTACATTCATCCAAATACTATTTTTGTTTCTTGGTCAAATTGGGTACCTTCATATGTACGTAGTGAATATAAAAAACGTACTGGTGTTACAGTAGATGAACTTGGACAAGTGGTATCAAATAAAAACGAACTTATTGAAGATAAAGATGATCCTAACGCAAAAATATTGAATACTGGAGCAGAACAATCAAACGACAAACCTAAAAAAATTTATAATTCAACTGAAAATTACATACCAAGTGGTAAATTGATATATAACCCAGATATGTTTAATCATATCGAAAAAAAAGTTAATTAAAAAGATATGTACGTAAATTTAGAAAACGAAAAATTTTATTTAAAAGAATTAATAAAATAAAAGGTACACCAATGTAATAAAGGTGTAAACTATCTATATACTCACAAAAATCTTTTACAGAAGGTATACTAGTAAATTTTCCAAGTGGACATTTATTATCTGTAACCCAAAATACCACCATAGATACCATTGTAAAAATAAAAGCTATTACTAGATAAATATTTGTTACAAAAAGTAACAAACATGATGTTAAAAACATATAAATTACATGAATTTTATCAAGTGATTGTTGATCTTCCTCATATAGACTTTTAATAAAAAAGAAATGCAATAAGAAAATGAAAATTATTAAATAGGTATCATATCTATTCAATGTTTGTGAATAAAGTATGTATATTAAAAATATATCAATAATCATAGTCAAATAAATTAGTTCACTTTTTCGTTCAACTTCAAACATTATATATATGTTTCTAAAAAAAATAACAAAATTGAAACATTATCTAAATATTTCAAAATCTATAAAAATTTATAAAAATATGGAATATCAATTAACATATATAAAACGATACAATGATATTGTAGAAAAAAAAACACAAAATTATAAAAAGTTACAGCGTAAAATATGGGGGTATCATTTTGATATATTAAATAACCGCAATGAAAACATATTGAGAATACTACCAGATATACCATTATTTAAACGATGGTACGATCATTGTATGTGGGAACTAAAGTTTTGTCCTTCTATTCGATCAAAAGTTTCAGCATTTAAAAAAAAAATAGAGAAAAGGATCGATCTATACATAGATATTTTATTGAAAACAAAATATCTATCAAATTTAAATATGGATGTTTTATTGACTATTGTTCAATATATTTATTAAATAGGTTTTATATATTCTTCTTTTAGTTTACAAAGACAATAATTACAAATAAATTTATGATATTTGTAAATACGTGGAAACGGAAAATCGTCGTCGAAAATAGCACGATAATATATTGTAGTGATGTCTTTACGACCTTCTGATTCAACGTATTTTTTTCTACATTCTTCACAATTTATGTATACATAGGATTCAATATAATTTACAATTTCATTTGGTAATTTTTTCAACATATATCATATTTATAGATTTCTTCTTGTAAAATAGTAATCATCCATTGATAATGTGGTTTTTCATCGAATTCAATCATATATAAATAATCCAAAAACTGTTTTTCAATCTTATCTTGAGATATATTTTTGAAATGATCTTCTTTTAATCTTTTCCGTTCTTTATTTTTAAAATGATGAATGTTATTTGGACTATATCCATCTTGTTTATCATCTACATTTAACCATGGTAAATGTTTATGATTCACAAAATAGATATAAATATAGACAATAGAAATCAAATCATCGCGTCGTGACGAAGTAATACCATTATGAATATTTAGACTAATAAATTTAGGCGTACCTGTAATAAAAATTGTTTTAATCTTTTCTGGTAATGGATTAAATTGTTCATCTACAAAAATAGTAGACAATCCAAAATCGATTAAAAATAAATTATGATTTTTAATCATAAAATTTTCGGGTTTAATATCACAATGAATTACACCACATTCATGAATAAAACTCAAAACTTCAATCATTTTTATAAAATCTAATAAATAATTTTTCTTGGACGCTATAGTTGTTTGATAATAGTCTTCTAATGAACATTCATAAAACGGCATAATTAAAGTAGGTAATCCTTTAAAAATTCCATACCAATAAACAAAAGGTATACGATTAGATTGTTTTGAATTTATATAATTTAATATACGCGCTTCGTGTTTTAATAGGGGTATAGATGTTTCCGCGTTTTCCATTTTAATAGCTACAATTTCGTCGGTCTTTTTATATTTACCTTTATACACATTACTGAATTGTCCTCCGCCTATTTTAGTTAATATGGTATATTTATTAGCAATCATTTTATAAATATTTAGATTTATTTATATATTATTTTAATATAGAAATAATATAAGTATGAATGAATTTATATTTACGAGTATCATATATTTAATCATAATATGTTTTCTTGGACATTTAATAATAAATTATTGTTTTAAGCCATCAATTCGAGAAGGAGCACGTACACTTCCACGTCCTGTGATACATCCAGAAATAAATGAACCTTTATATAAATTTAAGCCTTCTCCACCTTATTTTGGCGAGACATTAGATCAAATGATAGATAGGTACATTAATATGTATTTCGACAAACGCGGAATACCATATATAAACACCATTCAAAAATATGCAGATTTATGTGTTAACAAAGGTAATGTTACAGAAGAAAATAAAAGTAAGTTAAATGATATTGGATATTATCTTTTAAATATTGTGATACCAAATATTCAATCGGTGAAGAATCCAACACCTGAACAGAATTGGCCTCCTATCAAATGGAGTGGAATGAATACATTTAAAGTAACCATTCAACCAACTCCAACATATTTAATCTATAAAGGTCAGCCTTATAGTAATTCTTATAGAACCGGATATTATTCATCATTAGCGGATAATGGTGGTGTTATAGATGCTACAGAAGGAAATATAGGTAATAGAGGTAGTTCAGGAACAAGAGGTAGTGGTGATGGAAGTGGAACAGGTGGAAATAAAAATTGTGGTAATGATGAATTAAATTCTTGCGGTATTGGATGTCCAAGTAGTTGTTTAGATGGTATCGCGGCATCATGGTATAAAGAGCAACAAGATAATGATAAAGCTGGAAAAAGTGGTAGTGACGGGAGTGGTCAATATTCAGATGATATGTTGAATTCTTCCCAATGGGAAGATAGAAATAGTTCAAAATTAGGAAATATACAAACACTTCCTGGTGGTAGTAATACTTTAATCATTGGATCTGCCGAAATTGATGGTTATATGATTACAGATGAAGAACAAACAAGTACAGAAACAACATTAAATGATCAGATAGATGCATTTATTAAAGATTTTTTCATCGAAAAGGGTCCAAATAAAAATAAACCTACACAAAAAGCAATTGATATGTTTAATATGTATTTTCAATATAAAAAACCAATGGATGATATCCATATGAATAAAATGCGCGATGTTATTTATTATATGTTGCAAGTTATTCTTCCAGGTTTACCTACTGCTAGTTTGCCTCGTTCCTATGTAGAATGGAGACCAATTGTTTGGTTAAGTCTTTCAGAAAGAACAAAAAGATAAATATGTATTATTTTCCATAGTTTGGATCTTGAAATATATCTATTATATCACGACACCATGGGTATTGAATATAATCATCATGTGAAATATAGTGATTAAGAATATTTGTTATTTTATGAAAATATTGAAATGATGATTCTCCTATTAATAATTCAGGTGCAGCATAAGACATTGAAATACGTATTTTATTAAAAGCACGATGTAAATCGGATGCTTTTTCATTTTCCTCGATAATACCATTATATTTTGTTGTTAAAATATTATGCATTCCTTCTAAAACGGTTACAACGCTACGCATGTTATATAATTAACTTGATATTTTTTCATTTTGTTTTTCTTATAAATAGTTAATAATATATTATTATATATAATGGCGGTAACGCGTAAACAATATTAAAAAAGACTTCTCAAAAAATGGATAAATTATTAATATATTTACAAGAGGACCATGGAAATTATTTAAATCAATAAAAGAAATCTATATAAATACATTTTTGATGATGTATTTATACTCTCTCGATGAATAAAATCGAATATGGTATGAAACTTGATTTTTCAAATGTCTTGATTCGACCCAAAAGGTCGACCATTAATAGTCGTTCCGAGGTAATTCTTGAACGTCAATTTAAATTTAGACATTCAACGTTACCATGGGAAGGTGTACCTATTATTTCTGCTAATATGGATACTACAGGTACTTTCGATGTATATAATTGTTTATCACAACATAAAATAGTGACTGCATTACATAAGTTTTATACAATTGACAATTATAGGTATTTTAAAGGACATTATGATGTACAACCCGATTATTTTATGATTTCTACAGGTATTGGAGAAGGTTCAATTGAACACTTACATCAAGTCTTTGACGTAATTGAATGCAATTGGATTTGTATTGATATTGCGAATGGATATATTAGTAAACTAGTTGAATTTTGTAAACAAGTTCGAAAGGCGTTTCCTGAAAAACGTATTGTAGCAGGAAACGTAGTAACACGTGAAATGGTAGAAGAGCTCATTTTAGAAGGTTTAGTCGATGTTGTAAAAATCGGAATAGGTCCAGGAGCTGCATGTACAACTCGTCTTAAGACAGGTGTAGGTATGCCGCAATTATCCGCTATTATTGAATGTGCTGATGCTGCCCATGGTGTAGGTGGATTAATTATTGGAGATGGGGGTATTACATGTCCAGGAGACATGGCGAAAGCATTTGGTGGAGGTGCTGATTTTGTAATGGTAGGTAGTGCATTCGCAGGACACGATGAAAATCCAGGTGAAGTAGAAGAAGAAAACGGAGTAAAAGTGAAGAAATTTTACGGAATGAGTTCAAAACAAGCAATGAACAAGCATTATGGTAAAATGGCGGAATATCGTTCTTCTGAAGGTCGTGAATTAAAGATTAAATATAAAGGACCCTTGGTAAATACCGTTCAAGACTACTTAGGTGGTTTACGAAGTACTTGTACCTATATTAACGCTCCTTCTATAAAACAAATGGCGAAATGTACAACATTTTTACAAGTATCGAATCAACTAAACACAAGTTTAGTATAATATATTTATAGTATATATAAATGAAATATTTAATCCAGATAGCTTCAGATATTATAAATTTTATAGATTCATTAGTTGATTATTTTTCAGCACCAGTATATCATTTATTAATTATATTATTGTACATAACATATATTATAGCAATCGTAGGAATCACATATATAAATCCTAATTACACACGATATTTATCAATTGCAATACAATTATTTATCGCATTTATTTTAATGGTACGTTTTAATCCATTAAGAAAAAGTTTAAAATGCAATCAAAATGATAGAACATTAGTATTTGCTAGTGCGTTTTACTTATTATTTAATGATGAATACACAAATATCGTAATAGAATATTTTAAAAAAAATGAAATATTAAATTTTATGAAAAAAAAATTAGAGATATAAAATAAAAACCATATAATTATGTTTTTTATTAGTCCTCCTTTTGGTAATTATATAGATTTACCAAAAACACGCAGCATTTATGGAAGTTTTACATTAGAAAAACGCGACGGATTGTTTATGCAAATATTACGTACATTACGTTATTCCCGTGATGACAATGGATGGATAAATAAAATTGGTCTACGTAATAAAGGAATCGATTGGGCATTAGAAAACATCGATAAAAAAGAGATTTTATCGATTGCTATTTTAGATTCACATGAAATTGATATTTTTTTAAAAAAGATTCCAAAAGATCGTAATCTTGAAATAAATATTAGTTGTCCAAATGCAGAAAAAAAAATGATTTGTCAGGGTATAAGTAAATTTATAAATCCTGAACGCGAATGGTGTATATTAAAAGTTTCTCCGGTTATGAAAAATGAAGATTTACTTGATTATTATAAACAGGGTTTTCGTCAATTTCATTGTAGTAATACATTACCTGTAAAAAATGGAGGATTAAGTGGTAGTTCATTAATACCTTATACAAGTGATAAAACAAAATATATAAAACAAAATTTAAAAGATAGTATTGTGATAGCAGGTGGAGGTGTAAATGATATTAGTGTTGCTAAAAACTATAATAGCATGGGTGCAGATCATTTTTCAGCATCAAGTGTATTTTTCAATCCAATTATGGCTGGAAAATTATATTTGCAATATATCTTTATGAAATAATATCTAATTGTAAATATATATGAATAAAACAATTTTAATCGCGTTAATAATACCGTGTTTAATAATAAGTTATTTTTACTATAAAAAATATGATTATAAATTATATCAATCATCAACTGAAACACATATATTAGCCTTAATATTCACATTTATATCATCTATTTATTTATTAACTAAAAAATGTATTACCAATGATTATTTATCTATATTTTTAATAGGATTTATATATATTATTTTTGGTTTTCATATATTTTATCAATTGCAATTAGAAAAAGTGATTTAAATGATTTATTATATAATAAGTAATGAATCATTTAATTAATCAAGAAAAAAACAACCCTGAATTACAAAACACATTAGACATACAAACAATATTAGAATCAGCTGAAAATGTAGATAACAATTATATAGGAGACCATTCTTTAAAGACTATTTCAAAAGAAGTCTATGATACAATAAAAGAGCAAAATATAGAAACAGATATAGTATATAAATATTGTACTAGTCTATTACACTATCGATTAATTGATCATGTATATCATATTCATAAAGGAAAACATATTCGTTGGCTGCGAGATAAAAAATTAACAAATGGAGGAATTGTTGTAGATATTAAATTTTTAGATAACGGAACGCACATTTTATGTAAAAATAAAAATCGATTTATTCAATATAAATTTGACGATTGTCCTACATTTCAAAAATTAACACATGATGAATTATTAATTTTACAGATAAAAGACAATGTTTAATTTTTAGGTCCTTTTAAAAGATTTCTTTTATATTCAGAAAATTTTTTTAAAAAAATATGATAATAAACTACATATGTTACCGTTGCTAAAAAGAAAAAAAACATTATATATTTAACAAAGAAAATTTATCGTATTTTTTTTGTTATATTTGCTTTTAAACTGAGATTTTTTTTCTTGGTTTTATTTTTTTTCGTAGTCATATGGAAAAATAGACGACAATGATAAAATAATTTTTTTGATACTTCAATATCTATATCTAATTCTTGTTGTGTTCTTCCATAGGAATCAAAAAAATATCCTTGATTATGATACCATGTCCTAAGTGTATCAAATAAATATTCAGAGTCTACTTGTAATTTTGTATATATTTCTTTACCAATATCAGATAAAATAAATCGATTAAGGATATCTTCACGATTTATATAATGATAGTAAGGTTTTGGACGTAAATAGTAAACATATCGATGTAACATTTTTGGAAATAAAACATTATCTATAAAACATAATTCTGTATTTGTAGATAATTTTATACAACGAATTAAATCATGAAATGTTTTTTCTGTTGTAGTACGTTTATATTCAATAATTCTATCTTTTATTTTAAAACAGCGAATAATATTATCAAAGAGTGAAATATCCCATTTTTTTTCTATATAATTAATAATAATTGAAGTCCAAGTAATAGGTATACATGTATTATTTGTGTATATGTATACATTGATATCGTGAGTATTTTTTTTATCATTTAAATATTTAAATAAAATAGAAATACCATATCTAAAAAATTCTGGAAAGATATCTAATAAATTAAATAATAAATATTCGTCCGATTTATAAAGAGGATCATCTGTTTTTGATTGTATCTCTTCAATACTTTTAAATAAAATATACAAATCAGTAAAAGAACCAATGGTTTCATCTAGATCAAAAACAAATGTTTTTACAGAATTATTTTTCTTTTTTTTACATAATAATCCTTTTCCTTTGTATACATTTAATGTATCTGTATTTTTATCCATAGAGATATATTTATCTGGTAAAATAATTATTTCAAATATTTAAAAGGAAAATATATAAATACGACGTGGTAGGATATAATATAACCATGAATCGTGTAGAACAAATGGAAAATGTTCAAAAAAAAGCGTTAGAAATGTTTACAAAAAAAAACAAAGATTACGGTGATGCTTTCGCAAAGTTTGGCGTAATCGGTATTTTAATGCGTATTGAAGACAAAATACAACGTTCTTTGTCTATAACAAAGAATGGTGTTAATATGGTTGATGATGAAGGTATACGTGATACATTAATGGATTTACATAATTACGCAGCTATGGGTGTAATGCTACTAGATGAAAATAAAGAAAAACAAAGAGTAGTAAAAAATTTACGATTTATTTAAAATTTCACTAGGCATTCCAGCTTGTTTATATTTTTTCCAAGAAATATCTCTTCCATCATTAATAACCGGTTTATCTCCAGCACGCTTTTTATCTAATGCATCTGCATGTTTTACAGCAGAATCTAAATATAATTCTTTTAATAAGCGACCTACACGAATAGCACCATCTTGTTGATCAATATGTCCTTCCTCAATTAGCTTTAAAACAATTAATAATTTAGACATAATCATAATATCAATTTCATCATTCATTAATCGTCTAAAGATATCACTATAGTTGTTGTATAAAAATTCGCATTCAGTATGAGCGATATTAAAAAATTGTTCAGGAGACGTTACACGCATTTCGGCATGTTCACGTTTTAAATCTTCTAATTTACGTATATTATCGCGGATTTTTACACTGTGTTTTAATCGTCGAATAGTATCTGTATTATCTACATAGTCCATTTCAGACATCATTTTTTTGAGATTAAGCTTTTCGTCGTCGCTAAGATTTGAATCCATTATAAAACATTATAAAACTTCTTTTTTATGTATTTTGAACCCTTTATAATATATAGGAGAATACTATATATTATGGCTGATATCGATAAAAATATTAATATAAATGTTAATGAAACAATAAAAGGCAATAATGATAATGATGATAATTTAGAAACAGTAATGAAACGTTATTTTATTCCTCCAAATACAATTCAATTTATGCGATGGGGTCAAGCATTAATGATTTTTGTATTATTTGGGCTTATGTTAATTGGTATAATGTTTGCATATGTTTATGCGAATTTTACAGATTATCAAAATAGAATTAGTGTAATTACAAATGCATATTTATTTGGCGAAAATCCACAAGCAAAATTTGAACAATATATGAAGAACTCACAAGGAGAAATTATATCTTCCGTAATGAATGATATTCAATCTTCAGCAATGAATTTAGAAACAGTAAATGCTAGACTTGATAGCAATGCATCTCGTTTAACTAATAAAGTACAAACGGAAGTTCCTAAGAAATATGCAGAATCAAATAGTTTAGGGGTTTCTATTCAAAAGAATATTGCGAAATTAAGAGATACAATATCAAAATTAGGCGGATCTTTTGTTTTAGGTAATTACATTAAAGACGGTGCTATAAATACGGTAAAAACATAGTTAATTCAGAATATATAACACGTAAAAAACGTATTATATATTATACAAATGAAATACGAATATATAGCTATTGATTATTTTTCATTTAATCGACCAGAATATTTCGCAGCTTTAATCGTGATTACTATGTTTATAGTATTTACAATAATTTTATTTTGGGTATTTAAATATGAATATTATAAACGCATTGAATATTGTGATCCCATGTATTATTATGGTGAACCATGTCGAAATAATAATTCTGAATTAATATTACTTGATCCCAAATTTATTCAAATGAAAAAAATGTATTACGACGCTGTTTCAAAATTTAATGAAGAAAAAGCAAAGTATGAAGGTGTTAGAGAATCTACTCAGGAAAATAAAGATAAATTAGAAAAAGCTGATGAACATATTGACGATAATATAACGAAAAACAAGGATTTTATTAAAAAGTCGGTTGAAGAAATTGAAAAAATAACAACTGTTACAAATCTAATTGCGTCAAAATATTTAGGAAATATGGAAGATATTATACGCAATATTCATAATGTTCCTGATTATGTATTAGATTCTATTAGAGGTATTCCTGAACATTTAGCTCAATTGCGAATTCAAATTAAAGATACTATAGTCAATCCTTTATTTAAACAATATACGTCTCCATTAGAAAAGTTATATCGATCACTAACAGAATTAGATAAAAAGACACAACCATATATTGAAAAAAAAAATAAACAAAAATAGAATTTCTCATCTACATATATAAATCAAAATGAAATCTGTAGGAAAATTATCAACCGGATTATTAGTTATACTCATTGGTTTAGCCATTGTAGTACTTTTAACTACTTGTGTAGGTTGCACTAAGGTTCTCCCTTATAATGCTCACCCAAAATATGCTAGCGCTAAAGAGGAAGGTTTTAGACCAATTCACTACGCCAGTTATCCTGATGGTAAATCAGTAGATGTTAAAGATAGACATCTTATCGATAGTACTGCCTCTCAACCAACTGCACAACGTATTAAAAATATGAAAGGACTTTTTGGTCCTCAAAAAGATTGTGATAAAATCGAGATTTATTCTGATGCTAAAGGAGGACTTTCTGAAGAATGTATGAATAAATCTAGTGGTTTAAGTAACTCACAAGGATATTTATGTTTAAATGATAGACAAATTGAATTATTAAAAACACGTGGTGGAAACCAACCTTTATGTGGAGATTCCAAATGTGCTTAAGAAAAAGTAATAAAGCATTTTTCACAATATCGGATAGATTTTGATCGGTCAGGATCAATATCTATTAAATCATCTACAATTTCGTGTCGACAATGTTTGAGTAAAAATTCATCGACTTTTTTAAGTATTATATTTATCTCATCATTTTTTTCGCAAGAAATAAGTATATTTTTAATTTTAATTATATTTTCAATAATCTCCGTAGACATATTAAATATATTATTCAATAAATATTTAATATGTTTATGTAATTATTTTTTCTCACATTTACCTGTTTTTTTATTTCTACGTGTTTCATTTGGACAACGTCTTCTTTTTGTTTTAGCAAGGCGTTTAGATCGTCTGAGAGTTTGTTTGCTTTTTCCGAGAAGTTTTTTTTCTTTATTGATTTTGCGCTGAATCTTAGCAGCTTCTTTTTTCTTCTCTTCGGCTATTTTTTCTAATTCCATATGTTTTTTAGTTTTTTTCCCTCCATATAAAAGACCTTCACGAGGATCATAATCATAATCTTCTTCTTCTTTTGTTCCTTTTTCTTGTTTCTTTCCTCTTTCTTTATTTATAATTTTTTCTTTTAATTCATTCATAAGATTAAGATGTTCTTGATGTTCAAGACTGCACCTTTCATCATTTTTTAATTTAAACACCATAATTTTTTTTATATCTTGATAAACCCCTTCATTGATTATGGGTTCACCTTTATTATCTTTAATAGATTTTATTTTTGAATCTTTAGAGTCACTTTTTGTTAACATTTTATCAAATTTTCCGTTTTCATCTTTTGTATAAAATATAGAAGTTCCTTCAATTTCATCTTTTATAATTTGTGTTACTCCTTTTACTCCATTCCTACCATATGTATATGTTTCTGGAATACTATATTTATATGCATAATAGTCAGGATAATTAGTTTTATATAAATAAATAGTATGTATATCATTAATTTCTTTGCCTTCAGTGGGTAATTTATAATAATATTTTTCTTGATTATACAATTCTATTTCTTTTTTATTTATCGTTTTAGTTTTAGTTGAAGGTATATTCCTTAATGATTTAAACATTGCATGCGATTCATATGTTTCATCATAAGAAATAATAGTATATGTTGTAGTTACTGTGTATCTTAGTTGTTCATTATTTGGATCAGAAATTGACGACATATATAATATATTAATATAAATTTAGAAGTAAAGAAGAATAATTAAAATTAATATATAAAGGATATTTTACATATTATTTTTTTGCATGAATATAAATTTTAATGTTTTTTGGATTTTCTTTTTGTTGATTTTCTCTTTATTGTTTTCTTTTTTGATTTCTTTAATTTTCTGGACTTTCTTTTTCCACAAGTTACTTCAGATTTCTTATTAATCTTTTCTATTTCTTCTTCTTTTCTCATTTTTTCTAATTCCATATGTTTTTTTATTCGCTTCTTTCTAAATCTTTTAATTGTTTTCGATACTGATTATTTATTTCCTGTTATTTTTTTGTTCCATCCATATCTTTTTTTTGATGATATGCATATCTTACTTTATACGAATTATGTTTTTGTAATGTTTTTTCCATTCCCTGTCGATTTTTGAAACATTAAGGTCCATTTTACTAAAGTCAATTGCAGGCATAATATATAAAAAATAATAAACATATTATCTAAAGAATAGTTAATATGTTTCAAAATAAAATAAAATCTGTATCATTTCATAATATAATATTAGTATTTTTGATTCCATGTCGTGATGAATATAAAGACATTGAAAAAATATTATGGTGGACTCAAGAAGATTTAGATTATTTTAAATTAGTCGCTCAAGCAGAAATAAAAACAGTTATGAATTTAAAAAATATAGATTTTAAACAAGCAGTAAATACATTATATCAACCAAATTTATTCGAGGAAACTATACATATAGAGCCAACAAACTCTGACTTATTGGTTCATATTTAATTAACTTTTTAACATGATCTTTGTTTACTGTGACGGGAAACGTAACAGTCAAATCTAATTCTTTTGCGAAAATATTCTTTTCAGGCTTCATCAATCGAAACATATTGAGTTTTGTATGAATAGTCTCTAGACACCGTTTCAAATTTCGAACCCCTTCTTCACCTTTTGTAATAGAATCATTTGAAATTATTTCTTCTAATGTTTCATCTGGAATAGTGATATCTTCTTCGTTAAATGCGACTTGTTGACGTATTTTAGGTAAAAGAAAATCTCGTGCTATAATTTTCTTTTCTTTTTTCTCATATCCTTTTGTAACGATTCGATACATACGATCACGTAAAATAGGGTTAATACGAGATTCATCATTATAACTAAAAATAAACAAACATTTACTCAAGTCAAAATGTATTTCTGAAAAATATTTATCATGAAATTGACTATTTTGAGACGTATCCGTCAAATGGGTCAAAATACCAATGATTTCTTCACCTCGTGGTGTATCACTCACTTTATCTAATTCGTCAAAATAAATAACTGGATTCATACACTTACTATCCATCAAAATCTGAACAATACGACCCCACATACTTCCTTCGTATGTATAACCGTGTCCCTCTAATGAACTAGCATCTCCAGTACCACCTAGGGCAATAAAAGCAAATTCTCTGCCTAGTATTTTACTAATACCTTCTTTTACAAGAGATGTTTTACCTGTACCAGGTGGTCCTTGAATCGCGATAGCTGAACCGAGTGCTTCTGGATTAGTGATCCATTGTCCAATCATCTGCATAATTTGCATTTTCGCATTATCTAATCCATAAACACAATCATCTAATGTTTTTTTTGCTTGTTCCATAAAATCGCTACACGTCTCAATTCCATCGCTTATATGCACACTTAGATTTTTTTGAACACCAAATGGAATACGCATAAAACCATCTACCCACGTTTTTAATTTAAAATACTCGGGATCGCCTGCTTCCATAGAACGCAACATATTTACTTTTTGCATGACCGTTGCTTTGAATTTTGCTGGAATATTACTATCAAGTAATGTAAGACGATAAGGTTTTTTGATACTAATATGTTCATTAATCTCTTTTAATTCTTTAATCACTCTTAATTGTTCTTTATTTGAAAGTTGTTTTTTGAAATATTCAATTTCACCTGTCTTTTTCTCATCTTCACCATTTACCATTTTATAATACTTTTTAGCATTTTTAAGACGCGATTTTTTAACTAATTTACGAATTGATTCTCTACATTCATCTACAGCATTCAATAATATTTTATTTTTTGGATTTTTTTCTAACTGTACAGAAAGATATTTTTTCAATTCAATTAAGCTTTTATATTCTGTTTCTGCATCAGCCGTCTCTGAAACATCTGATTTTTCAGAAATATTACGTTTTTTTTTGTCTTTTTCTTTTTGTTTTTTTTTCATTGCTTTTGTTAAAATATTCGCAGGAATAGGGATAGTTTCATAATTTTCACGCATGAAATTTTTCTCATCATCACTATTACATTCTTCATCGCGGTCTTCTTTAATAGCTCGTTTATCTTGTATTTCTTCTTGATTATTACCACCACCAGCTAATGCTGAAAATATGAGATTAAAGTCTTGTACTTGTATATCATCCTCATCATCGTCATAATATTCTTCATATTCTTCTTCATCAGAAAATTCTGATTCTTCTTCTGATTCGCTCTCTTCTTTACGTTGTTTCACTTTTTTTCTTTTTTTCTTTAGTTTTTTTGTTGTAGCCTTTTGTTTTTTCTTTTTTGTTTTTTTCTCATCATCTTTTACCTTTTCATTAATATAATTTGAAGGAAATAATGTCGCAATAGTCTTTCTCAATTCACGAGGATCAATAATAGAACCATCTTCTTCTTCTACATTATCCTCATCATCATCTTCATCGTCAGATTCGTAATCTTCGGATTCAGATTCTGACTCTTCTTTAGCGATTTTTTTTTTATGTGATTTTGGAACATAATCAGAATCGGAATCAGAATCACTTTCAAATTCATCATCATCATCATCATCAATATACAATAAAATATTATCTTCGTCTTCAGAAGAATCAGAATCTTCTTTACGATGTTTTTTTTGACCACGTGTATTGTATTTTTTATCACTAGACTTGTTAGGCATTTTAGTAATTGCATATTAATAAAAGGCTCACTTTATTTCCTTTTTATAAATATATTTTGATGAAATAAAATTGATTTAGATTAATTAGATGATAAACAATATAAAATATAACCGATTATATTATATTAACGATGTCTAAACGTTCACATACAGACAATTATGAAAATCCATCAAGAATTATTGGAATTCAATTTAGTATGTTGTCTCCAGAAGAGATTAGACGTAATTCTGTAGTAGAGATAACAACAGGGGATACTTATAATAATAATAAACCTGTCGTAGGTGGTTTATTTGATCCACGTATGGGTGTTCTTGAACCAGGCCTTATATGTCCAACTGATGGTATGACGTATATAAATACACCAGGATATTTTGGACATATTGAATTAGCACGTCCAGTGTTTTCAATTCAAAATATGAAGGATATTTTAAAGATATGTCGATCTGTTTGTTTTAAGTGCAGTAAATTGTTGATTAATAAAAATCAACATAAGCATATTTTAGATTGGCCATGTTCAAGTCGCTGGGAATATGTTACATCATTAACATCAAAAACAATTAAACGTTGTGGTGAACAAACAGAAGATGGTTGTGGTTGTAAGCAACCAGATAAGATTAAGTTAGAGGGAATGGCTACTATATGTGCTACATGGGAAAATTTAGATACTGATGATGATAATAATAAAATTGTAAAAAAAATGACGGCAGAAAATATTCTTAAGATCTTTAAACGTATATCGGATGATGATATTAATTTTATGGGATTTAGTCCAATATGGTCAAGACCTAGTTGGATGATTTGGGAGGTTCTTCCAGTACCTCCACCTGCAGTAAGGCCTTCTGTAAAACATGATGCACAACAACGAAGTGAAGATGATCTTACACATATTTACAGAAGTATTATTAAATATAATAGCATTTTGCGTGAGAAAATGACGAATCCAGATTCAAATGCGAATGTTACAGAAGGGTGGTATACTATTTTACAACATTCAGTTGCTATGATTGCGAATAACAAAATAAAAGGGGTAGCACCAATGGCGCAACGTTCTGGACGTCCATTGAATTGTATCATGGGTAGATTGAATTCAAAAAACGGTCGTATTAGAGGAAATTTAATGGGTAAGCGTGTTGATTTTAGTGCACGTTCGGTAATTACAGGTGATCCTAATTTATCAGTACGTCAATTAGGTGTACCATTAAAAATCGCAATGAATATTACAAAACCAGTTGTTGTAAATGATAGAAATCGTGATTTCCTTACAAAATTAGTACAAAATGGACCTGACGGTGGACCAAATGGAGAACCTGGTGCTAAAATATTGGAAAGAAGAACAGGAGAAAGCATATCTCTTAGAAATGTTGATCGTGAAACAATTGAACTTTACAATGGAGATATTGTTCATCGTCATATGATGGATGGTGATGCGGTTCTCTTTAATAGACAACCTAGTCTTCATAGAATGTCTATGATGTGTCATATTGTAAAAGTAATGAAGGTAGGTGATACATTTCGTATGAATGTTGGTGATACAAAGCCTTATAACGCTGATTTTGATGGTGATGAAATGAATATGCATATGCCTCAAAATGTATTGGCTGAAACTGAATTGCGTTCATTAGCAGCTATTCCTTATCAGACAATTAGTCCTGCTAGTAATTCACCAATTATTGGTATTTATCAAGATTCACTTTTGGGGTCTTATCGTTTAACCCGTGATACAGTAAAATTTTCGCGACGAGAAGCTATGAATCTATTAATGATGTTTCCGCATGTTAAGATGGACGAACTTCGTGAGAAAAAGACGTTGTCTTCATTTGATGTTTTATCTCAAATTATGCCTCCAATGAGTATGATATATAAAACAGAACAATTTAAATCAGGAGATGATTTCGCTACTTCGCCTCATGTATTCGAAATAAAGAATGGTAAGTATATTCGTGGACAATTAAATAAAAGAGTCATTGGTTCAACTACAAAAGGCATGCTTCATAGAATTAACAATGATTTTGGTAATATGGCGTGTGTTGATTTTAATGATAATCTTCAAAACATTGTAACTGAATATTTAAAAACAAGTGCCTATAGTGTTGGTATTAGTGATCTTATTGCTAATAAAGCCACACAAACGCAAATTTTAACAGTAATTGCTAAACAAAAAGCAGAAGTACAAGAATTGATTGATAAAGTACATCTCGGAATATTTGAAAATAATACTGCACGTTCAAATAATAGCGAATTTGAGACAAATGTTGGTAACATCTTAAATAAAGCAACAGATGAAGCTGGTAAAATTGGGCGTGATAGTCTTGATAAAAATAATCGTTTCTTGATTATAGTTAATTCTGGTTCAAAAGGTAGTCCAACAAACATTGCTCAAATGATATCTTGTTTAGGACAAACCAGTGTAGATGGTAAACGTATTCCATATGGGTTTGATGGACGTACTTTACCACATTATAATAAATTTAATGATAGTCCAGGTGCTCGTGGATTTATTGAGAATTCTTATATATCAGGTTTAACTGCCCCTGAATTATTCTTTCATGCTATGGGTGGACGTGTTGGTCTTATTGATACTGCAGTTAAGACATCACAAACAGGTTACATCCAGAGAAGATTAATTAAAGGTCTTGAAGATCTTAAGGTAGAGTATGATGGTACTGTACGTAATAATAAAGGAAAAATTATTCAATATGTATATGGCGATGATGGTTTTGATAGTACACGTGTAGAAAACCAAAGTGTACCATTGGTTGGTATGAGTGTTGAAGATATTTATATGCATTATGATATTGTAGGTATTAATGATCAAACAAATGAACTATTATCTGTTTACACACGTGGTGCTATATCACGAATTAAAAAACAGAGAGAAGAAACACGCAATAAATGTCGCGAATATATTTCAACAATGTTGAAAAACAGAGACCTAGTTGTGAAAAACGTATTTAAATACAAAAATGAAAATCAAATTTCTATGCCTGTATCGTTTCAAAATATTATTGTAAACGTTCAAGGACAGATGGGATTGAATCAAAATAGTGTTGTAGATATTACACCATTAGAAGCATTTGATTTAATCGAAGAAAATTTCGAAAAGATGAATAATCTATCCTATGCTCCTTTGACTTCTCTATTTAAAATCATTTATTACTTTTACCTTTCTCCAAAAGAACTTCTTGTAAATAAACGTTTTCATAGAAAAGCACTTATTGTTTTACTTGAAACAATTGCATTGAAACATCGCGAAGCAATTGTACATCCAGGTGAAATGGTTGGTGTAATTGCTGGTCAATCCATTGGTGAACCTACAACACAATTGACCTTAAATACTTTCCATTTAGCAGGTGTATCAAGTAAATCCAATGTAACGCGTGGTGTTCCTAGAATTGAAGAAATTTTGAGATTGACCAAAAATCCAAAGAACCCTTCTTTAACAGTCTATCTTAAACCTTTTGAAGAATCTGAGCAAGATAAAGCAACTATGTATGCTACTATGATGGAACACACAAAATTAGTAGATATTACAAAATCTGTACAGATCCATTTTGAACCTACCACAAAAACTACAAAGATTTTAGAAGATCAGTTATTGTTAGAACAATTTGAAGAATTTGAGAAAATGATTGCTGAATGCTTAGATCCAGTTGATAAAATAGAAAATACTGATTCTTCTCATTCAAAATGGATTGTTCGCATTGAACTAGATAAAGAAGCTATGTTAGATAAAAATATCACAACAGATGATGTCCATTTTGCGATATCAAATAGTCATTATGGAAATGATATTCATTGTGTATTTTCCGATTACAACAATGATAATCTCATCTTTAGAATTCGTGTAAATAGTTCTATTTTAACAAAAGGAAAAAAGAAGGGTATTGCTGAGACACTTGATCAATCAGATGATATATATATGCTGAATAATTTTCAAGAAACCCTTTTACATAACATTGTACTCCGTGGGCTTAATAATATTGAAAATGTAATCGCCCGAAAGATTCAAAATTCTGTGAAAAAAGTTGATGCTATGCCTGTAATTAAAAAAGGTATGTTCTCAATCGCAGGTGAAAAAGAAATGAATATCAAAAAAGAGGACGGTAAATATGTGAAAAATGATATTTGGGTTCTTGATACAACGGGTACAAATTTACTAGAAGCATTAGCACTCGATTATGTCGATCCTTCAAGAACAATGAGTAATGATATTCGTGAAGTATTTAATATTCTCGGTATTGAAGCTGCACGACAAATGATTTATCTTGAGATGATGGATGTGATGGAATTTAGTGGTGTATCGATCAATTATCATCATCTAGGTCTCCTATGTGATCGTATGACTTGCAATGAGAATATGGTTCCAATATTCCGTTCTGGTTTATTGAATGATAATGTTGGTCCTATCGCAAAAGCCACATTCGAAGTACATACAGAGGTCATGTTAAATGCTGCACGACATGGTGAATTTGATCACATGCGTGGTGTATCGGCAAATGTAATGACTGGACAATATGGAAATTATGGTACAGGTTCATTCCAATTAGTACTTGATATGAAAGAAATGGAAAATCTAGATGCATTTGATATAACTGATAAAGATTCATCTATTGATGATCGTTTCGAAAAACATTCAGGAAAAAATAGTTGCACAAAAGGAGATATTATGATTCAAAACAATATCGCAAATATTCAAAAAGAAATAAATGGTGATATTTGTGACGATGGATATAATATTGGATTTTAAAATAGAATAAAATTGAATTTATTTAAAAAATTATATGTTTTTTATAAAAACACATAATTTTATGAAATTCCTTCCTATTGAAATAGTAGATATAATAGCTGACTATCATGACTATGATAAGTATTGTAAATCACAACATAAAGAAAATTTTAAAAACGTTTTAAAAGACATTTTATTAATTAGTAAATGTTTAATTGGACGGAAAAGATTGATTGTATGTAATGTGTTGCGAATAATTAAAAATTATAAAAAAAGAAAATTACTACCTGGTCATCATCATTATCCAGAATTTAACGGTCCATATTGGTTTGAACTTTGGAGTTAAACTTCTTTAAATTTAACATCTAGTTTATCATAGTCTACACTATAAAAACCATTGTCTTCTAATTGTACAGCATATTTAAAATCTGTATCTAATAATTCTTGTGCAATTACACCTTGATATGTAATATTTTGTTTTAAATCTGGTATAATATCATTGTATTTAAATGTATAAACAGAAATACCCCATGGTGAAAATCCAATATGTTTAATATCATATTTTAAAGTTTCATCGGACCACCATCTACTTCTTCTACTTCTTGGACAATAATAATGAGTTCTCCATTTGGTCACATATTTTGTAACAGGATTACATGGTTTATTTACGTATGCATTGTACCAATTATCCCTTTCTTTCGATTTCTCATCAAATTTAGTATTTAAATCGTTGTATTGTCTTCTTAAATTTTGTAATTGAGAATTTAATGAATTTTTTTCATTATTGAGTGTTGTTTTTTCATTACTTAATGCTTGTTTCTCTCTTTGTACTCGATTATAATCTTGTTCTTGTTTTCTACATTGTGTAACTAAATTATTATGTTGATTATCTAAATTTTGTTTTTGTCTAACTAAAGTATTATATTTATTATCATGTTCCTGTTTTACTTGATTTAAACGATTTTTTGATTCAGTTTCGTAATTTTTATATTCAGTATTTAAACGATTATATTTATCACCAAATTCACTAGTCATGCTTTTATATTTATTATTACATTCAGTCTCTAGACCATTATATTTATTTGTCCATTCAGTTATCATATTTTTATATTGAAATTCTAATCTATTTCTGATTTCTGCCTCTGATTCCTCTGATTGTTTTTTTAACTTATTATATCTATCAGTTTGTTCTTTTATATATTTTTCTTTTTCTAGAGCACAATTTTTTGTTATTTCATCAATTTCATTTAATCTATTTTGTGCTAATACTTTGTAATCACTTAAATCACTTCGCAAATTTGTATTTATTGTTGTCTTTTCTTCAATTGTTTTTTCTAATTTTGATTTATTATCTTCTAAATTTTTAATATTCTCTTCATTTTTCTTTATTTCAGCATCTTTTTCTCCAATTTCAATATCAAATTCATTACGTAACGTTGCTTCTAAATTTTTTTGTATTTGTAAATTGTTTAATTCAATTTGTTCTTTTTCTTGTTGAAAAGCTAATTCTTTTTCTGCTAAATCTGCTTGATGCTGTAATCTATCTCTTTCTGCTTGATCTGTAGTATTTTCTAATGAAGTACGTAATTCAGATATTTTATTATTTAATTGCTTTTTAATCGATTCAAAATATCTTTTCTTTTTTTCTATTTTTGCTTGTTCTTCACGAATCAATTGATCAAACCTTTTTTTTTGTTCAACGGTTAATTTTTTGTAGTAATAAATATATTTATCGCGAAATAAATTCATATTTGGATAATTATTAATAGTTATATCAAAATCTTTATTGGATAAATTTTTTCCAATCACACTACTGCTCATTGATTCTTTGATATTTATACAAGAATATATTACGGATGTAATTATTAATAATATAAATATGTATATAATGTATTTCATAATTGTATATATAATAATTATGAAAAAAATAACTATTTATTTATGACTTATTATTTAGGTTTCATATTTTTGGTAAGATCATTATTAATTATTACTGTTTTTTCTATTTCTTGCTCTTCTAATAACTGTTTTAACAGCTTTACTAAATGACTTACACCATTTACTTTTATTTTATAATCTTCATATCCTTCTTTGTAAACTTTTATGGTTGGTACAATAAGGTAAACTAAAAATGTAAATAATGCACTTGTTATAATTATTGTACATGTATCATTTTTTTTTTGATGTAAATATACTTGAACAAATAAAACATATAATAAAAATAATTTTATATAATCAATCCACATATGTATATATTATATAAATACATTTTAGTTTATGATAATATGAGTACGAAATACTTTGTTTTCACTATTTATAACATATATCATGTCTTTGTAAATATGTACATCGATTAAGTTACCATTCAATTTATCATTATATAATCTAAATGGAATATTCACAGAAATTGGTTTAAAATATAACTTCCCGGATTCTTTATCTATAGCAAATACAATATTATCTATACTATCTAATTCTCGAATACTAATATTATTTGCTAATAATACTGGTGTCTCTGCATTCACATTATTTAATTTACAAAGATATAAATGTCCTTCCTTGTTTACTAACAATAAACTAGTACCTACTTTTGTATCTAATATTTTAAAATCTACAAAATTATTAGGAATATTTAATTCCATTTGTGTTGTACGTGAATTAATAATATACATTTTTCCATTTGTTTTCATTGCTATTATATATTTATTTTCTTTATCATAACATATTCTATGTAAATCTTTCATAACATTATTATATTGTCTCCAATATCCACTAATAATACTTTTAAATGTTCTATAGTAAATATATGTATTATTTCCTATTCCAATAGCGAATAACGTTACTTCATTATCTATTTCACCAATTATTAAACATGTACCAAAACCGCTATTATGAAAAGATTTCCAACTATCTGAACGAACGTCAATCATATTTAAATATCTATAATAAGGACTATTATTAGATGCATAACATAACAATGTATCTTTTGTTATTACTAATTGTTTTGAAGTACCTGTAGATACTAATTCAAATTCAGGTATTACATGTTTTATATATGATTTGTTTATACCAATCATTTCTAACTTTTGACCCCATGCAGGATTCTGATATGGATAATCGGTTCTAAAAATAGTTGTTACATTCCAATCATCATTTTCGTTTTTCAAGTTATACGTCATAAATGTATCACTCCATTGTACTTTTGTATTATATATTGAAGGTGTATCTCCTATATTTTCTTGATAATATTGTGCATTTACAGGTTTCTTTCCAATATATCCAATATATTTGGGTACTTTTAAAATAAAACCTGGTTTGTTATCGGAATTTTCTATTAAATAATCACCAGGACCAAAATAAATGGTATCAATATTTAATACCTCCCATTTTGAATCATCATCAATCTCTGTTAATTTTTTTGAAATAATCGTATTTGTATCGTGTATAGCCAAATAACGGTCAGGCCATTTAGAACTTTTAAAAGAAACCGTTTTATCTTTGTTAAACACAGGTGTCCATCTCTCTGATTCCCATGCTTCAATTAAATTTTGATTTTGATTTAAATTTCTAGCATCTATATTCCATGTATTACCATTTGTCCTTACGTATCGACTATTTTTGCAATTATATAAACTAAACGTATCTTCTTTTGTCCATTGTGCTGTTCGTGAAAATTTAAATATAGCATTTTCAGTTTTGTAAGAATTAAATAATTTTTTATTAGGAGATTCCAAAATAGACATTTTCCCATTTGCTGAATATTTATCTATACTGTTATCTACATCCATATTTAAAAATCCCTCATGTTTTCTATTCCATAATGCTACAATAGGATTAAATAAATCTGGTTTTTTCTGGTATATTTGTTCATTATATTTCATCAAAATTGATGAAAATCTAGGTAAAGAAGGAATATAAGACCATGTATTATCTGTACTTATAATCGGTTCTTTCATACCACTATTATCGGTAAGTACCACAGACATTAATAATCCTGCTGGATTTGGTAAAGTATCTGCATTTACAACATCTACTTGAATATCATTTACACCTTCTTGTAGTTTTAAATTTGTATGAACACCAAAATTAGGCCATCCACCTACTTGACTTATTACATGTTTTCCATTTAAATAAACTTCCCCATAATTATCGCAAACAATATGAATTTCTATATCTAAATCTTTGTTTTCTCTTTTATAATACTGATAATAAAAAGTAAAATTTGTAGAACCAGATCCAATACGATCAGCATTTGTATGTGCCCATATCCATTTCGCCTTTTTATCTAACCATGTATCGTTTATTTTCCAAGGATGCATATTATAATCACCTAATATTACTGCATTATTTTTACCATTACCACCATCTTTACCACAAGTACCCCAATTAAAATTTGCTTTATAATTTGAACAAATAGGCATATCTTCTGGACACATATATTTTGATGCTATGTTAACATTTGGATTACCACAGCAAACTGTATTATCTAAATAATGCATACCACATTGATTTAATGCATATGAATCTTTTGATATATCTAATTTATTTATTTCTTCAAATTTTGCTACATCTCGTCCCTCAATTATTTGTTTATACTCTGGTGAATCTTTAAATGATTGTGAAATAGACTGTATTGAATCTCCTTTTTTTATACGTTCCATCCAATAAATAAAACCTAATCTATCAGGTTCTCTTCTTAAGTTATTTCTATATACATCTAAAATTGCTTGTTCATCTTTTGTGGGTGGATCTGAACATTGTAAATTTATAGGACAATTTTCTGGAAATGTTAAATCATTGTTCGCATTTGATATATCTGGTGAATAATTTTGCACAAGTCGTTGTTCTTCTGCTAAAGTATTATTCACATTTATATTTGTTGACTTTTCTGATTTTTCAAATATGGTAGACATGACCTTTTCTAAAGCAGATGAGCCCATTACATTAATTTTTGCTCCTTCAAAATTTTCGTTATACCACTTCTCTTTTAAAATAGATAAAATATATAGTATTATTAATATTATGAATATAGTCAATAAATATTTTAACATTTTGTATATTATTTATTTATAATTTATTATAAATAAATCTTATGAATAAGAAATATATCGATGATATTTTAATGAATAATCATTATTAAACACCATTTCTAAAATAGTATGAGATGGAATTGTAAAATCTTCAAATTCTTCATCTGACATTTTCAAAAAATATTTCATTAACACACGTCCGCAATGTTTATGTGTTACTATAATCGGTATTTTATCTTGTCGCAATACATATAACACATCATTTTGAAAATACGGAAGTAATCTTTCCAAGATATTTTCTTTTGATTCACCATTTTTCATTTTATCAAAATAGCAGTTTTGATATACGGGGTATATTTCTGATTTATTTGGTAAATCTGTTATAACAGGTGGTTTCATATAAAAATTATTTCGCATCATTTGCGTAAATTTATCACCATATTCTTTTCGCATATACTGTCTTGGAATTCCCTCTAATGAACCATAATGTTTTTCATTTAATCTCCAAGATGTATAAGTAGTAATTTTCATATCTCTTTCGTTTTTAATCGTTTTTTTCATAATATTACTGGTTTGTATAGCTCTATCTAAAACCGATGAGAAAAATACATCGGGATAAATTTTTTCTTTCATTAAAGTTTGTGCTATTGTAGCTGCCTCTTCTTCTCCTTTTTTTGTTAAAGGAATGTCTGTCCAACCTGTAAATTTACTATCATGATTCCAAATGGATTGACCATGTCTTACGAGATACACTTTATTTGAAAAGCATGAAAGTGTCTTCCTCATATATAAAATCGTTTTAATATTTTATATATATTTTTCTGCAAAAATTAATCATCAAGTATACATAAACTATAATCGTTTGGTCCTTTACAACCAAATACTTTATTATTTACTTTAAATATACCATCACATTTGTCTTTAATCCATAACATATTGTCTGAAAGTAATCCATAAGATGTATTTAAAATACATTCTTCGTTTCCTCTTTGTATATCTAATTCTACTTCTGTATCACCTGAAAGTCCTGGTACTTCTGTTATCAAAATAAGTCCTGATCTACCACCATAACCGCTAGGTGCTGAATTTTTCCTTTGTCCAGGGTTATTATTGTATTGGGGAGCATTTGTTCCACCTCCTCCTGCACCATAATTTCTTAGATCACGTATAGGTTCAGATTGTTGGACTGTAGCTGTGTATTTTCCACTTCCACCTCCACCCCACGTAGCTCTTTTTCCAAAATCGTTATAACGATGATAACCATTTCCACCGCCACCACCGCCACCAAATTTTTTGGGTATTACGGCTTTACCATATTGTGTCTGAAAAATCCTTGTTCCGTCTGCCTTTGTTGACGTTTTTATAATATCACTTACATCAGGTCCTGTTGAAGATTCACCATTTCCACCACGTTGGTTCTGTTTGTATCCATCGCCTCCTTTATTTGAACTTCCTACTTTTAATTTTATTTCTTTTTGTGGCGTTTTTAAAATAGAGTGCCCGGTTTTATCATCAAACTGTACAGTAAATGTTTCACCTTTTTGAAGATTAAAATTCAATCGTTCGCCACTTTGTCCACCACCGCCTCTTCCACCGTAGTAAAGTGGATGATTATGATCTTGTCCTATGTTGAACCCTCTGTGACCTTGCTCACCCATTCCTATAAATATACCACTAATTTTTACAGAAGTAATAGCAGTGAAAGTAACAACACCATTTTTATCCGACATACCTTTATTATCAAATATAGCATAAGTAGGACCTCCTGCATTGTCTTTTTTACCGTCTACAAATATAGAAAATGCTTCTTTATTGTCCCATGATACAAATAATCCACTTTCTGGTTTAATAATTGTTTTTTCTTCAATATTTTCTCTTACTATTCCAAGTTCACGTTTCCATAATTTGTAAATTTTATCTATTAATTCTTGTGTTAATTCAATATCCCAAACAGCGAAACTATGTATTTTTCCATGAAAACCGAAATCACTATTATCTAGAGAACGTCCAATATAATTTTTACGCGTATTATTTAAAATCGGAGTTAAATCGAAATTTGCTTTCTTATTTTCTACAAGAGCACTGTTAACATATAATTTTACATCATTTGTTTCATTATTTAATACTAACACAATATGTGCTTGATTTAAATTATCAAATTTTGTGTTTGTATTTGTTAATCTTAACTCTTCACCTGATGATGGAATAATTGAAAAAGCTAGATTTCCATAGTTTCCATCATCATTATTCCATCTATATAAAAGAAAAGATTCAGAGTTTCCATCTTTACCAAATTGGAAAATTCTAGCCCATCCTTTATTTATATCCAAAGTACTTACACGTGTTTCGATACTTACTGTCTTTGAACCTTCTGTTATATTTGGAGGTAACTCTAAATAGGATTTCGAATAAATGCTTCTCATATTAAATGTTAAAGCATTATTTTCTATGCTAATATGATTTCCTTTTAATACACCATTTTTCTTCTCAATATATGATTTATTTGTTTTATCAAATACTATATTATTATTGTTATTATCAAAATCATATAAATGAATCGGTGTTGGAAGAGGTGGTGGGGTTGGATCTGGACATTTCTCAGATTCTAGAACTGATGATTTTTCTACATTTTCCATTGGTAATTCACCATCTGCATATGTACGATCACCCCAATTTTCCTCTTCAGTTGCTGGTTCAAGACTTTTTGTTTCTTTAGATGTTTCTTTAGAGGTTTCTTTAGATATTTCTTCACTTACTTCAGGTTCAGTTTTTGTTCTAGATCTAGGTATAGATTTATGTTTAAATATTTCTGGTTCATAAGATTGATATTTTTCTTCTGTTACTTTTTGTCGAGCTAATCCATTGTGTTTATTTATAACGTTTAATTTTACATTTTCAACTTCTTTTTTCTGAAAAACACTATCGACAATATTTTTAAAATTATTTGATCCATCAACTGTTAAATTATATTCATATCCTTCAGTTATTTTACCTTTTACTAAATAATATGTTAAATAAAGTATTATTGTAAATAGTAATGCATGTATAATATTTTCATATGGAATTTGTTTTGAGAAAAACAATTTTGGTGAAAATATCACAAACAATGTGAATATGTAAATATATAATTTATATTCCATTCTTTTTATTATAATATTTACTGATAAAAATTATAATAATATTTTATATATTTACTTTTGGTCCGCATTTTCCCCAATTTATTTCATCATATTTATAACCGTTACATACTGGTAATTCTTCTGGACAAACAAGTGTAATATTTTTTCCTTTTGTACCATAATCATAAGCACAGTATTCAGGAACTATTTTTACAATAGGATCTGGACCGGGTGCTGGATACATTAGTCTGCTGCCATCAATTATAATATCATCACCACTACCATAAAATTTATCTAAAGTAGATTTTGGAGGTTTTAATACAGTTTTTTCACCTTTAATTTCAGTTATATGTTGCTGTGTTTTTGTATTAGTAATATCTATTTCAACAGGTTTTTTATTCGCTCTAAACAAATCTAAAAAATGAAAGAGTCCAGTGCTATTATCAACCTTTAAACTATAATTATCCATTGGTTCTTTTTCATGTCTTATAAAATCATATGTAAAATACACAGTGAATATAAAACAAAAAGGATAAATAACATCTAAATATTGTTTATGATGAAATAAAATTCTGGGTGTAAATAAAATAAACAATATAAAAAAATATAAAAATAATTGATATTCCATCTTTTATTATAATATTTACTTATAAATTATAATAAAATAAAGATATTGTCGTTGAATAGAAAATTGTTATTTATATAGGCATTCCTGTATCATCTAATTGAACTGGTGTTTCTTGTTGTCCTTGTTCTTCAGGCATTCCTGGTTGTCCTTGTTCTTCAGGCATTCCTGGTTGTCCTTGTTCTTCAGGAATTTCTGATTGTTCTGTAATTTTTGGTTCAGATTCTGTGCGAACTGTCCTTTTAATTGGAGATTCTATTTTATTATTGATATTTATTTTCACAGGTTTTTCTTCTGCGTTAAACATGTTTAAAAAACGAGTTAAATAATTTGTTCCATCTACTTTCATTGTATAACTATCAAAATTTTCTTTATTTATTTTTACAATATCATACGTTATAAATAAAATCATACTAAATATAAAAGCATATACAATTTCTTGAAATTTGATTTTTTGTTTTAATAAAAAATTAGGTGTACATGATACAAATAATGCGAATATAAATATAAATAATTTAAAATTCATTACTATATTATCTACATATAAAAATATCTTATTATTGATTATCTGTTGAAAACATAGATACTTCTGGTGCATTTCCATCTAAAAATATAACCTCACCTGTAACATCATTTGGAATATCAATATCACCGTCAAAGAATTTCGGTATAGGGCCAGGTAATGGACTCATTGCCTTTAAATCATCTTTATAATAAGAATAATCTAAAACTGTATTATTAATATGAACAACGTTTGTATCTTCTTGTGGCGTTGATGATTTTACAATTTTATCTAACCCTAAATTTGTAGACATGTATAAATCTTTCTCATCATTATCAACTTCTAAAGTACCTATTTTTACTCCTTCACGATATCGTAAAATCGAATCATAGGTTAAATATACAATTGTTGTAAATAATAATCCATGCAATACAGACAATAATAATAAATTTATCTTTGGTAAATTTATAAACACATTTGGTGAAACTATTATAAATAATGCAAAAATATATATTATAAAAATTATATTCATTATAATATATTTCGTCATTTTAATTTTTTATTTATACACCTTAAATGGTGGTGCTATAACCACATTTTCAACATTTTCTTCATCTATCATATCATATTCATTTGCTACACTAGGAGTTACTTGAATTAATTCATTGTTTATTACATAATTTTTATTGTCTTCTGGCTGATTTAATCTTTCTGAAATCATTTTAATAATATTCACTAAAGATTCAGTATTTGTACCTTGTACTTCTAAATTTTCTATTACGTTTCTTTGAATAATGCTATATGTAATTTGAAATATTAAAACAAATAATAGACCATGCAAAATAACTAACAGTAATTTATTTTTTATTGGTAATTTAAAAATAGTATTAGGAGTTAGTAAAACAAATAATAAAAATAAATATAGTATTAACAAACAATCCATATATATTACTATTATTTTTTATCTTTTTAAAACTGTTGCTTTTGATAAAAATTCTTCTACTGTTTGCATATTATTCACGTATTCGACATCACCTCTACTTGCCTTTATAAATATATCACTTTTCAATTGATTAAAAGTATATCCATTTTGTACCACATGATAACCAGGAGGAACATTTGTTTTTATTTCCGCAGGAGAACGAACAAAGAAATGTTTTTGATCAACTGATTTTCCACCTAAACGAACCCATTGTAGCATAGGAGATAATGTCTTTAAAGAAGTAGATGAAAATAAAACAACAGGTAATGATGCTACTGTACAGAAAACCCACCAATCAAGATCAGTAATATAATATTCATCACTAAATATAATTTCTTCGAAATTAGCTTGTTTTTTTTTGATTTTATCCATTAATGCCGATTTTCCTTGTTTTCGTAAAATACTATAAACATATTTTTCTGCAGATTGACTTTTAAAAATTCCTTTGTAACCTCTCCATAAAGATGTTTTAATATTCTGTATTGAAATTGTTGAAAAATATACTTCTTGGATAATATAGATAATTGGTATAAAACTACAATTTACTGTCTTATGAAAAAACAATTCTTTTGCTGTTACTGGAAAAATCTTTCTCCATGATCCTTCTTTATTATTACCAACAACATTTGGTTTTGTATGTTCAATACAATCAATAATAAAATCAGACATATTTTTCTTTATTTCTACACTTTTTTCAGAAAAATCATTTTGTTCTTGCAAAGTCACTTTATTTGAATAATTTTGAATATTACCACTATATTCCATATCTGGTTGAGCACTATCAAATGTTATATTTTGATTTATTTTGTTACTACCAAAAGGAACAATATTACGAAAATAATCACGTGTTAGTCTTGTTTCTAACATAAACAATTCGTCATTATTAATATAGAAATCCGTATTTGTGATATTCATATAATTTTTTGGATAAAACATAAAGAGTCGACTACGTTTATATCGAACCAACTCATCAGCCATACGTCCAAAATATATCTTATTGTTATCAGAACCACTTAACAAATGTTTCTTTGGAAAGACCGATATACAATTACCATCATCGCTCATTAAACAATAAGAAGGTCGATCTTTATCATCTAAACAATTATCACCATCATTGCATAAAACAACTCTTTCGATAGAAGACAAATCTTTTACATCAATATCTCTAAAATCGATTTTATTTTCTAATAATTTTCTTAGTTCTTTTTCTACTGTTATTAATTTACCTCTATATGAATAATGTAAATCATCGATTGTTTCTAATATCTCTCTTCTAATTTGTCTGTATTCAAATTTATTTAAATAAATACGTACAATTGTACGAAAAATATTATAAAATTGTGTTTCTAGATTTACATTTCGAACAATATTAACGCGTTCTGATTTTTCATTTTCACCAATAGTTAACGTTTTTTCAGCACTTTTATGTTTTTCATCGTCATTATATCTATTACTATAATGCTTAACTTCGGGTATTTGATCTTGGTCAATGGGTTGTGTTGGAGGATTTATTTGAACAAATTGATTTGTTTCTGTTAAAAATCCAATAACTAACCCGTCTTCTATTATTTTGATTTGCGGTTTACTCATTATTTTTCCACCAGTATCACGTGATAATCCATTTAATCGATCACGCGTTGTTCTATAATCCAACCATAAATCAACATCATCCATAAATTTTGTTTTTAAACCTTTTACCATAGCAGATGGGAAACATGGTACAAACAATAATGACTGTGTATCTTCTTTATTGATTGTTACACCAATCACTTTATTTCTATAATTTAATACTTGTGAATCTATCTTATAATGATATGTTTTAAGTAACCGCATCAATTCCATTAAAGGTATATTTTGTTTAAAATTATATTTTTTTGGTAAACTTGGAAGTGGACGACAATATTTTTTACTTGTTTCTTTTATTAATTTTAATACCGATTTTATCTCGCTTAATGCAGATACCTCTACAAATGCCTTTTTAAAAATAACTTCATTTTTCTTTGTTTCACCTTGTTTTACTTTATATTCTATATTTCCGGTACTTGATATTACTTTTCCATTTTGAAATACATCACCCTTTTTAAAATCATATACAATATTTTCCGACTTGATCTTAATAATAGTTTCTTTTTGTTCATAAAGATGTATTGGTTCATAAAAGTTATCTTGTTTTAATAAAATAACGGTTTCTTTTGTCTCATCATATTCAAATTTGGAATAAGCATTTGATGGACAAATTAATTGAACTCGTTCTGTAATATCTTGGTCAGTCATTTGTAAAATAATAAGATTCATACCATCTTTCAATAAATTATTGTTTCTACCACAAAAAAAGTCCCAAAGATATGTATGGTCTATTACAGAATTTTCGTTTTTAATAAAATCAATAAAATTATTGTACGATAAAACAGTGTTTTCTAGATATTCTAATTGTGTCTCATCATTTAATGATATAGTCTTATAGAAATCACTTTCTTGATGAGGTCCAAGATCAACAGTTTTACCTCTTTGTTTTGATCGAAATGTAGAAACCAAATTACCATTATGATATCTTACAAACATATCAATATCAATAGCATTTACAAATTCTTCACGCATTTCCTCTATAGTTGGTACTTTACTTAAACCTTGTTTATATGCATAAAAATATGCGAAACAAGCTAAAAAGGATTGTGTTTCAGATTTTTCAACACCATATCTTAAAAGGCATTTTTCACCTCCTCGAATTACCGCAGTATTTTTAGGATCTACAACTTGACTAGCATCGGATTTAAAAAATATCTGCAATGCTAATGGTAAAAATCCCCAACGATTTTGCGGAAGTGGATAAGAAACAGAACTAATTATATAAGAAAGTGTTTTATTATTTTTTGTTTCACCATCCGTTAATATATTTTTCTTTTTCTTTTTTGTGTTATCATCTTCTTTTTCTTCTTCTAATCCACATATTTGTCTTCGTTTAACTTGATCATTTGAATCCCATGATTTACCAAAACAACAAGGTATACACAATCCATCTGGATGTTTGTCTTTTTTCAACAATCCAGGAACATGTTGAACATATTTACCATCTTTCATGTGATTTTTAGGATTATTAAACTCATATACATATGCACCTGGTGGAACCTTGTCTGATCCACGTGGTATAATAGCTCCACATTTTCCTGCTTTTACATCTTCTTCACTGATACTTGAATTTGTCTTTAAACACCAATATCTTGGACATATATACCAATGTTTTTTATCTTCGGAAGATCCATGATAAAGAGCATGACCATAACTACCTGGATTTGTCTCATCAATTTTCTTTTTTTCTGCATCTGTTAATATAATTGGTTGTCTTCTATCTCCAGACGGGCATGCTTTTGAATATAATGGAAATTTGCTTGATTCTTCTGTTACATAGAGTGTAGGATCTAATTCTAACATTCGTTTAAAGAAAGGAGTTGGATTTTTAATAGGCATCCCATCAATATCCGTTTTGTATTTTTCTTCTTCTTCTGGTGTTTCTTGACCTCCATAAAATTCTTCTTCGTCTGATTCTTCTTGTAGATCCTCTTCTTCATATTCTCCATAATAATCAGCATCGTCAAAATCTATGCCTTCACCTTCTTCTTCTACTACTTCTTCTGCATCTTGTTCTTCTTCTGGTGAAAATCTCAATGGATTATATAATTCTACACCTTTTTCTTGAGGAACTACAATTGTTTCTACTACTTCTTGGACAACTGGTACAGATTTTTCTTTTGATTTAAATCGTTTTAATTTTTCACTGCTTATTTTAACCGTTTTTGGCTTTTGTGATAATCGTAAAATTACGTCGATATATATTTCTAGTTCTTGGACATAACGTATTGAATTAATATCTGTTACTTCTACTAACAGTTCACTTTTTAATGGTTTCATCTGAAAAATAGTTTTAAAACCTGGATTTTCTGCTACTTTTTGTTTTAATAATTGAAATTGCGATTTAAATTCAGCAAATGCTATTACTGCAGCATCTTGTTGTAAATCAAAATTATCCATTAATCCTTGAATTACTTCATCGGAATTTGCTGTGCGATCGTAAATTTCTCTAATAAATGCGTTTTTAGCATCCATTTCTTTATAATTTTTAATACGTTTGAAACGTAAGTTTGCTCCCTTGGACACATCCATCGATAATATATCAAAAATGGGTGTAATATAGTCTATTTGTTTTTGTAGATTTATTTTTGTATCAATTGGTAAATGAGATTGATATGTTAATCGGGTATTTATTATATTATCGTCTTCTATAAAGGAAAAAGGCCTTATTTTGTATCCAGAAGGTTGTAATATGTTGTTTAATCTTTCGGTAATTGGTTTAATCAATGTAGTTACTTCACTATTTAATTCTTCAATGCTTAATAATTTCGTTAATTGTCCAAGAATCTCTATTTCAGAATTATTATGGATATTCACAACAATTCCAAAAGACTCTTTTACAAAAAGCGAAATTTGTTTTGCTTTACCAATATCACGTGAAAGACGCATAATTATAGATTCTTCTAATGCTGGAATTTTTTTACCATCACTAGATATATTATCAGAATAAAGACGATACATATTTTCTCTTCGTGTACCAGGGTTATATTTAATAAAAGGTATTTTTTCACTAGCATGTAAATTTCGAAACAATAAATCGAGTGGAAAATTTTGGACATAATCATATGGTTTTATAGTAAATGAAAACTGTTTTATTCCTTTTTCGGAATAAGCCATTTCTTCTGTAGCATTCCAATATATTTCGCGATAAATTTGTGTAATATTATTTCGACGAGTATTTTTTGGATTATTGTATTTTTTCGTTTCTTCTGCTATTTTTATAGCAGATTCAGATAAAAGAGAAGTATTTGTTAATCCAGACTTAAATAAAAATGGATAATATAACTCGCAAAAGTATTCTGGATTAATATTATTTTTTTCGGCAAATTGAAAACTATCTTTTGCTAAGCATACCATTATATCTGGTTTTTTTGTATAATCAAGTAGTATTGATCTTTCTAATGTTAAAAGAGGATTATTTCTAGCACTTTCATATCGAATTGTTTCTGTCCATAATTGATTTTTGTAAGGATTTGTAGGAAACATAAAATCATATGTATTTTGAAATTCCATACCTATAGGGGTATAGAGTTCTTTTAAGCCTGAATTTGAGAGTCCAATCCATTGTTCATATGTAAATACATCATTATATAATCCACCTTTTTCACCATCTCCTTTATCTAAATCATAAGGATTACTGGATATATTGGTAGCATATTGAAAAAATTTTTCTTTTGTTAATTGTTTTGTATCATTATCAGTAATTTCTTGATATAATTTGGTCATATCTAAATCTTTTTCAGAAAGACCAAACATGTAAATTTCTTCTACAGAAAGCATAAATTCTTTTGTTTTTGATTTTTTTTGAAATTCTACTATTTCGTTTACTATTTTATGTTTGATATCACGAATTGTATCGTCTGGATGAATCAAATTTTCAGAAAAGATTATTTCTACATCATTACGTTTATAAAAAGCCAATTCAATTTCGCTAAAGATGGCAGACATATCATTTGATGAACGAAGTCCAGCACAAAAAATAAAAATATATTGCACATTTCCTTCTTCATTTAAAATATGTATTTTATAAATATCGCGTTCTGGAATCATATAATTATCAATTTCTTTTACTTTTATTATTTGTTCTTCTTCCATTATATAATATTATATATAATGGAATGATGTTTTTATTAAAGAGATTACCTCAAAATTAATTATCATAGTAAGGATTGTCTTTAATATCCATACCACAATATTCAACTGGCTTTTTTTTATAATCTCTTGGACTATGAATACCGGCATCTTTCGCATTTTCTAATAAAAATTTAAAATTATCCCAAAATTCTGTCTTATGTCCTATTGATTTGGTAGCAATATGCGATAGTTCATGAATTGCTACAAACATTAATGTATGTTCGTCAATCATATTTGATTCTTCTTGTTTTTTCTTGTTAAGACAAAAAGCCAATTTTTCACCTTTATTCTCACTATATGCAGTATATTCACTAGTAGGTAATGTTTCTGAAATACGTTTTGGATTATATCCATTCACCAATCTTTTTACATTTTCTTGATCTCCATATTTTTCATTAACATAATCAACTAAACTTTTACATTTTTTATTTACTTTTGCTAACATATCAGCTGCTTCTTGCACACGTGCACGTTCCCTAACACAATATTTGTTACCATCTACGGTTGATACAATACATTTTAATTGAAATTCATCGGATGTAAAATACATATAACAACATAATCCTGTTATTCCAAATATCACTGTATAAATATAAAAATCTAATGAGTCCATATATATTAACTAAACATAAGTAATATTCTTAAATATATAAGAATATTATTTAACTATTAAATTATTGACTTCCACAACCTAATTCAAGAGGAACACGGGCAAGATCGGGTTCGAAAGAACTATAATTCCATGGACCAACTTGTTCTTTCTTAATAACAGGGTCAGATCTTAATTGAAGATTAGGATTTTTCAATGTTTGACCAATAGTATCTACACCGATCAAACTTCCAGCTTGTAACATATCAGGTAAATCTACTTTACCACTGTTAACAGGGTTTAAGTTAGCAAATTCACTATTTTTATCACTTGGAAGTAAATCTTCAGGATTAGCAGTTTGTGCTTGTTGGTAATCGCTGTTACCATTAGTAGCGGCAGCAACAGAAGGTTCAGGTTGATCATAGCTAGCTGGTTTTGTAGATTGAACACCATTAGACATTGTAGATTCATCGAGAGGTTGAGCTACATTTGTAGACATAGCATCAAGCACTAAACCTTTACTGCTTGAATAATTCATTAATGAGTATCCTACTATTGCTACAACAATAGCAACAAAGATCCATTTTCCCATATCGGACTTTAAGTAATTAGACAAACTTTTCAACATTTTCCGTTTATATAAACGGTGGATAAAATTTTTATCAGAAGCATTAATAAGTCATATTTTTAAAAACTAGAATTGTAGATATTTTACTAAATATTATGCCGTAGATTCTTCTAATTCTGTTTCTTCATTATTGAAAAAATCATCATCATCACTATCTATATCATCCAATCTATATTTGTTTTTAATCTCTTTTGCTTCTAAATATGCCTGTAGTGCTAAATTTTTCGCGATACGAGCCCTTTTTTGCGCTTCTCTGTATCGTTCATAGTAAATATCATTATGGGGTTTTATTGTAAAAGATTCTTCTTTATCTATTTTTTCTAAATCAACATTAAATTCAAAATCATCTAAATCATTTTTTTCAGTAGTGTCAGAATTTTCGACATTTTCTATTTCTGGTTGAAGTGATATACTTTCTTCTAAAGTAATATCATTACTTTCTTTATCTGGTTCTTCGTTTTTTAGAGCTTCATTATCTTCACTTGTTTCAATGATAATATTTTCTTCTAAACTTTCAGGTTCATCTGTGTCTACCTCTATTGTATCATCTTTATTTTCATCAGTTATGTCTAAATCTTTTTCTATATGCTTTGTTTGAGATTGATGAGTAATTGTTTTTTTATTACTACTTATTAAACAGTTATCAAACAAATTAACTGGTTTTAAAGTCATTAACTGTTTAATTTCCATTTCAATTTGAAAACTACGTGCAGAGCACTTAATACCTTGAATTTCTAATATAGAAACTACTTGTGTATTTTCTTTAATAGAATCAATATCAATTTCTTCTTTGTTTTCATTATAAATCTTTAGACTTATCTTACCTAAACGGGTTGGAATAGAAGTTCTTGCTAAATAAAATTTACCCGATTTATAACTTTTTAATGGAGAAGAAAAATAATTTTCAATATCCGCTAAATCCATTTCACTATCAAACCATTCTTCTCGTTTATCATATATCATTTTGCATGTTTTTGTTTCTAGATCTTCCATCCATTCGATAAATTTATCATTTTCTTGGGAAAACATTAAATCACAGTAAGTTTTTTTTGTAGTTTTTGTAATTGTTCCACGCGTTTTACATTCAGGAGGTTGTATGTAGAGTGCACCACCATTTATAGAATATTTAATAAAATAATTACCTCCTGCGACAATCATAGGAGGGTTTAAATTGATCTGTTCAAAATCAAACGGTTCGTTAATATCATAAATAACACTGTTCATCTTATATCTAAAACGTGATAATTTATACTTGTTTAAATTACGCGTTTTCATTTATTTTTTTGTTTATCAACCATATTATAATATATGAAATCCATTAAAGATACTTTTATTGATTTTGTTAAAAGTGAAGAAACAAAAAAAGATCTGTATTCAATAGTAGAACCAATTCGTAGTAGCATTTATAATGAACTATATCCATATCTATTATTTATCTGCATCTATATAGCTGTTGTAACATTTATAATTTTAACAAATTTAGTATTATTAGTAAGATTACTAAATAATTTAGGTAACTTTTACATTTCAACGTCTGATTAAAATTATTCATTTATACGTAAAATACAAATGAATAATCAAATAGCTATAAGAGAAGATTTTACGCAAAATGTGAAACGATGGGTTACTATTGATACGCAATTAAAAATGATTAATGAGAAGACAAAGCAATTACGAGAAGAAAAACATGTTTTATCAAAATCAATTTGTGATCAACTTGAAAAAACTGGTAATAAAAGCCGAAAAATTTTAATACACGATGGAGATTTGAAAATACATGAAAAAAAAGAATATTCGCCATTAACCTTTTCCTTTTTAGAAGAACATTTAGGCAAGATTATGAATGACCCATCGCAAGTTACATTTGTTATTGATTATTTAAAAGAAAAACGTGAGATAAAAATAACAAATGATTTAAAACGAAGTTATAAAAACAATTAGTAATATATATGTTTTCCATTCGCGATTATCCAATTCACGACGTAAATGAACGTTGTATTTTACCTACAAAAAAACGATTAACACATAACATTAAAAACAATTATCAAGACATTTATGGTAACGATAGTCATTATCGTGAACGTTTTAATGATTTAGGTCTACCTATATTTATTGTTAAAATGCATCACTATGATGAACCTGACGACGAAGAAATACATCACGGACAAGACGGTGTAATCAGTGATGAATTATTTGATCAATTATTTGAACGAGTAGAAGTAAAATCAAAACCTAAAAAGCCAAAAACACTCAAAAAACGTAAAAAATCAAAAAAATAATTACCATAATAATGGATGTTTTGGTGTGTCTTTCGCTTGTATTAATGCACTGTCCGGCATTTTACTTTGTTTTTTTTTTACTACATCAATGCTAGTAACATTTAATTCCAATGTATATTTATTTCCCACTTCAAAAAAAATTTTACTACCGGTTTTATGATAGAAACGATTATAAAATAATACAAATAACTGTAAAAAAATACCTAAAAACATTTACATATTTTTGACGACTTATTTCTATACTATTTTGTATAAAATTGATAAAATAAACATGGGATCATCTTTTTAATAAACGACAAAAACATGATCACAGACATCGAAGAATTAAAAAAACCTACATTTCAACAAAATATTGTTGATTTTGTAAAAGAATTATTATTGGAAAATAATGATAATACATTAAAAGATATAGAAAACACGGCTCTACTACTACGTCGTAAATATCACGTAAATCCATCAAAATTACAAATAAATAATGTGTATCAATCTATGTTTAAAGACCATACTATATCGAATACAAAAAAAGAATATTTTAAAGCAAAAGAAATGCGTGGACTATCTGGAGTGATAGTCATTTCGGTTATTACAAGTCCTTATCCAGAATATATTGATGAAAACGGTAATATGAAAAAACAGGCATTTAGTTGTAAACATGATTGCTTTTATTGTCCAAGAGAAGTAGACGAAAAAGGAAAAGATATCAACCCACGAAGTTATTTAAGTGATGAACCAACTGTGGCTAGAGGATTACAAAACGATTTTGATGCCGTAAAACAGTTTAATAGTCGCGGCATTCAATATGTTATGAATGGACATAACGTAGATAAATTGGAAATTATAGTTTTGGGGGGTACATGGACAGAATATCCAAGAAAATATCAAGAAACGTTTATTCGAGATATATTTTGGGCAGCAAATACCTTTTATGATAAAGAAAAACGCGAGAAAAAAACACTCACTGAAGAACACCTTATTAATGAAAATAGTAATTGTCGTATTATTGGATTAACATTGGAAATGCGTCCAGATTCAATTACTGACGAAGAAGTATATTGGCTTCGATACTTAGGTTGTACACGAATTCAATTAGGAGTACAACATACTGATAAACATATATTGAAAAAAGTCAATCGTGGTTGTACAACAGAACAAGTGAAAACGGCATTACATATACTAAAAGATAGCTGTTTTAAGGTAGATGCACATTTTATGCCTGATTTACCAGATGCTACACCAGAAATAGACGAAAAAATGTTCCGAGATGTTATTTACGGAGAAGATTTGCAATTTGATCAATGGAAAATTTATCCTACAGCAGTTGTTCCTTGGACCAAAATAAAACAATGGTATGATAAAGGAGATTATATTCCTTATACAGAAAAGAATCCTGAACTTCTTATCAATATGTTAATGCGTGTTAAATCTATTGTACCAGAATGGGTTCGTCTGAATCGTGTTATTCGAGACATACCAAATACTACACGTGATGGAAAGCTCTATATTTATGCAGGTAATAAAGTGACCAACTTAAGACAAGTTCTAGAAGAAAGAATGAGAAAAGAGGGAATGTTCTGCAGTTGTATTCGTTGTAGAGAAGTTAAAAAACGATTATCAAATATTCATCATGCGCGTCCTATTATTCGTAAATATAGATCTTCTTATGGTGATGAATATTTTATTAGTTACGAGAGCGGGTCTTGTGAAAAATCTATTTATAAGGATGGTAAATGGTATACAAATAGTAAACATGAACCAGGAATATGTTATGGATTTATTAGACTTCGATTAAGTTCGCTAAACAATTCCCAATTTCATAAAAACCAATATTTTGAGAATTTGGAAAAATCGGCATTTATACGCGAACTCCATGTCTATGGACAGGTCAATACAAAAAAAGATAAACACGCAGGTGTTACTCAACATCATGGTATTGGAAAAATACTAATGAAATCAGCAGAGGACATTGCTTATAGTAATGGATATCGCAAAATAGTGGTGATTTCTGGAATAGGGGTTCGAAATTATTATAGAAAATTGGGGTATCGAGAAGAAAACACTTATATGGTAAAAAATCTCTACCAATGGGATGTAGAGATTATTTTAAGTATGATTGGATTATTTATCATAGCATTTTATAGTTATTTGAAAAATCTATAATTATTTGATTGAAAAACAAATGATTTTGTATTATTTTTTATGAAAGTATTGTTTATACTTTGAAATTCTTCTTCCAGGTTATACATGTTAGGTGGTGCTAAAAAATATTTACATTTAATTATTAATAAAGCCATAATAAATTTTAAAATCATTTAATATATTTTATATTATTAAAATTATTCTTCTAAAAGACAACCATTTGTGATTGTATAAATTGTATCATCCATTGTCCAATCATTTTGTTCTAATACTAATTGATCTACATCATCTTCACAATCACTTTCATAATTATCGCGATTTGCAGAATCGAGATAGAGAAGAATATGGATCTCTTTTAATTCTTCGGGTGTAAATTTTTCTTTATCAACAATACCTTCTTTATATTTCCACCCATTTGTCACTTCTTCACACATAGCTCCTGGTAAATTAGTGACGTTTATTTCTTCCTTATTATTTAATAGTTCTTCTTTTTCTTTATCTGTTAATTCGACTTCAAATGTACCAAAATCACAATGAAGAGTAATTTCATATAGAACACGTTTTCCAGTTGAAATCATAGTACTCCATTGTTCGGTTTGATATACACAACATTTATTTTGTGGGGTTAATGTGTATATTTTTGTATCGTTTTCTTCTTGTTCGACGTACAATTCGCTCATAATTAATAATATAAAGTAATTAATGTTTATATTATTTCAGTTTAATATCTTGACCAGTTCTTTTGATTGAAACTATTTAATCTAGCACCATCACGGATTTTTTGATTTGGATCTTCTTTTTTCATTCCACAATCAGTTACATATGATATTGGTTTCCAATCATCTGGTTGTTCAGGTTTAATACCATAACAATTTGCACCAAAACGAACATATGGATTCTCAATAAATCCACCATTTATACCAGGACGACCGCAAATATTTTTGGTTTTTGGATTATCTTGTAAAAGATCCCATGTCTTTTTTTGAGTAGGAAAGAAAGCCATTTGACCATCAGACCAACCATAATTACACCATTCACCACCATTCATATAAGATTGCTCAATTTGATCATATGTTGCTAAAGATGCATCAAACGCACTGCATACTTTTTGTGCCTCTTCATATGTATAAAGATTATTGCTTACATTAAAAACTTGTTTATCACTAACACATTTTGAGTCTACAGAAGTAGATTCTGTATTATCACTATCATTATTAGTAGTGGTGGTAGTAGTAGTGGTAGTGGTGGTAGTTTTATCTTCACTTGGACTATAAATATCAGTTGTTAAAGATAATTCTTCACCGATTTTATCAAAAATACTAGGTGCTGAACCTGGAGAAGAAGAATATGGTTTTACATTTTTAAAATAATTCATAATTGAATTGTTAAAAAGTAAATCAACAATTGGAATATTTAAAGCATACTTAAAAAAGTAAATAATAATAAACATAGCATAAATAATCCAAACTTTATGTTCAAGGAAATGAACAAGGATTGGTTTCGCATCTTTACCCATAGGAACTTTTAAAATGTAAACTAAACCAAAAAAGATGATTGTAAACCATATTAGTTCAAAAAGAGACCATGGATTATCAAAATATTCTTGTGTCCATTCAATTGTATATCCAAAAATATTCTTTTTGTCTTCTTCTTCTAATTTATAATACATGCTAAAAAGAGTTGCGAATAGTAAAAATAATAGTACTAAATCTATTGTTCTACTATATCTGGCTACACCACTATTTTCATTTCCAACACCTTTGTTTGCGTAAATTGCTGAACCTAAAAGATAAGAACTGTATACAACAATAATCCAAAAAATAATAGTGTATGTTGTAGCATTGAAAATATTTTTCATAAAATCAATAAATTTATTTTCATCATCTTCTTTATTTCTATCTACCTGATTTTCAGGTAAGGGTGTGTTTAATATTACAGTATCTGTTGTTGTTGTTGTATCTGCAGGATTAGGTTTTACACATTTTTCGTCATTAGAGTCATCTGGTGATATATTGCTTACCTGTTCATCTGATTGTGGTGAAGATGCAAAATCATTTGTTGACTCGGGAGTTGCAGCTGGGGTTACTGTGTATTCTCCACTTGGTGCATTAATTATATTAACATTATCATCAAATAGTCGCGAAAAAAAATTTCCCATTATAAATAATATTTGTATATAGGAAACAGATATATTTCTACTCTGTATTTGCTATAATTATTTTGCTAAATGATATTTTACTTTTTTCTATAAAAAAGACAGTATGATTTTGGTGTTATTATTTTATCTTCAGGAATGTTCCGTTGTACCTGTGTATCATTAAAGTGTGTCCATGTTGTATTTGTTTTTACAAAGGCCGTGTAATGACCTCCTTGTGTATTACCAGAGTGATTACAAACTGCATATAAATCATAAATATATTGTTTCTTATTATATCCACTGACAAAAGGTGAAAGTGTTAAGTCTGTTAAAGGTATATCGACTAAATCTTGGCGTTTTTTTTTACCATCAAAAGAAAATCTTTTTAATGTAATAATTAAAATTTTTGGAAGAGACCAAAAAGTAATTCTTTTTTTAACATCAATCTTTTTACCCTTTTCTTCATTATACCATGCATTTTCACCATCTAGTGTTTCATATTTTGTAAATGATGTAAAACAGTCATATAATGAACAATTAGGACCGGGTATTTCTAAATCTAATATAAAAAAACTTTCTGGACGATGTGAATAAACTTGCTTACCATTTAATGCAGATAATTCTGAAACATAAATACCATAAAACATCTCCATAATTTCTGAGTACTCGTTTGAATAAGTTTGTTTCAACATTTGATAACATGCTGTTGCTAACTTATCTGTATTGTTTTTAACAGTGCCTTTTATGTTCATTTTAACACCGCGTGCTATACTATTATGCATACACTCTATCAAAAAAAGTAAAAATTCAGGTAAATCATTTTGTGCCCAACCTGTAAATAACTCTCTATCTTTTTTTATAGCTAACTGTTGTACATTATGAACAAAACGTTTAGGGGATACAATACCGTTTTGCGACCACATTACATTATATAAATCAATCCATTCATTTATAATAATATTATCAGTAAGTGTTTTAAGATGATTTTTATATTTATCAGAATGTAAAAATGTAGTCAGTTCATAAGTATGACTTAACGCTTGCATACAAGAATTTAAAAAGCACGTGTTTCCTAAATTCTGTAATCCTGTATATCCTTTTGTGTAATCAATATTATAATTCATTAATATTTATTTAATAAAGATATATAGATAATATTCTTTATATTGTATTCATATATGGAAAATCAAATAGATAGTTTTTTAACACAATTGATGCAAAATATGAATGATTCGATGAATATACAACCGAATCGCACAAATAACACTCGAAATTATACAACTAATTCTACAACAAATAATTCAAATCCAATGAGATATATTAACAGGCAATTAGATACTATTTCAAATTTAATCGTATTATATAATTACAATCATCTCGAATATCAACGTAACATTAATACTTTAATGTCTCTATTGCAATTAAACCAACAATCATATAGAACCAGAGTAAATTTAAATAATACTACAAATACATCACGTGCTTCAAATATTCAAAATCCTTCTGCAAATACAAGAAGACAGTATGTATGGAGGTCATATAATCAATCACCTCAGCCAACAAATATTTGGAATGGGGCTAGAAATTCTAATTTATTTAACGATGAATGGGCAAATATTTTAAACAGTTATTTAAATCAAGTTGAACAAGAAAGACGTTTAACAAACACGGAAATTACAGAAGCCACGCGAACATTTACCTATAATGAAAATATGAATGATACATTAAGTGATAATAGATGTCCAATATCATTAGAAACATTTGTTAATGGAGATATATTATCGGAAGTTCGTGGTTGTGGACATATTTTTAGACGCGATAATTTACTACGTTGGCTTTCACGAAGTAATTGTTGCCCAATATGTAGATTTAATATGTTAACAGGAACACCTGCACCAACATCTCCTGGTCCTACTTCTCCTATAAATAATACCGTACCAGATAATTCCAATAATACCGTACTAGATAATTCTAATAATACCGTACTAGATAATTCTAATAATAATCCACAAGGTTTTGTTTATTCTTTTTCTACAAATTTTCCTCAAGATAACAGTTTAAATACTATTATGAATCAAGAATTTGTTAATTTATATAATCAAGCTTTTAGTAATAATAGTTTTACAGAAGATGTATCAAATAATGATATTCCCGACAATGTTTCTGTAGATTAAATAATTTCGTGTAAAATAGAATAAAATGTTATTGTTATATTTCAGCATATATGTTTTTTAATTTATTTACTCAAAATACACGTAATAATAAAATTGGTTATGAAGATGTATTATATTCTATAGAAAATAATACAAAATTTATATTGATAAATACATTAGATGGTAATTTACAAAATTGTTTAATAAAAAATACTTTATCTATAGAAAATGAAACCGCCGCTGTAAATCAAATTATTGATAATAGTAAATTTAAAGAAGTAACTGTTATTATTTATGGATTAAATTCAACAGATATAAGTGTAGAAAAAAAATATAAACAATTGATAGATTTAGGATTTTATAACGTTTATATTTATTGTGGAGGAATGTTTGAATGGCTTTTATTACAAGATATTTACGGAAAAGATAATTTCCCTACTACAAGTTATGATTTAGATATTTTAAAATATAAACCACGTAGTACATTAAACATCCCTCTATTAAATTTATAAGTAATATTTTTTAAAACTCCGGAGTGTCTTTTTGCGATTGCAATAATCCAATATAAACCTGTTTAATTCAGGTATTTTTTTAACTGGTGTTACTGCTATAACATTGAATGTTTGATAACTGCTAATAATCATATTTATTTTTATAGGAAATGTACGATATAAAAAATTTAACTGATCTATGCAGGTTTTAAATTTTATTTTGTAAGTATCATCATATTCAAATACAATACGTTGTAATTCAGATGGTAAATAATTTATATTCATTATAAATTATTAATAATACCTTTTTATTATAATTTTTTGGTTAAAAGTTTTTTCCATTGTTTAATTTGTAATTTAGACGATTTTTCTAATATCTTGTAATTATTTTTTGAATAATCCGTTAACAATAAACCATCATCATAATGTTTAAACATGCGAACATTAAATAAAGCAACTGCATCATTATAGGCATTATCTAATGAATAATTTTTAGTAAACATTTGATATATCATACAACGATCAAAATCATATGCACATAAAAGATCTGCTTCTCTTACAATATTATAAGCAGTTTGATATTCCCCCATATCAGGAAATCCGTTTTTTTTTACATAAGAATAAGACATGGTAGAAATGATTTTATTAATCACCTCTTTTTCAGTATTTGTTATAATAGAAATGTCTCTATCATCTTTTAATGATCCTATAAATTGATTAATATCTTCAATACCTTTTTCTTGATCCATATATTTTTTATCACACATATCATGTAATATTGATGATACATAAATTATTTTTTCGTGATGTTTGATATAAGGCTGTTTTAAAAGTTCAAGATTATATATTTTATTCGCACAAGTAAGAATATCCATAGAATGAGAAAGTCCATGAGATTCATCAATATTATATTTAGAAACGGTTAACAAGACATAATTAAATAGTTTAGTTAATAACGACATATTATATATAATAATATTCTATTTAAATATTTACAGAAATAAACTCTTTTAAGTAGTAAAATTTATATTGTTTATATATATAAATGAAACCTCTATTTTTATTATATTTATTTAGTTTATTTGTGATATTTACACCAGGTGTGTTTTTTTCTCTCGCAAAGAAAGATAGCTTTAAAGGATTAGTATTACATGGTTTATTGTTCGCTCTTTGTGTGTTTTTTTCTTTAAAATTGTTTGACCGTAAAATTGTAGAAGGACATTCTTTTACAGTTAATTTAAGCGATATAAATAATTTATTTAAACCAAAACCTACAATGAGTGCACCTAGTGCTAGCATAGATATGAGTAATCCAGAATTATCTGATTCTGAAAAAAATATTTTAGCTGTTCAAAATTTAAGAAAAGAAATGTCTGAACAAAATAAGACGATTCGAGATACTACAAATAGTGCAATTGATGAAATTAAACAAGAAATTAATGATTATAAATTTAATACAAAAAAATTTGATTTTACATGTAGTCAATTTATAAAAAACTCTGATTTTAAATTACCTGAACAAGAAAACAATAGTTACAAATATTTAAATGGTACAGATGTTGTTCCGAATTGGAGAGTACGAAACATAGCAATTATGAATAATTCCGATGATTGGGGATTTGAAACACCATACCCAAAAGGTAATCAAGCATTAGCTATTCAAAATAATGGTAGTATTAGTACTGATTTATATTTACCACCTGGCACTTATAAAGTTATTTTATTAGCAAATGGACGTGATTGTTGTGATAATACTGGTATAGCAAATTCATTGTTATTTTCATTAAACAATAAAGTTTTTGATAAAATTACACCTGATATTTTAGAATGGAAAGAATATACAACCACTATTTTTAAAGTAGCAAATGAAGGTCGTTATTTATTAACTATTTCTGGAAGTAATAAAAATGCAGTTAACGGAATTATAGATAAAACAAGTGCTATTAAAAACATAAAAATAATTCGTGAATAGATAAAATTGAATTAAAATATTTCAATTCAATTATATTAAATACAAAAACTTATTAAATAACTATGGATCTAACACAAAAGAAGTTATCAAAATCGGAATGGTTAAATGTAGAAGTACCTTTTCCAGACCGTGAAAAAGCTATATTGCAATTAATTACAGATGGTTATAATAATCCAAATATATTCAATAACGAAAGTAAATCAATACATGCTGTTATGAAATTAGAAACAGATATTCCTGGATTGCAAGAGTATTTATATAAAGAATATTTTGAAGAAATCATAATAAAAATGGTAAAAAAATATCCTTCTGTTATAGAATCTTATAGTTCACCTATAGATAATAAGAAAAATAAAATTAAGTTAAAAAAATCTCATATTATGCGAATTAATAATGTGAATAAAGTTCTTGAAAAAGAAAAATCGAATATATTTGAATATATATTATTAGACCTTTGTGAACAAGTCTTTAAATATATGCATACTTATTCTGAAAAATATGCATTTTATATTTATACATTGATAAATTTAAAACGTTCGAATGTTGCTCTTTTAAATCCATATTGCTTAGCATTTATGAATAATTTAATTACAATACTATTACCACGAATACAAATGCGTGACGTAATTAATCAATCTCACATGTTTATTGAGAAAAACCCCATGCTTTTAAAGTATGAAGATATGACTCTTTATCAACATCAACGTGATATTTATAATAGCTTTCGTTATACTCCTGAAGAAGGTAATTTTACAGATTCAAGAACAGGTGCATTTAAAACTCTATCAAAAAATGGTGGAAAATTAGTACTATATACAGCACCTACTGGTACTGGAAAAACTCTTACGCCATTAGGATTATCACAAGGATATAGAATTATATTTATTTGTGCTGCAAGACATGTTGGTCTTGCCTTAGCAAAATCCGCGGTATGTATGGGTAAAAAAATAGCAATTGCATTTGGTTGTGAAACAGCTAGTGATATTCGGTTACATTATTATGCAGCATCAGAATATACAGTAAACAAACGAACAGGTGGTATTGGAAAAGTAGATAATACGGTTGGTGATAAAGTAGAAATTATGATTTGTGATATTAAATCGTATATTATAGCAATGCGTTATATGATGGCTTTTACACCTACGATTAAAGATAATCAAGAAATAGATGAGAATATTAAAATGTATACTAATAAAATAGAATATTTGGACTATTTACGTGAAGAGTTTAGTGATTTATATGAAGAATTAAAATTGTTAGATGTAATAGATGCGAAACAACAATTTATAAATAAATTACAAAAAGAATTAAGTGAAATATTATCTGAACGCAATACAGAAGATCTTGATTATAAAGAAATTGATGAATGTAATGATCAACTATGCATATTACAGACACTTATAAAACAGCTTAGAATGGATCCTTTGGCTAGTCGAAGTTATGAAGAAATAATTACTAACAATTTGAAAGATTTATGTACGAAACGTGTCGACATATTAAAGAAAAAGGTTCAATATAAAAGTGATGTAGATATTATTACTTATTGGGATGAACCAACTATATCAATGGATTATGATAATCATCCATTGCATGATTTAATTAAAGAAGTATGGTGTGAAAATAAGATTTCCAAAATGGTTCTTTCATGTGCTACATTACCTCAAGAACACGAAATTATGGATTCATTGAAATCATTTAAAGAAAAATTTCCTGATGCCTCTATTGAAACAATCTCTAGTTTCGATTGTAAAAAATCGATATCATTATTAAATGACTCATGTAAAGCAATATTGCCTCATTTATTGTATAGTGAATATAATGATCTCTCTGAATGTATAAAACATTGCAATAATAATAAATCATTGTTGCGATATTTTGATCTTCAGGAAATTGTAAACTTTATCAATAAAATACATAGTACAGATAATGCTATAAATGAAAATATGCATATGAATAATTATTTTGAAAATGGTATTGAAGATATTACCATGAATAATATTAAACTATATTACTTACGATTGTTACAGAACGTGAATAAAGAAAGGTGGTATGATATTCATAGTGATTTAGTATCAAGTCAAAAATCTAAATTTATTAAAACAAATGATCTTCGTAGATTCTCTAGCTTAGAGAAACCTCGTCAAATTGGAGGACAACCATTAACACGTATTCAAAGTGTATCTGTACCTGAGAAAAAAGTGGCTCCTACAAGTACAGTTGGTCTACAAATTACCACAACTGATGCTCATACATTAACCGATGGTCCAACCATATTCCTTAGTGATAATGTAGAAAATTTGGGAAAATATTATATAAAACAAACAAATTTACCCGAAAGAATTTACAATTCAATTTATTCTAAAATTCAAGAAAATACAAATATACAGAAAAAATTAACTGAGGCAGAAAATCAATTAGAATATATTATGGATAAAATGGCGAATGCGAATTCAACTAATGATGGTTCTAATAAAAAAGGTACAGGAAAAAAGACTCATAAAATGAATAGAGATGTTGATGAGTCAAAACAAAATCCAGAACTAAGAAAATTATCTCAAATGGTAGATAGTTTGCGTAGTCAAATTCAAGTAGTAAATTTAGATGACGTTTATATTCCTAATTCCAGAAATCATCAGAAAATATGGACAGATGAATTTAATGAAAATTCTTATAGACCAGATATATCTGACCAAGATGTTTGTGATATCATGGCTTTAGATGTAGATAATAACAAAAAATTATTGTTGTTATTAGGTATTGGTATGTTTACAAATGAAAATAAAGCCAACGCGAGATACATGGAAATTATGAAAAAATTAGCGTATAACCAGAATCTTTATATTATATTAGCTTCTTCTGATTACATTTACGGAACAAATTATCAATTCTGTCATGGTTATATTGGTAAAGATCTATTAAATATGACGCAGCAAAAGACGATTCAAGCATTAGGACGAATTGGTCGTAATCATATGCAACAAGAATACTCTATTCGTTTTCGCGATAATGATATGTTAAAACGATTATTCAAAACTCCTGAAGAAAATAAAGAAGCATTAGTTATGAATCGTTTATTTGTATAATCAAAGCATTTTGTAACCAAATAATTCAAAATCTCGTTTATAATAACTATTGATTAACTCAATAGAATTTTTATTTAACGCATTGCTATATTTTGTTATACCCGATTGTATTCTACATTTAGATACCTGAAAATGATGATTAAAATCATTATATCCTATTCGTTTCATATCTTCATCAAGTGTTTCTGTGTGTAATATTGTTATATTTTCAATCATTTGTCCCATTTCATTTATTAAATATAAATATTGTGGTAATTTGTGATTATCAAAAATGTCGTCTTGTTTTTCTAAAAATTTTTTTATTTTTGAAAACACTACTTTTGGTTTTAAAATAGTTTCTGCATTTAAAATTTTTCGAAATAATAGTTCTGATATAATTCGATCATATGGATTTCGAACAACAGTAATTATATCATATTCATTTCTATCGTAAGGATTTTCTAATATACAATTTCTATTACTATCATCATCCCATAATATTTCTTTATATCTAGTCATTTCCGACCAGGTTAAATGTTGTAAAGAATGTTTTAGTTCTTTCGATAAACGAACTCTTCGAAAATTTTTAAATTCGGGTATATCTTCTCTTGTTTCTATTTCTAAACTGTCTTCACTATTGAATGAATTCGATGAACTTATTTTTTGAAATACTAATGTATTTTTACTCTTTAAATTATAGGATTTATTAGTTGTACTCTTTTTTGTTTTTATTTTATACAATATTTGTTTCCACTCTTTACGATATTTTGTTATTTCGTCTATAATTGTATTATCATAATATGAAAAATATAATTGTTTTGGTCCCATTTTTGTTTTAAATTTATTAGAAAAATATTTCTCAATGCTTGTTCCACCTGTTTTCGGAATATGTATCAATAATATTTTTTGATCTTGAAAAAAAGGCATAATAGTAGATATATTATGTCTTTAAAATAATTAATGGATAGATAATGCGTAAGGATTTTTCTTTAAAGAATCTAATAATTCACTGCCATTTCTATTATTTTCTACACTATGATCTATTTTTTGTTTACCTTGCAACTGTCCCATAGTATCTAAACAAGGAGAAGATTTTGCAAATGTTGGTACAAGTGCACATTTATTGGTTAATGTATCTGTCCTGTCACATGATTTTATTGTAGCATCATGATTTAACATAGACATATTTCCAGGTACCATTCTACCTTTAATAGTAGAAGATTTAATATCATTATTACGTTGTCTGTATTCAGCATCATATGGACGAGGTTCTAAAGTACCTTCAGCAGCAGAAGCATTTCCTGCGTAGAAATAATCAGATTGATTCATTCTATGTGTAGCATTTGGTTCCACTTTTGTAACAGTATAACCACCTTTATTTAATGCGTTTGTACCTGAGTTCATATGAAACTTAGAATTTTCAGTTGTTTCACGAATGGTAGGTCCAGGACGATCAGCTGGATTAAATACATATGTTTGAGGAACTTTTGTACCAGCATTTTGATAAGGTCGTAATGTACCAACGGTATTTTCTTTTCTTGATGGTCGCAATACATCAAGTAATGGTGATATTACTGATCCAATAGCGCCTCCTACAGCACCAAAGTAATCACTTTGACTATTAGCAGTACGATTGTTATTATAAACAATTTGTGATTTTGCGCCATAATCTGCGTCAGTAGCACCACCTTTACCATTTGCATAAGCGGATGAAATTGGAACACTTCCTAAATCAATATGTTTTGAGGGCATATATTCACCATCTACAAACACACCTTGGTTTTCTGCACCAGCTACACCTGTATAAGAAACAGTTGTTTCTGGACGATTTGTGTAACGATCTTCTTGTAATGGACGTAAAGTAACGCCTTTTTCAACACCAGTGGTAGTCATTAAACGATCTTGGCCCATTTTAAATGAACGTTCTGGACGATGTTTTTCCATTTTACCAATAGAACCCATTTCTTTAATAGCACTACTAGCTGGACCTTCATAACCAAATAAACCTACACCAGAGGCTTTTTTGTTTGTTCTTACACGTAAATCATCAACTGTTTTAGGCATCCATTCATCTCTATTCATCATACCTGAGTTATATCCATTTGCACCTTCTGTACCATATCCTAATCCAATACCAGGTGCTACAGACTCTTGTTTAAATGGTAAAACGTTCGCCATTTTATTAACAGTATTAACACGTGATTGCATAAAATCACTTTGATTTGGAGCTCCATATGCCCATTGATAGTTTTCATTAGGTGCAAACAATGGGGATTGTTCTTTTTTTTCTATCTGTTGTGAACCTTTTCCTAAATAGTTGTCCAAGATTCCTTCATTTTGGTTTGCATCAAAATTAGGCGTAGTTTTTTTTCTACCAAAAAAAGGAACCATATTGTTATGTTGAAAATAATCATTATTAACAGTTTCACCAGTTAACGAAGTAAATGTTTGATTATTAACCAAATCAGTATTTTTTGTATCCACAAAACCTTGTTTATTGAAATAAGTATCAGTATATGCACCGCCATCATAACGATTATCATGTGTTAGTTTTTCGGTATTAGATAATTCAGGTGTTTCTAAAGGTTTATCATCTGGAAAATTCTCATCTGGTAAATTCACATTTGGTAAGTCACTATAACCAACAAAACCTTCATCAACTTCTCTATTATTTTGTTGTTTTGAAACTAGATATAATCCACCCATGGCTATTATTGGTATCGCTAATTCCATAGTATATTATTTATTATATACAATATACATAATAAATAATTGAATATAATTATTTAATTTTTCTCAATATAATAATCCAAAGATAAAGGATCCGTTTTATCTTGTTGCATGGGAATAGATATTTTTGGTTTATAAAAATCTTTTTCTAAAATACGTGTTTGAATATTATCATGGAAAGGTTTTTCAAGATTTGATTGAGGATTTACAATTGGGTTTTCCCAAATAGGATGTTCTAAATCACGATACATCCATGCAGGATGAGTAGCGCGACTTTCTTCAACAAAAGGATTTGTTTTAGGATAGCTAATAGGTTGACTTTGTACAGCATTTCTTTTATAATCTTGTTCGTAAATATCATCTCTTCCAACACGACGTGTTAGACCCATTAAATCACTTTCTAAATTAATAGTATTTGTTTGAAGATTAGCTCCCCATCGTTGCATTCTTATCTGTGCTTCATCTTGAAAAGGCATTGTAGCTCCTTGTCCAGGAACATTAAGTTGATATCTTCCAATATATGTTTGTTGTTCTAATTGTTTTTCGATTCTTAAATCATCATCATGAAATCTTGTAAACGACATATTATATATTCTAATAATATTTTATAATTATTAACCGACTTTGAAAAAAATATTCTACTAATTATCCATTTTATATGGTCCACTAAATAATATTATTATTCACAACTACAAATCCTATTTTCATTAAAGCGATTATTATGATACCATTCATCAATTTTATAGAACATTCATAATCGCATTTTTACATTGTCCATAAGTTTTACGATGCCATTGGGTAATTCCATATTCACTTATTCCACTTAGATGATGTTTTGTACCGTACCCTTTATTTTTATCAATACAATATCTAGTAGATAATTCAGGATATTCACTACATAATTCTTCAATATATTCATCACGAGCAACTTTTGCTAATATTGAAGCAGCAGCTATTGGTGTATATTTATTATCACCACCTTCTATAGTATCATGCGGTAATGACTTTAATTCTTCTGTATTCTCATCATACATGGTATATGGTTTAAAGTCATTTCCATCAATCAAAAGGTAGGTTTTGTCTTTATCAATGTTAGATTTAGTAAATATATCACGAATAGAATCATGCATTCCTCGATGAACTGCTTGTCTTATGTTAATATCATCAATAACATCATGTTCAATATACTGAATAGACCACGACAAAGCATTTTCTTTAATATAATCCGATACGATTTTAATTTTTTTTTTCGAATGAAACTTTTTAGAATCTTTCATCCAATCATGATGAAAACTATCATCTTTAGGTAAAACGGCAGCTGCTACATATAATCGACCAAACAGAGGTCCTCTCCCTGCCTCATCTACTCCAATTTCAAAATTATATTCTGGTTTATAACAACGAGATAACATTATTTATTTATTATAAATATTTAATAATATTTATATCAATTTTATTATTACCATACTAATATTTTCGACGTATAGAATATATCAAATCATTATAATGAAAGGAATAAAACTAACACCTTTTTTATTGTTTGTAATTTTATTAGTTGTTTTAGTATTAGCAATGTTATTTGGAACAACATCTACGAAACCTATTTTAGAGAATATGGAAAATTCTGGACAAACAAGTTCATGGAAACCTGTTTTATCTAATAGTGTTCAATCATATAATTCTGGTAGCCAATTGGATGATATTATACCAATTAAAGATGGCCAATCAGGTATGTTTTACGATTCTAGTAATGGTAATGTTATTATTACAGATAATTTAGTAAGTGATACATATACATTATTGACTCGTGATAGTAGTGGTGTTCCAACATTAATAACAAGTAATACTCAATCAAATGATAAAATATCTAATTCAGTCAATTTAACAACAGCTCCATGGACATATGTTCAAGACAATATGTCTTTGTTATATTGTCCTTACAAAGCAAATACCTTAATTATTGTAATCAATAATATTGATAATAGCATTATGCAAATCTTTAAAAGTAGTAAAGGTATTTCTAATTCATTATTACCAATTAATACTTCTACTGGTGTATCAAATACTGTAGAGGCATCACAATATTCTTCTCTTGGACAACAAGTAAAAGAACAAATTACTATTAATGGTAAAAATGTTGAAGCTACCAAAATAGCTAACAATGTTTATTATAATGATAATTTAGGAATAGCCGTAGGATCTCAAGGAACTGTCTTTGATGTTTCTCAGGAATATAAAACAGGTATATCAAAACAAAATACTGATAATATTTTAGTCATTAGTTGTTTAGTTGATGAATCTAGTTTATTATCTGTGATCATTATCAAGGAACCTGGTAATAATATTTATAAAGTAGCATCTGCTAACTATATTAAACATTCTTTCAACGAAGGAAATCCAAATGATTCATTTTCCATTACTTTAGAGGGAGGTGATGATAAAGCAAATGGATCTAGTCCTGGATCTGGATCTGGATCTAGTGGCGATGGTTCTGGTTCTGGTGATGGATCTGGTTCTGGTTCTGGTGATGGATCGAGAGATTCATGTAAAAATAGCCAATACACAGCAAAACCTAGTTATACATGTCCTAATGGTATTGAATCAGAAAAAGAAAGTGTATGTAATAGTTCTGATTACATTAGAAAATCAGAAATTGTACCTCCAGTATGCCCTGGATGTCCACCATGTCCTAATATTACACCTGCATCTTGTAATCTTTCTATTAATAGTGATGGCGAAATAGTCGATTGTACAGGTAAAAAATATCAAGCTGATAGTAGCATTTTTGGTGCATCACCATCAGCATTTGATTCTTTTGGTAGTTCTGTAGGAAGTACTATTACATCTGCTGTAGGTGATGTTTCAGATGTAGCTCAAACAGGATTAACTGAGACAGGTGATGTACTTAAAACAGGTATGGGTATTTTAGCTCCAACTGTTGATAATACAATCGATACAGCCGGTAATGTCTTAGAAAAAGGTTTAGATACAGCAGGTGGTGCATTAGACAAAGGTGTTGATGCAGCAACAGGTGCATTAGACAAAACACTTGATACCGCAGGTGGTGCATTAGACAAAACACTTGATACCGCAAGTGGTGCATTAGGAACAACAATTGATAGTGCAGGAAATATCATAACTGGACTTGGTGATACAGCAGGAGATATTGCTTCTGGATTAGGAGAAGGTGTAAGTGGTATTGGACAAGGCATTGGTGAAGGTGTAAGTGGATTGGGTCAAGGTGCTTCAGAATTAGCACAAGGTATTTCATCTGATGTTGCTGGTTTAGGTAATAACATGATAGATTCAAGTACTGGATTATTAAAAAGTACTGGATCAGGTATTATGCAATTATCACAACAACAACAACAAATGATGCAACAACAAATGATGCAACAACAAATGCAAGGACAACCAATGCAAGGACAACCAATGCAAGGACAACCAATGCAAGGACAAATGGATCCAATGCAACAACAAATGATGATGCAAGGATATATGCAACCTGGATATATGCAACCTGGATATATGCAACAAATGGGCTATCCAATGCAAGGTGGTTATACAATGCAAGGGTATAGTTATCCACAAACATGTCCACGTGGAAGTTCTAATTTTATGCCTATTACAAATGATTTTTCACAATTTACATAAAGTAAATTATATTTATTAATACCAATTCGTTAAATAATTGGTATTAAAAAAAATGCTTAAAATAAAAGGTCTACACATATTATATGAACGAACTAATTAGAGAAAAAGAACAACAACAGAATTGTTTTGATTATTCTGAAATATTAAATCGTACACAAATTGTTAGTGAAATTACCGATATTTTACAATCTTTTGATAAAAAATGTACGGATGTTCATTTTAAAAAGGGCATTTATATTTATGGTGCTCCTGGTTGTGGAAAAACCTTTTTTGTTGTGAATCTATTGAAAAAATTAAATTATGATGTTATAAAATACGATGCAGGTGATATACGAAATAAATCATTAATTGATAATATTACAAGTAATAATATTTCAAATCGTAATGTATTAGATATGATGTCTGGAAAAGTAAAAAAAATAGCAATTGTTATGGATGAAATTGATGGTATGAATAATGGTGATAAAGGAGGAATTAATTCATTAATTAAATTGATAAGACAAAAAAAAACACAAAAACAAAAATTAGAAAATATGACTTTAAATCCTATTATTTGTATTGGTAATTACTACATGGATAAAAAAATAAGAGAATTAATGAAAGTATGTTATACATTTGAACTTAAAATGCCTACAACACGCCAAGTAGAATCATTATTACACCGTTTAATACCAAAAGAAAAATTAATGATAAACAAGGATATTTTAATTAATTATATTCAAGGTGATATTCGAAAACTTAACTTCACATCACAGCTTTATAAAAATAAATCCCATTTATTAACTGATGAAATTATTGAAAATATTTTTCAAACAAAATCATTTAATGAAGATTCAAAACGATTAACAGCTACTTTATTTAATCAATATATTCCATTTAAGGATCATAATATACGTATGAATGATACAGACAGAACTATTATAGCACTTTTATGGCATGAAAATATTATTGATATTATCTCTCATATTCCAAAAGAACAACAATTAAAGTTTTATGTGAGATTATTAAAAAACATTTGTTTTGCTGATTATATTGATCGAATAACATTTCAAAATCAAATATGGATTTTTAATGAAATCAGTTCTTTAATTAAAACATTTTACAATAATAAAATTCTTCATGAAACATTTCATGAAAATAGAAATATTTCTCACGAAGATATTCGTTTTACAAAAGTATTAACAAAATATTCCACGGAATATAATAATCAGATTTTTATCAATAATCTTTGTATTGAATTAAATATGGATAAAAAAGATGTTTTAGCTTTTTTTCAAGAATTACGAATATTGTTGTCAAATGTAGAAGAATCTGATTTTTTAACGAATCAAGAAAATATTACCTTTATAGAAAATCTCTTTGAAAGCTATGATATTTCAAAATTAGATGTAAAAAGAATGTATCGTTACTTAGATAAAAATGTGAAAAAAGATGCTTTAATAGAAGAAGAAATATAATTAAGTATTATTAAATTAAAGATAATTTAATAATACAATTATATATACCAATGGGATATCATCGTTCGGTATTGGAGTATGTTTGGATCGATGCATTAGGAAACCTTCGATCCAAAACAAAAGTACTAGAGGCAGAAGTGATGTTTATAAAAGATGTACCATTATGGAATTTTGATGGTAGTTCAACAGGTCAAGCAGAAGGTTCTGATTCAGAAGTAATGCTTATACCCTGTAGTATGTATAGAGATCCTTTTCGCGGTGATCCAAATAGAATCATTTTATGTGAAACAATGCGACCAGACGGAAGTTATTTAGAGAATAGTCATAGACACTGGGCTAACGATTTATTCAATAAAAATTTAGAAACAGAACCGTGGTTCGGTCTTGAACAAGAATATTTTTTAATGAATCGTGCTACAAAAAAACCATTGGGTTTTGACGAAAATTTAAAACAAGGTCAATTTTATTGCAGTACAGGTTCAGAAAATGCATTTGGAAGAGACATTGTAGAAGAGCATTTAAATTCATGTCTTTTTGCTGGTATTAAAATAAGTGGTGTAAATGCAGAAGTAGCACCTGGTCAATGGGAATTTCAAGTAGGTCCTTGTACAGGAATAGAAGAAGGTGATCAATTATGGATTGCACGTTATTTACTTTTACGTATTGCTGAAAAATACAATGTAATGGTTGATTTTACACCAAAACCATTAAAAGGAGATTGGAATGGATCAGGTTGTCATGCAAACTATAGCACAAAACTAATGCGTGATGGTTTAATAAATGATTGCGGAATTACTGTTAAAAAAGGGATTGAATATATCAATGAAGCCATTGAAAAATTATCAAAAAAACATAAAGAACATATGGATGTATATGGTAAAGACAATGATCAACGTATGAGTGGCGAACATGAAACCGCTTCTTATGATAGTTTTTCAGTTGGAATTGCGAATAGAGGACGTTCTGTTCGTATTGGTAATGATACGTTAAAAAATGAACAAGGATATTTTGAAGATCGTCGTCCTGGATCAAATTGTGATCCATATCTTGTTACTGGTATGTTGTTTAAAACAACTGTAATTGACGAATAATTTTTGTATTTTTTTAAAAAGATGGTTAATATAAATGGCTTATATTTTAAAAAATGTGTTTTCGAAATCACCAAAAGTATTAATGATAGATGGTAAAAATGTGATTGGTAATTGTACATATAGTATTATAAATGATACAAATGCTTGTATAAATAATTTATATATTGAACCAGAATATCGTAATAACGATAATGGTAGTTGTTTATTACGATATACAGAAAATATTCTTGAAACAAAATATAATATAAAAACAACTTCTCTACTTGCATATGAACCAGAAACCTGTAATTTGCGGATTTTTTTTCAAAAAAATGGATATTCTATTGATGATAGTAAAAAAATAGAAACATTTGATGATGGACAAAAAGTATTCAACTTGATACCAATGATAAAAAATATAAAATGATAAAATTTGTGTTCTATATAATATTATATATTATATGGAATGGATAATAAAGTAAATCAACGTTTACTTTGTGGTACAATATCATCTTTTATAGCTACAACTATTGTGCATCCCTTTGATGTTTTAAAAATTTCTCGCCAAATTAATATTAAACCGCAATATACATTTGTTAATTTATATCGTGGTTATAGTATTGGTTTAATACGTCAACTTACGTATTCAGTACCAAATGTTTTTATTTTCACAGAATTAAATAATTTCTATAGAAAAACACATAATAAACAACCTGATTTTAAAAATAAATTATTTTATGGTATTATTTCAGGTTCTATTAGTGGATTCACTGGAAATCCTAGTGAAGTATTAATGGTTCGTTCCATACACAAAGAAAAAAAAACAAAACCTCTCGTTCAAGAAATTAAAAATATATACAACACATCAGGAATACCTGGATTTTTCAGTGGTTATAAAGTGGCTATATTGCGTTCATCTGTTTATAATGGTACACGATTGCCTTTATATTCACAAAGCAAAGAAAAAATCATAGAATTACAACCATCATTAAAAGGTACAACTATGTTACATTTTTCTGCAGCTGCAATTAGCACGGTTACTGCTATTCTCGTAAGCAACCCTATAGATGTTATAAAAGCACGAGCACAAAAAGAAAAACCAAAAAGTATTATAACATTAGCTAAAAAATCCTTCAAAGATGAAGGGCTTAAACTATTTCAACGTGGTTTATTACCAAGTATATGTAAAAGTTTTCCTCATTCTATTATATCATTTGTTGTTCTTGAAAAAACCACACAATTAATAACAGGAAAAGATGCTATTTAAAATATAATTTATTTTTATATAATATAATGAAATTTAAATTATTTAAACTAGGTATCATTTTTATTTTAATATTGATCATTTTAACAGTATTATATTTTTATTATCAACGTAAAAATCCAACATATAAAGGAAGAGGATATTGTGATATTAAAGAAGACTATGAAGAACCACAGATATTCGAAAATTTTATATCAAATGATGAAATTACATATATTATCGAATCGTCAAAACCTAAATTTAGAGAAAGCAAATTAGTAACTGGATACAGCGAAAAGGTGCGAAAAAGTGAAACTGCATGGTTATCAAAAAATGATCCAGTAATAGCATCTATCATTAAACGTGTATGTAGTATTACACATATACCTTTTGAGAATGCAGAAAAAATACAAGTTGTTAAATATCAACCGAATGGATTTTATACAAGACATTATGATGCTTCATGTGATGATAAAAAAGAATGCGTTGAATTTGAAAAAAATGGTGGTCAACGCATGGTTACAATGATTATTTATTTAAATGATGATTTCACAGGAGGAACAACCGAATTTCCTAATTTAAAAACAGAATTTCAACCAAAAAAGGGAAATGGCCTACTTTTTTACTCACTTCAAAAAAACGGCAATAAATGTCATCCAAAGTCTTTGCATGCTGGAAAACCTGTAAAAACAGGTGAAAAATACATCGCAAATGTATGGCTACGTGAAAAACCATATAAAACAGCCGATTAACGTAAAACAGAAATAATTTTCTGTGATTCTACCAACAAACCTTCTAATTCTTGGACACGATTCATTAAACGTTTTATTTCATCCTGTTGTTTTGAAAGCGTGAATACAATTTCATCTGGAGTCATTGAACGTTTTTCTTTTCCAGGAGTCTCAATCATAATTCGAAAACCATTGGAATGTCTATTTTCAAGGTTTTTACGTTGTTCGTCTATCTCTTTCATCTGTTTTAATACATCTGGCTTGTTTTTAGGCAGTCCAGGCTTATAATTATCTAATAAATGATCAATGTCTTGTAAAAAAAACTTCAATATCTCATGTTCATGTTTATTTTTTATAAAATCTTCGACTTTTCTTGGACTTTCTTTAAAATATTCTGGATGTTTACTGTCTAGCATATTTTTTTTATCAAATGTATTGTGATGATGTGAAAAAACCAAAATGGTTTTCATTGGATTTAGCTGAACAAAAGGGATCGTATATTCTTTTAAAAATGCACGTTCTTCTGCTAATGCCGCCTTGTCATCATACTGTGTATAGTTTAACAATTCTTTGCGAAAAGCAAAGGTACCCGCAGTAGCGTGTGTAGGACCAAACGGACCACTTTGAAACATTTGATGTATATGTTTAAAGTAAATATATATTTCACTAGAACCGGCACATAATGCTTGAGGATTCGATAAAAGGGTTTCCACTGCATGTTCTACTCTTTCAGGTGGATAATAATCGTCATCATCCATATATACTAGTATATCTCCTTTCGCATTTTTATGCATAAGGTTGCGTTTTGCGCCTAATACCATTTTTTCTTGGACATTGATGTATTTAATTTGTTCTATGCCGGATTTTTCAACAAGGTCTTGTATTTTATCGGTTCCATCATCGACAATAATCCATTCCATTTGTTTTTTTGGATAAGTTTGGTTTCGAAAACATCGAAACATCATTTCTATAAAAGGTCTACGATTAAATGTAGGTGTACATACAGATACAAAAGGCCGTTTTTTACTCATTATTATAACTAATAATGAGTATTTTATGTCGTTTATCAAGAAATTTATTCGTTTATAAAAATAATTACCATTGTGTAAAAAACATTTAAATCATGTAATCTTTGTACAAATATCTATTTTTTTTGTATATTCATAATTTCAAGTTTACTTGCGAGATTTTTTAGTGAATTATTTAAATTAGACATCGCATCTTTTAACTCTTCTAGTTCAGTCTGTTTTTTACTTATATAGTATTTTATTTTATTAATTTTTTCTGTATAAATTGAGTCTGGATTATCAATATCGTTTTCACTATAATTTTCAAAAGAGCGTACATCTTCTACAAATTGTAGATATTCATTTACCTCATTGATAGAATCCGGTTCTTCATGAAGCATTTGTTGAATATCGTCCATCATTTTTTTATTTCCATAGACAAGATAAAAGGTGTTATATAATAGACGAATTTCTTTTACAAATCTTTTTTTATCTATCGTATCATACATGCGATTTTCTTCAAAATTAATATAGGGACTCCACATATTATAAAATACAACACTCAAATTATACAAATCTTTTTCAAAATCTTCAAAATTATTATCATCAAGTATGTCTATTTTTTCGCGAATTTCGCTACAAATATTTTGAAAAGAATCTGATGGATTCGATACAAATGTAAAAGCAGTTTCTGGATGAATCATAATATTTCTGGTTTTAAATATTATGATATTACTTATTTAATTCAATTTTATACCATTTATAGTAATTCTGTTTCAAAATCACGGGTTAAATCACCTAATTGTTTACCTACTAAATTACTTTCATTATATAAGTCGACTTTTACATGTAGAGTCAATACATATGTATTACCATCACTACCTTTTACATTAATTTTTGCTAATTGTGTTTTAGCGTCTGTTGGTTTACCAGATAATATGTGTTTTGTATTATTATGATCATCACCATGATCATCATCACCATGATCATCACCATGATCATCACCATGATCATCACCACTTACTAAATCATATTTTAACCATGTTGGGAATTCAAATGGTATTAATTGTAATGGAGATGGTTGAAGTAATATCTTGGATAAATCTAATTGATGGGTGGATTCTTCATTCATAACAAAATCAACACTATACCTTTCTTTTAAGATTACACGACCACCGAAAACTTGTTCGCGTTTTTGTGATATAAAACCAGTTTTATACATAGTATTGTCCTTTAATATGTAATTTCCAGCAACGCTCTCATTAATAAAAATGATTTTATTGGTTGTATCATAGTGAAAGTTATAATGATTGTTTTTGATACCCCATTCAGCTGCTATTTGTTGAATAGCATCATCATCGGCGTTATCAAGTCTTGAATCTCTTATAATGACTTTACCATCTTCATATGGAAGTACTTGGTTTGTTTCAATGATTGTTTTCGCACCGTACTCAGTAGGGTTATAAGTGCTGGTAGAAGTGGTAATAATTAAGTGTTTAACAGAGAAATCAAAACCTTTTCCAGAATCACCTAATCCAGAAGCAGGTAATTTATTATATTGAGATTCTTCGATTGTTTTAACATTGTATTTTAATCTAATAGTAAAGCTTTGTTTAGTTGATAATTCTCCATCAGAAACAGTTAATTCAATATCTGTTAATTTATTTGTATCATCAATATCATCAGGGAATGTACCACTCAATACACCATTTTCAATAGTTAACCATTCTGGAAGTGGTCCTGCAGTTACTGTTAATGTATTGTTATCTTCATCAAATAGTTGAGGTTGATATAAATAAGGTAATCCAGCAATAGCAGTAGTTACAGGAAGACTAGTAAATATAGGGGCATCATTTACAGGTGTTATTGCTATTGTGAATTCTTGTTCTACTGCATCATTACCGTCTGCTGTAACACGTAATTTGACTGGATGAGGATTATTATTAACATCAGCTTGAGTAGGTGTACCTCTAAGTGTAGTACCATAGAAAGGTGTTAACCATGTTGGGAGTGTAACGGCAGTCATTGTTAATACTTTTTTATCATCATAGCTAATTTGAGGAGTATACGTATATAATACATCTTCAGTAGCGGTAGTCTTAGGTTCACCAACAAATTCTAACTCTGGTTCTGGTTCTGGTGGAGCATCTGAATAAATTTTAAAATTAGTTAACGTAACAGGTTTATTTCTATCTACAATATATAATAACAGACTTGAAAATTTCTTTTCACCTTGACTAGGTATACTAATCTCACCACTACCGGATCCTGTTCTGCATGTAAAAATACTAGTACCATATGAAGGTTCTGTATCAGGAAAAGGATTTTTTTCCAATTTAAATCTAATATTTACATCACTCTCTGTACTATAATCAAATGTAATTTTACCAGCATTAGAAAATGTTAGAGGATAGAAATCGTCGTTTGTATTTGCAAATCCAGCCCAAGGCTGTGCACCTGATGGGAATGTATATACATCACCATTAACTGTCGCGCCATCGAACTGACCATTAAATTTTGGGACTTGAACTCTTGTTCCTGGTTCTAGTTCTGAAGAACGTACATAGATAAATCTCCACCACCCATATTGGATGTGAATATCAAAAATAACTTCATCATTTCCATTAAAGGTTACCTTATAAGTACGTGAATTAGGAATGGCCGCTCCATTGGATATCTCACCACCATTTACTGCTTTAGGTACACCAACGTGTGCACCATAACCATTGAGTGTTAATTCTCCATCAGTGTATTCCCATCTAGCCGGATTTGAACCATCATGGGGTGCTACAGGTGCACCTGGTCTATCAGAACCACCTTGCCATTCCTCTATCCAGGTTTGACTTCCCATAACATTATTAAATGATCCATCACTATTAAAAACAATTTCATCATCATAAAAAACGCTACGATCTGTAACATCATCAGAATCAACAGACCACCACTCGATATTTCCTTGATTTGGTCCTACACCTAAACTACCTGCTACAGGTTTTACTTTCCATATTCCTACAAGCGGTGATTCTGGTTCTGCTGGAGTTATCATAGTGTGTTGTCCTAGATAGGTCCATTCGTTTTGAGGTTTAACAATCCATTCACTATCTTCAGCATTTGTACCTCTAGAAGCATTCCAATTAGTATTACCTGTTACAACACTTGATTTTCTAACCAATGTGTGGTCTTTAGTAGCTGCTGGCTCACCAGCTACATCCCATCCACTGTAATTGGGGATCTCTCCTTGAAAATCACCAATACAATCTAATACAACGTGATTATCTCGAGTTCCCTTTACTAACTTACGTCCATCATTGCCGTTTGATAGATACAAATGTTCTTTTCCTCCAATCTCTGCTGCTTTATTTTGAATATATACATCAGCCTGAGGATGATAAATGATAAAACCACTTTTAGGTTGTATAACATTACCTTCTTCGAAAATAACATTCCAGAACTCGTATTGTCCAGGCGTCGGTACTTCATTACTAGTAGCAGTAGTAGCATAATAAGGTGATAAATCAATAGCTTCATCAGTAGGATTAAATATTTCTAAATATTTATTATTGCTACTACCTTCTGCATATTCAGAAAAAAATAAAGTTCTTAAATCGGTTTTTTCTACTTTTACCGACTTAATAACCAATGTAGCTTCTTTAAAATTTGGATAACTCACATGAATAACTTCTCCTTGTTTTCCTGTATAACTACCACCTAAAGCAAGATTCATTAGTAAACCATAATGTTTTTCATCGGCTATAACAGAATTTGTTTTATCTACGCGTTGGAAAAGTTCATTTTGTATAGTTTTATCAATATTATATGTATGTACGAGTTCATCATCAAAATACATAGAAATAGTAACATTGTCGTCATTATCTCTTTTTAAAACGGTTTTGTATTTATGAAAACTTTCTCTTAAATCTGATAAATCTGTTTTAATTGATGTTAAATATTGATGTCCATTATTATCATAATGAATAGCATTAGAATAACGATTATTACCTAAAGTAGGTGCCCATTCCAATACATCAACTTCACCACAAAATGGCCACGGTTCATTAGTAGAATTATTTTTATAACCGGTTCCCATCATCCAAAATGCAGGCCATAGTGGAACTGGATTAGGTTCATCAGATGATTCCATTGAACCATCATCATTCATAGCTTTGGGCATTTTTCCTTCAAATTCAATCGAAATTTGTTTATGTTTTTCTAATTTAAGTTCTTCTTTGTCATCCATCATTATAAGTCGTGATGATTTATATACAGGATTAGAACCTTCAACTGGTACTTTTTCTAATTTAATTTCTAAATGTCCTTCACTATTAATAGAAGCGTGTTGATCATCATAACCTTGTTTCTCCTGATTATGAGGCCATGTTTCATTACCGTTAGTAGTCTCGTAAGTAAAAGTGTAGCCACTGAATTCCATAGGCATATAATAAATAACAATAAAAGAAAATATACAACAAAAATTAACGTTGTATATTTTTGTTACTAATTAACATTTATAACTTAAAGTAATTCTGTTTCAAAATCACGGGTTAAATCTCCTAATTGTTTACCTACTAATTTACTTTCATTATATAAGTCGACTTTTACATGTACAGTAAATACATATGTATTACCATCAGCATCTTTTACATTGATCTTTGCTAATTGTGTTTTACTGTCTGTTGGTTTTCCTGTTAATGTATAAACACCATTTACTAAATCGTATGTTAACCATGTTGGGAATTCAAATGGTATTAATTGCAATGGTCCCGGTTGATGTAATATCTTTGATACATCGATTTGATGGGTAGATTCTTCATTCATAACAAAATCAGCACTATACCTTTCTTTTAAGATTACACGACCACCAAAAACTTGTTCACGTTTTTGATTTATGAAGACGGTATTATATTTAGAACTGTCTTTTAATATGTAATTTCCAGCAACGCTTTCATTAATAAAAATTCGAGGAGATTTTACGTCATAATAAAAATTATAATGATTGTTTTGAATAGCCCATTCAGCTGCTATTTGTTGAATTTGACTATCATCGGCGTTATCAAGTCTTGAATCTCTTACAAGGACTTTACCATCTTCGTATGCAACTACTTTGTCTGTTTCAATGATTGTTTTCGCACCATACCAAGCAGGATTATAAGTGTTGGTAGAAGTGGTAATAATTAACTGTTTAATAGAGTAATCAAAACCTTCTCCAGAATCACCTAATCCAGAAGCAGGTAATTTATGATATTCACCTCCTGTTATTGTTTTAACATCGTAGTTCAATGTAATAGTAAAGTTTTGTTTAGTTGATAATTTTTCAGCAGTATCAGTTTCAGAAACAGTTAATTCAATATCAGTTAATTTGTCAGCATTAAGAGGAGGTGTACCACTCAATACACCACTTTCAAATGTTAACCATTCAGGAAGTGTTCCTACAGTTATTTCTGTTAATGTATCGTTTTCTTCATCAGATACTTGAGGTTGATATAAATAAGGTAATCCAGCAGTAGCACTAGTTACAGGAGCAGTAGTAAAGACAGGAGCATCATTTACAAGTGTTACAACTATAGTAATGTCTTGTTCTGCTGTATCAGTACCATCACTAACAACTAATTTTACAGTATTAGCACCTGGATTAGATTGTCTAGGTATACCACTAAGTGTAGTACCATCAAAAGTTAACCAACCTGGAAGTGTAGGAGCAGTAATTGTTAAACTATCACCATCAGGATCACTAACTTGAGGAGTATATGTATATAATACATCTTCAGTAGCAGTAGTAGGGGCAACACTATCAAATTGTGGTGGGTTATTGATTGAAACTGAATCGTCATCAAAAATTTTAATATCTTTCATCTTTAGGATAGCACCTTTAGTATTCAGTTGTATGTTTGCTACGAAGGTCGGAGTGTTCAAACCTATTGATAGATCAACAGTAGCACGAGAATATGGATATCCTTTATTTCTTATTTGCTTTGAGAAAGCAGCAATCATATTATCAGACTCGTCAAGTAACCTAAATTGAATGGTTGTGTTCTGATCTTCTAAATATGTAAAAGTTATCTTACTTCCAGAACTAATTTTTAATGGTAATATACCGGTATTGTCGTTACTGTATAGAACAGTCTGCCCCCACATATTGTTACTTGTTGCATACACTGTGAACGAATTATCTTGACCATAAGTAGATGTATATGCTCCTGTTGTTGTACCTACAAAATTAGGTGTTTTATACGTAGAACTTTGATAATTGTTTGTACTAATAACACTATCGGTCATTATATACTTTATATATATAAAAAATATTCCTAAAAAAATTTAACCTTATTCACATTTTCCCGTTTTTTTATTTTTACGCGTTCCATTAGGACAACGTTTTTTGATTGGTTTTTCACATTTTCCCGTTTTTTTATTTTTACGCGTTCCATTAGGACATTTTTTTCGTTTTACTATTGGTTTTATATCGACGCACTTGGTCATTATAATCCCTTCATCTACACATCGTGGATCACTATCCTCGGTAATCCATTGACGAGTTTTATATACTTTTTGCATATCATCACATTCACTACTAAAATTTTCTTGAATAAGTGTTTCAAAAAAAGCCATTGTTTTATTTTCTCCAAATGTACGTTTTGATTTTTTATAATAATCAAGATAAAATTTCTTTTTGTCTTCTTCTATCTCATCATCTAACATATCACTTATTTTTTTTTCTAATTTTTCAACATTTTTAATCTGTTTTTTACCTTTTACTAATTCGATATGCAATTGAATTATTTTATCAATTTTTATTTTCATCTTTACTTCTTCATCACTGGAAAATTTTTTTTTCTGAAAAGCTTCCGCTAAATTTTTAATTTTTGTTTTTTCTTTATCTTTCCCATTGCAATTTGGATCCAAAATATGTCTGTATCCTAATTTACGGTAAAAATTAATGACGTAAGGCAACGCAGATAACTGTATAATATTGTACCCTTTTTCTCTACATAAATCTTCTAGTCTATTAAATAGACGTTTACTTAATCCTCTTGATTCTTCTTTGGTTTTGGAACGAAAATTATCACCTACACAAATAAGTGTTACTTCTAACGTATTATCGTCTAATTCAGTCAATATCATAAAACCAGTAATAGTTGTAGGTGTTTGTTTTGAACGTTCACTACCTTTTGAATAACCAACAATTAAAAATTCATAACTATTATCGTCTAAATTTATATAATCTTTTGATATTGCTTTTTTACATAAAATAGGCACTGCTTGTTTTACAATTTTTAATTGTTTTTTGAAATCATTATCATTTTTATTATATATAAAAAATTCAGTCATATATATAAAGAAGAGTTATTATTTATAAAACCTATCTGATCAATATAATTACTCTGTTTCTACAGGTTTTTCCTCCGATTTTGTTTCTATAGGTTTTTCCTCATATTTTGTTTCTACAGGTTTTTCCTCAGATTTTGTTTCTATAGGTTTTTCCTCAGATTTTGTTTCTATAGGTTTTTCCTCAGATTTTGTTTCTACAGGTTTTTCCTCAGATTTTGTTTCTATAGGTTTTTCCTCAGATTTTGTTTCTGTTTCTATAGGTTTTTCTTGTGGTTTACTAACAGGATATCTCTTTATTCCTCTTGAACTAGACATCATAGTAGGATTTTGTGCAGCTAACATCGCACGATTGGTATCTTCACCTGAAGCGCTTTTATCTGCTCTTCCTACTGTCTCTTTCATTGAAAGCATAAATAAGTATTTATCATATAAAAATTTTCCTAATATTAAAATTAAAAGAATATTAATTATAACTAACCAAACAAATAAATGTTTAAAAATATTTTTCAATCCATCTGGAGACATTAATCCACCGTCATTATTACCTAAGCCTACTTTTCCTTGACTTGCTACGTTCCATTCTTTTTTATATAATCCAATACCACCTATCAACATTAAAAATATCAATATCTCAAACATATTAAGAGAACAAAAATTTATAATTTCTTTTATAAAATCAATAAAACGTGGTATCAAACCTTTCCACCATAGCCATGTACCCATACGTACATCTTCAGGATTACAACCTTCCTCTGTTAAGTTTGGTTCAATCATATCAATTGAATTTGTAATTCCGGTTATAATCATACCTGCATTAATACCTTCATAAAATATAACACCAAAAAATGTATAAAGTGTTAAATAGGCTGAAATCATAAACATAGCCAATGGGATATTTACTGCAATTGTCCACATCATATAACCAAGTAAAGAAATACAGAATAAAACCAAAAAGAAACAAATGGAAAATATTGTTTGTTGTTTACTTACCATAGAATGCATTTCCATATCACCTTTTTCTTCTTTTCCAAAAAACCAACCAATACTATAACGTAATACAATAAATATGGAAATCAAAGATAAAATCGATGTTGAAAATTTACCACGCATAGCATTGAAAAAATTCATTAAAATAGTACTTTGAAAATTATTACTTACCAATATATAAAAAATAAAAAACATTAAAACCATGATGATTGGTGTAGGTATGTATTTTTTTAATAATGAACATTTTAATATACACCAATTAAATGATTCCAATACTCTATAGGCAGGTCCAAATGCCCCATAAAGATAAGTATTATAGTTTTTCATTTTCATAGCATCAAATTCATACAAGATACCATCTTCTTTCTCAATAAAAAATACAATATAATACCAATTATAAACAAAATACCATACCAACATCATTGTTGTAAATTTCTGTGCTTGATCTTTAAAAATTTCAATTTCTTTTTCAGTAGCCGTATTTTGGGTTAATGCATTAGCAATCTTTACTAAAGTATCATCAATATATTTATTGATTCTTAAAATAAATAATTGTATGTATATTTTCGCTTGATGTATCTTTTGTGCTAATAAACTAAAAATTCCAGCGAAAACTTTTGATAATGATTTCATAGAACCACTTACTTCATTTATAATTTTCTCAATTCTTTTTTTATCAATTTTAAATGTCTCTTTAATATTGTCTACAGTACTTGCGAATTCATCTGCATTTACAAGATCAATATCTTTTAATGCACCTCCCAGATCACCAATATCTTGTAAATTACTTAAATTATCGATACTACTACTTAACTGATCTTCTAAATTAGCAATTGGATCCGTAAAATTTTTTTTATCGAGTGTCTTGGTCCAACGTTTTCCAATAATATCAGTAGTTGATTGTAATTTATCACGAACAGCCTTCCCTACCTCTTCTTTATCTGATTGTGCTGCATTATCGCTGTTATCTTCTGAATTAGTTCCCGTGTCTTTCTTTTCTGAATCACTATTATTTAAAGTATTTTCTAAATCATCTGTAGTCATACCTTCTATAATAGAGGATTGTGGTCGTTCATAAATGTTTTCAAAGACAGGAATATTTTTTGGATTTTCTCTCTTTTTACGTATTTTTCTCATTTTTTGTTTAATAAATTGTACTTCATTTACATCTTCATTATTTAATAATTCCTCTCTACTAGATGTTTTTTCAAGAGACCAATCTTTTTTCCATTTACTCATATTCTATTGTATAATTTATATATAATAGAATATGATAAATAACCCAGCAATTTATCTAGCATACATTAGACCACAGTTACCATTTACAAATGAAATGATATTATAACGCTCCTCAATTACATGTAAATTATAATTATACACATAAAGAGCCCATGCTGGTTTTGATGTAACACTAACTGGAATACCATCGTCATCACATTCAATATTAACATTTGAACCATCAACATCAATTGGTGGTTTGTAAGTTGTAAAATCCAATTCAATTGTTTTAAATCTTCCTGTATTTACAGCACCAGAAGGTTGGTATTCAAAAGGACTTGTATTTAAAGAGAAATTATAACAATATAAACCTTCTTCAGCAAATCCTTGTGTTCGCGTATATTTTTCTACAAAATCATAAACACCACTCGGCATAGAGACCTCTCGATAATCACCACCAAAAACAATTCCCAAAGTTTCTAAAATATGTCTTCGATTATATGCACTATAATCACCACTTTTATATATATTTAAAGTAGTATCAAGTGAAATATTAGATGGGATATTGTTTTTATATGCCCAATTTGTATAATTGCTCCACTCGTTTCGTAAAAATGCGTCATTTCTTTGAAAATACCACATCCATCCTGAAACCATTCCAGATGCAGATTGTAATTTCACCCTTTGTGAACCAACAACATTTAAAAAATCATATTCATGAATTTCTTTAATTAAGTAAGCTTGATCTTTGGCGGCAAAAGTAGTTTTTTCTTCTTCAGATAAAAAACAATAAGTTGCTAATAAATGGACATCTGCGTCCCATGAATTTGTTTTATTATCATAATTACTAGCAGAAATATCTAAATTAGGAGGACTTTGTAAAAATCGATACATTTGAAATTGATCTTCTCCTGGTCTAATTTTAATATAGGGAAAATCTTCTCCATGATTAAAAACATCGCGTACTTGAAACAGATCTTGTAAAGGTCGTAAAGTCACATTGACGGTTAATTCTTGATATTGTAATGCGACCAACGGAAATGCACAGCGACTATCAAATGTAAACCATGTATTTAAAGGTATATATAAAGTTCTACCACGAATAGATGGTTCTGCACCTGATGTATTTGTAGAATATATCGCATTTGGATATGTATTTGTTTGATATGGAGATGTAAATACACGATATGGATTATTCGCTGGATCATTTAATTCAGGTGTATGACCAGACATTTTATTAAATAAATGTTTTTTTTCTTGTGTGAAATCACGCTGCATCATAGCATAAAGATATTGACCTGAATATTTTTGTAATGTTTGTGAACCACAAATAATTTCTATTTCTTCAATCATTTGTGCACCTAAATTCTCAATCCATTTAAATTCATATGGTGATATCTTATTATCTGTATTTGTATTTGCAGGCCATACGGGACTCCAAATATCGGGTAAATTTAAAACCAAATATGTATCCATTAAAAGATCTGCATATCGTTTTACTTTAAAAGAAAATTTAGAAGATTCAGTCATTCTTAATTCTCGTAAACCATCGTAATCTAATCTAAATTTTTGCAATCCAAAATTAGTATATTTTGAATAAGTAACTTTAAAAAACGTTTTACTTGGATTTCCTGTTAAAATTAAATTCGCATTGCCTACAGAAATAATATTTAATAAACCACCGGGCATTTTAATAAAGTATATAGTAACTGTCTATATTTTTTGTTTCTTTAATTACTTTATCTGCTTTTTATATATTACTATTATGGCTGGATTTTTCGATAATGAATTTCTAAAAAGTATAATTGATTATGTTTTAATTATTGGCCTTTTAATAATTACAGGCTATTACATTTATAAAACAATTATGGATGGTAGAGATACTAAACCTTCTACATCTCCTCCTGCATTTGTAGATACTCCTAATGCTGCACAACGAGCAGAATTAACTAGTGTAGAAGACTCTTTAAATGGATCAAGTATATTGAATGCAGGATTTGATGCTTCCAATGATAATGCGATACGACACTTTTGTATTAAATCTTCTTCAAATAGTGCTTATACTGGAAAATACATGAATTTAAATATGATAAAATATCTTCTTTCTAGGGGTTGCCGTTTTTTGGATTTCGAAGTGTATATTAAAAATGGTATTCCTATTGTTGCTTATTCAACCAATCGTCAATCTTTAGAAACATTTACATCAGAAGCACCTGCTGTTTCTTTAGCAGGTGTATTTTCTACCATAATGTCTAATGCATTTACAGACACATCACCTAATCCAAAAGATCCTCTTTTTGTACATTTACGTATCAAAACATTAGACCCAAATGCCTACACAAAAATAGCAAAATTAATTAGGAGTGGTCTTGGACAAAAAATGCATGTTGATGGTCAAGGAAATGCAGTTCCATTAACATTAGATACTCAATTGCCCACTATACAAGGTAAAGTAGTCGTTATGGTCGATAAACACTCTTCACCTGGATATCAAAATTATTCTACATGTTCTCCTGATCAAACTGAATGTTATAGTTTAGCAAACCAAGTAAATATGGTTAGTAACAGTCAAAGTATACGAACTTATTATGAACGTGAGTTAACATTTCAACCAATTAATCCTCCTGATCCTTCTGTTTACTTATTTAGGATCGTTTTCCCAGATGTTGGATTTTTCAATAATACAAAAAATTCGGATTCTATGTATTTAACAAAAAATTATGGTACACAGGTAGTAGCTCAAGCATTTTACATAAAAGATAGTAATTTACGTGGATATGAAGATATTTTTAAAACAAACAGAAGTGCCTTCGTTAGATTAGAAACAGCTATTCGACAATACGAATAATTATTATATTATATAAATTTTTCCGTATATAATATAAATGCCCAAAACAAAAAAATTAAGAAAACAAAGATATCGACCAAAAGAATGTACTGATAAAATGACGTTTCAAGAATGTGAATTAGCTATTTTACGTCAAGCGGTTGATACAAATGAGAAAATTGCCGGACAAAAAATTGCGAGCAGTGATGAAATTGTTAAAATGATTGAAATTGTTGAAGAATTTTTAAAGAAAAAAAAATTACTCTGCTATGGAGGTACCGCTATCAATAATATTTTACCAAAACATGCGCAATTTTATAATAAAGAATATGAAGTACCTGATTATGATTTCTATTCTTATGATGCATTATCTCATGCAAAAGAATTGGCGGATATATATTATGAAGCTGGTTATGAAAATGTTGAAGCAAAATCTGGTGTCCATGAAGGAACCTTTAAAGTTTTTGTGAATTTTATACCTATGGCCGATATTACTTCTCTTCATAAAGAACTTTTCGATTCTTTGTCCAAGGAAGCAATTTCTGTATCTGGAATTAAATACGTTCCTGCTAATTTTCTACGTATGGGTATGTTTTTAGAATTATCACGTCCTGCTGGAGATATTAGTCGATGGGAAAAAGTTCTTAAAAGGCTTAATTTATTAAATAAACATCACCCTATGAAGATCAATTACGATTGTTCTAGAGTCGATTTTCTAAGAAAGATGGAAGATTCTAGTCAATCTGAAAACATTTATCTTATTATGCGCGATACCTTTATAGATCAAGGTGCCGTTTTCTTTGGAGGATATGCTGCTAGTTTATATTCTAGACAGATGTCCAAGAAAGGACGTTCTTTTATAGAGAAAATACCGGATTTTGACGTTTTACATGAAAAACCAGATGAATGCGCCACTGTTGTATTAGAACGTTTAAATGATGCTGGTATTAAAAACGTGAAATTAATCCATCATAAAGCAATTGGTGAAATTATATCAGAGCATATTGAAATTCGTTATAAAAATGAAATTCTTGGATTTATTTATAAACCACTTGCATGTCATAATTACAATACTATTCAAATAAAAAATTCTGAGATAAATGTGGCTTCTATTGATACAATTATGAGTTTCTATTTGGCTTTTATGTTTGTTGATACAGAATATTACTTCCATGATCGTATTTTATGCATGGCTCGATACTTATTTGAATTAGAAGAACGTAACCGACTATCACAAAATGGTTTATTAAAACGATTTGGACCAAAATGTATAGGACATCAAGAAACAATGGAAAATATTCGTGCTAAAAAAACAACCAAGTTTTTGGAATTGAAAAAAGATAGAAATTCAAAGGAATTTCAAACCTTTTTCTTAAAATATTCTCCTGGTGAAGAAAAAACCAAAAAAACAACACAAAAGTCCAAGAAAAAATCAACTACTAAGAAAAAATCGCCTGAAAAACCAGCAAAAGGATTGAGAGGTTTATTAGCCCGTTTTAAATAAAATTGATTATTTTTATGTAGTATAATAAATATTACATAAAAGAGTAAAAAATGAATAATAGAAAATTAGTATTATCTTTATATCGAAGTAAAGTACGTATGTGTTGTAAATTTGGCTATGATCTTGGAAAATGGGACAATAGTAATTTATATATATATCGTAAAGATCTAACAATAAAAAGTATGAAAAGGAAAAATAAGAATATTATTGGATCATATATAATGAATAATGTACGATATAAATATAAATTATACAAAGATGAATATGATCCTATTGTGATTGAAGATTTAATTGATGATGGTTTTAAAACCCTTCGTAAAATAAATGAATATTATTATAAAACACACTATAAAACATATTATTAAATATTACTTAATTTTATCCATAAAGACTGTAAAAAATAATATAATCCTCCAAATAATGCACTTTTAAATAGTAACCCAGAAACTCTGAAATTACCATCTTCACTATGTAAATTAGCGAATGCTAAGTATTTTCTCATCCATGTGTTGATTATAGGTATCTGAAAAATAAAATACATGACGGCAACTAAGATTGGTATTTGAAATTCGCTCACTGTTTCTTGTGCCTTTTCTTGTCTATATTTTTGTTCACGATGCATACGTAATTCTTCGCGATTAGCTTTTTCGTAATCTTTTATATAATCCGATGTTAGTTTAACACTTGGTATATGATTTGCCTGTATTTGTTCATCATGTTGATAGTCCATTGTGTTTAAAGGTATGTCTCTTGAAGGTAAACTTTGTTGAGGCATATTTTCAATTGTATAATTTTGTTGTGAAACAGGTTGTTGGTTTCGTTGTGGAGATGGTTCAGGTAATGGAGGACCATCTGGTGTTACTTGTGGAGTACCATATGGATTTGGATGAACATTGATAGGTTTATAATTTAAATTATCATCTCCACCCATTGACTGTTGTTGTGGAAATTGAGGCTGAGCAGATATATGACCATAAAATTCATTACTTATTTGTTGGGTAGAAACTTGATTTTGTTGAGGCATTTGTGGTATTTGTGCACTTTGTTGTTGAATATTTACTGGTGCAGAAACTTTATTCGTTTCAGGTAATTCAGCTATCATCGTACTAGAAGCAGACATTAAAACTATATAATATTACATATTAAATGTAATATTATTAATCGCATTTTTAAGGGAACCGTGGTTCCCTTAAGAACCCTTATTTTAAAATGGGGAATTATATGGTCGAGAATCCACCTTAACTCATATCTACAGTTTGCTTATTTTTATCACATTGTGTTGTAACTGCGCTGTAAGTGAAACATTTTTCACCATGTTTATAAATTTTTCCATCAATATCACCTAAAATAGGCCCTTTAAATGTTAAACAATTTTTATCATTGCATACTTTTCGAAATAAAGTCGCCAAACCTAATCCGATCAAAATAGATATAATTATTTTTCCTAAAGAAGAATGTAATAAGCGTTTGAAATTCATTATATATATACTTTGTATTTTTACACATATCCAGAAATTTTAAAACGTTTTTCTAAACTATTATCCTTGCACAGGTATTTTTGAAATATTCATTGGATTTTTTGGACATGGTACTTCTTTATGTTCAAAAGTAAAACATTGATGTGCTTTATCTCTATACAACATTAACTCTTGATTTTCAGGTGTTGGATAAATATGAATAATACGATTGTCTGTAGCAGTCATATAGACAACTAAAAGACCTATTGCAAAACTCATTATAAAAACCGGTATGTTGATGTATTTCGATATTTTAAACATTGTTCTATAAATAAATAGGATAAATATTTATTTATAAAAATTTAAAGTTTATGCTGTTTCTGATGATTCTTTTTTAACAGTTCTTGCTTCTTTTCGTGCTTTTTTTTTCATACGTTTCTTTTGACTTGCTGATAAAACATTTGGATCTCTTGCTGCTGATTTTTCTTGTTTATCTCCTTCAAGTGAAAAGATAGTTTTCTCAAGATCAGGATTTTCTTCCATAAATTTTTGATATTCTTGTTCACGTTGAATTCGAACAGCTTCTTCTTCTAACTGTTTTACAATTTCTTGTTGTTTTTTAGCAAGTGCACGAGATTTAAGTCTTTCTTTTAATGAAGCACGTTTTTCTGCATCTTTCATAGCACCAGTATTGAGACGAGCACCTTTTGGTATATTCATGCCCATAGATTTAGCCATATCTTTAAATAAATTACCCATACCAGCCATTCCACCTAAATTTTCCCCTAGACCCTGCATTTTACTCATCATTTCAGATGCTTCTTTTACTAATTCGTCTTTTGTGATATCACCTGACTCCATTTTATTAGCTAATTTATCTTTTACTGTCTTTACAACATTTCCCATTTTTTCAGGATTTTTCATTAATGCAGATAAGACATCACTGGTAGAATTAACATTGTCTAAATCTTCACCAAATGTAGCAGCTAAATCATTTCCCATATCATCTGCTAATTCTTTTGCTAATTTTCCTATTTTACCATTAAATAAAAATTGTAGATGATCACGTATATCTTCCATATTTGGTATGTTACGTTTACCATTATCTTCTGATTGTGGTGTTTCTTCTTTACTATCATCTTTATCGGCTTTTTGGCTTTCAGTTGCATTTTCACTTTCAAAATCGTCGAAAAATTTTGAAATATTGGCCATAGCATTCTCTAATTGACCTTGTAGCTCTGAAACATCTATTTTATTAAACATATCCATGGCTTCACCAAAATTCATTTTGTCTTGCATCGATTTTACTAAAATAAGTAAAATTACTTGCAAATATTTCCATATGGTTTCGCGCGTCTTATCACTTACACCTTCGCAATTATAAATCATTTTAAAACTTAATCCTGGAAAAAAAGAAACGTTTATTTCACTTTCTTTTGAGAAAAGAGAAACATCTTGATTTAAAATATCAAAAAAACGTTCAGGATAAACTTTCAAAGAATATTCAAATAATTTTTGAAATTCCTCGTCACTAGTTTCCTTTAAAGTCCATTTTGTTAAAAAACTAGAATATTCAGGAAATGTGGTTACTAAATCTTTAGCAAAATCAACAATAGAAGAACGAAATTCTTCGGTAAATTTTGGGGTTTCTTCTTGTTTTTGAGACATTAATAATGTATGATAATATTAATTATATAGGATTTAAACCCTTTCACGATAAATAATATTTTTGTGTTTAAAATAATAATTATTGAATATATAAAGATGAGTGGTTCAAATAGTTGTTATTCATGGACAGTAAATAACACAACAGGATATAATGCAGATGAGCGTGATCTCCGTTGTATTAAAAATGCATTTGATTATTGGGAGTCAATAATCAATGATAATATGCTTTCAGGGACACAAAAAATTAGCGTAGATGTCGGATTTGAAAGAATGACCGATAATCAAGGAAACCCAAATACTGGAACATTGGCTTATGCTGGACCAAGAACTTGGGCTCCGGTAGATGAGAATGGTAATGGTTTGTATGAAAGAAGTAAATCATTTGTTACAAGTGGTGAGGTTACTATTAACATTCAAACACGCACAGATGGACAATTAGTGAATCAAGCAAGTACAGAAAGTGTATATACTAGCATTGTTATTCATGAAATTGGTCATATTATGTTTTTAGTAGGTATCGTCATTAATAATACAGAAGAAACTCCTGTTGCTACTTATATTGACCCAAATGATAATCGTAGAAAAATATACTGGGATGGTGTGAATGCGACACGTTACTATCGTCGTTATTTTAATAATAATAATTTTGTCGGTGTTCCAATTGAAGATATGGATGGCCCAAATAATGTTTCTGTAAATGGGCAAACTGAATCAATATATATTAATTATCATTGGGAAGAAGGTTACGGTGGCTCACGTGTAATTAATGGAATTACACATCCTGGATTAGATGGAGAATTAATGACGCCTTATGCGAATGGTTCTCTTGCTTTTAGTGCTATAACAATTGGATTTTTACAAGATGCTGGATATAAATATGTAAATTATTTTAAAGGTGATAGTTATAATGGAGTTTCCATTCCACAAGTATTGAATGCTACTACGTATTATGTTCGTTTAAATCCATCCGGATCATTTACTGATCCTTATTATGTTTTTAGTACTACACCAAATGGTAATGCTCTTAATAGCGCATCGCAAGATCTTACATTAGAAAAGGGTAAAGCCTATATTTTTGAACGTACAGATAGTGGACATCCATTTAATATTGGAACAGGTTACAAACAAAATACCAGTGATATCGTTTTTGATAGTACAGGAACTAGTAATTTTGTAAACGGTGTTGCTTCTATCGTAAATGGTGAAAGGTTATCTTTTATTATTCCTGAAGATTTGCAAGTACCTTTGGTATACTATTGTACACAACACAATAATATGATAAAAGAATTTGATATTGCTGATACTGCACCAAATCAACCACCAACTGTATCAAATGTTTCTATTAGTACAAATGAAGATGTAAATAAAACGGTTAGTTTAAATGCATATGCAAGTGATCCTGAGGGTTTTGCTCTATCTTATGCTATAATAACAAGTCCTACAATAGGAACAGCAAGTCTTAATGGTAATTTATTGACTTATTCTCCTAACAGTAATGTTAGTGGTAGTGATAGTATAACCATTCGTGCTACTGATAATAGTAACTTAAGCGCTACTTTTACAATTTCAATTACAGTAAGATCTGTTAATGATGCTCCAACTTCGTCCAATGGTGCTTTTACTACAAATGAAGATGTTACCAAAAATGTAAATTTAAATGTATATACAAATGATATTGATACATCTACATTAAGTTATAGTTTAAATAATACACCTACTTTAGGTACTGTTACAATCACACAAAATATTTTGTCGTATTCACCAAAAGAAAATGTTAGTGGTACTGAAAACATAGGTATTACTGCTAGTGACGGTTCTTCAAACACCTCTTTTACATTGGTAGCAACAATTGTTCCTGTAAATGATAGACCAGTTGCTAATGATGTTACCGTTTCAACAAATGAAGATCAAGTTAAAACAATGGATTTAAATAATTATGTCTCTGATGTTGAAAATACACCATTAAATTACAGTATTGTTGGAAACCCAGAATTAGGTTCTGCTGTATTAAATAATAATATTTTAAGTTATACACCTAATCTAAATGTAAATGGTAATGATAGTATTGATATTCGTGCTAGTGACGGTGAATTAGATATCACATTTACTATTAATATTACTATAGTACCTGTAAATGATTCTCCCGTAGCAAATAGCGGATCTTTAACCGTAAAAGAAGACTCTGTTACAGAAGTCGAATTATCTGACTATGTAAATGATATTGATAATGATACATTGGTTTATTCTGTTGTTACATCTCCTGTATATGGTGAAGTCTCTATAAACGCATCTGTATTAACCTATACAGTAAATAAAAATTATATAGGTAATGATTCTATTGTTTTATCTGTTTCTGATGGAACAGTAAGTAGTGAATTTACATTAAATTTCACAATTACCCGATTATATGATTTAACAACTGTATTTAGACAAGATTATCAAAATACTAACGGTGATGTTCTTGATCAATTGATTTTAACAAATAGTGGTAGTAATTTTAATCCAGAAGAATATAAAAATTTCTGGAATCATACCGAAACTCCTGTTGTTGAAAATAACACAGGAGCAACAATTGATTGGGTACAAGGAACAATTGTTCGTGATACTCGTTTAGATACAGCGAATGCTTATGAAGCCAAAAAAATAGCCGCTAGTTATGCAGAATTAAAAGGTTTCGATGTTTTTACCATTGATAAAAATTATACAACAGGAGCTATTATTAATGATAGAAAAAGAGGCGTATGTTTATGTGGTGTTTCACATGATAAAGGCCCCTTTAGTATGGATAATTTAACTGAAACAACAATTACAGACAGAATTATCGTTATTAAACGAAGTGTTGGAAATCAGTTTAAAAATACATTAAACGAAGAAACAAATCTTGTTTACTTTTCCAATAAAAAGGAGGCTGTTTTTGGATCTCAAGAAATCCCATGCTTTGATAAATCTACCAAGATTTTATGCAAAGTTGGAGATAGTGATCAATATGTCTCTATTTGTAAATTAAAAGAAGGTGATTTGGTTAAAACATACAAACATGGATATAGAGCCATTCAAAAAATCAAAACATCTACTCAAATGTTTAATATGGGTGGTGATTATAAACATAGTATGTTTAGAATGGTACAAAAAGGAGATATGATTGACGATTTGCTTGTAACCGGAAGACATGGTATATTATTAAATGATCTTTCAAGTCATATTACGAAATCAAGTCGTAATAAACCTTCATTGAGAATGATTGATGATAAATGTTTGTTAACAGCTGCTTATTGTAATCAATTTATTCCTGAAACTGATGTAAAGGAATATACAATTTATCACTTAGCACTTCAAGGTGAACAACGTCGTTATGGTATTTATGCAAATGGTGTGCTTATGGAAACATGGGATAATAAATGTTAATCATTTAAATAAAAAATAAATATATAACATATACCAAATATGTTATATACAAAATTATTATTATTATTATTACCAATCTTTTTTATACCTACTATATCAAATAACACAACACAACCAACCATACAATGCAACACCACCAATGTTGTTGAATTTAAACATAATTTTTGCGAATCGCGATTACAAAATGATAAAGGTCCTGAAATGTATAATGCATACACCTCCTTTTTTATCTCTATAGTTCCAATTGTAATGGGATTTCCTGAAAACGAAGCTTTTGCAAATGTAGCCTATGCCCTATTTTTCAATGGATTTGCTAGTTTTTATTACCATTATTATCTTTCTTGGATTGGTAAACAAGCAGATGAGATTTCAATGATTTTCGCAAATTTTTTCGGTATTGTTGGACTTTTAAATATTCGTTATAAAAATAAAAAATATTTAAAGATCTTTCATTTTGCTAATTTGTTTTATATGTATGCTTTTTTAATTAGTAATACAGTCATTAAATTTGATGTTTTATTTCCTTATTTTTTCGCCGGATATTTAATACCTTCGCTTTATCTTATAAGAACGATAGGTGATAAATATGAAGAAGAATATGTTAAATACTTAGTTCTTTCAAGTGTAGGTGGTATAAGTTGGATTATTTCTGAATTATTTTGTAATAAATATACTGTTTATGGACATGTTGTATGGCATTTCTTGTTTCCTCTTGGTTTTTATTTTATTTTAATGAAGTACGACAAAATATACACACGTGTTTATAAGGCACGTTTAGCGAATTCTGTATCTGAATTATCTCTATAAAAAACATTCTATAAAGGTCTCCGAAACATACTGAGAGGATCTCCTCTCCCAAAAGGTCATATACACTTTATCCGATTCGTCACTAATGCCATATAACCACTTGTGTGGTAATTTGAAACATAGTCATTAAAATTTTGTTTTACTGCCTTACCTTCTTCATTTATATAGGTAATAGTCTTAATTTTAAATTGATGCATTTTTTCTAAACACTCACTACATGGTGCAGAACATACTAGATCACCATGGTGGGTAACTCTTGCTACATATAATGCTATTTTTTTCATTTTATTTTTTTTTAAACATTTACGTAAAACATCTATTTCAGCATGACAAGAACAGGTTTTTTCTATTAATTTGTCTTTGGAGAATGTTCTATAATGATTGAAACCTTTTGCTACAACCTTACCGGAAACTACCGCGATACATCCTAAACGGGCACGTAAATCTGATTTTTCAGCCTCCGCAATGGCAAGAGATACATATTTTTCATCATTTTGTGTGCAATGCATTTATTATTTATAAATTTGTTTTTTTTAATTTACGTATAATAAGACATTTTCTTTCAATTTTATAGGGGGATATCCCACTACGACCCCCTTATATTGAGTGAATTTAAGGAGGCTTACCCAACAATAGGGACTCAAATGGTAACTCATAAGGGGGCTTCGCCCCCTTAATTAATCAGAAACATAATCATAATCATCCACTTCTTCCCAAAATTCATTTTCAATTATTTCTTCGCACGCATCGCAAGCATAATTTCCATTTAAAACATAATTTAAATCATATTCAAGGAATACACCTTTGCATCTACAACATTGCTTTAATTCTCTGTCTTCGCAATTTCTACAAACAAAGTAATTGTCTTTATCTATTACTAATCGTCTAATATCAAATTTTTTACAACATTTTTCACAATTTCGATATCCAGCACATTCACGGCAAACGGGTTCTTCTAAATATTCATCGTCGATTTTTAATTTTGTATAATGAAATATTCTTCGACACCGCCTACAAGGTTCCATTTCATTGTTGTTATTATTTTCCATAATGTTAGTTAAATAACATTATTGAAATCTTTTTATATCTCTTTGCATAATGCATTTAAATATCTAAGTCCATTACGTAACGCAGCAATAATGTAAATACTACAGCATGCAATAAAATACCAATAGTACTTGGACATCCACTAGAAGGACTTGCGATAGATCCTAAAAATTTGCTAAAAAGTTTGTTGGTCAATTTATAGGTCATAGGATTTACAACAATTAAAAAGATAACAGTAGTGATTAATGTGTAACGCCATTTATCAGAAGTAGAAGGTTTTCCGGCACATTTTTTGCAATCAAAAGCACAACCCATTTTTATATATTATATATTTATTTTTTTCCTCGGCGTCTTTTTGTTTTACGAATATTTCGTTTTTTACGATTACGTTTTGTTTTTCGACCTCCATTATTCCGTGTAAGATTCGACAATTGACCAATTGATGCTATTTCAGTTAAACATAAAAAGGTATTGATTAAACTTGATGATGGTTCCTTACAATTAACTTTATTATTTTTTTTATTTATTAATGTAATATCAAAAGGTTGAATTTTGTCTTCTTTTGGTATTTCACCCATTTTAACCAATCGATTAAAATAATTTTCAGAAATGTTAGTTACATTCGCTAGTTGTTTTAATTGTCCTTCTTCACTAACAAACGGGCTCAATGGAAAATTTTGTCCTTCACTTATTATTTTTTGTCTTAATTCATCTTGTTGTTGTTTAACTTCGTCATCTTTTTCTCCATCACGAGTAACAATAAATGATAAATATGCTTTTACCATAGCATCTAATTGAGGATTCATTTTAAATGATAATGGTAGTAAGTCTGAAAATGTCCAGCTCTGCCAGTATTTACGCACGTTCTCATTTAAAAATTTTTGTTTGTCTTCTAAACTTGATTTAGTAGATTTTAACATACTTGTTGTAGCCGTAATAAATCTACTAGATAAAGTTGTTCTTTCTTCGTTTTCTACCTCTTCGGCTATTTTTTTAGCAGTTTCATTTAAATCGATTACTGCTACTTTTTCTTCTTGTTGTTCAAATAGGTCAATAAACATATCTAAGGCTTCTTCAAGTATACTATTTCTGTGTTTTTTCATAAATTCTGAAAAAAACTCTAATTCACCACAAGATGAAATATTTTTTTCACCTTGAGGAAAATAAGCTCTATGAATAGTTTCAATATTTTTTTGATCTTCACGTTTACCTCCAAAGAATTGATAAATATGTTTATCAAATTTATAACCGTTTGTAACTGTATTTAATATCAATTTTTTATTTCTCTCATTATATTTACGTAATATTCTTCCATATACTTGTTCTGTATCACCTGATGTTTTACATAAAGCAGGACAACATAGAATAGGGTTATAAATAAAGCTATATCCTTCTGTATGTTCGGGTTTTATTATTACACATATAGGATTATTATTTGTTTCACTATATGACGCTATTGGAAAAGTCATTTTTGAACCAATATTAAACTTGTTATTAAGAGCATCTGCCTCTCCAGTCATATGAACATAATTATAATTTTCTTTTTTTAGAAATTGAATAAAAGAATTCATAATATCTTTTGTTGTTGGATAAAATACAGGTAAAAAATATTGATATGTTGTATCACCACTTTTATTTATATAATAATGTGGATGTAAATGTAATTCACCACGTTTAAATATTACACCGCAACGAGTTAATTTCATAATATGTAATATTATTTCGAATCTCATTTTAGCTCTCTTTTCTGTGTTTTCAATAATATTTTTAATAAAATTGTTTTGTATATTATTACCATCTTTTGGTAAATTATTGTGTATATTTTCTATAAGACCTCCCACTTGTCTATCTTTATAATAGGAACCAACATCTGTATTTGATTGTATTTGATGAATCGTGGAATAAATAGCACTCACCTCTTTTTGGATTTCGTCTAATAATCTTATTTCTAATCCATTTAAAAATCTAATGGAAAAATTTTTTGGAATATGTATTAATTGATCATCTTTATTAGTATGTGCATTAAAATCGAAATTTGGTGGTACATCTGAATTTGTTGGAGGCTCCTCATAAATACCACAACCACATTCACTTATTACTTCTGGTTTAACTTTTTGTAAACTTCTACGCCATTCAGTCATATCTTTTTCTGTAATACTTGGACAATCATCACTATTTAATTGGAGTAATTGTGCTTTTTGTATTGATTCTTTTGATTCTGTTTTCATATATACTTGTTGAATTTGTTCAGATGTGTATGGAACAATTATATTTGTTACAAATTTATTTGGAAAATGATTTGTATTACCTTCTGTATCAAACATACCGTCTGTATTAAACGGTTCTGGAATATCTTCATCTTTTGGTAAATTTTTTTCATATAAAAACTTTTTTATTCCTTTAATTTCAAAATCGTAATTATATATCGATATATAATTTTTTGAATGTTCAATTAGTTTATTTACATTATATTCATTTAATTGTTTATATACAGATATTAATGCATTTGTTATAGTTGGTCCAATTGTTAAAAATAAAGAAGTGATATCACCAAAATAATATTTTGCTAATGCTTTAATTATATTCATTGATGCGGTTTTACTAAGACTTGCTAATTCTTCTATAGATTGTATCATACCATTTTCATAAAATGTCTTTATTGTTTCACCTAATACACTTGGTTTTGTTGATGTTAGTAAACCAAAAGAATTAAGATTACTGTAAGCATTTTTTCTCTCTTCCAAATTTTTACCGAATATAAAATTAAAAACTAATCCAGAGTTCATAATACTAAAATATAAAATTTGTTCTTGAATACCATTAGGCATTCCAATCTTGAATAGATTTTTTTTAACATCATCTAACATGCATTTTGTTATTTTTCCTATTTTTCTTAAATATTCCACTACAAAATCTACCCCTTCTCGACACTCTATTACAGTCATTCCTCCAACTGTTCGTTTACCTAATTTACTTCCACCACGAACACCCATTGTTGTCATTTGGAATGGTGCGTTAATCATGGACGATCTGTATTGATTATTTCCAGTTTTTGGTAAAATTTGCATTTGATCTATAGTACTACCATCTTGTATTTTATAACTAGAAAGAGTTCTAGTATCGTCTAAATTAGTACCAACAAATCTTAATTCGGTCTTTGGATCTATTCCCATCTTTGTTTTTAATTCTTTAACTGTAGCATTTCTACTTATTATAACAGTTTCATTACGAAAAATGTTACGTATATAAATAGTTATATCATCATTTTTACTCTTTGTAGCATCATTTTTAACACTTACCTTTCCTGGTATTGATTCTGCCTTTTCTATTGGTTTTTGTAGTTCACTTTGAAATAGGTTTAAATGTGTAAAATTAATAACAATTTTAAAATCGTTTAATACATGTTCAGTATACCAATCGTTTATAAACCGTTTTATATTAATCATTTGAAACAATGCATATTTTTTCTCTTCTTTAGTTTTTCCTTTTGAATTAAAGGTAGTTAGATCATGAATAACACACACAATTATAGAATTGTAAAAATTTTTAATACTTTTTTCTAGATTATTTGATAATGAAAATAACCTTATACCATCATCACTATAACCTTCTTTCAACTTTTGAAAATATTTTTTAGATTCAGTTATGTATTTTTCAAACATAACAGGAACTTTTTGTAATTTCCGTTTAAGTTCGTCTTTTTTTATTATTTTTGGATCACTATCAACATATGTTTCAAATGCTATAAAAATAGCATTTAACTTGTCTTTAAAAATAACTTCCTTCTTATTTTCTATTAAATATGTTAAATAACCTTCAAGTGTAGCTGGTCTATCTTTTAATGTTGATATATATTTACGGTCATCAATTGTATTAAAATTTTTTATAGCTTCTTTTAAAGCGATTGATGCTTCTTTAATACTACCCCCTTTTTGTAAATTAAAAAAAGTAGGTACTAAAGCATTTAATAAACCTCCTTTATTACGGATATCAGAAATAACATCAAGAGTACCACTAATTACATTTAAGCATCCTAAAGCAGTACGATGCGTAGCATTTGATATATCTACACTATTTACTTTACCATTCCATAATCCATTTAAATATTCACTAAAATTATCAACTGTTAAAACTATATCTACAATCGTATCGCCAATACTTTGACTACCAACAAATGGTTTGAATATTCTTTCATCATTATCGTTTCCAAAGTCAGTTTTCTCTTTTAAAAAATTTTCATGATTACTTTGATTTAGTCTTAAATTAACATCTGTATCACCTCCAACTTCACGTGCATTTAAGAAATTAATAATATCAATTAAATCATTCGCATCGTATTGAATAGGAGTTCCTGTTAAAAAAATACACTGACTCATTTGCATACAAAATTTTAAAAAAGCATATTGACGAATAATATTTTTTGGTTCTTTTGTAGACATGGTAGCTATAGATATGGATTTTTCTTGATCTCTAGTTAATCGTATTCTTTCTGGTGTATGCATAGTTATATAACTAGCATGTGTACCATCTTTATACATTTTAGTAAAATCTGTACCATTATATGGTTTTAAACTTTTTAATCCTTTGTCTGGTAATACAAGACGATGTGCTTCATCGCAAATCAAAATTGTTTCATTATCAATATATTCACTTATTCTCTCCAATCCACCATTCTCTGAACATAATGCATTATAATTATATCCGATAAATTCAATAAAATATTTTTCATTTTTTCTTTCAGAATAGTCGTCTGGTTTTTCCGTATCGTTATTTGATGGTATCGACTCCGGAATTATTAGTACTTCACCTTTTGCTTTTTCAATATACTCAGTTTCTCGCCCTCCTTTATTAAGAGGTTTCACGTATTCAGATTCTATACTATGAACATGTATACCAATTAACTTCGCATCGTCACCTAAAAACGCTGCTCTAAATAAACCTTCTGGAGCAATCAATAATATTTTTAATGGAGATTTAGGTTCTCCATCTCCATCTTCTTCTGAATGTTTTTTTTTTAAATGTGTTAATGCAATTGATAAAGAAGTAAGTGTTTTACCTGTACCTACACCATGAAAAAGAAAACAAGCTTTATCTATAATTTCTCCATTTTTATCGCGATTAAACTTTGTAAATCTTTGTACAGCTAAGGATTGTCTTACATCTAGACTAAATTTTGGTCTATTTTCTTTTAATAGTTGTAATTTACCATAATTAGAAGTATTATTATTAACTTCCATAATTTTTCCCAAAGGAATTGGTTCTACATTTTTACCTGGGCTGTTTTCGTAAGCTACTAAAAATAAGAAAATTAAATAAATATAAGATTTACGTTGCTGTAAGCAATTAATATCTTTATCTGTAATTTCACCGTTTTTTTTTGTAAAAGTTTCTTGTATCCACTTTTTAAAAATAGTGTCTTGTGAGAACAATAATGTAATTTGTTTTCTTATCTTTTCAAGGTTTGTTATTATTTTATTATCAAGTATAATTTCTCTTACATCATCATACTTATAATCTTCTCCTATTGATATTCCAGCAATATCTTTAGATGTGGTGTTATTATATTCAGTTATTAATTTACCCATTTCTGAATTCTCTCTACAATCCCCTTGTTGTAATGTTTTATAACCACCAGTTTTAGTTCCCGTTAGCTCTTGTAATTCATCTTTTGGTATCCCTTGAAATTTTACTACTAATATACTAGCAACAAAATCTAATAAATTACTTAAATTACCAAGTGTTTTCCCAGTTTCATATGTGGGTTGTGCATCGTTTAATAGATCTATAAATTTTTTTTGTTTTTCTTCATCTTTTAACACTACTTTTATTAATTCTTGATTTTCTTGAATCGAATTTTTTGATGTATTAAAACCGTTGATATGAATTTGTTTATACGTCTTATTTTTAATATCAATTAAACTTTTTAAAATTTGTAATGAAAATTCATTTGATAAATTTTCCATAAAAATAATATATATAATACCATCAAAATATTATATATATTTTTTTACTAATATTCACTAAACTCCTTTATGAACGCCAATGTTTTCCACAATCAAGACATGTAACGAAAATAGTAGCTGGTTCATCAGCACTACGTGTTTGCATTTCATAATAGGTGCAACGTGTTGATTTACATTTTCTACACGTATACATATTTGTAGATGCTTGAATATTATCGTTATACTTTGATGCATCGCGTTGCATTTTTTTCTCAATCAAAACACGCCATTTTTCAGGATTGAACTCTTGATGAGTCATAAAAGCTACATTTTTTGAATCAATATCACCATTCTGAATCTGTTTTAAGAAATGATCATTTTTAAGATTCATGTAGATTGATCGTAAACGATCGATATAAATGTTTACAAAATGCGGATTTTCCCATTTTTTAACAATTTTTTTACGCGTTGCTTCTTTTAATGCATAATTAAATACCCCTTTTTCTAAATTTATAGAAATAGAATTATCTGTAATATTTAAAATTCCAGAAAATTTTGTTTGAATGTTTTCTCTGAAAACTTGCGGATTTGTTATTTTGTTCATAATAGTCTCTGATTATTATGAAGATACTAGGTAAATTTTAAATCAATTTTGTATTATATTATTATTCGTTCATCTTTACACTCTTCTGTTTCTGAAATGTTTATTGAATATTCATTATTTATATTTTCTGCAGGACTTACTGAATTGCAATGATTATTTATATTTTTGAAACAATATTCAGGTAGTGTACATAACCATAAACATCCTAGAAATGATTTTTTACAACATTCTTCGAAAACAAGACATATAGTTATACAAGGTAAACAGCAAGTTATACAATTACAAATATTTGATTCTTCTAATTGCATTATATAAATTTTATTGACTCATTTTTAAATAGAATTGATTCAATTTTGTATCAAATATATTCTTCTTCACTCAATTCACTATCGCAATTCATAAATTCATCTTGAACATTTTGCATAGAGATAAAAACATTGTCTATTTTTTTATTTTTCTTTGCTTGACGTTTGGGTTGAACACGTGGTTTTATTACTTCTTCATCATCCTCTTCGTCTTCTTCATCTGCATCATCATCATCATCATCAAATTCTTCTTCGTCATCATCATCATTTTCTTCTTCATTATCGTCATCTTCTTCATCGTCTTCTTCGTCGTCTTCTTCATCGTCATCTACAACAAAACCATCATCTTTTGAATAACCTTGTTTTGTTTTATTTTCTACCTCTTCATCATCATCTTCTTCTTCGCTATCTTCACTACCAATATCTTCAAAACCGCCAAATAATTTTTCGTATATAATTTTCCATAGTGGAATATTTAGATCAACAATATCATTTAATTTATTTTTATGAACTAATACACAAGAACCGAAAAATAGACTGTTATCTACTGGAGGAGGAAAATCATATTTATTTTCTTGACCGGCTCTACCATCACATTTTCCATATAAAACAATATTACATTCTTTGTTTATTTTCCATGTAGTTTGTTCTTCAAATCCCTTTTCTGTTTTAAATCCAGCTTTTTTATAAAGATTTTCAATATTAAAATCTTTTAAATTTAATTCTTTTAATACGCCTGTTTTTTCTACAATTACAACTAATACCATCTTTTCGATTGTAATTTATTTAGGAGATGTATTTAAATTATTTTTGAAATTTATATAATAAATTTGTATCATAATTATATATAAATGGGAGATAGTAAAAGAAGATCAATATATAAACCAAAAAAAAGTAGACGTGTTTCACAAAAAAAATTGTATAAAATGCCACAAAATGGTGGTGGAATTCTAGAAACATTTTTGGGTGGAAATGAAACTGAAAAATCTGATTCAGTTCCAGAAAAAACAAATGAGGAACAAACAATAGAAAGTGGTGAAATAACAGAAGTTCAAAATACACAACCACAACCAGAACCACAACCAGAACAAACGCAAGAAGATTTAGACAAATCTAGTGACGATAAAGAGAAAAGTTTTGTTGGAACTATGGCTCAATCTATATCTGATACAGTAGGTGATGTACAAGATGCATTTACACAACCAGCTGCTGAAAAAACTTTAGATAGTCAAGAAGCAGAAATTGAAAATATGGAACCTACACCTGAAGCAATTACTGCAGCTGAAACAGAAACTATTGAAAATTTACGTAAAGAGAATGCTGATTTAAAAGATAAAACAATTGATTTATTAGAAGAAATCAAACAACTTCAACAAAAACAAATTGATTCATTAACTGGAACAACACCTATAGATGAACCAATTGATGAAGTTACTGATATGAGTGTTGATACACCTGCTTCCATGGAAGGTGAATCTATGGAAGTTGAAAGTCCTGCTTCCATGGAAGGTGAATCTATGGATGTTGAAAGTCCTGCTTCCATGGAAGGTGAACCTATGGATGTTGAAAGTCCTGCTTCCATGGAAGGTGAA